AGTACCACGAAGTCTAGCAGGTGCATGTCCTATTTTCCTTTACGTCGACCTTGTCGTCGATCCTGGTCCGCTTGTGCGAAACCTTTGGCAGCATGGAACGCCATGAATAGCGCGCCACCAACGATCAGCAGCGGTATCAGCGACTCGATGCCAGCGATCATGAATGCGATCAGCAAAGCAATTGCGAGCATACCGGCTGCCATTTTCGCCCACTCGTCGAACATGAGTTCAGCCCTCTCAAGTCCATACGGTCTGGTCAATATTTACAGCGAACCCCGCTGGGGCGCTACTTTCGGTCTTCGCATTCACGCAAGACCTATGCTATCTTGCTATAGATAGCAAACCACCATACAAATTACCCAGACCACCAGCAGAGCGATCCAGAACTTCTTCGTATGTGACCAGACATGACCACAGTATCGTTCGAAGGACTCGAACTTTTCCAGGTCATCACTCTTAGGACCATCCTCCATGTCTTCTGACTCTCCAGTCTTCGACGAACCGATTGCGCTAGAAGGACTCCTGGCGCAAGCGAAAACAGTGTTCAATCCCGATGAAAACTCTCGAATAACGTCCACCGACCAGGTGGCCGCCTACAATAAGCTGTTGCGCACAGGCCAGGTAGATACCCTGGCGCACGCGCTACCGCTTATGTTGAACCTCAAGGGTAATCCGTACACCCTGAACGACCACTTTCCTTTCGAGGAAATCTTCCGGTTCCACATGCCGTCGGCGCTGATCTACAAGACCGGCCGGCAGGTGTCCAAATCTACATCTCTGGCAGCGCACGGCGTCGTTACGTCGATCTCGCTGCCGAACATCACCACGCTGTACGTCATGCCGCTCTTCGAGCAGGTGCGCCGTTTCAGCACGATGTTTGTGCAACCATTCATCGACCAATCGCCGGTCAAGAAGCTCTGGACGGGCACGGACACCGTGAACAGCGTGCTCCACCGCAGCTTCCACAACCATTCGAAGATGCTCTTCTCGTTCGCGTTCCTGAACGCAGACCGTATCCGCGGTATTTCCGCGGACAAGATGGCGGTCGACGAAGTCCAGGACATGAACCACGAGCACATCCCCATTATACGCGAAACGATGTCGGCAAGCCCGTGGGCCTTCCGACAATTTACCGGAACGCCCAAAACGCTCGACAATACGCTGGAAGCGCTCTGGGGTGAGTCGTCCCAAGCAGAGTGGTTTGTGCCGTGCATGCACTGCACGACCAACGGCGCGCCGACCTGGAACATCCCCACAATGGAGTTCCACCTGGAGAAGATGATCGGGCCCTACCGCCCAGACATCTCCGAGGCGCATCCGGCAACGATCTGCCACAAGTGCGGCAAAGCGATCAGCCCACGCCTCGGCCGGTGGGTGCACAGATACCCTGATCGGATTTGGGATCAGGCGGGCTATCACGTGCCGCAGGTCATAATGCCGCTGCACTATGCGAAACCTGACAAGTGGGCAGAACTACTTGCCAAGATGGCCGGTAAGGGCAACACCCCGCTGAACGTGTTCTTCAACGAAGTGCTGGGCGAATCGTACGATACGGCAGCCAAGCTCGTGACGCTGACCGAGATCGACGCGGTGTCAAACCTTGGCGAGAACACCATCAACGCAGCGCGCGCCCGCCGGGGTATGTACAGCATGGTTGTGCTGGCAGTCGACTGGGGTGGCGGCGGTGAGAAGGGCCTGAGCTTCACGACGGCTGCCGTGTTGGGTATGCGCCGAGACGGCACCATCGAGGTCATCTACGGCAAGCGCCTGCTGACGCCACACGACCACCTGCGCGAGGCTCGAGAGATCAAGCAGCTCTGGGAGATCTTCAAGCCCACGATACTGGCGCACGACTACACAGGCGCCGGTGCGCTCCGCGAGACGTTCCTGATCCAGGCTGGTGTGCCCACGCGGGCCACGATGCCTTGCCAGTACGTCCGCTCGGCGTCGCAGCAGCCGTGCTACCACGTGGCGCCTACGCTGCAGCACCCACGCTCGCACTACCGCGTTGACAAGAGCCGCTCGCTGTTGCTCACCTGCGCGATGATCAAATGCCGACGGCTCAAGTTCTTCAACAAGGACCACAATAGCAAGGAAGACCCAGGACTCATCTGGGACTTCTTGGCCCTGGTGGAAGACAAGGTCACCACGATGGCTGCGGGCGAGATCTACCGGATCACGAAGCAGCCGGGCTTCACCGACGACTTCGCGCAAGCTGTGAACCTGGGATGCGTCGCAATGTGGTATCGCACCCGCAGATGGCCAAAGCTTGACGAGATCGCCGAGTACGCCATCACGGACGACCAGCTACGCGCGTCGGTGCCGCAGCACGACTCCGACTGGGACGACGAGCTACTGCCAGGCTAGTCATCCCATTCCTCGATCCGGTAGCCAAGGAACTCGAACAGCTGATCGTTGGGCTCCCTGTAGACGTCCGCCAGCCGCTGGCGCATCTTAGCGCGCATAGGCGGATACTTCCGTCGGTAGTTACGCGTATGGGGCAGCTTGCACCCAGCCAGCCCAAGCCACGCGAAGACGTCGTTCGTGGTGCGGGCGCTGTCAATACGCATGCGCTCGTTCACGATGATTAGCTGTTGCTCACGTGGGTAGAATTCCGTGAGTACCTTGAGTTGTTTAGCGTACAGCCCGCGTCGGATACAATCGAGCTCGCCGCGCAGCGTAAGCTCTTTGTCGACATCCGGCAGCTCTTCGTTGATAAACTCGCGGAACGAACGGCCTTTTGCGCTGCCGCCGCGCCGTGCTAGTTGGTACTGCGAGTAGCACCGATCAATCGGGTTACGTAGCACCATGATCAGCTTGACCTGCGGCAGCACTGTATGCATGCGGGCGATGTGCGTCCGGTGCAGCATGTATCCGGGTGTCTTCTCGCCGCAGACGCGTCCGCGACTGCCGTTGAACTGCCGTACGTACCAGGCTACGCCGCGGTCCCAATGCATATCAAAGAAGTGCAGCTCCTTGCCTGGAAAATAGACGGCAGGATGTTGCTGCATATTGGACACCAGCGCGGTGGTGCCGCACTTCTGCGCTCCCGCTATCACAAAGTATGGTAGTTGCATAGCTACTCCTGGTTAAGGTCCGCCATGATCGTTGCACGCGCATAGGTACCTCCTTATGCATGAAAAAAGCCCCTTTCGGGGCTAGGTGGCTGGAGGGATTTGAACCCTGCTCCTTCAGCGCCACAAGCTGACGTGCTGCCTGGTACACCACAGCCACAGTGGCCCCACTAGGAATCGAACCTAGACCTGACGGTTAAGAGCCGCCTGCTCGACCTTCGAGCTACGGAGCCAATTTTGTTCATATGATCAAGATCCGCCACACGGAGTTGAACCGTGTCCTCCGGCTTACCATGCCGGGCTCGTACCAGTCCGAGCTCTGGCGGAAAACAGCCCTAAGATCCGAGGGCAGGAATCGAACCCGCACCTGCTGAGTACGAAACAGCTGTTCTGCCGTTAAACTACCCCGGATCATCAGCGGAAGAGTATCCAAAACATGCCCAACACCACGATCCCAACAATGACATCGCGCGCTACGTCAGGCCAGGTGGTGGCCTCCGCAAGCAACATTTCCATGACAAACCTCCTTTGTTAGTCAGTGGTCCCACTAGGAATCGAACCTAGACCCGCTGCTTAAAAGGCAGCAGCTCGACCTTCGAGCTATAGGACCGTAAGTAGCGGTGGACGGATTCGAACCGCATCTTCCGCAGGGGCTACCCACGGCGCTCTACCTGACGACTACCGACCCCGCAGCCCGTGGATGTGACGTCACCATCCGGGACCCGATCGCGCAGACGAATGTTCACGCCCTCGACGTGTACTTTGTCTCAGACGCTTCATTTGAGCTACACCGCCATAAGACGGCCGCTAGGACCACATCTTTCCTGAATGCGTTATTTCAGCACGCAGCCAAGTCGCTCCGCTCGGGGTCGAACCGAGACCACTGGATCATGACTCCAGCACACTGCCAATTATGTTACGGAGCAGTCGGATGCCTGGGTTTCGAACCCAGCTCGGGGGCCTTATAAGAGTCCCCTAGGTCCCAAGCCTGCATCCATCATAGCTTCACAGCCCAAGTCGTGTCCTCGAATACGTCGACGCGGTCCGCGAATTCCCTATCTACTGCTTTCATCACGCCACGGAAGCGCTTGTCGTAGTCATGCCCGGCGATGAACCGCGTGCAATGCGGCAGCCACAGCTTGATTTGCCGTGACACAGCTGCGTCCGTATGCACAGCGTCGATGTACACGCCGTCGACCTTACCGATGAACGGTTCAACGTCCATGTCGAAGGCGTTTATCAGCATGACGTTACGCTGATTGTACGTGTTCTTGTGGGCTTGCGCATGCGCCCAGCGCATGTCGCGCGGATGCATCTCCGCACCGACACAGTCGCCAAGCGTTTTGTCGATTGTTAGTTCCCACGGATCGACGCCGAGCACGTAGTCGAAATACTTGGCGTGGACTAGTGTGCTTTCGCCCTGCCATACGCCCAATTCGACCAATGTTCCACCGCCGTACTTACGGCCAAACGCGTGCAGGCCTTCCGTTAGGCCGGGCGCGGCGCGCATGCACAATCTAGGATCGTCGAGCTTGTTCTTTGTCATTTGTTCCTCCAGTAGGCGATGCAGGACTTGAACCTGCCGCCTCCACCGTGTCGAGGTGGCGCTCTGGCCTGATGAGCTAATCGCCTGCGGATCCGGTAGGGGCTTGCCCGGGGCGGGGCCCCTAGGCCGGACTTCGAACCCGTATTATCGCTCCTCCATTCCCCTAGTTGTTAAGGAGTCCCGGATCAGTCTGGGTAGCAAGATTTGAACTTGCGTCCTCGCGGTCCCGAACCGCGCGCTCTGCCAGGCTGAGCTACACCCAGATTACAATTCTTGTATGCGTTCCTGCTTGAGCCACTTGCGTAGCAGCGCTTGCTCGGAATGCGCGTCGTGTCCTTTGAAGTTCGCATTGTACCCGAAGCAGGCGATCTTTATCGTCCAGTACGTGTACGCCGGATTGTCGACCAACCACTTCAAGATCCAAACGCCCGCGCTCGGATTCACGTTCTGCTCTACACCGAAGTTGCGTTTGTATCGCCGTACCCACGCGCAATGGCGCCTGTCAACGAATTCTACGCGCGATTCTTTGAGCGCCGGATAGCGTTTGAAGAACGGACAAAGGTCCATCTTGGTTAACTGGCTAGGCCGGAGCTTTTCGCGCTGTGACGGCATAATCCACAGATGCGGCTGCGCTTTCACGACTTCTGGGACGAGCCTAAGGCGCCCCATCGCTATCAACTCTCCATGGCCTTTCGCTGCACCACGTAGCGCCAGGTGTGTCGTACGTTTGCCGATCAGCCCGGTCTCGTAGAACGGTGTCGTCTGGAAGCGCGCAACAGCGTCCGCCGCATCTATAGCTGCGGACATGTCTTCGGACGGCTTGCTGTTGCCGACTACGACGATGGTTTTTGACATAATCCGGCTCCAACGTGCTCCGCAAGCTCCCAGTCAGCCTCGGTGTCAATGTCGACCAGTTCGGTGCCGCGCACTTCTTGGAACCATGGATGGAAACCGATGCGCCGTCCGTGCTCACGCATGAAAGTGCGCCGAAGAATCCAGAAGCCATCCGACTCAATGAAGATCGGCGCTTGCGTTTGCGTCGGCGGACATGTACGTGGGTCGTGGTTGATTGACTGGTAGTGGCAGTTCCACAGACGTCCGCGGACGGCTTGCATGCTGGCGGCCGAATCAAAACCGCTAGCGATGACAGCATTCATGGCGGTGCGGATACTGTCCACGCGAATGAACGGCGACGTCGCGTTCTTGATGCAGCACCACGTCGCTTTCTCTGGAACGGCCGCCAGCATATCGCGAAACATTCTGTTGCTGTCCTGTATCTCCATGACGGTCCGCTCGGGATACAGCACGACGTCGGACGGGACGTGATCCATGATGGCGGGTTCGCCGTAGACGCCGATCTCGTCGATAAGACCCTCTTCACGCAGCTGGCGTAGCGGTTCCAGCGTCCATTCGTACAGCGGGCGTCCGCACAGTTCGCGGAAGTTCTTGCCGGGCACACGCTCGCTGCGCATCTTCAGGGGTGTGACAGCTATTCGCATGGTATGTCTCCCATGTTACCGATCGGGTGCAACCGGCCGCCACGCACCCAACGTTTCAGCAGCTCACGCTCCAGGCCTTCTGGATGATGACCGCGAAAACCGCCCGTGAAGCCGGTAACCTGTATGGTATACTCTGCAAACTCCGTTTGCGATAGCAGCCATTGTAGCACCCATAAGCCGCCCGTTGGCTCCACATGGCCTTTGAAGCGCCGTCGCCTCCAAAAGTATGCTTTCAGCGCCGTACGTGCTGACATATCCACGAAGCGTATCGGCAGCTCGCTCATCTGCGGATAACGTGCGAAGAAGGGCGCAACCTCGACGTGATGCAGATTGCACCACGACAACTTACGCGGCGCATGCATGCCCCAGCCGTCGCTGCGCATGACCCACAGCTCTGGTCTGGCAGCTAGTGCCTCCTGCGATAGGGGCAGCTTGCCTGTACTCAGATCTTTGCCAGTCCCTGTCGAGGCGCCGCGGAATGCCAACGCCGTTGTCTTAGTGCCGGTCAGCCCTAACGGGTAGTAGAAAGCCATCTGGAAGCGTACGACTTCGTCAGCGTCGTCGATGATCTCCGACAGGTCGACAGTCGGCTCAGCGTTTCCGACGACTACCATAGTCTTGGCCATGACGCCTCCGTGCGAGTGCGCGCAGTCAGGATTCGAACCTGCATTTCTCCGTTGGCTACACTTAGGTTCCGGCAGCGCTACCTTTCCCGTTCTCGCCCGCGGTTGACTGTCCAATCAGCCTATACGCGCGAAGTCTAAGTGGCAGGATTCGAACCTGCGGCCTTCTGGCCCCCAGCCAGACGCTCTACCAGACTGAGCTACACTCAGATTAGCCAATCGTTTTCATCCTGCATACGCTGGATTTTCTTGGTCTGCTTGATATGCCAGTTGTAGTGGCACATATAGCGATTCTCGCTCAGCTGACTGTTCAGCTGGTACCACCCAGACGGGTACATCAGCGGGTCCAGCATGACCATGTCCACGACATCAGGCTCTTTCCGCAACCTGTGCTGGATACGCATCTGATCGTCGCAGTATTGGCGGCGCCGGCGGTACTTAGGCAGGTTCGCAGGGTCCAGCAGGTCCAGCGTCGCTGGCGTCGGTGCCGCGGCGAAGAATCCTGCGCACACCTTGTTGTCGCCGTCCGGACAGTCACGTTGGAAGACGATGTCGTGGCCTTCAAGCGTGCGCTCCAAATCCTTACGCGGATCACGGCGGAAAACGACGTCGACGTCGGTCCAGATGACGACCTCGCCTTTCAGAAGCTCCTTGCGTACGAGCCTGACCTTCTGCATCATCATCTGTTCGAACAGCTCGGTACCGTACGGCTCGCCGTGCACCTGCATATCGTGGATCTCGATGCCAACGCCGATGCGCTTCAACGACGCGAGCATGTTTTGCACCAGCGGACCCACTCTTTCGGTGCACATCGAAATCAATTTCATAGGTGAAGTACCCTCGGTAGGATTCGAACCCACGTGGAACGGTGTAGAAAACCGTGGCCTATCCTCTAGGCTACGAGGGCATTATATCAGTCACCCCACCAGGAGTCGAACCTGGGCCTGCGGCTTCGGAGGCCGCCGTCTTGTCCTCTCGACTATGGGGTGTGAACGCGACGGCCCGGACCTCTATTTCAGTACGGCCTGGGATCATTGCGGGTGTCTAAGGTTACGCCGTCGAGTGCGTGACGAAACGACGACTCCCACTCCAGTACGTCACGATACTCCGCCGCGAGCAGCCCCGGCAGGATTCGAACCTGCATTAACCTGGCTTAGGACACCAGTGCCTTTCCGTTAGGCGGCGGGACTGAGGCCGTTAGGCCAACGCTTCTGAAACTTCAAGGCGCTTGCCCTTGAAATTGGGTTCGTTCCAGACCTCCAGGTAGAGATCCATCCACTCGCCGCTCTTCGACGTCGGTATGCGCCATATCAGGAACGGATCGTGTGTGCGCGACAGTTCGCAGATATGGAACGTGCCGAAATGACACCGCTTCGAGATGTCTACTGCGGACTGCAATGCGAACTCGGGCACAGGGCGCTCGTAGCCCTTGAGTGGCACAATGCCCCAGTCTGGCGCACCAATATTCATCGCGATGAATGCAATGACGAACGACACACACGTCGGCAGCCACGCCCAGCACCATGTCGCCCAGACATACGTGGGTATAACACCCCCGCCGAGGAACATACAGAGAGACACGATGCCAGCGAACAACGTGGCCAATGACCCGCACACGAACACCGCGCACGTGACCCTGTCGAGCAGCCAGAATGCGCCACCCCAGCCGTAGGCCGACAGCGCCAGCGTCTTGATCTTGTACCGGTTGACGGACTTCGGATCGAACGGCCGGATGTCCAACTCTTCCAGCACAGCGATTGCTTCGCATTTGCGCTGATGTTCCACACCCAACGCGCCTGCTTTGTCGCGCAGCGGCTTGTAACCAAGTCGCACATGCGCTTCCTCTCCAAGCGACGGCGAAACGTCGCACTCTTGCGGCCGGATAACGGTCTCTGGCGGCACACGCACCAATGTAGTGCTACTCACTGCAGACTCCTTCCTTTAGAACAAGTGACCAAGTACGGGTGCAGGGAATCGAACCCTAGACTTCTGGTTGGAAGCCAGATGTGTTGCCACTAGCACCACACCCGCATAAGAGGAGCAAGAACTACTGACCCTAAGCTACTGACCGGGGGCGACCCGGTCGCACTCTCAGGGCAACACGAGTATATCTCTCCGGAGCCATCCGGAGCCTTCACGCACTACTTCGTCCTCAACCGCACGCGAATGCGGTACCCGCTGGCAAACGGGGCTCCTCAGTACGGCGCCGGAGGGTCGAACTCCAACCTCGACGTTGGCAACGTCGCGTGCACAGCCGGTACACTAGCGCCGCAAAAAGCAGAACGGGCTACTCACGCCGCGGCCCAGCTGGAAGCTACCCAGCCGGGGTGCGCGGATGTAGGGCTCCGGACAGATGTATCACGGTACCCATCAACACCGCCGGGCAACCCAGCTTCCCCGCTCTGCTGTACGTTACTCTTGATCGCTGTATTGTATCGGTTCCTCGGGGCACGTACAGGGATGCGCGTCTCGGATTGCGCTTGCCGACGAGTTCTTCTGACAATCAGCATTGCGAGGATCATGCCGCTTCGGGATGAACGTAACTCTGTCACACGTGCATGGCTTGAGCGTGCCATGCGACAACGCCTTAGCGCCGTTCCAGGGACAATCCTCGTTATCAGGGTTGTGATTCTGGATGTACGCGTTCGGCAGCGCTGCGACCGGCGTTACCTTAGGGCACGTGCAGCCGGCTGGTTTGTCCTCCGTTGCAGAGTTCCACAGGCAGTCCGGGTTGTCCGGATCGTGGATGCGCCCGTCGGTGCCGATCGTCCGCGGTTGTACGTCGCCCGGCCACTCCCACACAAAGTTCTGTGTGAATCCGCCATGCGTCTTGCGCTTCATGGCTGCAGCTTGCTCAGGATCGAGATAGCGGTGCCACTGTTGCCCTACGTAGCGTAACGCCTCGTAGACGTCGCCGATCTCGCGCTCGATAGCCTTGAACACTTCGGCACGTTTCGGATCCAAGTCTTGTCGTACAGGCAAGCGCTGGTACTCGCGAATGGCGTCCAGCAACTCTTGCGCCTCTTCGACTACCTTCTCTGCGCCGAGCAGCTGTCTGCTCTCGCCGGGTGGAATCTGCCGGATCGTTCCGTTGAGCGGACCCTCGCCGGCTAGTCGTCTACCGGGCACAAAGTCCCGGACCAGTTTGCTTCCCATCGTATCTCCTTTTTGATCATGAGATCAATTTTACCAGCGGATTTCGGTGAACGGCCGCGAGCACGGATGCCCGGGGTCTGGGTCGTCATGCCGAATCACCTCGAAGCCGTCTTGGCGAAGCCGCATGAACACGGCGCGCTCCTCTGCCGGCGTCGGATGCTTTTTGAAGTTTGTGAACGGATTCATTATGCTGCTGCGGCCTTGCAGCGCAGCGCCTTTGATCCGTTCGTAGATAGACGCCAGGATCGGTTCGATCACCGGCCCTTGCAGGTTCTTGCGCGTGATGTCGCGCGCTTCATCAGCTTTCATCGTCGTCTCCGTGCATGGCCGACAGCAAACCGAGCAGCTCGAAGACGCGCTTGGCGTCTATGGGCTTATCGGGCGTTAGCTGTTCGGGCTGGATTTTCTCGTCGCCGAAGTAGCTGTAGCCGTGGGCGACGTCCGGACTCAATGTCAGCTTGGTTTCGACCCACTTGTCGAAATCGTCGCCGAGTTCGTCTTCGGCTTCTGCGAGCAGCTTGCCGAGTTCATGGGCCCGCAGCAGTAACGCTCGGCCCATGCGCATCACACCCAGATGGTGCTGATGGATCTTGCCTATGGTTTCTTCAGACATCACTTTCCTTTCTCTGCTAGCTCTGCTAGCGTATCGCCGTGACAGGCCTGCGGGGCGCAATAACAACCAAGCACTTTGCCGCGCAGTGTTGGCAAAAGCCATAGCAAATGCGGCTGCGTTTGCAACCATGCTCGATATTTGGCAATCACCTCTGCGCGTGTACCATCTGGGCCAATACGAAAAGGATTGCCCCAGATGCTCCCACGTCCGATATAGATATCGAACGGCTCGCGTTTGCAATGTACGACACGTGTAGTCATAGCGGAAGCGGCAGGGCTCGAACCTGCAACGGGTATTTCACCGCGACTGGCTTCCAACCAGTTTCCTATCCATTCGGCTCGCTTCCGGGACCGCATGGGCTAAGCAAGGCCCTCTCGTCGAGCGGCTGCGACGGGTTGTGAGTATGGCGTCCCTCACTCATCCACGGACGGTCGGTGATACCCGCCGACAGGTCTCGAGAGTGGGAGCGGAAGGATTTGCACCTCCATTAGCACACGTTGTGCAACCGCCGTACGAACGGCACGTCCTCCTGGGACAGCACTCCCATAACCGCGCGCCAAGGCTAACACGGCAGCGGCCAGGCCTGACCGCCACGGTGCGTTACGTTGGCATACGCTGGCGCGGTCAGCGGCCTTGTGCCCATGGCAGGGCAGAGGAACAGTTACTCGCATCGAACTGACAAGAAGTCGCGGCTGATGCTCTCACCACGCGAGGAGGCTGGTGTTATCGTACACCTGCAAAAACGTCGAGCGGAAGCGGGAGGAGTCGAACCTACCTACCGTTTGACCGGCGACCGGCTAGCAACCGGCTTGCCCCCGTGGGCCACACTTCCGTCAGCGGAGGGAGAGGGAGTCGAACCCACAAGGCTTGCGCTCGACGGTTTTCAAGACCGCTGCAGTCTCCGATCTGCTTGTCCCTCCTAGTCTTCATCCCAGTTGTCACTGGGTAGCACGAATCCATGTTCTGTGTTGTCGTCGAATACCAGCTTGATGCATGGCTCTTCGCCGAAAGCGCCTTCTACCTCCGTTTTGTAGATGGCTACGATGGTCTTGCCCACCACGTCTTCTAGGGCGCATTCGCCGCTAGGTTCGCCCGGCAACTGCCCTGCGATCAGCTTCATCCTTCGGTTCCTTCGGTAATGAGTCTCCGGTGTTTTCACGGTGCGTGCGCACCGCCTTCTGTATGTCCGGTATCTTGCCGGACGTCTCGCCCACGAACGTCACGACCCAGCCATCTGACCAACGGCCGTAATCGTCCTGCAGTTTGACAACGCCGCCCAGCTTGGCGAACTTCTTCGGTATGAAGGAGACGATCTTGGCGCGCTTGTCGTCACGCCATTGCTCTAACACACACTGGCGATAGTCAGTCTTCTTACTCATGGCTTCCTTTCGAGTAGGCCCAGTTGGATTTGAACCAACGTCCACCGCGGTGTAAACACGGCACTCTGGCCGGGCTGAGTTATGGGCCTTTGTAGTAAAACGAGGGCAAAGGTGGTGCCAACGGCGGGACAGCTTGAACGCCGTACTGCGCTCCTGCCACATATCGACCAACCACGGCGTCCAGCGCAGGCTCCGACGAGTACGCATCCGAGCAGCGTTAATGCACCGTAACTAGCTTTCTTATCCTCCCACCTTCACCGTCGTGGGCGCATTAGCCCTTAGGCTTATCATTCGTTGCGTCGATGTACGGGCCATTGCCCACGGCGAATTCGCCGCACTTATGGCAACATAGCGTCAACGCAGCGTCGCTAATCCGTATCAGTTCTCGGCGGGCGCGATCGCCACACCACGTACACGCATCCATGTTCTTCATCGCGTATTCCTTTCGTTGGGAGAAGTGAGCAGGTCCTAGAGGAGTCGAACCTCTTCTTGCGGTTTCGTAGACCGCCGTGCATCCAGCACACCCAGGACCTAGCCCAGTAGGGAATGGTACGGCCCCTACTGGCACAGCGCCGAAGCGCCACGGTGCTGCCACCGTTAAGTTCGCTTTTCGTTTGGACAGCCGCGCTCGTGGCACGGCTTGCCGTTGATGACCATTGCGTTGCATTTGGAGCATTTGACGTCACAGTAACCCTCTCCGCGCGGCTTAGACGATAAGTCGAAACCAAGGCGTTTCAGTTCTTGCGTAGTCATTATAGTCTCCTTTCAGACGCGCCGTTGGGATTCGAACCCACTTTGACGGTTTTGCAGACCGCCGCCCGGCCACCGGAAGCGGCGCGTATGTTAATCCGGCAGGTACACCTTACGGTAAGCACGCTGTCCTAACCAGGCAGCTCCTTCTACCCATTCCTGTGCTTCTTCAACCGTCTTGACTGATTCACCCGTCGGCTTCGGTGACGAGAACATAGTGCCGTCGCCGTCCTCCATCAGCACATAGATGTAGTACATGTCTCCTCCTTTATGCTATCCGTCCCGCCAGCCAGTTGGAAGGTGGCCGCCAGTTGTTGTAGTCGCGGTAATGCACGACGGTGTAGAACAGGCCGCTGGCCGCCACGTCGTCTGGTTTCAGCCACCGCGGGTCAGCGCCACGCGCGCGCTTGTACGCCTTGCGCACAACGCTTACACAGTTCTCGCCACGGCGTTCGCGCCGCAGGAACCGAAAGATCGAGGCGATCTTACGGTACTTGGTGCCTACAAGGCTGCGCGCATGTTGCGCTGCTCGGTAACCTAGCTGCGCATCTGGATTACGCAACAGCAGAAATTCTGGATACCGCGCTATGAAATCTGCAAGGTGTACGGCGATCACCGCATTGGGCTTGGCCTGCGCCTCGATGACGTACGTCCCGGCGGATATGGCGGCGTGGTTCCAGTATCCAGGACTATCGTTGCCCACTGCGTCGGTGTTCCGGGTGAGGAACACGTCGCCAGCTCGACTAATGTGTGACATAGCTTCTCCTTCGTTGTCAGCGGACTGGGTGGTGCTCGAACCCACGTCTCGTGCTCTTCAGGCACGCGCTATACCGTCTCAGCTACCAGTCCATGTTCCCGAAATTGCTTTCGGGGACATCATCTAAACCTCATGTACGCCTATGTTTACGGCCAGCGACTCGTCTTTTGCCGCCGCCGCCAGAATGTCCTGGAAGCGTACCATCTCCTCGGGCGCCATTGTGACATGGGCGGCGACGCGGCCGTTCACGAAGAGCATGCCGGATGTGAAATAGTCGCCTTTGGCTACGTGCAGTATCTGGAATGTCATGCGAAGGCGTTCCACCGGAGCGTTCTTGCAACCTAGGAGGAGCAGGACCTCGTTCCGGACATCTTTCAACCTGAGTCCTAGGTTCAGCAATACCTGCGACGCAGTGCCTTCGCCTTCCCGAAGCAGTCCCAGCAAGATGTGCTCGGTGCCGACGTGGTTGTGGTTGAGCAGCCGCGCCTCGTCCATAGCGAACTCTATGACCTTCTTGGCCCGGGGCGTCTGCGGCAGCTTGCCCATGGTCACCATATCGGGACCGCTCTGGACCAGCTTCTCCACCTCGAGGCGGATCTTCCGCACGTCGTAGCCTAGATTCTGCAGCGCGTTGGACGCGACCCCGCTGCCCTCCTTAATCAGTCCCATCAACACATGCTCGGTGCCGACGTACTCGTGGTTGAACCGCTGGGCCTCTTGGTTGGCCAGCTGAAACACCCGTCGTGCTCGATCCGTGAACTTCTCGTACATACATACTCCTTCCGTGTGCGACCGCCAGGCTGGCTAAACCCAGCGGTCGCCTGATATTGGTTGACTTGTCAAAGATCATTGTTGCTGCGGAGTTCGTGTGCCATCACCTTGCTGGCGCTTACGATCCGCAGTTCGGCCAACACCGTACTCGCCGGCGCTGACCGAACGTTTGTTCCGCTGCAGACGTCGCCTGCGGCGTTCGAGTTTCTTCTGCTTCTTATTCATAGTGGCCCAGGTGAGATTCGAACTCACAGCATCTCGACGTTTGAAATCGAGTGGTCTGCCGGTTGCCTACCGGGCCATTGGCATCAGGGGCCACCTCCTAAGGACCCCATCGTTACACTTGTGTCTCTCGCCGCCCTGTCTTTAACCAGGCACGGGACCGCACCATTGCGGCTGTAACGAGTAGCTCAGGTGGGATTCGAACCCACAGCATCCCGGGGTTTAAGCCCAGGTGGTCTGCCTATTGCCTACCGAGCCATTTGCGAGCAAGGTGAGCCGCTTTCATACTCACTTCCCTCACCGTGTCGTTCATCCTATTGGTCCTAGGTCCGACAAGGATCTCCCGCACGGATTGCGCCAGCCATGACCCGGAGTCGACTCGTGGTCTAGCCATGCTCGCACGACGCTAGCGCCGTTTACGCTTCGTAGGATCCTTTCGGAAACTGAACTTGTTGAAGCCCTTGGCGCCGACCATCACTTTGTCGGGCACGTCCGGGATCGGTTTCTCTGGCTGCGCTTGCGCGCCCAGGTACATGGCGAGCTCTTGGAACGCTGTGTACCGGTCGAGCACTCGATAAAACTCGATGACCTCCAGTCTAGGGTTGATCTCTATCTCGTAAACGCTTTTGCGCCATACACGGGCGCGGCTGCTGTCTGCCAGGAAGATCGGCGCACCGAACTTCTCGAACAGCTCCTCGTGTTTGTCTCGTACTGCCTCTATCTCCTCGAAGAACTTCTCAATGGAGACCCGCGTGCTCGCCGGCCAACATTCTTTCCGCCATGTCCTTCGCTTCGGTAGTGGCTTTGTGTACGCGGCGACCTCCTTCTTATGCATGGTCGCATTCACCCACGCTAGAACCTCGTCAGGGTTGTAGCAGAACACCGGTTTGCAATCTGCTGTCTGGTACTGGGGTATCCGCACGAGCGGATACAGCTTGCCGCAGAAGCCCACGACAAGCCTTTCTGCGGGTAGTTTGGCCCAGCCACCGCGTCGCTTATGCAACGGAAACGGGTACTCTGCAATCTCAACGTCCTCCGATTTTCTAAGGTAGATGAGCGACTGGTCCTGGCCTGCGCCTTGGATGCAGTCATAGTAGTCGTGAAACTCGGATATTATGCGCATGTCTCCACGTGTGTCTGTTGGTGACAGTTTTACCAGTAGGCGCGGCAGGATTCGAACCTGCAACATCTAGGTCCTAAACCTAGCGTCTCTGCCGTTGGACTACACGCCCAAAGCGGAAGCGGGAGGAGTCGAACCTCCTACGGAGTTACCCGCGACTGTTTTCGAGGCAGCTTCCTACCGTTAGGCTCGCTTCCGTAGTAGCCCAGGTGAGATTCGAACTCACAGCATCGCGGGGTCTGAGGCCGCGTGGTCTGCCGATTGCCTACCGGGCTATAGTAGCAAGGGTGGGATTCGAACCCACAGCATCACGCCCTCTCAAGGCGCGTGGTCTGCCTGTTGCCTACCTTGCTAGGAGGCGGGGGTGAGTCAGGGCGGTGCACCCTTACTTAATCCGTGACTATTCCCCCGCCACACGTTAGCTCTCGAGACTATCCCGGAGCTCTGCTGCTTCTTCTTCAAGCGCCCGCAGGCGCTCGCGTTGGCTTCGTTGTACCTGCGCCTCGCGACGCGCCGCTTGCCGTTCCTGGTACTCCGCAACATGCTCGGCCATGTTGAGCACGGCGTCGACGTGTTGCTGTACCTCGTATCGGACTATCTGCACGGAGTTGATGTCAATGCGGCCGTATGCCATACCGTTATGCGATACGGCCAGGCCGAGATGGGAATTGAGCGCGCCCAGCGTATTCCAGGTCTTGCCCTTCTTGTTCCATCGCGGCGTGTAGCCTCCTGTCGAAAATAGTCCGTCCTGTCGTTTGATCTTGTATACGTGCTTCGTCTCTGTGATCATTCGCATCCTCGAAGTGGGAGATGAGGGAATCGAACCCCTCGGCCGCCACCTTACGTTCTTTTAGGCCAACGGGTTTACAGCCCGCCGAAAGGAACACCTCCCATGGGGATAGGTGTCGCCTTCGTATACGGCCAGTCGGATGTGTGCATCCTGTTGCTCCTTATACGGATTTCTTCCGCGGCGAATGGCGGAAAGTCGGTAAGAATCGGGGAGCCTGTTCGCCGCGGGTTTGGTTATCTGCCAAAGCCCAATAGGGTCACGAGGGTCCCCGGATAAGGCCGGACAGACAGGCAGCGCAGATGACTCGATGACTTGAGTTTTCTGTGCCGCTTGTTCATAGCCTTGCTCCGGTGAAGATTCTGAAATTCTACGTTATGGGGTCGTAGTACGCAACCCCTGGTCGAAGATCACCGTGAATTCTTCGCCGGTGTGCCGGTTGCGCACCTTGGCGCCGTCGGCATGGATCAGCAGCATGTCATACGGAATCACCTTCCCGTCGACGATCAGCAGCCGCGCTGAAATGTGCTCTTCCACCTTCTGCGCCCGTAGAATAGTGGGCGCCGGCTCCAGGGGCCCTTCGGCCGGCAGCTCCGGATTGGCCATGATTGGCAGTCTGGGCGGTCTCGTGGTCACGTACCAGACGACGTAACCCCAGACACACAGCGCCAATATGATCGATACGATGCAGAATGCGATAGGCCAGCTACGGGGCGCTTCCGCTTCCTGCGACTCCTGGGATTCGCTCATCGAGCACCTCCTTGGTACTAGCGTCATTTGGCCAGCGCGACACCAACAGGCGCCGCTGCTGCTCGCCATTGAAACCCTCCAGCGTCAGGCCGCACTCCTCGCACGGCCCGCTCTGGCGGTGTTCACCGGTCACGACGGTGCAGGTGTCGTGGCCGTACTTACAGCCGTGGATTACACAGCAATGTTCGGTATGTACGTCCGAGGGCGTTCCTGGCTCTCGAACTTTGATCTCATGATCAATTTTCACCATGGTCGGCGCCACCTTGGGAATGATGAACGCCTCGAAGCGCTCACCCAGGCCTGGGCCGTCCGGCTGGGCACGTAGCGCGCGCACCATATCGCGGTTGTTGAACCCTATCGGAATGGCGTGTTCGCCCCAGTAGCGCGCATCTAGATCAGTGACGTAGATGCCTCCGCAGATGCCGCACTCGCAGCATCGCTCCTCATAGGCCAGCTTGAAGATGTCGTGGCAGTTCGTGCAGAGAACCAGCTTCATATGCAGAAAGCACCTATGACGGCCAGGGCCACGACGGCCAAGCCAATGATGAAGTAAGCCACAACAAACGACATGACGCCGTGTGTTGAGCCGCCGCGGGTTCTGTCCAGCAAAGCTTTCAGCTCCTTCGCCGTCAATTCCGAGTTGGGATGACGTGCGATCGGTCGTTCACTCGGCATCGGGCTCTCCGTCGTAGAGTACGCGGTGCGCGTCGCACAGCGCACGTACCCAGCGTTTGCCACCGTGGGTGACGTTCTCGGTCGTTCCGCAGTGCTCGCAGGTCTTCGTGGATTGGCGCTCGGCCTCGTCCACGAGCTTGCTTACTGCTTCGGCATCCAGCTTGTCGTTGGCCTGGGAGTGCCAGTAAAAGCGCAGCCCGCCGAACTTCTCCTTGATCTGATCAGCCACGACCGCCTCTCCGCCGGGCAGCGCCATGATCTTGGCGCAGAGATCGTCCAGCAGCTGCAACCAGCCGCTACCAATACAGATTCCGAAGGCCATGCACGTCTTCGTCATGTCACCCCCGTAATCGCGCATGATCGTCGGATACTTCTCGACCAGCTCCTTCTCCTTCGCAGCGCGCTCGGCTGCTCTCTGTTTCTGTAGCGCTTCGTCCATCCTTGATTCTCACTTTCCTTGGTTCTCGCCCGTCCGTAACAGGCTCCGGTTCTTCGCAAATCTCATACAGCTCGGTATAGTGCGGCGGCTTGTTTGGATACGACGCGTCGTCGAACTGATCCTGGTACGACCCCATGTCGAATAGCAGGCCGTACCATGTACGCCCAAATGTGCCGATGCGCCAGCGTCCGTCATGACGTACTAGATATTGCGTCCTGTCGGTCTTGATGTCCGGATGGTCGCAATCAAAGCTCTTAGACAGGTCTATGGGCTTGAGATAGAAGTTTTCCGGACTCGCACTCATGTCCACATGTAGTGGCGCACGGCCAGAAGCCGGTGCAGCCGGCGCTCCAGCGCAGCGTCGGCACAGCGTTCGTGCCAGCCCAGCCGCCTGAGCAGCTCCATGCCGCGCTCTTTGTTCTCGGGCGTGTCATACTGCGGGTCCCACTGTACGACGTCGTCGCGGCCCTCGACTTCCACGAAGTCGCACAGCCGGTGTACGCTGTCGTGCGCTTGAATGGCGTCGTGGATCTGGTCCTCGAGCCGCGGGTAGCGCCCGTGGTACTCCTCAATCCACCAGGTGCGCAGCTCCTTCATCTCGTCCATGACGTACTTCTCTTTGCCGTCAACGGTGATCTTGTGCCCGTTCTCGCCGTACCACTCGATGTGGCCGGGAGAGCACTCGTCCTCGATGAACTGGCACAGAAGCTCGAACATCATGTGCGGCAGAATTACCATGCGATCGCACCACTCGTGGTTGAGATACCGTGGCTTGATCGTTGTATAGCGGTGCCACGCCCAGCACTTGAAGCTGTACCACAGGCATGCAGGGTGCCACCACGGCCGGCCCAGTCGTTTCAGGCCATCAAAGAATCCATCAGCAACGTGAACGTCCATGTCGTCCTCCTTTCTAGTCGGGGTAGCAAGATTTGAACTTGCGAAACCTCCTGGTCCCAAACCAGGCGCTCTGCCAGACTGAGCTATACCCCGCGTTCCTCGTAGTGCACGATAGCATGACAATTACAGCATAGTACAGTGCACTTCTTAGCTTCGGCCATTATTCGGGCTTTGGAGAAGCCTCGATTCGTGGCTATACCTATGGCAAACGACTTGTCCCCGTTGTGATGATGGAACACCAGCACACGGAAGTCGTTGTTGCCGCAGTGCGCACATTTCTGCGTCTTCTTGAACTCCTCCCACCACGCCTTGATCTCGTCGCGGCGCGGTTTCTTCGATGCGCTGTAGCATTTGACACATAGGTGCCTGTAGTACAGCTTGCCTTTTACAACGCCCGCCTTGGCGAACTGTTCCAGCGGCTTCGTGGCGCCGCACGTTTTGCATGTTCTGTTCATGCAATCCAGTGTAACCTACCGCGGATATTTTGGGAACAGCTATTGTCGTCCCAAAGATACAGCCGGGCAGGAAAGCCCTGCCCGGCTGCATTCCGCAATTGGTCTAGTCGATATCTTCGACGTGTGTTGCGGCCACATCGTCCAAGAATCCGTCGGCAGCGCTCGCGAATCTGTTTGCCAGCGCATTGCCCAGGCCACGCCGTAGCGTGTCCATCACAGGCGCATTCGACACCTCGCTCAGGTGCAAGCCCTTCTCTGCGACGGTCTGCAACGCACCAGCCTGAATGGCACCTTCGAGCGTAGCGGCCAGCTTGTCGGATAACGCGCTGAGCCGCTCCTTGTGTGCCTCGGTTTCTGCGGCTATGCCTGCCAGACGCACGTCCTGCACGCCCTTCTTGTGCAGAATCTCTTCCTCGTGGTCGAGCTTGTCGCGCGCAACCTCCCGGCTGTGCTCCAGATCCTTGACCGTTTCCTTGAGTTCTGCCAGCACCTGCCGCGCTTCGCCTTCGGCCACGTGGGCCTCTTGCAAGCGCACTGCCGCTGCTTCCTTGGCGGCGATGTCCTCCAAGTGCAGCGAGTGCTGCAGCTTCCCGGTCTCAGCCCGGGCCAGCGCCAGCTGGCGCTCGAGAGTCTCGGAACGCTCGGTGGCTTCCACTTCGCGCTGCTTGTTCTGCAGCTGCAGACTGGTGGCCAACGCCTGGCGCTGTGCCGTGATGAGCTCGTCCGCAACGGTGCGGTCCGGGATCTCGAAGCCCAGCACATCCACGTCGATGATCTTCATGCCGTTTGACGCGAACGTCATACCTTTCCGTCCGGCGCCTTCCGGGTTGTGTGGACCCAGCACGGTGTCTCGGATCAAGGAGACATGGTTGGCAAACAGATCTTCGATCTTGACGCCGCGGATGACGCCCTTGAGGATCGAACGTACGCGGTCGCAGAGCAGCTTGACGTAGTTTTCGACGTTGAACCACTTCTCGGGCTCGCCTTCGAAGTCCACGTGGAAGGACAGCTTGATGTTGACCTCGACCTGGTCTTGGGTATGGACGTTGACGATGTCCGATACCTTGTTGTTCATGACGTTCAGGTACACGGTCTGATACAAGTGGTCCGTATTCTTCGGCTTGCCAGTGCTCAAGCGAAGAACCTCCAAGGTCTGGTCGTAATCGAGCAGTACGGTGTCGGGGCCGATCACGGCTTTCCGACCGCCGTCCTTGCCGACTACCATCACGGCGAAGCCAGTCCAGACCTGAATCTGGACAGCGCCGTCGAACTTGGAGTCGAGCGTGATAGACCGCGGCGGCGTGTAGGTCGCGCTGCGTTCCATGGCGTCGGCCATCGCGGGGCGGCCGCCCTTGACGCGTCGCGAGCGCTTGATGTCGCTGTCGACACTTGCGCTCATCATCAGCTGCGAGCTGGCCATAGCTTCGTCGAGATCTGCGCTGCGCTCGACGTAGCCGATGTCGGCCGAGGTAGCCTGTGCGCGCAGCGTGCGATTGTGCTGCAGCGCAACGGTGCTCTTCGGGAACCAGAGCTTGCACTCGTTGTCCGTCAGAATGCGATTGACGATGACGTGCGTGCGCGGATCGGGCAGGAGCATCTGCTCGCCGTGCTCTGTCTTCATCCGGCCGGCCAACCGATCGAGAACGTACCGACCTTCGCCCTTCGTAACGGCTGTAGCGAAATGCATTTCGCTGTCGCCGTACTTGACGATGGCGTGCTCGGGGCGCGGGTAGTAGATCGGCGTCTCTTTGCCCGTGATGAAGAGCTCTTCGCCGGCCTCGTGTTTGACCGTCTTTTCGCCAACCGTCTCGGTGTACGGCGCGATGACCTTGACGTAGATGCCGGAGATCTTGGACAGCTCGTAGGCGCGGAACTTCTTGTTCTGCTTGTCGTCGGTCCAGAACTCTTCGGTCGGCTCAGGAAAGACCACCTGCGGGCCTCTCTCGTAGCGTTTCTTGCCCGACTCGTCGACCAGGATACAGAACTCCAGCTGCTCCAGAGTCATCGCATCGCGGACGTATTTGCGGCCGTCGGGCACTACACGCATACCGGTACAGGGAATGAAGAACCCTGCCTCAGTGCCCTTGATGATCAGCAACTCGCCAGTACGGAAGGTGGCCTGCTTGGCTACCTTGTCCGCAACGTCTTCGCCCTCGGCGGTCTCGACGGTGGCTTGCTCCCAGTTGTCCTGTGCCTTGTGGCCGTTGACGACCTCGACCAGCAGGTACTGGTTGCTGCGCAATCGATGACCCTCGATGACCATCGCAGCTTGCTCTGGCCACAACGCGAAATGCGCAGGGCCGGGCACGTTGACGCGCTCGCCGTATAGCAAGACCGCGGGGTTCGAGCACTTGCCGACGTACGGCGCCAGCAGATCGCCGCCTTCTTCGATTGCCGGATTGTACAGACTGCAGTAGCTGTCTTCAGGGACGAAGACGCACTTCCGTCTGGACCCGTGCAGGTCGGTGTGATCGAAACGTCGATCATCGGCGTCGTATTTGACCGGCTGCTCTTGGCCGGTTTGGTTCACAACCATCGGGCCGACGTAAGTCTTGACCTGGCCGGTGGTTGTGTCCTGGACATGCATGTATTCTCCGGGCGGGAGTGGCATGTCACGCGTTTCGCTGGGCATGTTACCCATCAGTCATTCCTCCTTGATCTTCCGCCAGCTCTTGCTGGCCTCTGGCGCTCCGGTGGAGCGCACGTTCCAGACGGCGCCAGTCGATCTTGCGCGGACGACCTTCTACGTGCATCGTATTGAAGGTCAGGTCATGCAGTTGACCGAATGTTACGCAGTCCCAAAAGTTGTCATAGAACTCATCTTCGGCGTCAGGATGGCTACTAGCCATCGCTGCCGATACAGGATTACCCAAGCTCATGTCTGCGACTCCCTCCATTCTTTGTAGATGTCTCGCAGCGCGATAACAGGGGCTTGATCGACGACCGTCAGGCCGCCATCACATCCGGTGTCGTCTTCGGACTCCACCAGATCATCGATCGCCTCCATGATCCTCGGGATCAGGGGCTTCTGCTTCGGCATTGGTCTCCTCCTCGGGATGTGCGAGCGCCCAGCCCAGATCGTGCTCCAGGAGGGCGATCTTCATTGCAGAAAGCGGCACAGGGTTCTTGCCTCGTGCTCGCTTAATCGCTGTCTCTTCAACGGCCTTGCGCGCGTTGTAGAACGTGGCGCTGACGCAAACGATGGCGTCAGCAGAAAAGGAGGGCCCATCCTGGGCCCTATCCTCCAGCTGGATAGCTTCCGTGCCCGTCTTCTTGGTTGACGCTTTCTTCTTGGCCATGCGCGTTATGTCAACTGGGAGCTCAAGTTTGCGCCGCGGAACAGCATGTCGTGATAGTGAATTCCGCCGAGCGGAACAGCATGTCGTGATAGTGAATTCCGCCGAGCGCGTAGTGATTACGCGCCTGCTCTTTGCCAAGGTACATCAACCTCGGCGCACGCAATATGTGCTGTGGCGCCTGCGCACGTGTAACGCTCCACGGCCATTCCCAGATGTCCATCGTAAGGAAGTCAGGACGTACCAGCGTGTGCGAACCGCCAATAGGCGACGCGTCTCTGTGTATGACCTGCAACAGTTCAACATAAACGCAGCCGTCGGGCCGCCAGCTGATGACCATTTCCTCAGCGAAGAGCTGTGCAATTGGTCCGCGACCATCCATACGCAGCACGCAATGTACCGCGGCGTCCGGCTGATGCTGCGGCTTGGTAGGTTCGGACGGCTCTGCTACCAAAGTCTTCGGCAACAGCGCCAACGTCGGCGCCGCTGCAGCAACCTTCAAGAAATCTCTCCGTCTCATGACGTTCTCCCGGTAGGTTATGAGGACACGAAAAAAGCCCGCCCGGCATGACGCCGGACGGGCCCGAAAGGAAGCAACATGGTTACCCGCAGTTGCAGTGGACCGCCGGGGAATCGAACCCCGATTACCTGGGTGCAAACCAGGCGTCTTCCCGTTGGACCAGCAGCCCTTATGTTTTGGTCGGGTCATTCGCGACCCACTCTTCAATGATACTCGTATCGGCCGGACGCGGCAACTTCGAAAAATCGACCCGCCTGGCCTGTGCATAGATGTCCTCCGCCGGCGTCTCAGGAGCCATGCAGATGACGTAGTTGGTCATGTTCGAGCAGCCGTAGACGAATACGTCTGCTCGCGCCAGCAGGTAGGCATCCGTTAGCGCCTGGACGCCTAACTGGTACGGATCGGCGCCTAGCTGCTCTGCGCGCTCGTGCGGCTCACCGGTGTATCCGGGCTGCGCCACCGTGCAGAACACCTGATCGCCCCAGCGCGCCTTGAAATGCTCCTGCACGCAACCTGCGTCGGTGCACAGCAAGACCACGGAATCCGGACGCAGATGCTTCTCAATGCGCTTGGCGTACTCCTCATAGGGTGGCGGCGCATTGTACTCGCAATACCAGTTCAGCAGCAGCGTGCCGTCGTGGTAGCGCCCAGGCCCACGAATGTGCGCACCGATCACGTGCTTGCCTGACAGATGCCGCGCATAGACGTCGTCGATGTGGTCGCTGATCGCCGGCTTCAACTTGACATGCTTGTCGATCACGGCTGCAGCGGCGGCGTGCCGGTGTGGCACTCCTAGTATCTCGCTGGCGTCGTTCCTAGGCTTGATGGCCTCATACCAGCGCGGGAACCTGCCGGCCTTCAGCGAGATAGGACAGCTGCGCTTCGTGTGCCCGTACTTGACGGTGCGGCGACACGCCTTTGCGTCCTCCCACGTATGGTCGATACGCTCGAAGAACTGGTCCCACGTGTCTCCAGCCGCCATGGCTGCTCCGCCTGCGTACAGCGAGCCGGACAAGGGCCACCAAGGCATGACCTGACAGTTGATTGGTAGGCCCCAGCAGACAGCGCTGATATACCGGGCCATGTTGAAGAACAACCCGTGCTCCGCCATCCGTACGCGTACGCGGCCGTTTGCCGCTATCCCGCGCATGCGTGCGCGTCTGTTCGTGTTATGCATCTGACGCATCGCTTTCCGTGCTTCTAGTGGAGTGAGAGGGATTCGAACCCTCGGCCTCTTGAATGCCATTCAAGCGCTCTCCCGGTCTGAGCTACCACCCCAGCAACTCATATTCTTATCAGACTGTTCGGGAAACGTCTACGCCTAGCACAGAGCCATTTGGCGTCATTGGAGCAGTCGTTGGCGATGATCGGCACCTCGTGCTCCACGATATACTCGAAGATCTTCACAGTGATTTCGCGACTCTCGCGCGGCGATAGCAGCTGCAAAGGCTCGAAGAAATAGCAGTCTCCTACGAGTTCACGTGCGCGCTGACACCGTACGTACAGCTCCGCCAGGTTGATATGCGAGACCTGCTTGGCGACCTCGTGGATGAGTCCCTTGGTGATCAGATTGTCGTAAACCTCTGGTATGGAAGGGACTTCGACCGTGTCGGCCCACTCCAATTTGGACATGTCCCACGTGGCTGCCAGGTTCAACCGAATCTCGTTGATACCCGCAGCGCGCAGGCGCTCCGCGGTCTCCTTGTTCAGCCGCAGGCCGTTGGTATAGCACCACTGCCAATCGACATCGAGCTGCTCAGCAATCTCGACGATCTTGTCGATGTACAGCAACGGCTCACCGCCGGAGTAGCTTACGCCGCGGATATCGTACTGGTAGATCTGCGATACAATCCGATCGAGATGGCCGGGCGTGTCCAGCCGATTGCGCTCTGGACGGCTGCAGAACCAGCAGTCAGCGTTGCAGCGCTGTCCCATGAACAGGCATAGCCACGTACCATCCTTGCAGCGCTGGCATCCTTTGGACAGGTCATGAATTTCGCCGTTCGTGACAGTGCCATCTGAGATGTGGACACCAAGCTTCTCGTAGCGGTCTCGATGTTCGGGTAGCATGCATCGTCCTACGGCGGCGGCACAGGCGGGGGTACGAATTTGCCATCCACTCTGCAGTCAGAGTAGTATGCGCGCCACTCTGCGGTCTGTTGGGTCAACGTGTACGGGTCTTGATAGGCATAGGTCGTGTTACCTTCTACGACGCACCGATCGGCCTTGGCACCTGTACGTTTCCGCGGCAGGTGGTGCATAGTGATGGCGCGGCGCACGCCGTTACCTCTGACGCGCCGCACGGTGAACTGCGCCCGATCCTCCACGACGACAGCCCAGTCGCTCACGCCCTCATGCCAATTATCCAGCATCATCCCATCGATTTCAATCGCCGTACTGGCGTCGCCGATGATGACTGGCGCAAAGAACATTCCGGACATACCCTCGCCGCGGATGCTCGTCCACTTGCCGAGGATACCGTTAATACGCAGCATCGGCACGCCGGACAGTATTCGCTCTGTGCCGTCGGCCTCCGAGAAATTGCTGGTATTCAGCACGTTACGGAACGGCACTGGGTTGTCCTCGTCCCACCACGTCCACAGCGAGAACGAGTTCTCGTCGATGTATTTTACGCGCATCCAGCGCTCATTCAGTTCGACCATGCCGGATTCGGTCTCCAGCTTGATCCACATGCCCTCGGCGAGGCCATGGTTCTGGCACGTGAACACGCCCTCGACGTCGCGGGTGATCTCCGTACAGCGCCGGTAGATCAGCTGCTTGCCTGCGATCTCGCACGGATCTTCGAGCGTGAACGACCCGATGCCCTTCGTTGACGCCACGGTGGTAGCGATGCCGCCCTTGGCTACGTACACAGGGTCGCCGACGGTCAGGGCGTTGTTGTAGAACGCGCATGTCAGCCTGTCGTCCGCCACTGTCGTCCACATGCCCGTACCCATACAGCCGCATTCGGACAGCACGGACTCGAACGTACCGGTGCCGCCCTTGCAGAAGATACCGGCGCGCTCCCACGGCTTGTGCTGCACGAACTTACCTTCGTGCCAGACCGTTTCGTCGTCCGGCGCAGGGAACCACTCAGCGCGATGTCCCATCGTCCGCATCGTGTTGATCGAGCGCACAGGTGTGTTGGCTACACCGAACATGCGCACCGCAAATCCGCGACAGTTCAGCGTGAACACGTTGTCGATACGGCTGCCGAAGCACCCGATGATGTCCAAGCCGACCTGCACGGTGTGCTTCACCGTGATGTTCGGAATGCCGCGGCTGTACGTGTGGTAGCAGAAGTAGGCGCCACGGCACTTGTAACGGCCGTAGACCTCCACACCGTCGATGCAGTCGAATGCCTTGGCGCTGCTGCCGCCGGCAACGTACAGCACGTACTTCGTCGGCGCGTAGTCTCCGGTGTACTTCAAGACCGAATGGCCATTACCGCGGAGCACTACGAACTGTTTCATACCGTGCGGAGAGTCTGGCTTGCCGCGGTGGCACGTTGTTGCGCCAGGCGCGTCGTGCTGACCCCACCATGTGGGGCGTGCAATCCAGTCGAAGCCGCTGAAGATCGAGTCGCCGCACAGATACGTCCCGCCGTCCAGGTCGACCTCGCCCACTTTGCCGACAGAACTGGTCGGATAGTGCATGCTGTCGATGGCTTGCTGGATCGGTATATGCGCATCAGGCGTGTCGGGACGAGCGCCCCAGTCCCGCGCAGCTACGCGGTTCTGCGGATTGTCGATCGCCAGCCGTACGCCGCCTGGTTGGCCTGCTGTGCGCCCCTGTTCGTCGAAGACGCGCTGGCCCAAAGGATTGTAGTACGGCTCGTGCAATGTGGCATAGACGCCAGCAGAGAGTACGAATTCGCCGCCCAAGAAGATAATCGGCTCGTGAAATTCGGTGTCCTGTGTGATGAGTACACGCGTAGTCACGACGAGCATTGTTGGCCTCCTAATATCTAGGTCACTCAGCCCACGAGATCGTCACCCATGACTTGCCCTCTCTTTGATCATACTCTTCCTTGACGGTATAGCCAAGTTCCTCTAGGCGCTTGCGCACACGCTGCTTCTGCGGCATCTCGCCTTTGAACGGCGGTAGATTAAGGCTCGTATACCCACGCGACGACGAATGCCTTATCCGCGCAAAGATGTTCTCCAGCTCTTCTTCGACCTGTTTTGACGGCGCCTGCGTGTTTGCGCGCGCCTCGTCTGCTGAGATAGGGCCGCGTGGCCCTGTTCCTAAAACCATTGCAGCCTCCTTCCGTTTGACTAAAAGCAAGTACCCCGTACCAGATTCGAACTGGTGATCTCCTGGCTGAGAACCAGGCGTGCTGAACCACTACACTAACGGGGCAAAAAATGGCCGCCCGGGTCATTAGCCTATATAACGGGCGGCCGGGTGTGCTAGGACTGATCCGACTTGTTGACTTCTCCGTTTAATCCGTATGCGTGAATCTCTCGTAAAAGGCGTACTTCATTATACTACCGGGGCTCGAGCGCCGATTTGCCAGGCCGGCTCGGCGAGGCCTTTGTAGGGCACCTGCCACTGGCAGATGCCAAGCGCCCCGGGGGGAGTTGATACCCCATCTCCTAGTAGGTAAGGATAGCTACGGAATTCGATTCAACAAGTGACAACACGGGTGATCTTGAGCGATAGCTTGAGTCTGAACGTGAAGTGCGCATAGGGTTCCGTTGATGGTGACGCTCTAGCAATTGAGCTACCCCACAGGAAAGATCCGGCGGTGGGATTCGAACCCACGTGGGCTGGTTTACAAAACCAGTGCATGGCCTCTCTGCCACACCGGAGTAAGTTGTGGGGGGAGGACTCCAACCTCCAACCTTCACCTATGGAACCTGTATCATGCGCGTTTTTGAGTCTGAGTCTGAACTTGTCGCTATGTAAAGCTGCTACGCGGTCTGCGCCGGAGCAGCAGCTTTCGCTCCTTGCGTAATGAAGTCGAAGAGCGGCCGGGCGATCTCGAAGCTGTCGGTCTGCGCCTGGTTGGCCTGTTCGCGGGCCAGCCGGATGCCTTCGATCAGCTTGTCGACGCGCTCCAGCATCTTCTCCTTCTCGTCTGCCGGTATTCTACCCGACATGAGCACAGTTTCCCACTCACCTACGACGATGTCCTCGTCGAAGCGCTCGGTCTGTGCAGGGTGCTCGGTGGTGGCTTCGTACTTCACCAGTACCTGTGGGACTTTCCGCGTCCGGACCTTGCTTGTCTTCCCCGTCACGAAGCAGTTGCGGTTGGGGTCGTGGGTCCAGTTTTCGGCGGAGTCCAGTACCGGCAGATGTGCTAGGAATGTGCGCACGTCGGTGACGTGCTTTTCCAGGAACAGCAAGCTGGTGACCGGTACGTCGGCCAGGATCAGGGCGCCATCCACCTTGATGTCGCCCTTGGCCGTGCAGTTGGCTGCGTCCTGCGTCGCGGTGACGTTCAGGAGCTTGGTCCAATGCTTGACGGCCTTCTTGAGGCAGCTTTCCCAGGTGCACTGGATGTTCTTGTGCTCCGGCGGCAGCTGAGGCTCGTCCTCGCGCTTGGATTTGTAGGTCCGCACCAGTCCGTCGAACAAGGCAGGTTTCTGGACCTGCTTGTAGATGGTGGTGACGGCTTCCTGCGTCCGGGTTCGTTGCCCGTTCGCAACAGCGATGATCTGATTCAGTTTGGGCATCCTTTGCCTCCTCCTTTGAATCTGAAACTAACGGTCCTAATTTTGATCTCATGATCAAAAAGCAGTCCGGCAGGGAGTCGAACCCCATCCTGCTGATCCAGAGTCAGCCGTGCCGCCAATACACCACCGGACAATATGACGCCACCGTCGGAACGCCGACGGTGGCGGTACTCTTTCTGCACATGGCAGATGAGCTAAGCAGCAGTCAGTTCGGCCTGGACGTCTTCCATAAGGCCGGCGAGCTCCTGCATACAAGCGCTGACGTACTCTGTGATACTCTCGGTATCGGTACCGTCGACCTCGATGCCGTCAAGGCGCTCCGCGGCAGCTTGGCCGCGCGCGATGACGATCTCGGTCATCCGATCGGACTCCAGATCATACTGGATGTCGCACTTCATTCTTCCAAAGCCAGGGGCATCGGTGCTCATGTGGAGCATGGCCTTCTTGCCGCCCGGGGCCTTGAACGAACACTTCAACTTCGCCTTCTTGGGCATGTAGCCCTCCTCCAGCCCCATGCGTTACGCCCCCTTATCAAAGACGCCAAGCATGAAAAACAGCATGACGACTACACACGCAATCCAGATCGTGTCGTCCATCAGTTCCTCCTTCTGAGCAGCCCAACAGGGAGTCGAACCCCGTCCTGCAGGTCCAAAACCTGTCGTGCAGCCGTTACACCATTGGGCAATAATGTGAGGCGCGTCGCTTGTGCCGATGCTGCAATCTCGGAATACGGCGCTGAGGCATAAGTAGCTTACTGTCCTCCCTCACCAGTACCGCGTACGGGTTTCGATCCCGTCTGATCAGGTTGAAAGCCTGATGACCTCACCAGAAGTCGAACGCGGCCTGTGCGCCCCCGACCACAATTGGTCCGACCACGCGGCTTAGCGGGGGCATCGTAGGTGGCTACTCCACGGACTCGTAATGGTCTCCTTATCTGCAGGTGAACCACAAGTGTAAGCTGCTCGGCTAGGAGTCGAACCTAGACCACTCGGTTAACAGCCGAGCGCTCTGCCTCAGAGCTACCGAGCAAAAGCAGGCACCCAGGGAATCGAACCCCGCCACGCGGATTTGGAGTCCGCATCGCCAGCCTTGGAACATTGGCACCTGTAACAGTGAGTAGCGCAGACTCGAACACCGAGCAGGGGTTGACATACCGATGCGCGACTGGTGCTTGAGGAAAACGTAGGTGGGTATAGACCTTCCTGGATGTGCCAACTGCATACGGCCTGGCCCAGAGCCACCTGACTCTTTCCGACTCACTGAGCGCCCCGACGGGGTTATGATCCCCGTACTCCGGATCGACAGTCCGGCGTTTTTCCGATTGAAACTACCGGGGCGTTTGGAGGCGCGCTGACGCAGTACGCCAAGCCACCTCCTCTAGGTTGGCAGCTACACGGATGTGACACATCCGCTCACATGCGCATACCAGGTCGCAACTGCGCTCCGCCCCGACATTGGGGGAACGGTCTACGTGTCACCAGTTGCTCACCCACTTCGAAGTATCGTTCACCGACCCTTTTTCGTCAAGGGCTCGGGCTTCTTGGCCTTCTTCTTCGGTACACTCGCTTTGACGACGTCCTTGCCGCACACCGTGCAGCGATGGCCAGCGCCAGTAGCGGTTACAGTCTCGTTGCAAACTCGTCTCTTGTGCCCATACTGCGCGTCCTGGTACGGATGGTCGCACAGACATTCCTTGATTGGCATGTGTTTCCTTTCGGTGTCATACGAAAACAGCGCAGCGGAAACTGAGCTCCGCTGCGCTGTTAAGTGTCTCAAACAAAGCTGGCGGAGGTTAGCCCGCCAGCATTATGCTTAGACGGGCGTCTCGGTGATCCGGTTGGGCGCATTTTCTGGCCCGCGCGGTTCCATCGAGGCTTCGATCTGCGCCACGTCGACGCGGTTGTCGTTGCCTGCGAAGGTCATCAGGTACGCGAGGATCTGTTGGTACAGACCGTAAACGCGCAGCGAGTCGTGTCGGGTGATGAACCGCGAACGCTCGCGCGAGTTGAGTCGCGTCCAGGTTACGATCACTGTGTCGACGGCCGACAACAGGATCCGGCCGTTGCCGCTCATGTTGAGCTGGCTGTTCACCGGGATGTCGACGTCCTGGCCCGAGAAGTCCCAAGGGAGTTGGTACATCTGCGTGGCCGGCATCTGGATGTCGTCGCCACCAAACGGATTGGCAGCATCGGTGATGTCCGCAGTTGCGTCGATCGCCGTAGCGATCTTGTCGCCGAGATCAGCACCGTCTGGGTTATGAGTAACCCGGCGACGCCAGCGATCAGCGTTGACAAGCAGCTGCAGAAAATGGTCTCTCGACGGGTCGTCGAGACCGCCTCGGTCGCGGAGATCTTCACTGTGGACAATCTCCGAGCGCAGCAACATCAACGGCTGCAGACCGGCGGCGATGTGATGGTTTCGGCATTCCGTGATTACGTTACGGAATTGTTCGACGCCAGGGTCACCTACTGGCATGACTGGTCTCCTTTGGTGGGAGTTGAATGATAGGTTGCTGCCGGCGCCATTTCATTGAAGCGTCTCAGCAGCGTGTCCTTCATTATACGCGCCCAGTCATTCTCAGGTCCAGAGGGCTCTTGGTCAATTTTCTTGTCAAGTTCGTCGAGAGTAAGTCGGCCGATAAGTGCATCAAGTATCGGCGAACGTCCTTCGAGCTCCGAAAGTCGTATAAATTCCTGTGCTTCCGAGATGTCTCGGGGCACTGTGTCGTGGGTGGGAAACGTATCGGGCTCGGAAGCCCCTCCTTGCCCAGGCGGCGTCACGGGCGGGTCAACAGGCGGTACGACAGGCGGATCTGTGGGCGGTTCGATGGGCGTAACAGGCGGCAAATCAGGCAGTTTTGGCGCAGGCTTGCCGCGGAACCAGCAGAACGCCTTGTAGATACCAAAGCCGAGCGCCAGCAATCCGCCACCACCTGCCGATCCTGTCAGTAGCCACATGAGCGCCTGCTGCACCGACGGCTTTACCATATCCCAGTTTGACGGTTCGTCCGGCTCGGTTACCGTGGGCGGCGGATCGTTATTTGTCGGCGGCTCTACAGGCGGCGTAACCGGAGGGTCAACTGGCGGCGTAACCGGAGGGTCAACTGGCGGCGTAACTGGGGGTTGCACAGGTGGTTCGACCGGCGGCTGTACAGGTGGCGTAACCGGAGGCGTAACTGGCGGTTCAACAGGAGGTTCAACAGGCGGTTCAACCGGTGGCACCACTGGCGGCACTACAGGCGGTGGCTCAGCTGGCGGCGCAACTGGTGGCGTCACTGGTGGCACTACAGGCGGTGGCTCGACCGGCGGTGTCACCGGAGGCGTGACAGGCGGCTGTACAGGTGGCGTAACCGGAGGCTCGACCGGGGGCGTAACCGGAGGCGTGACAGGTGGCGTAACTGGGGGCACGACAGGCGGCTGTACAGGCGGCTGTATTGGCACCAGTGGCGGCCGCGGCTTTGGCGGCTGCGGGTACGGCGGGAGAATGAACTTCAACAGCGCACGCACACGCGGAAAGTAAGGTCCGCAGCAGCAGTTACCGTCAGTGCCGGTGATCAACCCTACGACTTCACCGCGCGACGTGTAGATCGGTCCGCCGCTCATGCCGCTGATTGCCGGCCCTCGGAACTCGATGACCGAGAGCGTGCGCCCTTGATCGAACGATAGCCATTTGCTGAACGTCCCCTTTGTGACGCGGTATGTAGTATTCATCGCCCAGCCGGACGCCCAATATATCTCGCCTTGCCTGGGCGGGCCTTTTGCGAAGCGCACCGGCTTGATACCCGGATCGTCGATCTCGACGACGGCTACATCATAGAGATGGTTGTAGCGCAGCATTCGTGCCTTGAGCATCTTGCCGTTGATCAGCGTGACCGTCACAACGGCCCCAGGCTTGTAGCCATGGGCGCAGGTGATCACGTGCGCTTTACCGTCCTTCTGTGCTGCAATAAAGCCGCTGCCGGCCAGTTCGCCGAATGCTACCTTGACCACCTGTTCGCAGGGTGGTGCTGCTGGAAGTGCTGGCGGCGCTGGTGCGGCCCAGGACTGCGATGGCGATGCGCGCCATTGGGTTTCGTGCGGCAGCTGCATCAGCAGCCCGCGGTAATCCTGCCGGCTAGGCGAATTGCGCTCTTCCCAGGGAACTACTTCATAGATGTCTACAGAACGGGGCTGGCCCGCAGCTACGGTTGGCAGCAGTAGGCATGCCAACAGGCAGAAAAGCGTACAGCATCTCATCGGGGACTCCTTTGCTGAGAGACGTGCATATTCTCTCATCAGACACCGACGGAGTGGCGCTGTCAAGATCCTTGGGAAGTGGTAGCCCTGTGAGTCGAACACAGCACAGCGCGGTTATCAGCCGTGCTTGGGCAACCGGCCCTCGACTACCATGGCCCTGGGCCCGGAGGCCCAGGGAGGACTTTCCATTATTTGGGATTGTCCGTTTCTCGTCCAGACCTATCGGCGTCCGCCCGGCTGAGCGTTTGCCTGCGTCTCAATCGACTGCTGCAGCGTGGCCAGGGCCTGACGCTGCGAGGAGGCCTCGACAGCCGACGTGGCGATACCGCGGGCATCCTCGCGCGCTGTGGCGAGTTGTGCCTCGACGTTCTCCAGCTGCTTCTCCAGTGCGCCAATACGGGCCATCAGCGCCTGCTGTTCGGCGTTCGCCAGCTGCGCTGCGGCTTCGGCGTCCTTCTTGAGCATGGCCTTCTCGTGGGAGAACGCCTGGCCCAGCGACTTGGTGACCTCGGCCTTGGCCGTCTCGACGGCCTCCTCGATCTCGGCCGGGAGGTTCTCGACCTGAGCCTCGAGATCGGTCATCTTCGTTTCGCGCTCTTCCACGGCCTCGATGCGCTCGGCCAGGGACTTGGAAACGTCTTCCATGCGGATGCGCTCCTTGCGCTGCCGCTCCTCAGACTCCGCTTCGAACGCCGTGCGTGCGCGGTCGTTGCGCTGCTGCCGATCGTAATCGTGCTGCTCCTGTTCGCGAGCCCACGCTTCGTCGCGCTCGGCCTGCTCGTCCTGCCACTCCTTGCGGCGCTTCCGAGACTTGTCCTTCGCGTCTTCCTCGGCCTCGTCGACCTTCTTCTTGATCTCGTCGAGGGTGTCTGCCTGAACCTCGATGTCGTGGATGTCCGCCAACTCCTCTTTCCGCGCCCCAATGGCCGTTTCCAGATTGCGAAGCTCCTCGATTTTCTCGGTCATGGTGACGCCAAGCGCGGCCAACGTACCTTGCACGTTGGTCTGTACAGTTCCGACCTGGTCAAGCACTTTCTTGACGTCGGATTCCGACACGGCCTTGAGAGCCGCGTCCACGTCGGTTTTCTTGCGACGTGTTGCTGCCATGCAACATTCTCCTATAGAGACGAAAAAAGGCGCCCGACGTGGGCGCCTAAAATGGGGGAGACAGGATTCGAACCTGCGGTCTTCGGCGTATGAAACCGACGGGGACGGCCGCTCCCCTACTCCCCGATATGTTCTGTTACTCTACCCGCGATCTTTGTCGTCGTCAAGCGTCTTTCGGGCAGATTTGGGCACCATAGCCATGAAATTCTCGATGCGCCCGAGTATGCCTTTGATATGGCCAGCCTGCTCGAGCGTGACATTGTGGATGGTCTCCCAGCGTGCGATGCCACGCAGCTCCTTAACGGCGTTCATCGACTCGTAGACGAATCTGTCGGCCTCCTTCTCGATAGGGATATAGGCCAGCAAGGATTCGAGATCGTCGAGTTTTTGTAGGGCTACGGCGCACAGCTTGGCCATTTTCTTGGCATTCATCGCTCACCTCCAATCACCGTGAGTTGGCGTCGGGAAGAACGACATCGTTCGATTTGCTTATTCCACCAAGAGTCTATGATGAACCACCCAATGTCTCCATTATATTCGCATTCGCAGTCGAGCGCATTGCCCATTTTGAATGCGTCGGTGACCTTGCCCGGGTCCGCAAGCGCTAAATTTCGTTTGAGAAGCGCGTGGTCCAGGACCGTTCGGGACAGGAAAACACTAGGAGCGCGGTCCGCCTCGGCTATCCGTATGATCGTTGGCATCTTGTACTTATGTGCTTCTTCGGCGTGGCAGAAGCGCACCGCGCCGTCTTCGATGAAGCTGTACAGCAGTTGCACAAGCTGGCCGGCCCGACACGTTTCTGAGTCGGAACCGTCGTCGATCAGACGCACACCTTCGTGTACCACCTGCGGATCACCCAGCCTGGACATCATCTCGGTCATGCTATCAGCGACACCATAAATGTGCTCGCGACACCCGGCCAGGCGCAACTTGTCCACGCACAACCACTTGAGCCACAGCGGCAATACCAGCGGGCCGTACATACTGATTTCGGGACCAGGCTGTATCGGACTTTCGTCCTGGATGAAGCGCCAGGCGTCCAGCGTACCCGCCAGCCGCGCCCATGGCTCCGTCATATGGACGATCGTATTGCGCGTGTAGTCGCCGTTGAACAGTGTGCTCATCAGGCGCCGCGACGCTGCGCTGGCGTCGAGGTTGAGGATCAGTGGCCAGTTGTGCTGCTGCAGGATATCCTCGATCTTGTGGGCCGTACGGGTGCTATCCATGCTCTTGTGCCCACCGATACGAAACTCTTGACAACCACTTGCCCGGGCGCTCGCACGCCCAACCATCAGCGCTCCGTGTCCAATCAGTCCGAGTCCGGATATTCTCCGGCCCGTCGCGGGTGCTACTATGTTTGCACCAAGGCAGACCGTGGACGCCCAGAACAAGCGGTTTGCAGGCGTATCGCGCAATAACGGCACGATTTTCGATGGGGTAGCGGGAGCGCCCAGGTTTTTGCCTGGCGCCCACTCATCAACGACGTGTGAGGGATCGTCGACGACTTCGCCACCTACGTGTATCGAAAACTGCGGTAGCGCGAAACAAGAATCCTTCGGTTTCCATCCGAATTTTCCGTCCTCCTTGATTACTTCTGGCTCGTGGAATTGCCGCGCGATGTCTAGCAGATATGCGTTCCACCCGCGCTTAACAACCACCAGCTTACCTGCGGCGGCGAGCAGCTTCTTGCGAAGCCAAACGCCTGGGTTTTTGTCGATGGTGTCCATTGCTTCCTGGAATGGATACTCATCACCCTTATATAGAATGCGGCCGTTGCAGTACACATCAGCGTCCGGGTCGTCAGTGCATAACACCTTCTCGATCCTGATGATCGCGTTGGAGATGCACTCGCTCGCCTCAGACTTGACCGACATGTACCAACCTTCGTCCGACTCTATAACCTCTTTGCCGTTGATCCGTGCTGTACCAACCAGCCGGACCCTACGTTTGTTACGATCGATTAGCTGTTTGATATCGTCTGCGCACGTGGCGACGAACGACTGCATTTGCTCTGGGGCAATCTCCAACCGGCCCAGCAGGGCCACAGCCTTGTCTTCTGGCAGCGTGCGCAAGGCGTGCTCCAGCGAGGCTGTCCAGTGTACGGCGTTCTTGTGAATCAAGTTCAGCCATACGTGCGGAGGCTTACGTCCCAGATATGTAGGTGTCTTGCTGATGCAGATCATCCCGTCGGCACGGGCTGCCATGTTGAACAGGTCTGCCGTCAGCGTAGCGCCCCAGAACGTGAAGTGCTTGTCCGGCCGCGTACGCCAGATGTCGTGTGCGACCAGCTCGCAGAGGCGTGTGATGCGCTTCACCTTGGCGTTGTACGTCCCCACCACAGGTAGGGGGAGATCTGACTCCCGCATGTGCCGTGCCTGCAGCTTCAGCGCATGGACCGGGTCGTTGAACACGAAGATACGGTCACCGAAACGATCCCGGTGTGCAGTCTGCGAATCCAGCACGTCGTACATACACAGACCAGACTCCACTTGCGGCCTGTTCGACCCCTCGCCGTCGATAATGTGGTAGGCGTAGTCCGTGTCGCGCCTGCCCTGCCGCCCGATGAATAGCCAGCCCGAGCATTGCCCGGGCAGCGTATGGAACGGAATGGTAAGCACGTCACGCCAGCCTTTGCCCTTGAAGAATCGTGCGCCCTTCTTCATCTTGTGCCAGTCGTCGTGCGGTTTGAAGAAGGTCTGGTAGACCCTGAGCCGGTCAGCCCCGCCCATAAACCGGCCCATACGTTTCGGCCAGTAGGGCTTCAGCTGGTCCGCTGGCAGCCCTGTTTGCTGCAATATGAAGTTGACCTTCACGTGCCCCTCGCTGATAGCCTCGCGAGCATCGTCGAGCAGCTTGACGCAGTTCTCCTGCATCCCGAGCACCTGCTTCTCGTACTTCGCCACGAACTCTGGCGCAGACCGTTCTTCAGGGATCGTACAGCCCGCGGTCACAAGCTTGCGCACCGCCAGCTGTATGGAGCAGTCCCAGTGGCTTGCTGCCAGTGATATCATGTCCCCTTTGGAATGACAGTCGGGACAGTGGTGCCAATTACCGCCGAACCTGGTATCATTGAATACAGTCAACCGGCGCCCGTGGCACAACGGGCATTCGGTCAACAGCGGTATAGGTCCCTCGCGCGTCGTGACGCCTAATAGCGGCAGCACTTGATGGTAGTCGACGTGGCTGTTTAGCGATCTGCGCTTCTGGGACATCACAACCTCCGGTACAGGAACCTGAACTATGTCTACCGTACACGATCAGACCGTCGATTTGAATGGCCAAGAGCTGCATCGCATCCTCTCTATCTACCCGCTCCCGGACTTCGTGAAGAACGCGAGCCGGCAGGATGTTTGCGGTGACGACACGCTCCCGCCACATCTGTTTGCCGATATTACTCGTCGGCGCTACCCGATCCACTCTGGCCCGGCCACCGTCATCTCGTCCGTGTTCTTCCAGGAGAAGAAGGCCGCGATGAACCCGCATCAGGCCGCCCTGATCGAGAGCAAACTGGACAAGGCCGCCGAATACTTCAAGGTGGGCGGCTACATCCGCCGGCTTACCGAGAAGGTCGCTGAGGCCGCCACGTATGACGAGACTGCGCTACAGGATGGAACATTCGCCATCGTGTTCGAGCGCGCTGACGGGACCAAGGAGCGCCACTACCCGATGCGCAACGTCCCGGAAGTGAAGACAGCGGCCGTCTGGTTGCGCGACCACCGCGACGAGCTGCCCTTCGAGGACCGTCGGCAGATCGCCAACAAGATCCTCGAGAAGGCTGCAGAGTTCGGCGCAGGGTTGCCCGAGCACCGATACATGCTGGAGAAAACGGCTGGTCTCGGCGCGTGCTCCGGGAAAGACGCAGCCAAACTGATCCGCACGCGTATTTTCGCTGCAGGCAGCACGCACCGGCCGAGCCAGGTCCAGCAGGAGCTGGAGAAGCTGGCCAAGCTGTGCGAGGAGAGCCCGCAGGCTATTCATCATTTCTCCTCCCTGACGAAGATCGCGTCGATCGTGGATCAGTTCGACCACGAGCACGGCCTTCAGGGCAAGTACGATGACGTCATCGAGCGCCCGGAGGATGTGTTGTTCGCCGTCACCGCAAAGGCAGCGGCTGATGTCGACGATGACATCGTTGGGAACGTGCTGACCGGCAACTACTACAAGAAGGCCGATCTGCAGACCCTTCCGATCAGGGACCTGGCCGACAACCTGGGCGACGATTTCGCACAGGAAGTCAGCACGGCAGGCGCCTGGGTCGACATCGAGAAGCTGGCGAGCATCGTGCCGACGCTGCCGCTCGGAGACGCCGAGCTGTTCGACGAGGTCGCATCCGCGGCTGGCGTAACGCCGTTCGCCACGAAGTCAGCCTCCGTCGGAATGTCGATCTCGGCAGCAGAGCAGATCGCTATGAGCAACCAGCACAAGGCTGCGCCTGGTAGCCTGTGGGCACGCGCCAAGCGCTAATCGTCCTCGACGGCTGATCCGTACTCAACGCGGGGCTCGGCGAATTGGATTCGGGACATTGTGGCGCGCCGCATAAGCTCGCCGATAGCCTCTATCCAGTCGGCCTCGCTTGGCTCGCCCGGCATCTCCACTGGGCCGATGCAGTTGTACGTATGCGCGTAGCAGTCGTCGATGTGCGCCTGGGCCTCCTCCTCCGTATCGAACGTCGAAGGATACCATTCGGTCGACGCACCGCCTTGTTGCACTACGATGTAGATATGGTCACTCATAATTTCAACCTCTCATCGCGGACAGTGGGCGCTGGAGGCACACGATGGCACGGCGAGGCCTCTATGGCCTTCATATTGGCCAGCTTCTCCTCCAGCTTTTTGATCACATGATCAATATGTTCACGGCACATCCGTGCGCACTCTTCCTCAGAGGTGCACCACTTGTTCGCACCCTTATACATGCGGGTCACGCCGCCGCGTTCCTTTAGGAACAGGCAGTGCTTCGTCTCGTGGTCCAAGTGGTACACCTCTACGCGCGGCGCACCCATGTGCGACGCATACATGACGTAGATGCGGGTCGGTTCGTCAGTCGTACTCGTCGTCGAAGTCATCCTCGTCCTCGTCGTCGAAGTCGTCGTCCCAATCGTCGTCGAAGTCGTCGTCTTCGTCGTCGTCCCAGTCGTCATCATCATCGTCCGGGTCCACGTCGAAGTCGTCCTCTAGCTCGAAGTCGTCGTCAAGCCTCGGGGACGTTGTGGGTGGGTCTAGGGTCATCGGCATTTTGAATCTCCTTGAATTCCCTGGGCAGCCTGGCAAAGGTTCGGAGCGCGAATAACACCAACAGCGCCAAGGCCGTGTGTGTACACGTCTTGTCGCTGCCCGCAATCCACAAACCGACCTGAACACCAAACAACCCAATCGTTGCCAGAATGAGCAGCAGGGACTGTATGACAGGCACCGTACATAGCTCACCGATTATCGAAAGCGTTTTCGGGGGCTGCATGGCGCCCTCCTTACGAATCAGAGATGAACCCGCGATGCTCGTGGAGCATCTCGGTCACGGGTAGTATTTCTTCAAGACCAGCCAGTTGGCGCTTCATCCTGCGGTCGTAGAGTACCACGTTCACAGCAGCTGCCAGGTTCAGGCAGTGGGCGGCCGGTATGGCCAGGAACCGGTGACAATGACGCAGAGTGACAGAACCTAGGCTGCCGTCCTCCGGACCGAACACGTAGAGCGCGTTCTCCGGATGTTCAAAGGTCGTAAGCAGCTCGGACGACTTGTTCAGCTCGACAGCCACTGGCGTAACATCGCCGTTGTACCTGTCGAAGAACCGGTCATCGTTGATGATCTGTACGTCCTTGTAGCCTTTCATGCGCTCTTCGCGCGGAAGGCGATAACCCTCATGCGGCTCAAGGGGCACACGGTCCCCTGTGAACCACAATTGGGTTGCGCCAAAACAGGAGCACGCACGAAGCGTGGATCCCACGTTATGCGGAAACTTCGGCCGGATCAGCGCAACTGCCGGCGTCACTCCCTTCGGAGGGCGCTTCATCGTTTACCTCGTTGTCCGTGGTGGCCATGGCCGCAACAGCTCGGCCTTCCTGCTCAAGCTGCGCCCGCTCCGTTGCCGACAACGGGGTGTGTACTGGCAGCGTGCACGCCGCATCGATCAGCTGAATCGCCAACCTGACGTTCTCATCGACGGGCGGGTTGCATCCGGGATGCGTATCACCGGCCATAGCCAACACTGAGAAATGCGACTCTCCGCTCAGCATGTACCGATAAGCGTAGCGGATCGCGTCCACGGCGGCTGGGATCGCCAGCGTCGGCAGCTGTGTGTTGACCAGCGTGCTCCACGGGTATTGGAGCGGCCGGCCGCCTGGTGACAGCAATGTGCGCATGCCGGCAAACGACATGTTACGGCGGGCGTCGCCCTCCCATGGCGCTGTGCGGAACAGCATGTGTGCGGCGATTTTGCCCGGCACACGGATGGCACGCAAAGCAGCCACCGTCTTACCGAGATTCTTGTTCCACGGGTCCGTCGGATGCCGCACGGCGCCGCCAACGTGGATCGACGGCGTGCCTGTGGCGTTTTCAATGTCGGACTGCAAGAAGAACGCCAGGCCGGCCGTAATCTTCACGGTGGTGCGCCCACGGCCGCTGGGCATCAGGCCGTTGATATTATCGAATTTGCCCAACGGCGCGCTATAGACGGGCTGCATGTACCGGATGAACAAATGCTTGCCGAACGACTTCTCCTCGACGTGCGCTAGCGCCCGGCGGCACAACTCCGTAATGTCCGCCTTTGTCTTGGCAGTCTCCAAGCCGGTACGGACGATTTCACCTAGATCCGTCATGGATCTGACCTCCTTATTCGTAGTGAAAACCCGCCGCCCCGAAGGGGCGACGGGCCACCGTGCGGGTTCAGGACACGGATGAGTGTGTTACTGAGTCGCGGGCGCGTGTCGAATGGTTTCGATCGACTCCCGCATCATAGCGGTGTTCATCGTGGCCTGGTTGATCGCCTCGTAAGGCATAATGAAGACCACGTTGTTCTCGCCCTTGGCCATTTCGGTGGAGACGTTTTCCATCACCTCCATCTGGCGCCACGATAAGTACGATGGCGTCAGCGACTTGGCCAAGATACCGTTTTCGTCCGCCTGGGCTTGCGCCCGGATCATACGGACTTTTGCCAATTCCGTTTCTATTCCGGCCCGCCGTTGTGCTTCCGCCATTTCGGCCTCAGCCAGGGCTGCCTTCCGTTGATCTTCCAGCTCGGCATTCTTGATAGCGTTCCGTTGCTGGATAACGACCGGCGGATAGTCGATGTTGGAGACCAACACCGCCGATACGTTCAGCGGGTACTTCAGCGCGGTCAGTCGTTTGCGTACGTCCGCCGATAGATCCGCCTCGATCTTCAATCTGTTAGGCCGGATGTCATCGGTTTCGTACGTGCTAACGATATTGCGCGTTGACGATCGAATGATGTCCCGAACGGTCATCTCGTAGAACTTGTCCAGAGACAGCTCGTGTCCGGCTACCTCAGAGCCGTCTGCTGTCTTAATCGCCGGAACTTTCTCCTTGATGAACTCGATCGAATCTTTGTCGACCTGGAACGACAGCACGGCCTTCGTGTCGACGTCCATGTTGATATCGTCCGTACAGAGAATCTTCAGCGTCTCCTTGTACGACTTCAACTTCTGGTCAACGAAGTACAGCCGATCGCGGCCGTAGGCCTTGTACACGCCCTCGCTGACGATGGTGCTCTCACCGCTTGGGTGGAGGATGATCACCTTCTTTCCAGGAGGCACGACGCTTCCCATGCACCCGGTCAGTGTCATCACGAAACACGCCAACAAGCTAATCAGAATCAACCTCTTCATCGCTCTTCGACTCCTTTCGGTCCTTGAAGAACTGCTCTCGGAAGTCGCCGAGATTTTCCATCTTCTCTTGCTGGATCTCGGTGCCTTCCTTCCGGATCTCCTCCTTGCGGGTCTCCGGGTTATTTTGGCCTTGGAATAGCTGGCCAGGCTCCACCGACTCTTCCAAAGTGCCGGTAGGGTCTTCCTTCGAGCTGGGGATCACCCAGCCCGTCATGACGAACGCCAGTCCCCATAGGATCAGGATCCCTATGAGCACTGGGCCCATCAGACTATGCACCCACTCCCGAATCTGCTCAACGGCCTCGATGGCGTCCTCGTCACCTTCGGCACGTCCGCGCATCCATTTGAGCGCCAGCTTGGTCAGCAATACTGCGATAAGCCAGCACGCCAATAGGATTAGCAGCCCGAACAGCAGGCTAGTCCTTACTTCGACTGGTGGCACGCTTGCCTCCTTTCTTGCGGTCAGTCTTGATACGCCGGTATTCGCGCTGATCGCGCTTCCGCCGTTGGTTATGAAGCAGTCGGCCCGGACGCCCTCCGAGGGCGCGTCGTACAGGATCTGCAAGTTGCTGCCGCATTAGCCACTTGCGCATCGCTGTCCAGGTTCCCCACTTCATTCGTTTGCACTGCTCGCGCAGTGCCCACAGGTCGTCGACAGTCAGCCATTTGTAGTCGTCGGATTTATGGGTTCGATGGGCCTGGATCATTCGGCGGAATGTGCTGGGACGTGCCTGCCGAAACATGTATCGTGCCTCATCCAAATGCCGTAGAACTAGCTTGCTGATGTCGTCGCAACTCTGGCCGATGTCTTCCCAAGGGTACTTCGGCCTGTCTGATTTGAAGACGGCATTGCCTTTCAGCGCCGTCACTATGCCGTTGTTGGGGCACCACCGCCCGACCACGTGCGTAGTTGTGGTCGGCCAAGTCATCATGCCCGGATCGGTCGTCAGCATCTGTAAAGCAACGCCGACGCCGAACGGCTGCGCCCACGAATCCGACAACGTGACGTCGCGCGAGAACGCTGCCGAACTGATGTACTCGGATTTCTCCGGGCAAGCTATCCGGACCACCCCTCCCTCGAAAGGGAGAGGAAAGTCCGGATATGTTGTTCCGTGCAGCTTCAGCGCCAGCTCGTCGGCGGCATCGATAATGTGCTCGTCCACAGACGGCTCGTGGCGTAACCGCCCGGGGTCGTTTTCTCGCACAGCCCTGTTGATTACCCCGGCACGGCCGGTTGGATCACAGCTGTTGACCAGCAAAATTGACATTGTTCGCAGTGCCTTTTCGGTTTGATACCGTTCTCAGCGGGACACACCAAGCATCCATTGATCTTCTTCACGATAGTATCCCGTTTGACCCTGAAAACCAAGTCGCAGTAGTCAGGCACTGATTCGCCGTGTTCGCATTGCATATAGCAAGAGCGGATCCCGTCGACCGGAGGCACACCATCGATGGAGTGCGTGATCTTGTCGCAGGAAAACCACAGGTGGAAGTTGTCCACGTTGGCTAGGTCGATGAGAGCGTCGAGCAGCTTGGCTCGGCGCCATGACCGTGTATATGCATAGAACGTCACGTCTGGGCAGCCTTGCGCGATCTGAATCCACTTGCGGATGTAGGGCGCGCTGTAGAAATCGCCGGCAACGTGTACTCGTAGTATCTTCAACTCCAGCTGTCTGATCTCGTCGATCATCTTCTTCACGAAGTCGGGCTCCTTGGACGCGTCCCAGTTGCGCTGATGCGCAGCAGTGACGTTCGTCATCCGAAAGAACCCATTCGTGGCATAACAGTCAGATTCGCATACCTCGGTTCTACCTGGGCAGGTCTCTACAGCCAGGATAGAGAAGCATGGAACCTCGCCAAGCTTTGAGTTGCCTGGTCGGATCAGCAATAGAATTCTCCTGTACGCACAACGATCTAGTAACGCCGGCGCCGCTCATCGCAGCACCGGCTCCAAGATCAGCGCGACACAGGAGTTGAAGCTTAATACGTGTACTCTAAGGCGGTTGCGGCTACGTCTTCCAGCAGGTCGCTGGCAAACTGCCCGCCGCCGAAACCGGCGACAATCTCATGTCCGCAGCCGGGGCAGCGCCATACGTCACCGTAATGGTAGGTGGCGGGATGCTCACCCATACCCTCGTCTTTTACGAGGAAGTCGTTCTTGGCGCAACGCATGCTGCGCCGACACGGTACACACACGGGCGGGGTCATACCTTCACCCGCTTTCCGAGGCGGATGTTGCGCGGTTGTCGCTCGCTGAAATCGAGCTGCTTGCGCTTGATCTGCGTGTTCTCCGGCGCGAACTCGTCGACCGGTACCATATCCGTGAACTTGCTGGCGCGTGCTTCTTTGCAGTGCCTGCAGTCCCGCGGTTTCGGATTACCCTTACCATCCTTCTTCAAAATAGCCCAGCCGCGACAATCGCAGCTCAGCACTCCATCGTTCCAAAGGATAGTCAGGTATTTCGTCAGGCCGTTGGAGCTCACTGACTCCTTGACCTTCTTCGGGCTTACGCCCCTGGAGCTGCTGCTCCCCGCAGGGAATTTCTTCCCCTTCTTGAACGTCCACTCCAGGTGTTCCGCCATGGAGAATTTCCTCCAGATCTTTCCAACCGGGCATCAGGCTGCCACTGGTTTCTTCGGTCTGTTGCGCAGCTTGATACCGCGGAAGCGTCGTACAGCGTTCGACGACTCTTCAGCGTCGGCAGCCTCGTTGCGCACGCCTTGCAGCCCAGCAGCCAAGGCAGCGCCGATTTCGGCGTCGCCGTTCAGCATCTGGGGCGTGACGTTGTCGAGGCGCTGTCGGCATTCGCGCATGGTCCTGAGCAGTTCAGGTCCGGCCAGGAACTCGAAGCCCTCGACCATCTCGAACGCCTCGCGGACCTGGTTGATCGTACCGTTGCGGATGATACGATCTGGGTCCTTGAGCGCGGCCATGAGGTTGTCGGCGGCGTCCATGAGCACCTGACGCGGCTCGCGGGCCATGTCCTGCAGCATTTCCTGCGTGAACTTGTGCATCTGCTCGCGCGCCTCGTCGACCAGCTCATTGGCCTCGTCGTCGGTGATCTGACGCTCACGCTGCGCCTCGGACTCCTTGAAGTTCTTCAGGGCCGTCAGCGCGTTCTTGATCGCACGTGGCCGCGCCTGCTTCAAGTCGTCGAACTTCTGCGCAGAATCGTTGATAGCGCGCTCGATGTCGCGCATCTGTGTCTCGTTCAGATTGGTGCGCCCGCCAGCCGGTATGATAGCCCAGACGATACCGAACTTATCGGCAACCTCGTCGGAGTCCGGCAGCTTGCCTTGCACCTTCTTGAACAAGTCCTCTTCCAGCTTCTCTTCAAGCGTGGCGAGGATGTCCTCGTAATCCGCGACAAACTCGTCGCGGCATTGCTCCATCTCTGCACGGAGCGCACGTAGGCCCTGGAAGATGTCCTTCGCCCGAGCGACTGGCAACACAGCCATGCCCCTCGCGGCGAATTGAATGGATGCGTGCGACAGCAAAGAGCGCGCACGTCCCTCGAGATTGCCCAGCCGCTTGCGCCATTCCGTGGGCATGAGCTGCCACTGCGGTTTGGTGCGAAACTCCTCGGCTATCTCCTTCTTCTCTTCCTCGGTCTTTCCGTTTCCTTCGACCTTGACCTCTACGATCGCGTCGGCGATCTTGTAGGACATCTTCGGCCAGGAAATGTGTAGCATCACCAGAAATACGTGCCTGGTGATTGCGTCGAGCAGTTGCTCACCCTCAAGTGCCTGTTGATTCTCGTTTGGCATTGTCTCTCAATCTGATCAAACGTGGGTTACGTTCATCTGCGGCTGGTGGTTCAGGAACGTCGAACACCATCTGCGCAAACTCTTCCGGGGAGCACTTTACGTGTTTGACGCCGTCGTCAAGCAACAATATCTCAGTCCCCGACCACTGGTATTCTGTGTCCCAGTGATACGTGATCGCTTGGAAGCGCACAACGCAAGCAGGGTTGATCCAGATACGTTCTGTATCATGTGCTGCCACGTTGCGGCGCAAATGCGCGCTCGTCGTTACCTCAATCTCGACTATGTGCTGCACGGGCATTGTCTCTCAATCTGATCAGCCGCGGCTTACGGTTATCGACGGGCGGCGTTGGCGGATCCGCATACAGCCGCTCCACAAAGACGTAAGGGGTTTCGTTCGTGTACACGTCGCCGAAATCCTTGGTGACGATCTTCGTGCCTTCCCAGCGGAAACGCGTACCCGCATTGAACTCAGCTGCGCCGACCACAATGATCTGCTCGATGTTGAGCCATAGCGCGTAATGCTTACGCTGGACCGCCTTCTCGTCCGGATTCCCAACAGCCACTACTTCGATTAGGCTAATCACGGCTTCGCTTCAGCCAGCGGTAGGTTATGTCTCTTCAGCCAGGCAATCTCAGCATTGATCGCGGCTTTGTACTCGGCAAACGGACCTAAGACTGGCCCGCCGACAGGAGACAGATCAGCCCAGAACAGGTTCGGATCGATAGGGTCGAGGCAGTCCAAGACCCATCGCCGTTGTTCCTGTATCCGGGCGCGCGCCTCCTCAGATAAATCGGCCCAGCTCTCCACGTGCGACGCGCGCCTCGTGGAGAGCTTAGGACCGATGGAGGTACCGTATCTCTCAGAATCTGGGTCTACCAGATGGCGAGATGTACCGTTAGGTTCGACGACGATCTCGACGGTTCTACCCGCCACAGCCGCCACCGCCCTGTTGTGATTTGATTTCGACCTCGTGCGGGTCTTCATACGCGTCAGCGGTAGCCTCTGTCTCCAGGACTTCACCAAAACGCGCCTCGTAACCGGCGGTTGCAAGTCTGCAAGCGCCGCCCTGGAGCCCGAAGGTAGTCGTCTTGGTGACGCCCTTGGGGTCCACAATAACCTCGATACGTGGTCCGTCAGCGGACATATGATCTCCTAATTTTGATCAGGTGAACAAGATTGGCCAGTCCTAGACGGAGTAGCCGCCCTCGCTCGCGCCGCCGTCTTCGGTCTCGTAGCCACCGCCGCCGAGCGGGATGGTGCACTTGATCGAACCGTCGGACAGTCTCTGCTCTTCAAACTCATGGCCTTCAACTTCGGCCTGAGCCTTCGTCGCTTCGACAGCGTAGCCCTGCTTGAGCGAGTCAAGCTCGGACTCCTTGCCCCAGCGGCCGCCGTAGTTGTCGAACACGCATTCGCCGGTGTTCGTATCGATCGTGACCGGGTTTTGCCAGTCTTTCAGCTGCACCTGATGACCGCCCATAGAGGCGCCACGTGCTTTCTGCACACGGCCCAGGTACTTAGCGCCGATACGTTCACAAGCCTTCTTGAGCGTTGCGACGTCCTTGATAGCGGACTTTCTGCGAGTGATATGGCTCACAGTGATCTCCTAGTTAAGTTCGGGTTGCGCGGCGGCTGCGGCTCTTGTTGTCGAGACCTTGCGGCTGGCGCGCGAACGTGTGGTGTCCTGCACTTTCTCGCCGTTTACCGGCTCCGTCTTATCTTGGCAGAACTTGCGGATCGCTGCAATGTCCTCAGCGTTGAGCCGGGCAACCGGGGTGATACCCTTGGCGGCTACCAACAGCTCGTCGATGGTCGGACGTACGGCATCAGCGTCTGGCATCTTGCCTTTCTTGCTGCCACCTGCTTCCCAGGTCGTCATCCGGTCGTCGTAGGCATTGCTACGCGCGGCGATGATGATTTCCTCCAGTTCGGCGCCAGTGAACTCGTCGGTCTTGTTGACCACGCGGCTCAGCGTCTTTTGATAGACGGCTGGATCGATCCCGCGCTTGTTCAGATGAATCTGCAGGATCTCCAGGCGCTCGTCCTTATCCGGCAGATCGGTGGACCAAACGCAGTCGAAGCGGCCGGCGCGCAGAAGCTCACCAGGTACGCCCGTCGTGCGGTTCATCGTCACCATGACGAATACACGGTTGTCGGAGTCGACGCCCATGTCCCGCTCGGATAGCCAGTTCAGGAAGTAGCTCAGCACGCGCGAGGCCACACCGCTGTCTGCGGCCTGATTCTCATGCGCACCACCGAACGCCTTGTCGATCTCGTCGACCATGAGCAAGGCGTTGGGCATGGCGGCTACCATCTGGAGCGCTGTCCTGATCTTGGCCTCGGAACCGCCGACGTACTTGTCGAACATAGATCCGATGTCCATAAGCACCAGGTCCAGCCCCATCAGCTTGGCTGCTGCCTTGGCTACGAGCGTCTTGCCGGTACCAGGCGGACCGATTAGCACCGAGCCGCGAGGCTTCTCCATGTTGAGCGATTCGGCGTGCCTGGTGTAGGCACGACTACGACAGCGCAGCCACTCCAAGAAGTTCTTGAAGCCGCCGATGACGCCCTTGCCGGGGATCGAGGCGTTGGGGATGTAGGTCAGCCCCTCCACCTTGCGGATGACCTTCGCCTTCTCTGCGGCGATGATATCCATGATCTCGTCGGTGATGCCGCCGCAGGTCGCGATGGCGTAGGCAAAGATACGCTGCGCTTCTTCGGCAGTACAGCCGAGCAGCGAACGTGTGATCTTCTCTTCCATGTCCTCGTCGCACGCAGCGCCCTTCGACCCCTTGTTGCCCTTCTGGACAGAGTCGAGGATGAAGTCCACCACGTCGGCCTTCATCTCGTCGTAGCGCGGCAGCTGGAAGTCGATGACGTCACAATACTCCGAGATATCGGGGTGCGGCGTCGGCGTAGTTGCGATGATCACGATCGGGCGCGTGGTCTTGTCGTTGCTCAGCGCGTTGGAGATACAAAGCTCGGCCAACGTGCGCCGTAGCGCCAGATTACTCGGGCCACCGCCATTGAGATACGATCCAAGATCCTTCATTAAGACTAGGCCATGGCTGGCGATCTTGTCCCTGACGGACATCAGTGCCTTAACGGGGTCAGTAAGCTTGGCATCCCAGCTGGCGCCTGCAACGCAGTTCCAACTGTACCAGCGCAGATCGGTATCGCTCTGTTCGGTGTAAGCGTGGGCGATGCTCTTGAGCGTGCGTTCGGCACGGCCCTCATCGCCGGACAAGTACACCCAGATCACGCTGGACCCGGAGTCGATCTTGTCCATAAACGATTGTGTAAAGCTAGGCATCCTCTGTCTTCTTTCTGAGTCGGATGAATCGTGCTAGCCTGTTTTCTGCACGCGGCAGCTTGTGCCGCTTCTTCGCCTTCTTCGCCGTATCGGCGTTGGCGATCTCGTTAAGGACGCGCTCCACGTCTTCCGGCGTTGTGCCGCGGAAGTCGTAGAACCGGTCCATGTAATTGACCGCGGTCTCGTAGTGGTTGCCTATGAGGATCTCGGTCAATGATCTATCTTCCGACGCGTTGGTGGCGCTCCTGCGGCGCATGCCGAGGCGCACCAGCACTGCGTATTGCCAACCCTTGGTATGGCGCTCGTCTCGCACGGCTTGCTGTACGTTCTCGCAGACCTGCAAGATCTCGTCGAGTTCCGCGTCGCCGACATGCTCTAGGTCCCGGTTAGGTACCCAGACAGCCAGCTCTTTCAGCGTGTCGTGCAAATCGCCACCGGTGTGCGGCGTCGGCTCAGCGATCGCGTCGCTCAGCGTAGTCACAACCTCGTCGTAGTTGGTGCCGGTCGAGCTGGCGACGCGGTCGGCCCAGCTACGGAACGATCGCCGTATGGTATCGGTAGTCAGTGTAACGATGTCGCCGGTGGCCGCGCTCGCGATCTCTTGGAAGTGTGCTAACGCCCCCACATAGGCATCACGTTGAAGGACATCGGCTGCGTCGAGCGCCGCCATGTCGTCGTGTATTGCAAGCTGGGCCTCGGTGCATGCACGCACTACGCGCTGCGCCCTGGACAACACAGTCCACCCGTCAAGGTAGTTGCGCATGATACGATGCCAGCCAGGCTGCCGTACAAGTGGCGGCGTGTTGGTCTGGTACCAGATGTCGTCAGGGAGATAGACATACACGTGCACTCGCTCGGTGCCGCCTCGCGCCTTAATACAAATCAGGCAGACGGTACCGGGACGGACAGCAGACTGCCCGTCTCTGATCTCCAGGTAATCCCCGGCGAACATGCGAATGTTGTGTGCGTTCTGGACCACACGATCTACGCGGCGTGCCCACTGTACAGCGGCGCCGCCCGGTATCTGGGTCCTGCGTGGGACTGAGTATGACGTAGGCGCACCTGCGTCGTCCTGTGCACCAAACAACCCGGACGGCAACGGTGGCTGTCCGGGTCGTGGTGTGCGCGCGCTAGCGTCGGGATGGGGCTGTGGCGGTCTGGACGAATAATCCCGACCGGTGCCCCGCCTCGCTATTGGCATTAGACTGGTTTGAGCTCGTCGCTCTTTTCCTCCGTGCGTTTGAGCGCCGCCAGCATGTTCTTGACCGAATCCTTGGCGTCGCCGACCTGCAACGGTGTCTCGTCAAGCAGGGTGAGGATCGTCCGCAGACGTGCCTTCACCATCTGGTTGATCTCTTCCGTCTTGGCCGCCTCGACGTCGTAGATGGCCGCGAACATCTGCGGGTCATCAGAGAACGTGTTCTGTACCTCCGCCCACACATCCTTGGGCAGGATGCCGAGCTGGAGCACGTCGGGTGGGCGCATAATGCCCTCGTCCTTGAGAGCGAACCCGATGTACTCCACGATCTTGTGGTCGAAAGGCTCTTCGTCTTGTGGGTCCGGTGGCCAAAGCAGAAGGGCCTCCGTGATACCCCAAGCTACTTCACCGGCGTCGGCCGGATCCCAGGTCTCGAGATCCAGCGTGCCGTTGTACAACGTATTGCAGAGACGGACAAACGTGGGCAGGTCTCTGTAGAACCCGTCACTTGTCACTATCTCCACGGCGGCCATAAGTCTGTTCAAAGAGGCGGGAGGCAGCTTGGCTCCGGCCATCTCCTCCAGCTCCATCCTTACCGTCGCCGGGTCCCACGTAAGTAGTTCCTCGCTCAAAAGGTCTACGGCCAGGACTAGGAGTACGGTTGCGGGGGTGTTCCCGTCCAGGATTATTTCTTTGACTTTGGGCGTTAGCGCCATCTTTGGCCTCCCGTTGTACGCGCAGCCATGCAAGCTGCACCGGTATCGCCAGATTGTACGAGACACCCTCAAAGGTCAGCGGACTGCCGTCGACCATCTGGCATTGCTGCAGGTCGTAGTAATCCGTTTCTCCTGCAATTTGCACCAGTTTGCGGTCGGCAATGGCCAAGATCTGGGGCGTCAGCTCTTCCTTGATAACGAGCTGGCGTTCCCAATATTCGGCACGCTCTAGTAACTGCTTGGAGAACAGCTGGATCACAACCATCATACCATCACCCGATATGATACCGCGAGGCACGATGGCGCTGTAGCTCCAAATTACGGCTGCGCGGGAGAATGGGATCTCCATCTTCGGGTTGAGGCCGCCTACCGGCACCCCGTCCCCGCGCAACGAGTTCAGAATTGATTGCACTGCCAGCATCCGCTGACGAATGTACGGATCGGCAGCGACGACCTGTTCTAACGTAAGCGCCACTAGAATCTCTGCGCAAACATGAACTCTGTGCGGAAGCCCTGCACCGGCACGGTCTGGTCCAGCGCCGCAGCGCCTTCCAACATCTCGCCGTCCTCGCCGAGCGGACCTGTGACCGGCTGATCGCACATACCGCCTGCGCCGAATCCGGCCGCGGCTGCCGCGTCGCGCGCTAGCGTTCGCGCCTCTGCGCTGTCCACGTCACCGCGTGTGGCTCCGTCGACGACGATCTTGAGCTTATCGACCCCGCCACCGCTTACGATACCGCTTCTTTCCTCATTAACCTGCATGAAAATGCTCCTTCGACCTACTGGGTGCGCTCCTGGACCATCCAGGGCGGCTACGACAGTATGCCGACTGTTGGGTGAATTTTCAATAGGTAAGAAAAGGGAGGCCCACTGGCCCACCCTTCTCATTCCCCTTATTCGCTGAAGATCTGATGGTAGAAGTATGGTTAATACCAAGCTCTGACCATTAGATCCTCAGCTTAGGTTACGGCTGCCTCCTGGGCGGCCACGGCATACGCGGTTTCCGCGTCATCGCGTATGTCTACAGGCTTCTTGCCCTTGGGGGCTGCACGACGACCGTTGTAGTCCGCTTTCATCAAGCCCTCGCACTGGTTGTCGCCAGCGCAGACCTTGATAGGCACGAACTTGCCATGCTCTCTGGTGATTTCCATGTGCACCAGGCGCCGGTCCTCGTTCCGATGTGTGCAGTGTTCCCATTCACAGCGCCCTCGAGAATCGAAGGCACGTGATTCCTGTGCTGGTTTCTTTTGACGGGGCTGCTGCGGTATGGCCTTGGCGATGATAGCCTTCAGGGCCACCAGTTGGTGGTCCAGCGTATCTTGCGCCGCTGTAGCCAGTGCAGCATTCCGCTCGCGCTCGTCAGCCAGCTGCTGTCGAACTTCCGCCAATTCGTCTTTGAGCGACGCTTCCGACGCGGTCAGGCGCTCCACACGTGCCAGCAATTTTGCTGCGTCCGTGTCGACGTCCTGATGCAGATCGAGAATACGAGCGACTGCGCCTTGCACGAGAGTGCCGCGCTTGCGCAGTTTGATCTCGTCCTCCTCGTACTCGTCGAGCATTCGCTCGAGCTTGGTAGCCGCATCGCCGCGCATGGTGACTTCTAGATCTACCATCTTATCGGCGTTATGCGGGTGGGCTGCTCGTGCTGGGATTTTCAGCAAGAGCGGCTTCCAATCGTATGCCCAGCGACAGACGTACGCCATCCAAACGGCGATGCCTACACTGGTCATGGTACACGCACGGACGTTGGCGTTGCCAACGAAGTACATGGCTGCGACCATTGCGATGATGGCCGCTCCGGCGATTGCCGGATAAAGGTAACGCTGGTACATGGACTTACCTCCTTATGTACCTAACCCGTTGAACCCAGCCGCCAGTTACATCCGGCGACTTCCTGCAGCAAAAATGAGAGACGCCGCCACCCTGTCAGAGTCGTAATGCTCTAAGGCAACCTACCTCGCATCTCTGCGACGTTGGCTATTGGACGATGCGTCATGGCGGCATCTCTCGTAGTCACGGCCCTTGCTGAAGAGGCCGCAAATGGAGTGCAAAAGAAAACGGCAGCGCCCGAAGTGGACGCTGCCGCTCGAAAGAAACTTTCCCCATCACTCGGGAGAGGACTCGCCTGGATTCGAACCAGGGACCACTGGATTAAATTCGATAACGCTTACCGCTCGGCCCTGTAAGGCGTGGGTAGTTGATAAACGAGTCTTCCGGTGCTCTTCCAACTGAGCTACGAGTCCTTAAAAGTGGGCGTGTTTGTAGCGGTCGAGGGAGCGATTGCCCTAAACAATAACCCTCTGTTGCAATCCGGCCCACAAGCTGGGGAGGTAGGAATCGAACCTACGCCTCGCGTTTTCAAGACGGTAACGCATTCCGTCCGGCCCTAAAAGGGCGTGTAATTGGCATGCGCGTTTTCACGTGCTTCCAGTTACACCACTCCCCAATTGACAACGCCAAGATCCTAAAGTAAGGGCGTGTGAATGACTGCGGATATTGGCGTTGTCATGGTACGATAATCCGCGGCCTCCGGCCCTAGTACGTTGGTTTCACTGAAAACGGGCGTGTTTGGTGTCTGTAGAGGGGTGGATTGGTTGTTGGTAATCAATAACCCTCAGTCGACGTCCGGCCCGAAGGGCCCGAGGCGGCGGTGAAACCGCCACGGGCATGTGGACAGTATAGCCCACGTGGCGGTCCTAGTACAAGGATGCCAAGGCGGGGCCGCTGGATTCGATCCTAGGATCACGTTCGCTGGTAAGAGCGTCTGCTTTCCACGGCCCCAAATGGACGCACCAGTTTGCAGTCCTGGTGCGCCCGTGTTTTGGGCATGACTTGGTCCCTCCTCCTTTCGGCACGAGTATAACCATTTCATGCGATAACCGACCAGCACAAATCCGGCCCCGCTATGAGTCCGGGGTTTGGCGTTGCTTCGGCCATACTGGCAGCCCGCAACTACCCCGGGGGGCGTGCAAGGATGCGCAAATACGCACCCAACGGCAGTCGGAGTTGCTGCTCCTGAGAGCAGCTCAGTACCACTCTATAATGCCTCCAAATGTGTCATTTTTCAATGCCATTTCAGCCGGAGACGACGCGCGCGAGTGGCTAGTTACGCGCGAAATCGGCGATGACTGCTGGCACGCTGGCGTTGAGACCCACAACGTCCAGCATATCCATGTCATCAGGGACAGCGATCGAGAAGCCGTTGCTGGCAAACGCGACCACGACAAGCTTCGCACGGATGCCCATGGCGTCACGATACTGTTGTAACGCCTGGTGCGGATGCGGGTTAGCGCCGTACGCGCTTCCCGTCTCGTTGTCCGTGTACACGGCGAAGACATCCACTGGAATCTTCTTCTCCAGGGCGTACTTCATAGGCAACGCACAGTCGGTGCTACCCATCGTGTGCGCGAACATCGTGTCAACGACGACATCCAAAGGCGTGTCCGCAGATAGCGGAGCAACCTTTCTATGGCGATCGCGACCGTACGCGTAGCGATTCGTAGCCGTGCCGCCCTTGCACAGGTCGACAAACGTGTCGGCGAAGCCGTGGCAGTACCACCGCTGCTCCGTACGCATCGTCACCATGGCCATGGCGCCTGCCGCTTGCGCGCAGGTGAGCAACGTGCCAGCGCATGAGCTACTCATCGACCCGCTGACGTCCAGTCCGAGAAGCCAACGCTTACCCGTCGGCTCCACGTTCTTGAACGACAGGTCAAACGCTTTGTCGAGCGCTGTCCCGACCTGAGGCACGGGGCTCCAGGTCAGTTTCCCTCTCACGCCGTGACCCGCCTTGTACGTGGTTAGGGCCAGCAAGACCGAGACAGGATGGACGCGCGCCTTCTGGATGAGTTCCTGATTGAGCAAGCGTTCGCAGACAGTCTGCGCCGCGTTGCTCATCGGCCCGATGAGGCCGATGTTGGTCATCTTGCCGAGGTTGCGCACCATTGCGCCCATCGGCATCTTGTGCAGCAACGCCTCCCAGACCTTGGGAGAGTTCAGGAACTGGGTCGGAATGCACTCGCGGACGAGATCGTACTCCTCGATGAGTTTGACGATCTCGTCTGGCGACGTGGCGCGCTTCGCATGCGTTACGGCCGCAAGCAGTTGCCGGTGGGGTTTCTCGTCTGTCAGCCAGTTGCTGAACCCAGCGCCAGCGCGGACCGTCTCGTACAACCGCGTGCGATCACCGAGGTCGAAGTCTGCGGGCTTGTCGTCCAGATTCACCAGCTTACCGATCGAGTACGAGATGACTTCACGAAGATCGGGATCGTTCGTGGTGGCGTGCGAGCGCCGGAGCGCATCAGCGTGCGTTTCGCCCTCGCGCTGCTGATACTTAGTCACCTGGTACGCAAGCGCGCGTGCGTCCTTCTGCAGGTACCACGCGGCCACGGCGTCTCGAAGCGTACGCCCCCAGCCTCGAAACTCCTCCACGTCGGCAAGGAAGGCGAACAACTGCGTGCCCGTTCGGCATACCTTCGGTATGGCCGCTAGCGCACACTTGCGTACTTCCTTGTCTTTGTGCCCGGACAGGTATGCCAGGCTGAACGTGATCGGCGCGATCTTTGGCGCAAGTCCCGATACGCTCATGGCGGTGATGATGCTGACCAGCTTTTCGTGGTCTTCGGCGGCGCATTCATCGATCACCTTGACGTTGTCTCGTGTGAGTTTCTGTTCCTTGATGTAGTACGTGCCGCCTTCGGCACCAAGAACCAGAAAACGGTCAAGCCGATCCCACTTGTCAGCCTGGAAGCTGAATCCACCAGCGGAATTCTTGACTTGTCTCTCGTCGGCCTGCACGGTTTGTGGTGTGTTCCGACGACTGGTGTGTTGAGCGTATTTGCTCATACTCTGACCCTCCTTGAGGATGTGTTTCAGCGCAGTCGTTGCGCCGTAAAGAAAAACAGGGCTCCTGGCGGGCGCCAGGAGCCCTGTACGCTACTCCGAGATCATGCCAACGACGTCGGCGAGGCTGTTCGCAAAGAACAACTCCGCCTGTGTCGCGCACTCTCCTTTGCAGGTCCATTGCCCTTCGCGCGTCGCCACTGACTTGTTGTTATCTGCAGGAATAGGGGCCTGGCAGATGAAACAGCGGGTCATAAGCGTGCCGGCGGGCGTGATAGTCGCTTCAGTGATGGGCATTTCTCACTCCGCGGAAACGGACAGGTGAAAGAGGAAAATTCGTGCATTACCAACTCCAGGAATGCTGCGATGACAGCGAGCTGTTTACCTGGGACCTCAGCGAGGTCGGGGTGGTCTGGCCATACGCCATTGACGTGCATCGCATTACACATTGCGCAGTGTGCCTTGTCCGTCCGTTCTTCAAACGCAGCACACTCAAGAGTACAACTAGGGAACTCACCGCAATGCCACCCGTACATGGAGCCGATAAACCTGGTACGATCCGACATAGCTACCTCCATGCTTATCGGAATGATTGTCCCCGACCCGGAGGCCGGGAATGCCGCGGGTCTAAACGGCATCAAGTAATAATGCCAGGAAAGAAGGCGTTGTTCACACTAGACAACGCGGCGCTGGACAGCCTTAGATTTGTCGCGCCATTGGATTTTCAGACCCGTGCAACCAAGACGCTCCTTGAGCGCAGCCTGTTGCTCCTCGGGCATTGCCATGATGGCCTGTTTGATCGCGGCGTAGTTGAGCGCACCCTGCGCACGCTTGCGTATCTTCGTACGCCGCCGACGGCTACCACAGCCGCCGCAGCGCTTCGGCGGCTGCGATTTCACGGGCGCAGTCAGGCGCGGCGGGTTGGCGACGCACGGAAACTCCTTGAATGCCGGATCATCGACCATGCGATCGATCAGCTGCTGAGATACCAAGAGTATGCGCGCCATGCTGAGCCTACGTGGATACCGCGACGTAAGGCGCTGCAGCCTGCAGCTCCTGTCCGTCTTTGACAGTTTGCACCAGTTCGTCGACCTGCGTCTTGATCAAGTCCCAGATCGCGTTCGCAATCGTCTCGCTGTCGACCACCAGGTCGATGTAATGCAAGCGGAAGCCTGCTGGACTGGTGTCGTCCTCGGGCTCGCCGATGGGTAGTTCTTCCAGGTCGGGCCAGGAACAGACTCCAGAGAAGAAACTCTCGAGCTGGCCCTGCAAATTGAGCGGTTTCTGGTAGTAGCGGAAGATCTCGCGGTCGATTCCGCACGGTTCGGAGGCCTCGATGCGGATACGAAAGCCCACATGCGTCCCGATGACGTAGTCAACCTGGAATTGAGGCGTGAGTGTGACCCGGATATTGGCGCCACAACTGCTTGAGCTTGAGTCTGCCATCCTGACCTCCGTGTCAAAGCGCTATTACAGCAGGCTTCCAGCATTATACAGCAACTCGTCTGCCTTTCGAAACTCCTCCTGGCTTCCATCCGGGCATGCCTGTATGCAGTTCATTCAGCCCTCTGCGGCCCACGCTCGACGTGTTCACGTGTGACTTACGGTGGTTCCACGCCGCGGTGCGGTAACCTTGCTGCCACAGCTGCAGTCCGACCGTGTAATCGCCTCCGTTGTGCCCGATATCGGGGTCTGGGATCATAGCTTCGCGCATAGCGGCTGTTTCGAGCGCCCAGAAGCCACCTGCAGCGAAGAAAACGTGCTGCGCATTGGGCGCTTCGGTCTTCTGCTTCGTCTGGAGCTGCCGGCCACGCCACCACGGGCGCTTCTTGGCCCATGCCAATTGCGCTGGATTCATGGTCCAGAAGCGCAAATCGCCGACCATGCGCGCCTTTTTCACGTATTCGTTGATGATTTTGGACGCCAGATGCGGATACCAGTCCGCATCGCGGTTCGCGATCGAGTCATCGTCGAACCAGACGATCCATTTCGTGTCGATCGGGTTGTTTTCATCCCAGAACAGCTGGCGCATGGCCGGATATTTCTTCCGGTTGTCGTCGTTCAGGATCAGCGTGTGCAGTTGACCCTCGTCGCGGAGGTCTTCGAGCCACTTTCGCGTCGACATGCACACCTGATTCGTTGCAATACGGATGTCGCGGCGCGCTGGAGACGTCGTTTTGAGGATACTGCCCAGGCAAGCGCGGTGCATATCCGGATAATCGCCGTACATCAGGATGCAAATGGTCATTTTGCCGCCAATTATCACGTGATCGAGCACATTATCGACCGCGCGCTTCCCTCTGCCCTTTTTCGCCTTCCGTTCGCCCTGAAAAGCGTGCAAGAGCGCCGGCACATCGGCTTTCGGCGGGATTGTGACCGTCTTGGCGGCCTTTTTGCTGATGATTTGGTCCGCTGGCGCGAACAAATCGACCGAATTGGGCACCAAGACGCGCTTCGGGGGCGCTTCTGCCTTCGGAAGCACCAATTCCTTCGGTTTTCCGATCGGCGGCAGCGTGCCATCGTCGTAATAGCTCATGACAGCCTCCAAAACGTGATCGACAGTGACCATTTTCAAGCATTCTGGGATCTTTTGGCCGTAGCCATCGTCGACAGGGCGCTTGCAGTATGATCTATGCTTGTCCTTCTGCGTATGCAGGATCTTGTTTTTCCAGCAGCCGCGGTCCTTACAGCAGTCCAACAGGCCCTGCGTGTGCAAATATCGATGCGGAACCTTCACTGATTGCGAATACGGCCCGAAATTCTCCACGCCAGCCACGTTGACGTATGCTTCCCACCACCAATGCTCTCGTCCGCCGGCCAGAACCACGCAAGGCTTATCGAAAGCGGCCGCCATGTGCATGAAACAGGTGACCGGGCACACGATTCCCTCTGCATGGTAGACCAGCCACAGCACGTCGCGAAGGTTCGTCTTACCGACGAGGTCCATGGCGCCGTCGACAGGCGGGTTGACGTTGCCCTTATGGTTAGCGCCACAACGGACCATATGCAGGTTTTGCGCGCGCATTGCGTCAGCAAGCTGCTGCCAGCGCTGCGCGGACCACGCTTTCGTCGTGAAGTCCGACTTGTTGCCCGGTACGAGCAGCCAATAGCGCCCAGACAGCGGCGGATTCTTGTAATGCCACTCATCGAGGTGCAGATCGCCCTTCGGATGCAGGCACGGCACCGGCTGTCCGCACCGTTTCTGGAAGTCTCGGTGGAACGCCGTGACGAAATGCAGCTTCTTCCTGTTCGCCTCGGAGATGTACTTGCCGTAGTTCAGATGAACCTGCTGCATATCACGCGGTACGTGGCCATGGTTGCCCGCGATATGCGGATTGTGGTTCCACAGCGTCTTACAATGTGTCGCCACGTGTATCTCGTACTTGCCGGGGTAGGCCAGCGAGATATCGCGCACGAGACCGGTCAGGCAAGTGATGTCGCCGGGCGCGCAGCCGTGGGTGATGACGATAGGTTGGGCTGATTTTGATCTCATGATCAAATTTTACCACTTCCATTTCGGACAGTGCTCTGTCGCTACGCGGATCTTGTTGCGAATCGGGTTGTCTGGCTCGTAGCCGTCGAGCAGCTCCTCCAGCCGTTCTTCGTCACCGCGTAGTCCGCTGCAGCACTCGGCCGTGCACCGGGCGTCTTTCAAGTGCTCGCAGCACATGCAGAGCTTGTCGTAGATCAGCTCCACGGTCGCCTGGTCGCGCACGGCGTTGTGCTTGTTGTGCCACTGCTGCAAGCCGCGCGCATACCTGTGTGACTGTCGCGGCGACGGGTCGCCCGCACGCTGCAGCCGTGCCGGGCCGTGCCTCGGGAACTCGATACGCGGCATGTAATACGGCAGCGGATCCGACAATTCGACGCTGGGGTCCCACATAGGCAGCCGTATATCCAAGATACGCGCAGCCTCTGACAATTTCCTCTGCGTGACCTCTTCGCTATCCACGGTCAGCTGGTTCAAATGCAGCCACACGGGCTCGCACCACTCAAAACCGTGCTCAGCTGGTTCCTGCAACAGCTCGAAGTACGGCACGCGTTGTGGCTTGAGCATGATGCTGTGGGCCTCGTATGCTTTGCAGCTGAGCCTCCCGCGAATCTTTGCGTTGTGAAGGTGCGCCTCCTGTATCTCCTCGGCCTCTGAGTCGTAGCACAGCCATGTTGGCCAGAACTGCAGTCCGCGCTCGTCAGTCCATCCACGCCCGGCGAACTGGTACCCGTCTAGGAGCGCAGGCGCATTGACGATGCGCGCTGGCATCACGTCGCCCTGCAATACAATGACGAAACGCTCTGGTTGGGCCAGTGCGTGGCGGCGCGCCTCGTCGACAATGGCGTGCAGCCGCCGCACCAGCATCAGGCCGCCGAATGACTCATCTATCTCGAGCAGTTCGACGCCGAGCGCCTTTGCCTGGTCTTCCATCAGGCAGCGATTGCCGGCTGAGAATGCCGGATCTGCGCCAAACGGTCCCTGTACGACGACGATTCTGGAAAGCTGGTCGACATTCCTCCGCAGGGCGTCTATTTGCGCTGGAAGCATACGGAAGTTGTGCGACACCAAAGTGTAAACGATAGTGCTCATGCTACGGCGTAACAATCGGTGTACATTGTGTCGTCACGGTCGGGATTTGTCCTGTCGGATCGCATCCCTCGTTGACGATGTTCATGGTCCATGTGATTTCTGGCGGACAATCAGTGCTCTCCACAGGATCACTGACCCACGTCGGGTTGTAGTAATACTGGTTGGGAAACGTTTTCTTACAGCTGATGCCGCCAACAGAAGCATACCATACTCCGCACCGACATTCGATGATGAGCCACGCCTGCAAGCAATCGCCGCTGCCAGGTACCCAGCTATGGTAGTAATAGCACGTCTCGCTATCCGGGTTGGTCAGCGCGACATTGGTGAACGTGCCGTTCACGGCTGCGCACCAGCCCGACAGCCCGCTGATAGTGACCGTCAGCGGGTCACAGCAGGATGCACAGCTGCATTCGTGGCAGCAGCTGAGCGTGAACGTGCCGGTTGCAGAACCGCGCGTGTTCCACGTCAAGGTCGGGTCGTCCGGCCAATACAGCGAGCTGCTTAGGTCGTCGGAGTGGAACCCGTCGGTCGAGTCTGAGCAGTCAGCGTTCTTCGTAAACGACCAGCGACCCCAGCCTGCCGCGTAGTCAGTGTAGCAGAGGTACCAATCGCCGTAGCACTGCTTGTAGCGCGGCATACCGTCGTGGAAGCCGTCGATTGTATAGTTGCCAGAGATGTCAGGATCACAGCCAGGCGCATCGCACGTCAGCGCATACCCGCCAGCGCCGCAGCTACAGGACCGCGACGACACAGACGACGATGACGACTTCTCGCACTGGCAGAACCAGATAATCTCGCCGTAGAAGCGCCCAGTGATGCACGGAGGGCCATGATGATCGTCGCCACCGTAGTGGACCCACTCACCATCGCTGGCATCCACTTCGCCGGGAACGTACGGACACGTGTCGTCGCCCCACTCTTGCTCGCAGTTGGGTGGCTCCATGTCGCGCTCGCACTGGCACCATACCCACGCGCTGCAGCTGTCCGACATCATGCACGCCTCGCCGGTAGCTATGCCGCCGTCATCAAGATCCTGGTCGAGCACTTGGTTCCAAGGCGGATCGTCGTACAGTACCAAGTCCCACCAGTACAACGGCACGTTCGGCATCGAACAGCTGCTGTTGGAGATCTCACTGAACGACGACTCGGAGATGTCCGAGAAGCTGGAGTACGAGCCACAGCAATGCCCGGTCATGATGGTCTCGCCGTAGAAGCGCCCCTGGACAGGCGGCGGACCCAGCTCGATACAACCTCCACGGAAAACCCACTCACCGTCTCCAATAGCGCCCTGCTGGCAGTTCGTACCGTCGTCCGGACAGCACGGCAACACCTCGACGACGCCCGATGCACCATTCAAGAGTATGGTGTACTCGCCGATCGGGCAGTCTGGGTACGCGTCGGCAAGTAACCATGCCTCAGCGGATGCGTCGCCCTTCGTGGATGAGATCAGCCACTCGTCGGGGTCGCCGTCTTCGCCTTCGGCAAACCAGATCCACCAACTACCGTTCGTGAATGCGGGTTTGTCGCCGTACGTGCCGCTCTCGTTGTACGTACCAAGCGCTGCTGCTGGTGTGGCACCTGGACCGAATACGCGCACGCAGTCCTGCAAGCCCGGATACGACAGCGAACCGTCCGAGCACGGGCACCAGGTCCACACACCGCGCGCGCCCTCGCCACACGGTTCGTCAGGGAAGATGAGCTGCGGCACATAGCCACCCAGATCGAAGTCGCCGTACGGGATCTCCCATGGATGCGGTTGGCCCTCAGGAAAGTCATCGCCGCATGAGCCTTCGCCTGGCTGTGGATTCAACGACCACGACGTGTCGCCGCCTTCGCTGCCGTACTCCTGTTCGTCAGGGCACCGGCAGATGATCGAGACCTCTCCGTAGAAGCGCCCCTCGAAGCACGGTGGGCCTAGGCAGCCGTCGCCGCAGCGCAGATACCAGCCACCTTCGCCAGCGCACGAAGGCTGACAGATGTCGTCCATCGAACAGGATAGCTCATCGCCTGTACGCTCGCAGTAGTCCCACTCCTGATAGGGCGAACAGCGACACCACACCCAGATAGAGCATTCCGCATTCGGCATGCTGGTGCTGAATCTTCCATCGGGCTGTTCGAGAATCCAATCAAACGTCGGCATCGAACACGATTTTGGCGCTGCCATCAGCCGCTACTCCTTGCGGACTTTCAGAAATTCCTTTAGCTGCCCGACGGACATACTTCCAACATGATACTTGTATTGCCACTTGCCGTCGACTTTCCAGAACAGAAACAGCTGAGGTATCGAGCGCGTCTTTGCCAACTTGGCAGCCTTTGCTGCTGCTTTGGGCTGCTTGTCCACGTCAAATCGGATGTAGCGAACATGATTCAGTCCACCTGCCTTGCGCACCGCGGGGATGACCTCGTTCTTCATCTCCCTGCACGGCGGACAGCCCTCAGAACCCATTACGATGAATCGCGGCTTCTCTTCCTGCGGCGGATTGGCGACAGCCATCGCGATGTTGACTGCGTACAGCAAGCCGACGATCGCCAGCAGGTTGTAGATGGTGCGCATAGTTCCCTCCTTGGTTACAGCGCTGCGAAGACTACCCCCGTCTGGGGTGGCAGCACGCGGCTGATCAGTCCGACTTCCGTGTCGGTGATTTTGGTCATGTCAGTCTGGATGAGGATGGCGCTATTCATCGTCAGATCCCCCACAGGAACTGGAACGCTCAGGTCACCACCCATTCCGGCGGGTACGAACACTTCTGTGACTCCGGCCGGCAATGCGTTGGCCCGAAACTCGCTGATTTTGAAGGCTTCCACAAGCGGTGTGCCAGCACGGGGCTGAGAGCCCTCAGGAGGCCCCAGAATCGCGTCCTGGGCGATGCGGTAAATGTTACGCGTCGTCGCCAGGAAGCGCCCCCTGCGGTCTGTGGCGTCGCTGAGAACCGTCTCTAGGCCATCAGCCACGGGCACATCCAGGATTGCGGCCAAAAGCGCCTCCAGGCTAGCAATCGTGGTGCCCTGGACGTTGCAGTCCATGATAGCATTGATGGTGTCCTTGTAGCGCTGGCTGGTCTCGCCCTTGAGGCCGAGGATGTAGCCGAAGTGCTTGTAGACGTACTCTCGATCGAACTGGCCGCCAAAGCCCCATAGGAAGACTGTATCCCCCATCTGCGGGATCCGCGGATCCGAGAACGGATCCTCCTCGAACGTGATGGCGATGTCGCTGACCGTATAGTCGATACCTTCGTGGAGCACGCAGGTCGCCGCGGTCATCCTGTTAGAAAGCAGCGGCAAACCTACCAATCCCTCCGGTTTCGGGAAGGAGAGTCCGGACTGGTCTTCTCGGGACAGCTCCAGCAGCGTCCAGCGCTCAGTATGGTAGAGCGGGACAGTGAGCCGGCTGACGCAGGCGACGACCTCGTGCAGGTTCTGGTGCTGCTGCCGCACCAGCTCGAGATTGGCCTGCGCCATGGCTGCGAGCGGAGCGCTTCCACCGTAGTAGTCCGTCCACAAAGACCCTAGCAGCCCTAAAACTGCATCTGGAGTCGGTAGGTCGAGCGTGTTGGCTAGGTGGTGTGGCATGCTTATGTCACTTCTGCATTATTGTCACGGTGGGGGTAAAAATAGCATTAACTGTCCGGATTCGTCGCAAACCCTACGCCTATAGGGGTTTGCGTTAGTCACGATGCGCAATTACTGTTTAGTAACGGGTTTGGCCGGGGTCCTTATGTCAGTCCTGGGTCATGCAAAAAGCGCGGTGACTCAACATTATGCCGATACGATGTGCACATTGCGGAGTGCGATGAACGCCGCCATGGTCTTGTCGTCAACGGTGTCTCCCTGGATCAGCACGTTAGAGACAGCTGTGGAGTCTGGCAGCGCCCGCGCGAGCGCGAACTGCTTCGGCTGTACGCCGATCGGCAGCCCGTTTATGTACGCGACGGCCGCGCGCTTGAACTCGTCTTCGTCTACCTCGGCGGTCACGTTGATCCGCACGGTGACCAAGGCTGGCTTCACAGCTTTGATCAGCACATCGAGGCCAGGTTGACGGACTGCCGGCTTATCGACTGCAGTCTGAATCGTATCGACGTCAGGCATGACAAGCACGGTCACGATGAAGGCCTTCTTGTCGCCGACACTGAGGCCGAGCGTCTCGATCTCCTCTTTGAACGTGATTGTGGCTTCCTGGTAAGCGCTGTACAGCCCTTCGTCTACCGTCTGGACGTCCGGCACAGCGCCTGCGGTATTCATGCTGCGGACATCGTCCAGGATCGTGCAGCCGTCGGCGGTGTGTGGCAGTCCAGGCGCACGGATGTCACGGACCAGATAGAAACCAGGCGCGTCGTCGCGCGCCAGCGTGACTTCCCAGGTAGCCTCCGTTGGCGTCTTGGACAGCAACGTGGCGTTCTTGGTGATGCCGCGGCTCTTCGGGAAAGCTCGCGTGCGCACGTAGACGTCCAGCTTGCCGCCGCCAGACACGGTACCACCGCGCCGGTCTCGTAGCATTTCAGGATCACTCGCACCGATTACGGCCACATCGAGCACGTTGAATGTCAGGCTTTTGATTAGCGCCTTGACGCTCTCAGGACTGCCGAAGCCAGGCATCGCGGCGCCGGTCTGCATCTGCTGCACTAGCTCCTCGTTCGACTGCGCTACGTTGCCGCCAGCGAAGTCTTCCGTGGCGTACGCCAGCAGAACACCCGGCGGGCTCGGTACTATGGTGAGCTTGTCGAACTGCGCCAGTACGGCGTTCTCGTGGATCTCGGCGGCCATGACAGGTACTTGCACGGCGAAGTTGCCGTTGTCCAGCTCCTCCGAGCGCACATCGTATGTGCCGAGGCTGCTAGTATCAGGCGCTTTCACGCTGACCGGCCGTGTGGCGTAGAACAGTTGCCCGTTGGCGCGGAACTTCGTGCTCGTGCCAAAGTTGATGCCACTGGCTCTGTCCATTACGACGGTGACGCTACCGGCCGCCTTGGTGGACACACGCCGGGTGATGCGATAGTTGGACGCCAACGCGTCGACAGCAGTCGGAACTGCTGCGTCGGGCTCTTGGGCCAGCTCCAGCGCCGACATAGACTTGCGCAGCCGTTCGATCGCCTCCATGCTTGCGCCCTGCAAGATGGCGTGCAGTTCTGTCACCAAGTCACCGAGGACACCCCTGCGGGCATTCAAGTCCGGACACTGCTCTTCGACCATCTGGGCGATGATGGCGTAAGCCGCATCGACGCGGTCGTCGTCAATCTCATTCAGTTCGGGCCAGTACATCAGTAACTCCTATGTTGGGAGCGGCAGAATGAACTGCATCGATTCAGCCTCTGTTGTCAGCGTGATCACGAGCTGCATGACGCCTGGTTGGACGATGATGTTGTTCAGCTGTAGGCGTTTGAAGCGCTGCTCAGGCGGGTCGTCCTCTGTCTCTTCCTCCTGCATTGCCGCAGCGATATGGCGCGCGGCCGATTGGAAGTGCGCCGCCACGTCGGACTCGGTGAACATGTGGCCCTGCTGCCACAGCGTCATGAATGGGCACGCACGCGGCACCTCGCGGCCGAACGTGTAGCGCTGACTGCCGGTCTCGGTCAGCAGCACGCACAATACGCGTTGCAGCACGTTGTGGATGCCGGAGGAAACACCGCCGTCATCAAACTGCGAGAGGACGAAACCCTCCTCGTCGACGCTCCAGGCTGTTATGTCTTTGCTCATGTCGTCAACATCTCCTGGATGAATGCCTCCACAGAGCCCTTGTGTACGCCGTTGGCGGCGTCTCCGTGCGCCTTGCGCCGCCCCGACAGCAACATGCACGCGCGTGTGGGTGTGCGGTGACGCTCGCGGAACGAGCGTTCCATCATGGCCATGTAGCCGATCTCGATACTGGTACCCGCTGCGATCCTACTCTTGTTCTCACCCGCGCCTGTGAACTCGTCGATGTAATCCTGGTTCACGTCCGTACGGTCGAACGGGTCGCCCATATCGGGGATGTCCGTAGGGTCGAACGTCCAGCCGGGTGTCTTCCCACTTGGGATCATCCACGGCCGCTGCACGGCGTTACCTTCCAGGTACGATCCGATCGACAATGAGTCGGCCGATACGTCGTCCATCAGGCTCGTAAATTGTGCGTCAACGGCAAGGGTCATTAGAGCATCTCCAGGGTATCGCGCTTATCGAGCTTCTGCTGGATTTGCGCCATCCTGTGGCTGACAGCAGCCGGGCTGATCTTCAGCTGCGCCGCCACCTGGCTGGGCTTGGTTTGCGGGTGCCCGTGCATGCCCAGCACCCGCTCCATGATGAACTGGTTGGTCTCGTCTAGGTCATCATAAACTAGTTCGAGCCATACGTCAGGGCGTTCTTGCAGCGAACGTACCCGAGGGTCGTAACCTCCGCTGCCTTCGTCGCCCGGCCGGGTGATCGTGCTCTCGGCCAGGGGCCTGCCGCTACCACGGATATACTGCAGCCGCTTGAGCGACAGCCCGGTGAAGTCCGACAGCTCCTGGTCCGACGGCGGCCGGCCCAGCTTGTCTTCCAGCTCGTTGACAGCACGCTCGGAGTGCATCTGGTCCAGCGCGACCTGCTCTGGCACGCGGATGATCTGGCGATGACTGGACGCCGTACGCCGCAAGCGCTGCAGCCGGGACATCATGTGCGACTTGAGCGGACCACGGGCTGGATCGTACGAGTGCAGGGCTTCCGCGGCCATACGCTTAGCCTGGGACCTGATCGTCACACTCTTGGCCGACGGGCCGGCGTACGCGCGTACGGCCATGCTGATAACCGGATCGAGCGCCTTGAGCATCTGACCTGTGTTTGCGCGGGACGGATCGGTAGCCCAAGCCTTGTATGGCTCCTGAAAATCGGGCTCTAGCAGGTTTTTCGACATGATACCTCCTACGGCGCCGGCGCCGGTGGCGCGCCGCCACACGAGTCGCTCAGTGTTGGACACGTCTGACCCGCAGTCAAGTTGTGCGAACCTATCCACGGCGTGGTATACAGCGGATGCGCCGTTACGGTGTAGTCGTCGCTCGCATGCTCGGTAGCCGTGCGGATATGCGACATGCGGAACGCGGTGTAGCACTTCTGATGCTGCGCATCGAAGAAGTGGCTGACGCGTACCACCGAGCCGTACCGCTTCTCTCCGGCGATCGGCGGCTGGTTGCTGCCCTCAGTGCCTTCGAACGAGATCGTGGAGCCTGGCGCGATGTCAAAGCGGACCGGACCCACAATATCGCCCCAGCGGTTCTTGAGTATCTCGTTGACGTAGAAGGCGTGGGCCAACTCGTCCAGGATAGTCTTCTGATCGTCTTTGGAGTCTACCGGGTCTGGTAGAACGGCGTTCGGCGTACCGACGCCTGGGTGGTTATGGGCGTTGCCGCGTACGGTATTGGCGCCGGCGATGCCTACGGAGTCGGCTGAGAACCCGGATGGTTGCACGTACTCAGACAGGTACGACGGCGCGCGTTTCAGGATAACGATGCCGTCCTCGCGTCCGACATACATACCGCCGATCGTATCCTCGACCGTGTCGTCCGGGCGCATGTTGCCGCCAGATCGCGAGCCGTAGCCAGCGAAGAACCCCACAGCCCGGGTTGCGCGCGGCAGGAAGGCGTTCATGTCCTGCTGCGACATGTCACGTGTGAGGATCGACGCGTTGGCGCCTCCCGGATTCCACTCAGCACGCAGGCCCGGAATGAACGGCACGATCGCGGCATGCGTTGGGTATGGGATGAGCTTGAAGAAGAACTTGGCTGACAGCTCCCCGATAATCTTGTCCCAGAACGTGGTATGCGCCATCGCGTTGAGCGTATTGGACCGGTTGGCCGGCGTCAGCGAGCTGACCGCGATGTCGTTGGCGATCGCCATTGCTGCCACGTCGGCGTCGACGCCGCCAGGCACCTTGAAATCCAGTACCTCGCCGCTGATATTGATCAACTTGAGCGCGGCAAGCGCCTCGTGGTTCTTGCTGTCGTTCTCTGCGTCGCCGTCAGGGAACAACTGAAACTGCGCTGAGCCGATGCGCGGCAAGCAGCACAGTTCCTCGAACCATGGCATGATGGCGTCACCCCACAGGTCGCTCTGGATATTGGCTGCCGTGACGACGGACTGCGCAGTCGTCCGGCCCAGCCAGTGCGTCAGCGCGCCGCCCGACGCGTCGAAGTCGATCGCGCTGTTGAACGTGAAGTGCGAAGGGTTCTGCGGGTGCATCATGGCGTTGAGCGTCGACGAGAAGCTGAGAGCTGACAGCCAATGAGTCATCTCGAGCGTCATGGCGTAGCCGTCGTAGGTTCGCCGATAACCGATGCCTGTCACCCAGCCACAGAAGATTCTGTACAAACCTGCCGGCCAGATACCAGGCCCGCCAGCCTTGAGTGTCGATGTGACGTAGACTTGAACCTGCAGCTGCAACGGAGAATTCAACCCGCCACCATGGGCGGTCGACGCTACGAGCGTATCGGCCCTGTAGCCGACCGGCAAAACCGCCGTGGCAGTCGGGATCTTGTTCATTTCGTACGAACAGCCGAATTGCACCAGCTCGTAGAACGTGCCTCCGATCTGGGCGACTAGTTCGAATTCGATCGCAACGTAACTCATGTGCGTGCGCGCTCCGTGCAGTCTGCGACGGCCAGCATCAGCCCGCCTAGCTTGTAGGGCAGCTGGTCGTGATTCTTCCACAATTCGAGGAAGGTCTTATTTGGCTCCTGCTCGCCGTCGCCGAACAGCTCAATATCGTCGTCCACAGTCAAAGTCGTGATTAGCGCTGGCAGCAGTTCTGGAAGGCCGCCATCGGCGGTGTTACCCAGGTGCGCAGCGTCAAACGGCAGGTACGTGATCCGTGGATCGTATGCCAGCACGTACTCCTCGAGTTCGGTGGCGTGCAGCATCTGCATCACTTGCTGCAGCCGCAGGCCTGTTACGGGCGGGTTACCGAACACGATGTCGCGCACTTTCTGGACGGCCGCAGGGATTGCCTGCGGGACAAAGTCCTGCGGCACCCACTCGTCGTCGGAGCCGGTGGCCGCCATGTTGTGCAGTAGGGTTCTTACGTGATTTATCATGGTGGCACGATGGTCTTGAATATGAGCTGGAACTTGGCCAGCCGGGACTTGGGGTTCATGTAGTCGAACTTGCCGCCGACTAGGAACGCGTCTGCGCTGTACCCGGCGAACACCAACGTAACCGGCGTACCCGTGATCGAGATAGCGTAGGTGTTGTAGTAGTCCATCGCCGCAGTCAGCCCGTGGCCCGACAGGAAGCATTCCATGCCGCCGATGCCGCTCACGACGACGTCGCCCATCTTCTCGCCGAAGACGTAGACGTAGGTGTAGTTTCGCAGCGTGAGCAAGAACTGGTAGTTGCCCTGCGTGCGCGCTGACACGCCTGACACCACAGCATGACCTGGTGACGACGGGATAGCCGGGTTCAGTGTGAATGTCAACGGAACCGCCGTGCCGGTAGCCACCACGTTCATGATGCCGGTCAGCTCGCCGCTTTTGATGGCATTGGTCCCGAATATGTAGGCCATTATGCGATTCCTCCTGTATCGCCAGGTTGCTCGCTCACACCGTTCATCATGCCTGCTATCGTCTGCGAGTCCCCGTCACCAAACGAGAAGGACAGCGCATCCGTGTCAACGGCTGTAGCGCCGGCACGCTCTCCTGGCAGGTCTTGTGCGGCATCCGTGCCCGATTCCTGCTCGTCTACCTGTCTTGCTGCGGCCCTGTCATTCGATACCTCCGTGGCACCCGCAGCAAACGCTGCGGCCTCCTCCGGCGTTTTGACGCCCGATTTGACGGCATGGGCAGCGCGTCCGACGAAGTTACGCTGCCCGTCCGCGGCATGCTCGATCTCGTCGTCCACACGTCCCTGGGCCTTGTCTTGCTCCTTATGCGTCTCCTCCAGGGCACGCTTGCTGTGCATTGCAGCAGCATGGCCTGCGCCACCCCTATAGTTTAAGCTACGAGCCGCTCTTGAGGCAGCGCCAAGTGCCAGTTCTGCCGTGGCCTCGGCGTTTCTGCCGCCTAAACCCGCCTCTTCAAGGCGCTCAGCGATGGCCTCGATCACTTCCTCGCGGGACGCGCCGGCCATTTCGCGCACGGTGCTGGTCACGATCTCGCCGGCCTTCCACATCCGCCGGGCTGACGTCCGTTTGCCACGCTGGCGCAACACGCCCGACATCTGGTTAGCCACGGTCCTTCGCATGAGCGGTGCGATGTCGGCGTCCCACTGGGTTTCGCGGACAGCGCCGGCCACCTTGTCGCCGTACAGGTCTTTATTCTCGTCGCGCTGATGGATGATCCCGGTGGCCACGGTCATGTCGACGCCGCTCTTCTCCAGCGTCTTGCGGAAGGCCGCAGCGTCGTAGAGGTTGAACTCGCCCTCCTCTTTCAGCTTGATATACGCCTTGTGCGCTGGCGAGCCGTCTCGGAGCATGCCCTTGTCGCCCATCCGGAGTAGCGCTGCTGCGTTGTTGGCAGTCTCGCTGCGTCCGGCCTGCGCCATTAGCTGAGTATCCTGCTGCATCATCTCGTTAGCGCTGATACCGCCAGCCGCCTGGATGAACCCAGCGCCCTGGCTCTTGGCGTATGCGCCGAAAGCCATACCGTGCTGACCGGCCATGACGCCCGACATCGCGTCGCCGCCCTTGGCTACCGACGCGGCGCCGCCGAACTGCTGCAGGCCCGCAGCCTCGCCGTAGCTGATGTCGGCCTGACGGGACAGCTGCTTGAACATGCGTGTCTGCTGCTCCAGCTGTTCATTGTTGACGCCACGGGAGAACCCACCCATGTTGAGCTGATCGAGCGTCTGCGCCATCTGGTCGGCATTCATGGCAGAGTAACCGCCGCCGAGGTCGCGGATAGCGCTCATCGGCTTGGCGAGCCCAGCCTGCCAGTCAGTGAAGTCTTTGCGCCCAGCTTGGGTCTGGTAGTCGATGTTGCCGGGACCAAGTCCACGCTGCATAGCTGGGGCTACGAACGACGACAGCTGGCCCAGGCCGAAGCCGCGGGTGGCAGCTAGGCTGCCCTGCGGATGGCTGTACAGATTCTGCTGTGCCGCGCCAGTCAGTTGAGTCGCCGCGCCCGTCAGCTGCCCCGGCGTCATACCTGTGCCAGGCTGCCCAGGAGTCTGCATCTGGTTACGGAACAGCTCGGAGTAGTTGCCGGCCGCCTGGTTCGCCCCGAGGCCGAGCGCGTCCATCGTACCGCCGGGCATGAAATTACCAACCAGCGGCGTGATAGCGGCTACCGCCGCGCCGAACTTGTCGCTCTGCAACAGTTCGGACATCTTGTTGCCTTCTTCGGAAGACAACAGCCCCATGCCGACCAGCCCACCACCCTGCGACCCAGCGTAGCCGTGAATCAGCTCCTGCAGGCTTTGCTGCGCAGCCGCCATGCCGATACCGCTGACGGCGCCCAGCTGGCCCTGCTCGAACTCGCGGGCGCGCTGGGTGTCCTGCAGGTTCTGCGTAGGCCAGAACTGTCCCAGTGTCATGCCAGACGGAACCATCCCCTGCCCGAACGTCTGTAGAAACATGTTCAGGAGAGGATTGCTCGAAAAGGCTCCACTAGGGTGCGAAGCGCCTGACATAACTCTTTCCCCATTTCGCGAGCTGTTTACGGATGGCTTCCTTGCCCTTCTCACTTCGAGGATCGCTGAAACGCTTCACATAGGTATTACGCATCTCTTCGTTCGCTATCAGCTGCGCCTGGCGTCCGGTCGGCACCCACGGCAGTAGCTCGCTGAGAAGCTGGTTGCGCAAAGACTCGGTCTGCTTATGGTGCAGATTGAACGCCATCTGGTCTGCGCCATAGTCTAGTAGCGCCAGATTGAACTGGTACTGATGCTCCCGCGCCTGAATACGCAGCTTCCGCGCGACATGCTCGACAACGAGGTTGGCTTTACGCCACCATCTTATGTCAAGTATATCACCGCCCAGGTCCAACAGCCCCTCGCAATGTGCGTGGAGCAGCAAGCATGTTAGGCGGTTCTGTCGAAAAAATCGGGGTCTTCCGCCTTCGCTTCCATGTACTGCAGCACCTGGTTGAACTGCACCCACTGCGAGCTGATCGCGCGCCGTAGGCTATCGGTGGTGCAGATGTCGTTGTCGATGTACTCTTTCAGTGCCAGGATCGGCGACTCGCCCTCATCGACATCGATCGCGTCGACTTCTGGGAGCGTTACAGGGCCTTGACCAGCGCGCGTAACGGACTCGACGCCCATGGCCATCTTGTACGTCTCTGCGATGCGCACGTACTGCATGATGTGCTGGATCTTGCCGTTAGCCATCTCCTGGTCGGCCAGCTGCAAAGCCATGTCGACCTCCCGCGGCAGCAGCCCGCGGAATACGACCTTGACGCGCCCGCCAAACAGGTTGATCTCCTTACGGAAACGCGCTTCGCCCATGATCGCTGCCAGGTAGGCCGCGACATCCTCGTTCGTGGGCGTGACCAGTTCGCCGTTCAGGTCGTGGTTGCAGCGCGGGCAGTTGACGGTGGTGCCGGCCAGGTCGCCGCCAGCGCCTTCGATCGGACCTGCGTCAAACCCGTCCGTCTGCGGTGCTTCGGGTTCCTCGTCGACTGGGTCGGGTCCCTTCTCCTTCAACTTGAACGGTGGCGCAGGCGGCGCGTCTGCCGCAGCGGGCGGCGCGGGAACGTCGCGCTCGCGCTCGGCCTCAGCTGCGGCCGTGGCTACCGCCACCGCGGCGGCTGCGCCCGGCTTTGCCATCATGGCCCGCTTGGCGGCCATCCGCTTGTGCTTTGCGGCCTGGCGTTTGGCCGTCATGCTGTCCTGTAGTTCGTCCATTTCCTGGAACACGCGCAACGCTTCGGCGCGCTCAGCAGGCGGCAGCGTATCGACGTCCACCGGCTCGGGCGGATCGATAGCTGGCGTGCTAGGATCGATCGGGTTCAGGTGTGAATGGTCGGCGGCCTTGGCAACCACAGTGGCGACCTGATCCTGCAGGTCGTCGGTGATCTTCACGCTGCTTGGCGCTGCGTCCACAGGCGCTGCCATGGCCTCCCTAACCAGCACATGCTCCGTTTCGGTCAATTCCTCGGTGCCACGCACCGCATCCAGAGGCACTCTGCCGATTACAGTACCGGGCCGCATCGGGAGCCCTTGATGGCCCTCGTTGGCGGTCGGGACTGGGAAACGGCCACGTCTTGCCTTACTCATCTTCTTCTCCCTTTAGCTTGCGGGATTGTGATAGTAGTTGCCATCGATCTCAACGAGATTCGGTGCATCTAGTGTAACAGTTGCCTCATAGGTAGCGCCACGGTCTTCTGCCGTGCCGGCTGATACGTCGTACAGCTTATTGTCCACGGTCCGGTACGCTGTGCCCGCTGTCAGGCGATCCTTACCCGGGAATGGATACGTATCTTCGCTGGAGTCGTTGCTTTCGACTGCGTTCTCGGACCATTTTGGTACTGCGTCGCCGTTCTCACGGACCATCTGCTGCCAGCGCGCCTCGTACATGGTGAAGTATTGGGCCTTCATGTCGGCGGTCAGCCGCATGTCAAACCACGCTGATTTCACGACGTCGATGTTGCCGGGGCGCCCGGTAGCGTACCACATCGTGTTGAGGTCGATGCCCCAGCGCGTGGTACTCCACGTACGCAGTGTGGCTTCATAGGTATGCCCGCTGTTGATAGCAGTACAAGCAGCACTGGTGCCGGCCTTGGCGACCATGCCGCCCGCCGTGGAGTAATAATGCCCAGAGCACGAGACCACGTCGTTGCGGACCAGGTGCGAACCATAGTTCAACAGGTCACCGTCGATGAAGACGTCGTTGCACAGTGTTGCACCGTCCTCGGTGAAGAAGTTGACCTGCCGGGTCGTCGCGTCGTCTGGGAACGCATGCATCACTGCGCACTGGACCCAGTGCTTAACGAACTCGGACCGGGTGATGATGTCGCCCTTGCCCTTGGTATCGAGGACGATGTCGCCCTCTTTCGGCTGTGACGGCGGCGTCGTGCTGACACCGTCCACCTTACCGAGGGCGTCGCCCATCTTCGTCATCAGGTAGACGTTTCGTCCCCAGCCGACGATCTCCGAGTTCTTGGCCTTCATCACGATGCCGGTATGATAAGCGTGCTCGCCAACAACGTCCCAGGAATATAGCGAGTGGCCCTGTGTGCCGTTGACCGGGCTTTCGGATATATCTGAGCGCGACTCGATGAACACGCCGTACGCGCCGCCGCCGTTCGCGCCGAGCATGTTCAAGTTCTGCTCGGCTTTGAGCCGTACGTCCGCCTCACTGGCTGAGATGTCCACACTGTTGTGTGCGCGCAGACAGATGTCGCGGCCACCCCAGGCGATGACGTTACGGCCAGGAGCTAGGAACACATCGCCGGGGCACTCCAGGAAGATGCAGCCGCCGGCCATGCGGATCTCAGAGCCCCAGCCGTCGCCGATACAGACACCGCCCTCGTCGGTGATGGTGAAGTATGCAGTGTTCTTGTAGACCGTAGCGCTGGTCTCTGGTGTACGATGGTCGTACTGGATAGTTTCGGTGCCCGGGACGTCCAAATACCACTGGCTAGTGCTGTCGAGGTCGGCCCAGGTCGGAATATCCTGGTTGGAGTCGACGTGCGCGTAATCGCCCTCTTCTGGCAGGTAGAAGTCGTTCTCGTGGTAATGGAACGGGTGCGAGCCTTCCCAGTTGAACAGGTGCGCATGCAGGTCGGGCACCGAGGAGGCCATGAACAGATGGCGCTCGTCCGCAAGCACACTGCCGCTGACGCCCGGCGTAGGCTGTACTTTGTGCGATGACCCGCCGCCGTAGTAGCCAGAGGCCATGTAGTTCGTGGAATTGTCGCCATCTTCGGCTGTGACGATCTGGTTGCGCTTTGGTACCGGGATGATCGGGCGCTTGGCCAGCGTGAATCCCAATGCAGAGCGCACGCCCCAGTGGCCGGACAGCGCAATCTGCTGTTCGTGCAATCCAACAGGCTCGTAGTACGTGTCGCTGTACAGCAACTCGTTCTCTGAGCTACTGTAGTCAGGCGCACACAGCAGCTTCTTCTGGCCTTGTCCGAGGTAACCGGCGTACGTGCGGAATCGGTGGAACGGCTGCAGATCGTCGTTGGTCGGTTCGATCCGGCCGTACCACGGATATGTGTTCTGAATGTTGTCCGCGGTAAGCTCAGCACTGGAGCCAGAATACGGGCTCTCCAGCATACCCTGGTGCTCCCACGGGTAGACTGAGATGCCGTGGTAGTAGACGGTCTCGCCTTCGTCGTCGTAGACTTCGCGCTCGGTAGGCCCGGCCCACTCCTGGAACTGTTGGCCGGCAACACGGCATAGGCCGTCCCAGTAGAAGACCCAGATGCCCGTGTACTCGTCGGCGCGCATGAACGACATGTACGAGTCCAGATGCAGCATCACGCCCAGCTCGGACGCTCTGTTGAACTCGCCGATCTCCATGCTGTCGATAGGCGTACGGCCGGACCAGTCGGTGATACCGCCGTTGAGATCAACGGAGCCGCTATAGGCAGTGCCGCCTAGGCTGAACGGATACTGCGGGCCGGATTCGACTTTCAGCCCGGTATTGGAGCCCTGGCTGATGATGTCGCCGTAGCACTTCGTGGGATCCCACATGTACACGGGCTCGACACCGATGATGGTGCCGGATGTGCCGTTCGGAAGCCGCATGAAGCGCACATGCGTGCCTGGTACGAGCGTATCAGCATCGTACGCGCCGATCGGTGTGACGGACGCGCTCATACACTTCGAGCAGTCTATCGCCATATTGCCGCCGTCCGGCAACACTTTGTAGCAGCGAGCCAGCGGGATGCCGTCGATGATGATGCCGAACTCTACGCGGCCGTCGGTAGCGAGGTCATGTTGATGACTTTGCCCCGCGCCCATGCTATCTTCGGCGGGACGCTGATCCCCGGCGTGTCCGGGTGAACTACGCGTATTCCAATCGTTCGCACGCGCGAGTCTGCCGAGATTCTCAGCAGCGAACGCGGCGCCATGGGCAAACAGTTGTCCAAACATATTCTCACCGACATGGTCCTATACCCTAGAGACAATTCTCCGAGCGGGCGACGTTACGAAACTGCGTATGTCATCCAGAGGAAGACGAAACCGAGTTGCTCGTTGACGACCATGTCCTGCGCTGCGACAGATCCGCCATAACTGTTGATGATCACGTGCTGCATGACCACCGTTACTGTGGCACCAGACGGACCGCCTTGGCATTCCGCGTCCATGGCAACCGTCAACGAGTTTCCGTCGCTGTAGCAGACGTTTCCGTATTTCAGGAAGAACGCAGCTGCCAGTGCGGATGGGCCCATCACACGCGACATGGAGCCTTGGCCCTGTGTACGGCCGCCGACCAGCACAATGTCCGTGGAGGTCACGTCGTAGAGCCGCGTGATGTTCTGGATGTAATTCCACATCAAGTTCTGGACCAGGAGCCCAGTGTACTTCGAGTCGAACGTAATGGAGGCGCCGTCTGCGCTGAATGCGCCGCCGTACGTGACATCATTTGAAAACATGTCGGTAGCCATTAGGGCGACCTCCTATACGCAATGACTTGTTACTACTATCTATCCCCGCCACCAGCCGGACCTTCAAGCGCCGTCCGGCAGAGCGCTAACACAAGCCCGCACCTCCGCAGTCCGGTATGTATGTCTCGAAGATCTGCGACAAACGTACGTCCGTAGGCGCATGCTCGCGGGTTTGCCATGCCTCGTTCCAGCCGTAAGCGACCGTGACCGGCACGACATAGCTCTTGGTCGTCTCCTCGATCTGGCTCAATGCGCCGACGTCAACCAGCTCGAACTGGAGCAGGTTGAAGCTGCTACGGAACACCTCGCCGAAATGCATCAGGAAGCGGTACGTCTCGGCTACCAGGATCTCCGCCTCGCCGCCCTCTGGCGATATGCAGAACAGCGTGTGGCTGCCGCGCCAGAGTTTGACGTACTGCGGATTGCCATCGACGGTACCTGTCTTGCCGCCGAGTGTCAGCCGCTTCATGTGTTTCCATCCGTTACGCTTGACCACGATGCCCGGACGATTCTGTGTGCGCGTTGGCGTCCACACATTGGCGTCCTCGATCAGGATGCCTGTCGTGTCCTCGTTGCCCGTAGTCTGCGTGAACAGGCGCTCCCGGAACACGCCCTGCTCAATGTTGTCCTCCGATGCAAAATGTTCACGTAGGAGCAGCAGGAACAGGCCCGTCATGATCTGCGGGCGCGGCCCTAGCGTGCACAGGTTGCTTTCGTGGTATGTCCTATCTTCCGGCATTCTTCGGGCCCTTTATCGGCAGGAAGGATGGCTCGCGCATCAGCTCCTGATCGATCAATGAGATCGAATCGAGCGGCGGGACCCAGTTATTGATGCTGAGCGTCGGAAGGAGCGGATTGCGCTCCTTCTCCTCTGGTTCCTTAGGCTCAGTCATCAGCTTCCCTCCTCTGGATCTACAGTGTAGATGATATCACCGAACTCAGCCAGCCGCAGCTCTGCACGCACGATTATGGGCACTCTGCCCAGCTCGGCAAGCGTCTGCACTTGGCCGATAACATAGCGACGATCGCTATTGGCGTCGATCCACACGTCGTTCCGATGGAGCATCGGCACGCCGACGAACGAACCGGCCAATGTGACATCATTGACAGTACCCTTCTCCGAGCGCTTCGTGTCGTTGCCCTCGGGCGTCAGGTCGTACATCGTGTTCTCGGTGGCCTTCCAGTACCCGTCGACCTTGCCGGTGCCGTGGCAGACGGCGCAGTCGGAGTTCAGGATGCCGCCCGTGATCGGGTCGACGCAGCCGGTCTCAGTACAGGCCGTGCCGTACAGCTTGCGCTTCATCAGGTAGCCAGGAAGCCGATCAAGGCCGCGTGGCGTAAGTAGTTGCCGGCGGATGATTGCACGCGCTTGAAGCCACTGGCGCTTAGACAGGTTGCCGAGTACCTGTGCGTTCTCGCTCGTGTATGTCTCCCACGGCGTCGTGAGCACGACCCGGTACGCCGTACGCAGCGACTTGGCGTGCTGGCGCTGGCTGTCGTCGAGGGCGTAGTACGTGTTGCGCACCGACGAGCCGACGTTGGACCAGGTGCCGCCACCGTCCTGGTTGACCTGGAGCTGGAAGTCCCAAGGCAACGGATCGAGCAGATCTTCACGTACCTCCCACGTGATGCGGGCTCCGCCGGTCATGGCGTAGTCCACATAGATCCGCTTGATGCCGTCTTCGCTCTTGGTTAGTGGCATTGAATTTTATTCATGAGATCAAAGTTGACTACCAGCGCCACATGCCGAAGCGCCCGTACCGGCCGCCGAAGGTACCGAAGCCGCGCTGCGCATTCATCTGCGCCTTCTGGTGCATGACCATCTTCTTGAACTGCGCGTACTCGTCCTTCCAGGCCGAGTTGTACTCCCGATGCCGGTTCTTGTCGTCGGTCGTGGTGCCGCCAGCGCTGTGCTTGAAATGGTTACGGCGGTAGTGCTCTTCGGCCATCTGGAACAGGAACAGCTTGGTGCCGGCCGTCCAGATCTCTCTGAACGGGAACGTGAACGTCGAGTAGTTCGCCGCGTTCATGATCGGCGGCTGCTCGTTCCAGAAGTTGACCGTCCGGATCGCCGCATGGCAGATCTCCACGACACCGAAGTCGTAGTTCTCCAGCAGCTCGTTCTCGTACGGGCTGTTGTCACGGAGCGCCAGGCGCATGTCGTCGACCAGTGGTGGGCCGTTGTACGTGCTGTCGCCGCAGCAGGTCCACGCCGAATGCTCCATGTAGATGTAGACCTCGTCGGTGAACAGCAGCTCGCCGTCGGAGTTGATCGCCCCAGCTTCTGCAAACCAAATACCAGGCTGCGTCATGACCTGGGACGGTACGACACACATGATGATGCCGTCCGCGGCAGACAGCACCGCGGCCTGGATCTGGTACGTGGTCGGGATCTTCATCGACGCCTCGCGGAAGCGCACCATGACATGGCCATAGGTGGGGCTGGCGCTAGAGCTCGAGCTGGAGTCCAGCATCTCGAGCCCGGCGCTGCCTGAAATGCCATAGCTGGACAGATTGACGCCGTTGCCGTCGCGATCGCGCATGATCATGCGCAAATAGACGGTCGTACCCTCTCTGGCCTTGCACGCACGCTTCTTGGTCAGCAGCTGCTCGTCGAACGCCTCGCTGATCTCCGGGATCAGGATGTCGAGGTCGTTGCACGTCTGCAGCTCGTAGGCTGTGCGCAGCCAAATCGGTGTAGCATTAACAGGCATTGGCTAGCTCCTTACGAGGAGACGACGACATCTTGTGTATCCGGGCCGTACTCTCCCTGCTTGTAGTAAACGAAGGTGTACGTATCGGCGTTGAGTCGGAACTCGTTCTCAAAGCGGCCGTTGGCATCGGTACGCGTCTCAGCGCGCACGTAGTTGCGCGTGCGGTTGCCGGCGTCGTAGTCGGTCTTGAGGTACGCCTGGACGGTAGCGTCGTCGACGGCCTGACCGCCATCAACGATGTAGGCCAGGTTGTCCGTGCCGCCGTAGTCATGGTCGACCGAAATCGAGCCGACGCCACTGAAGCAGATCGATGCCCAGTTGGCGTCGCCGTGGGTAAGGATGTGCTCGTGCGCACAGCAGCAGGGCCACGTACGCGGCAAGCCACATGTGAGTGCGGCAGTTGTGCCGTACCAGCAGTTGACGTTGACGCACGGCATACCGATACCGCATGCGGCTGTGCAGTTCCACAGCGACACATCCACTGCCGGAATACCAAATCCGGAGACCGGTCCCTGGTCCCAGCAGCAAACGTTGACGCTCGGGTATCCTCCGACGCCCTGGGCTGTCTGTGCGTACCACTTACAAACATCAGTTTGAAGAAGGTAGCAGCCCGGCGTATCTGAGGCAGACGCGCGCACCAGATAGCCAGCACATTCCACGGCGTTCACTACGACACACGGAAAGCCACCGAGGTCGCCCTCAGCGGTATTGCCGCGCCACTCTTCGACGTTGACGTTGGGCAGTCCTGAAACTGGATCGCCCGCAACGGCGACACCGTCCCAGTAGCAGACGTCGACGACCGGGACGCCGTTCGTGTTCACGGCATGCAATATCTGGCCGTTCCAGAGGCAGACGTCGGTGCACGGGAAGCCGTTGGCGCCCTTGGCTGTCGTGCCTTTCCATTCCGCCACGTCGACCTTCGGGAATCCGTTGATATCGATCGTGCCGCATACTTGTGTCGTGCGCCACTCCTTGACATTGACATCCACAGTGCCACCGCTGGAAGTCTGCGACATGCTATCGCACTCTTTCCACTTCCATACCTGCATCATCGGCAGGGTTTTACCTGCCGCTGCGCCCGTAGCGCCGACGCTGGAACAGACATCGCCGCCGAGCCACTCGCAGACGTTGACGTTCGGAATACCGTTTGTATCGGACGCGACGAGTTGGGTCAGCCACTCCCTGACATTGACATCCACCGTACCGCCGCTGGAAGTCTGCGACATGCTCTCGCAGTTCTTCCACTTGCAGACCTGGATCATCGGCAGCGACTTACCGTTGCCAATACCCAGTGTGCCGCACGTAGAGCAGACATCGCGGCCATTCCAGCACTCGACGTTGACCGGGATGTTCGGATTGGCCGCGAGGTTGGAGTAGCACCAGCACGTGACGTTCACGCACGGACGGAAGCCGGTGACCAGGTTGTTGCTCTCCCACGCGCACACATTGACCATCGGCATCGCATCGCCGCCGAATGTGTGCGGCGTCATGACGTCAACACCCTGCCATTGGCAGACATTACCGGCCGGGATTTCGCGCAGCGATGAGATAATACCTATGGCGGTATCGGCGCCGTTGTCCGACTGCAAGTGAACCTTGACATTGGTGCCACTTGGGACAGTGAATTGTTCACTGTGCATCTGGCCTTCTGCTGCGCCAAAGCTCGCCGTTGGCTCATGCAGATGTAGCGGAACGCCAGCGACGCACACATCCATGGTCATGACATCGCCAGCCGGCGCGAGCGCTAAACAAACGACGGCCTCGTAGATCCCGTCGTCAGTTGGTGTATAACTGAGCAACTGACACCACGACGAGATATCCTTCGTCCCAGAATTACTGCAGCGTTGGATATACATGGTCTGTCCATCCTTGGACTAAAGTGCGTTAGCTATGGTCCGCCCGACGCTGCTACGCCCTGTGGAATCATGTGCCGATACTGCACCGGCCACATCAAACTCCACCGCTCGGGGCTGTTGTTTACCGGGAAGATAATGCACGTCTGCATGTGGCCGATGACTCCGACTTGTACAGGCGCAAAACCGGCTTGGCGTGCTGCACTATTGAAATAGGAGCACTCACAATGCGTCCGCTCCGAACGCGTCGGATCTTTGCCCATGTTCCACCACACGCCACGTGTGACGTTGCCGATCTGCTGCAAGCAGCGTAGCGACACGCGGAAGCACGCGGCGGCGAAGTTGCCGGGACCACTATGGCCACGGCCGCCTTGCGCACCGACATGGCCGCAGTAAACCAAATCGCCTACGGCTGTCAGCAGGTTCTCAGTCTCTCCGCACGGTACCATATCTGCGTCGAGCATAATCAGGTACTGCTTGCCGCGCGGCACGTCGTGGGCCAGGAACTCTCGCGTGACTCTGTTCCTAGTTACGTCGACGTCGTACGAGTCGTGGGCACGTCGCCAAAGCAGGCCCTTCGTCGACAACCATTGCGCCAGGAACTCGTTTGGGTCGCCTAGGACGACGACCTGCATCTCTTCCAGCTTAGGCGCTTCCGGCGCCGGCATATTGCACGGATACGGGGGCGCTTCCGGTACCTGCACTGCGCCTTGTGGTGGCTGCGGCTGCTGTGGCTGCGGCGCTTGGCCCATGGATTGCTCCAACTGCGGCTGCAGATACGGCGCCGGATTCAACGGACCGCGCTGCTGTTGCTGTTGGTTCACCTGGCCGTAGCCAGGGATGGGTTGCTGCGCTACCATGCCTTGAGGTTGGCCTCCTGTTGCTGGCACCATTACAGGCTGTGGCTGCGCCGGCGCTTCACTGTGAACAGGACTATCGGTTGCTGGCGTGGCTTTCACGCCGTTGGCTTCTTGCTCTTGCTTCGGACAAGGGCATCCGCCAGGGCTCTCCTGGGGGAGTCCAAGCATTCTTCACCTTCCTTTCAACAAGTTACTCGGGATCAGGCTCGGGGTCGGTCGCCATCTCTTCGACGTCGATGCCGCCGTATTTCAAGGCCATCGCCTTGATGTCGCCGTAGAAGTCGCGCAGGTCAGCCGCATCGTCGCCAAACTCAGCCAAAAGCGCAGCGCGCGTGTGCTGCTTGATGAGCCGGTTGATCTGGGCCAATGCGCCTGTGGCCTGACGGCTCACGCGCGTGACGATCTGGCGGATCTGGTTGGCGCCATCGGCAGCGGAATCTCGGGGGGCTACAAGTGTCATCGAAAGCTCCTTGTATGTATAGTCAAGCCGTTAGCTGGCTGCTTCCAGTCTATCAAAAAATAAGGCGGCGGCACATGCCGCCGCCTTTGGTAACGACGCTAAGACTCGGAAAACACTTACTGCGTGGCGAGGCCGGTGCCATCGTCCGTGCAGGCAATGCTTTCGGAGCTGTAAGATCCCCAGCACGGGTCGGCTTGGACAAAGTCGCCGTCGACCAGCGTGATGATCTTGGTTTCGTCCTGTGTGGCATCGTACAGGTGCACTGCCGGGGTGTTGACAAGTGCCAAGACCTGGGCATACGTGCTATCCCCTGCGAGCGCCACCTGGAGCGAACGACGAGCGCGGTCATTCGGCGTGAACCGAGTGAGCCAGTGCTGGATGTCGCCCCAGACGGTCATCTCTTCGCCACATGCCAGCCTGCGGCCGTGAGGCGGCAGGAAGCCGAAGAATTTCTCCGACGTCGACACGTTTCGGACGGTCGAGTAAAGGCACTCGACAGCCGTTGGGGTTGCAAGAAGTGCCATCGTTTATTCCCCTATAAAGGGTTTGCTTGTTGGGTTCCGGCTGGCTACTCCGCCAGCTCGCCGCCAGTGTGCTTGTGGGCGTAAACCAACGCAGCAGTCTTGGCGAGATCACTCTGGCCGACCAGTTCGTCGGCGCTCTTCTTGATCATGGCATCCACATCGGGTTGCGGCTGCAAGCCAGCCAAGACATGCGTCAGGAAAGGATTGCTCCCGTCCTCGGCCTGCTTGATCTGACCGTCCGCTTCGGCATGCGCCAGAACAGCACCCAGCTGCAGGAACTGCTGCGCTTCCGCTTTCGTCCGAGGCTGCAGCCCGTTAGCGGCTAGCTTCTCGAAGAACGCCGGGACGTGAATCTGATCAACCATGAAGGATTCGGACTGTGCAGCCTGATCCTTTGTTGGAAGTGGGGTACTCATTTGGGTTACCGTTCCGGTTGTTCAGGTGATTGGTTATGTGATCCACAAAGCCCCAGGCACCCGGGCGAACCCGGGTGCCAGGACTGTGGATGACAGACTACGCGAAGTCGGCGCGCGCCAGGCCGCCGGTGTGCCCGATCGAACCGCCAAGCGTCTCGTAGGCGAAGAATTCAATCATGAATGCCTCGCGCTTGATATGCATGGTGGTGTCTTCGAGCAAGTACGACTTGCCGATGAACCGAGGGTCGCCGAAGAAGTACATCGAATCATCGGGGACCAAGTCGCGCTTGATCGTGATGATCCACTTGCAGCCCATCAGGTCGATCTCGGACCAACCGCTCTTCAGCATGTCGCCGGAGAGCGAGCCACCAGCCTCGTCGTAACCCCACTTGAGGATTTCGCGAATGGTGACGTTGTTGATCAGGACCGTGTTGACTTCGAGGTGACTCGGAGTCTTGGGCATGATCTTCAGGGCTTCCTGCACGGTATCGCGCGAAATACCGCCCCAAACGGTCTCCCACTGGGCAACGCCAGAGGTCGGCACGATTGCATTGGCGGCGCCACCGAGAGCTGTGTTGACGGCGGTGAGGAACTTGCTGTCCTCTTCCGCCAACATGTCCTTGATGGCATTGTCACTGAGCACTTGGCGGATGTCCATCTGCCAAGTGCGCAGCTCGTCGATGTCCTTGACGAAGCGCGGCGTCACGATCCGGTCGAACTGCACACGGTAGCGCGGGCCACGGATGTACACGTTGATCGGCAACGTGGCGAACGGGATGGAGATGGCTGCCGGAGAACCAGGCTCCTTGTCCACAACGATGACCGGCTTGTCGGTGTCGACTTGGCGGTCAAGGTCGTCATTGCTGACCTGGACAGGCGGGATGATCTTCCGGTAGAAGCCGTCTTCACGCACACGGACACGGGTGAACTCGTTCACGGCGTCCAGAGCGTTTTTCTCCATCCCCGGCGTCTCGAGCTGGCTAAACAGCTCTTCGTTCAGGACTTGAACGCTTGAGGGGCTGGACATCTTCAACCTCCTTGATTGGTTTTCACTTCCTATCCGTGGAAGCGATCATTATCGGTTTATGCGACGCCTTCCTAACTGCCTTATGAGGACAGTGCAGGGAGGAAGTAGCTCCAGAACGTCAGTGTCTCGACTCCGTGGGCATTGTAGCCCCGTGGACTCGATGCAGCAGCCTGACCGCCGGACACGTCGGTGCCGTCAGCCACGCCTTGCACGTGCCACGATGCAACGCCGCAGACCCACGTGGTGTAGGCCGTGACGTTAAGGTTGGTAAGGATACCGTCCGTGCCTGCGGTGAGCAGGTCGTTCGGCAGGTAGGTCCGATCGGCGAACTCGGTGGTCTGCAATTCGTAGCCACCGGTTGCGACGAGGCCGGACATAACACCGGTAGGCGAAATCGCGTACCAGTGTACAACGGAGCTGCTAGAGCTCGTGCCGTCGTTTTGCACGTCGGCGTGGTCAGAGCCGTTCCACAGGAAGATCGGCATCGCGGTGTCGGTATTGGTGATGCTCGTCCGGTCGAGGACGAATTCGCCAACGTCGTTGATCACCGCCACGCGGCCTGCCGGAATAACGGTAGACTGACCGAGTAGAGCGCTGGACAGCTTGGCAGAGTGGTCCAAAGCAGCCAGGTGGAACCATCCCTTGACGGCGTCCAAGGCTTGCTCGAACATCTGAGCGACTTGACCAGGCATCGTTGACCTCCATGTCAAGATTTCAAGGTTATGCTGCAGTTACCCGCAGCGAACATTTCGTGTGAGCGCGTTATGCGCCCAAAAGGGTGTTGCGAAAGTTTTGGCCGGACTCAGTCGCGTCCCAGTCAGCGACGCCTGCGCCGGTGATTGGGCTGGCCGCAGCTTTCTTTTCTTGCCCGACCGGACTGCCGATAGCGTCAAGCTCAGCGGCATTCCGATGCTTGGCCAGATCACGGATCAGTTCGATGCAAGCAGCGTGGCTGGATGCAATCTTCTCCGCGACTGCCTCTTTCTGATGCCCGAAGATGCGCTCGTTGGCTTCCAAAGCTTCGATCGCTTCGGGAACCAGCGCGTCCACGGCCTCCTTGACCGCAGCGTCCTTCTCCAGGCGATCCTGGAAACGCTTTGAGGTCTCGTTGGCCATGCGAAGTTGCGCAAGTACCTTCGGTGCCAGTACGTCGGTGGTCATGGTAACCTCCATGTTCCCTAGATTAACCTATTTCACCACAAAGTGAGAACAGGGTTTTTGGTGAAACTACTTGCGGCTCCGGTTGTACAGCTCCAGGACGAATCCCTTCATGTAGTCGCGGACCTTACGATCGGCACTGCCTTCCTTCGCTTCGGTGAAGGCAGCCTTGCCCGTACGCTGGAAATCCTGGACAGCGGATGCGATCTTCTGGCCTTCCGGTTGCGCCATGGCAGCCAGCTGGGCCGGATCGATACCGAGTTCTTGCAGCGCCATGAACAGCTGCTGTAGCGCAGCCTCGTCGCCCATGCCGCCCATCTCAGGCGGAGGACCGCCCATTTCGCCGCCCATTTCCGGCGCAGGAGCGCCCATCATTTCCGGCGCGGGCGCGCCCATCTCAGGCGGAGGACCGCCCATTTCGCCGCCCATCTCAGGGGCCATCTCGGGACCTGCGCCTGCTCCCTCAGGGCCGCCGCCACCCATGGCAGCCAGAAGCTCTTCAGCGCCTGCCGGCGGCTCTTCGCCGCCTACAACGTCTCCTTCTCCTTCGCCTTCTGCGGGTGGCTCGCTACTAGGGTCCGAGCCACCGCCTTCCTCGGTTCCGTGATCCTCGCCCTCACCAGCGCCGCTGGTGGGGTCCTCGGCCTCGCCCTCTGCCTGCTTCTTCATGGCGGAGAGTTCCTTGGCCAAGTGATCAGTGACGAGGTCGGCCTCGTGGTAGGCCTGCTTCACGACCTGCTGAATGACACCAGAAGCGATGTCGTTGAGCTTGTCGCCCAGTTCACCTGCCTCCTCGGCGGTCTTCTCACCGGCCTCGGCGGCTTCCTTGGTGTTAGGCGCTTCCGCAGGCTTCTCAGCCGGCGCGGAGAAGTGGCCGTTGGCGATGGCAGCAGTGAGTTCGTTGCCAACGTCGGCCGCACTCTTGAGCAGAGTGTCGTCGTCCATGGCCGCAACGGCGTCGGCGGAATACTTCTCGCCATAGTCGCCAGTGGCCGGGTGGGTTGTCCCACCTTGGTCGCCCTGCTTCTTGTCTCCTTCGAGCTTACCCTTGTAGTCCTCCTCGGTGGAAGGATCTTCGCCGGTAGGCTTGGCTTCGTCGACGCCTTGACCCTGCTGGGTGTCCGTGGCCTTGGGCGCGTTGCCCTCGGTGGCCTCGGGCTTCTCGTCGACGGAATCGGGGATCATGTCCTTGACACGCTTCTCGTTGTCAGCGGACTGTTCTCCCTCGCTCTTGGGCTGCAAATCGTCATCCGTCTTCTTTGACGGGTGCGAAGTGGGGCCCTCCGCACCGCCAGGATCCGGAATGCCGGTCTCGGCACTCTTCTCCTGAGCAGCGGCTTGCTTCTCGGCACCGATCTCTTCGACGAGACCAGATACGCGATCAAAAAGGCTGGTAGGCATTGGATTCCTCCATGAACTTCGGGTTGCTTTTACACCCGTCGTGGTTCATTGTGAGCCAAATGCAGGTATGGCGTCAACACCTAGTTAGCGCCACCCCGCTACTTTACCGAACAAAATTGGACCGTACGACCAAATCCTGCATGAATTTCGCATCAGGATCGGCCGCATGTGCTTGTAGGAAACCGAGCTGGTAGAGCGCGTAATGCTTTGCCAACTCGTCTACATTACCGGCTACAGCCACCTTGGTCATAGGCCGGCGACTGCCCAGCGGCGTCGGGTGCCGCAGCGTCGAAAGCTGCAAGCGCTGGACTACGCTCGGGCGGTCTAGCGACCATTCGGCCGCGTGTTTCAGCACCCAATGGCGCACCCGGCGTGGCGTAGGCCCGCCCGGGACGTATGGGCTGTTTCTGAGCTCCTCTTCCAGCCGCGGGTCCGTTGCCAGACGATTGTAAACGCCTGGCAGCCGGTCGGCAACTCGATCCGCGGCGGTCTTGATGCCGATGTCGTTGCCCGTCAGAAGCACTAGGAAGCTGTCTAACGGCAGCAGGCACTTCTCGTCCGACAGCGCGGTGACGACGTGCGCAAGCTTGAACGGGCCTGTGCGGACGTCTGGGGCGTCTGTACGGAGCGGCTGGACATCCGGCATGAATGACCGGTCCAGCGGCGACGGAACCTCCTCGGCGGAGATCTCGTCCTCCAGGCTGATCAGATCGCTGGCGACCTTGAGCTGGCCCACGATCTTGGGATCGGCCCAGGGGCCGTCCGCCATCAGCCACAGCGGCGGCGTCACGCCTAGCTTCTCGGCCAGATAGCCGGAGCTGCGCGTCTCGCCATACGTATCCGCAGCTGCTTTCAGCATGCCTTCGTAGTCGGCAGCGGCCTTGGCCATGCCGATCGTGTAGGCGATGCGGTCCGCCGGGCGGAAAACGTTCGAGATATCGAAGTACGACGGATTCGGGTTGAACACGCCCAGCGTCGTGCCATCGTCGAAGGTCTTGGCCAGGTTGTCCTTACAGCCGCCGTACTTGCACATCTCAGGACCGCAGTATTCTGCGCGGCTCTGCGCCTTGTTTCCGCAGCCAGAGCATTCGTCGTACGCCACACGGCATGCCATCGAAACAGGGATGTCTTCGCCGCGCGCGAGCTTCTCCATCTCTTCGTCGGCGACCAGGCCGCCGTTGCGGTCAGCAGCTTCTTTCGTACTGTTGAGCGCCACGATCAGCTCGATACGGCGCATGTCGCCGTTGTAGGCCGACGCTTTGACGATGCCACGACCCTTCTTCGGATCCTTGTTGTCGTGGTTGCGATACCAGCGCGCGTACTTCTTGAAGGTCGGATGACACTTCTGGCACTCGGCCTCCTTGAAGCCGTCGCCGTTACGGTTGAAGCCGTAATACTCGTGCGCGCCCACGGCGATCAAATGCACCGGAACTTCACCGGGATTCAGCCGCATCGACGCCACCTTGTCGATGAATTGCACCGAAGCGCGTTTCACGAAGGCGTCCATATCGGACCCACGCAGCCCGTTACGGGCCAGCTTGATCCGCTGCGCGATCGGCTCGTGGAAGTTTTGGGAGCCGGGCGTAATGAGTTTGACGTGCGCCATGGTTAAGGTCCCAGTTTGTTTTGCTGCGCCCGAACACTATCGAGCTGTTTGAGCAAGTCCTGCGTCTGTGCGTTGTAGTCGTAGTGCGCGTTGCCGCCGGTTTGGTCGATCATCGAGCGCGTCAGCAGGTCTGCCGCGAGCCCGACCAGTCCAGCACGCCCGAGCTGGCGTGTGCGGTGTAACGGACGTGTTCCGCCGCCAGGGGCCTGACTACGCGCCCAGTTGCGCCCAGCCTGCCAAGACGATGTCCGTGCGCCGGTCGTGTCGGGCATCAGCTTGCGGTACTGCGGCGGCTGTGGCTGCGGTGCAGGCAGGATCGGCGGCTTTCCACCGCCCTTCGGAGGCTTGCCAACCGAAGGTTTGGGCGTCGACTGCGGCAAAGGCTCGCCGACATTTACGCCCTGCGCCGGAATCGGTTTCGCGTTTTGTCCCTTCAACACCTGTGCCTCTACAGGCCCGTGCCGCAATGACCACTTGGCGCCAAGCTTCTTCTGTGCTTCGATTGTGTCCTTCAGCGATTGCTTAGCGTCTGCGCTCAGCGGGTTGCCGGGCGCATCGCTCAGCATCGACTGGACGTGTGCCTTGGCCTTGCCCGTGCCGCGATGGCCCTTCTGGAGCGCCCGGTCGGCCAGTGCCGCTACTACGGCGTTGGCTTCTGGCTGCCCATAGTTTAGCGGAACATGCTCGCCACTTGTAACACCGCTGATGTCCTCCTTGAGCGAACCCAGGCCAGGAATCAGCGTCTGCAACAAGTCTAGTCGTGATACTGGCACCGTTTGCGTCTTGCCTGCAGGGTCAGTGTACTCGCGCTCGCCGCCGGTGATTGTCTTCGCCAGCCGTTCGAACCAGTTCATGTCTTCGTAGCCCGCGCCGGCACCTTCGCCGCGTGCGCCGATCGAGCTTTCGAGGTCTCGCCGCTGGTCAGCAAGGTTACCGCGCTCAGTGTCAGCTTGCGCTTCTGCGAGGCCGCCACTCAGCGCGTTGTACAGCCCGCCACCAAGGCCGCCGAGCATACCGCCCGTCAGCGTGCGGCCAAGCGCATTGCGCCGATTCTTTGGCTGCCACAGCGACGACAGCGCACCAAGACCGGCACCACCAGCAGCGCCGAGACCAATGTCCCAGTACGGCTTGTGCTCGGGGTTAGCCCAGCTGGCTTGCGCTTGCTCGCCCATGTTGGCAAGCCAGTTCTGCACATCCTCCTGCCAACCGGCAGTCTTGATGGCCAACTTGGCTTCCGCATAGGTCATGTTGTCGTAGTCCATTTGTACTTCCCTGTACGCTAGGCTGACGGCTTCAGGGCATCATCGACAATGTTCTGCTTATCGGGCTTGCTCTCAGAGATACCGCGCGGCTTGCTCATCGGCGGGCCCAGCTCTCTGGCCGGGCCAGGCGCCGCGTTTGCCATCAGCTGTTGCGGCATGTCGCGATTGGTCAGCTTGCCCTCGACGTCGAGCATTTGGTCAACGTCGAACGGATCGATCGCGGACGCTTGCTCCAGGTACTTCCGCAGCAACGCCTGCGCCATTACGCGCTGCTGCATAGCCTTGGGCGCCACTTCGGAGAGGTGGTTGTATGCTTCCATGACGGCGGCTGGGTCGTAGCCGCTGATGACCGGGTCACTGGCCATCATTTCGTGCATCATGGTCTGCATACGGATTGCGCGCAACCGATCCTCATGATCTGGTGCGCCAAGCTCCTGCAGCTTCTCCTGGATCAGATCCTCTTTGGTCTTCGGCGCCATCTTGTTTGCGAGGCCCCGTGCAGACCCACCAACGGCGCCAGCCAAACCCAGGCCGAGCAAGCTAACCGCCTGCTTAGTCTGCGATTGATTGTCCCATACTGAGCCGGTGATCACGTCTGTCTCGGGGCTGAGGCCAAAAGGGGCGAGGGTCTCCGCGCGCTTCTCGGGCAGCTCTTTCTCGAATGCGTCGAGTTCGGCGCGGCGCTTGGCGAAGTCGGCCATGGAGTGGAGCGCTGTTTTGATCAGGCTGTAGGGCGCTTCGTCCCAGCTGACCGCGTGCGGACCCCGGGCTGGCGGGTACTTGACCGACTTGTTCATGTCGGCGGCGTGCTTAACGAGCCTACCCGCGCTCGCACCTAGCACCAGCTCGGCGTTCTTGCCAACCTCGTCCGGGTGCTGAGCGTCCGGGCGCCGGAAGTAGTCTCCGACGGCGTTGACGTCCTCGGCGACCTTGTAACAGGCGTGCATGGCTGCATCCTTGACCCGCTGATGCTCTCTGCGGAGGTCGTGGAGCTTGGACATGGCTTGCTTGCCGGCGCGGTGTGGCTCCTCCGGATAACTCGGCATATCTTGCGAGTTATCGGCTGAGGCGACCTTTTCTCGCAACGTAGTACGAGTTATGGCCTCGGCACGGCGGCGCAGCCAGCCTCGTGGCGACAGCTTGTAATCGTCGGCGATCGCTGCCGCGGCCTTCTGCTGCGCGGGCGTTTCGATCTCAGACGGGAACATGCGCTCGAGAATCTCGCTGGCGTCAGCCAGTTCGAACGCTGCTGCCTTCTCGGCGAGCGTGTCGTGAGTACGCAGATGGCCGATGCTGCGGCCGTTGTTGAACGCGCGCACCATGAGCCGGACCTGGCCAGCAGGGACTTTCCGCGTCGAGGCTACCTTGACGATAGCGTCGTTCGGGGCGTAGCCCTTATTGGTGAGTGCAGCAACCTCGGAAAGCGCGGCGCTGATCCGCTCCTCGCTCTCTTTGGTTAGTCTAGGAATTTTCGTCATGATCACCTCGCTCTGGGAACGTGGCTGTGCTCATCAATTGACCGAGACCAGCGGGGAACTCACCCACGCCGATACCAACAAGCTCTGCAGCGCGTAATCGTACGCCCTGGGCCTCCAACTGTGCGATCTGGCCCGTAAGGCGCGTATCGCCGTCTTCGCGTGTCTTGACCAGCAGACCTTGGAAGGTGTCCACCAGTTGCTGCACGTTCTGCGTGTACGTTTCTGTGCCGATGCCAGCCTGTCCAGCCTGTGCCTCCAGCGCCAGCATGTCTTTCCATAGCGTAAGGATAAGCTCGCGTGTCTGCCAGTCGGACTTCATCGTGATCATCGTAATCGCGGCTTTGATGTCGATGGCGTCCTTCGACAAGTCCCGCATCGCGGCCCGTAGGCCGTCATGACCCTCAGTATGCCGCGGGTTGTTGAACTTGTAAGCAAGCGCGTCCAGGACGGACGGCCCGAGCCAATACCCGAACAGTTTCCACAGACAGTCGTATTCGCGCTCCGCAAGGCCTGTCTGAACCGATTTTCCGATCACCGTGTGGGTGATCAATCCGGGGGCATCGAGTCGGTCCATCACGTCGAAGAATATCCGCTCGTACAGCATGATGGCATCGATATCAATTCCTAGCTTATCGGAGATAGCAGGAAGTGACTCTCTTGCTAGCAAGCGTGCTTCCAACTCCCACTTGTTATTGGTGTGGTCGTCGGTCGCGTCGTACAGCGAATATGCCTCGTACAGTGCTGGGTGGGCGTCAAGGGCAGCCAGCTTGTCCATATCAGTTTCGCAGCGCTGAATCAGCCGGCGGAACTTACAGGCAGCTCGAACTACCTCGTCATCCCTACCGCGGACCGGGCGCGCACCTTCGGCCAGTTCGCAGGCACGCTGCCACCGCCAGTCCGGCGGACGTCGCTTGTTATCGGGTCTGTTGACCAGGATACTCATTTGGATTTTGATCTCATGAACAAAATTGGCTAGTTCCGCTCGTTGCCGACCTCGCATTCGAGGGCGAGCTCGAACTCCAGCCCGTTGTCGTTAGTGGGCACGGTAATGTGCAGGTACACAGCGCGTACAGGCACCGTGAATGTACCCTCGCGATTGCGGTAGGACCACGGGCCGTCGTTCTCGAACAGCTCCAGCACCACCCCCGCATTGACATTCTGGGTGGGGATGATCTTGGCTAGCGCCTGCGTCATCGGGTCCACGTCTTCAAGCGACGTCGACGAGCCGCTACCTACGTCGCAGACCTGCCGGTCAAACAGGTTGACCACCAAGGCCACAGCCGGTCCGCTGGACTGCCGCAGCAGCATGCGGGTGATGCGTCCCTCTTGCGGGAAGCCGATCTCGAAGCACTGGCTCAACTCTCCGCCAGGCAGGTACAGCTGTGTCCCCTGGGACTCAACAAATTCACGCTTGTAGATATGCATGGTTTACCTCTACATTTCGCCTTCGCCGAGATCCATATCCACACCTTCGTCTGGGTACGGCTCGACAGTCTTTTGCTTGAGCTCCAGAGTCACGTCGCCCAGGCCCTCGAAGGCGTTTCGCATGGCGTCGGTCAAGTCCGGAAGGTTATTGCCACCGTACCGGTCCTCGAACTTGTCGTGGTGCCAGTACATGTTGAACAGCAGGCGGCCAAGGCTGTCGAGACCCTTCATCAGGTTCGACAGGTGCTTGTCGATTAGGGTTTCGTTCTGTGTGCCCTTGAGCAAGTTGGACAGCAAGGACGTGTCCAAGACCTCTTTCTGGCCGGTCTGGGACGCTTCCATGATCTGCTGCGCCATCATCGGCTCAGGCGGCGGAGACATCAACGGATGCTCTCGCGTCGCGCGCAGGCCATCGACTGGGACCTCTTGGATGTCCTCGCCGTACGTTGTCGGAACGCCGGAGCCCATGAAATGGTCAGAGCCCATCTCCGGTTCCGGGAACGTCGGAGCCGTCGGCGGGTAGCCGAGCGCCTCGTACGGCTGCGCCAGCTTGATTCGGCACTTGATACCGCGCTTGAGCGACGCTTCCTTGAGCAGTTCGCGTGCAGCCTTCTCGCGCAGTCCGTAATCGCGGACCAAGCTGACCATAGCGCCTACTGGCGACATGCGCTTACCGTCGACTACGGCCTCGGTGCCGTTGTTGAAGATCCGCAGTTCCTCGGAGGTCTTGTAGATTCCGAGCTGCAGGTCGACGTGGCTACCAGGACGCAGCGCAGGCGGATCGCTGGAGTCTTCCATGTCGCAGCACGTTACCGGGACTGGGCAGCAGCAATCGCCTTCGCAGCCGCAATCGGGCTTCGGGGGATCTTTGATCTTCACGGCTTTGGCGCCGTCCGGCACGTACAAGCAGCACAGCCGGGAGACGAACCGCGGACCCTTGATCCGATTCAGCATCACTGAGTCTGCCCCCTCGCAATCACTGTCGTACTCATACCGCCGTTCGGCAACAGGGGGCAGATGGTCAGGACGTCGGCTGCCGTAGCGATTACGCCAGCGGACCTCGTAACATTTTTCGTCGCCCTCGGCCGGCAGAGTATTCTTGACCTTGAAGACGCTGGTGCCCTGCCCGTTCGGCGCCAGGAGGACGTACATTGCGCCCTCTTCAAGGCTCGTGGTCTCCGGCAGTCCATCAAAGTAGTCGCGGAAGGACTCGCCGTTGTAGTCGTTAGAGACAAAGATTGCTCCGGGGTGTGTTTCCGTCCATGCCTTCTCGCCATCACCAATCCGGATCAACACGCCGTTGGGCTTTGTGCCGCGCGCATTGAACGGGGAGTGAATGTAGAGACACTTCTCGAATGAGTCTGGCTTGCACAGCACTTCGTAGATGCCCGTGTCGTCCGGGTTCATCAGTTCGAGCGGCTCCTGCACGCGGTATGCGTGGGAGACTTCGTCATCGGTACGCTCGTCAGCGATGAATACGCCGTCGCGCTTGAGCTCTTGGGCCTGTTTCTCCGTGAGGCCATTGCTGCAATTGCGCGCACGCACATCAGTGCTATCATCGTAGCGCCAGATCTTGACTTTTCCTGCAAGCTGCTCTCGAGCCTGTGCAGCTGCAGACTTCTCGGGGAATAGACTCCCGGTCTTGTAGGTCTTCCCCTTCTTTTTCTTGTGCTTCTGGCCGGTTGGGATGGCCGACTCGGTGGTCTTGGCGCAGTCGATTGCTTCCTTGACTACGTCCGCGCCGTACATGTCCGTAAGCGGCCGGACCAGCTGTGGATAGGCGTCCAGCAGCGTGATGAACTGCATGGCGGCGTCGGCGTTCTCCTTGACCAGACCAGGCACCTGGACCTGCAGCTCGACGTGCCGGCCAAGCGCGTGCATCAAGCCGGGCAGCGCGGGTGCAAGCCAGTCCGGGTAGGCTGACGCGTACTTGTTCCGCGGAGAGTCACGGAAGACGTCCATGTTCGGACGATCGACTCCGAGCGCAGCCAGGTTCGGCTTGGCTTCCTCGCCGATGACGTTGGGCTTCCGGTTCAACACGTAGTTGATCCAGTTCTCCTTCATCGGGACGAACGTGTCCGAGTCCTTGAGGTAGAGTAGCTCGTGGCCTTTCAGCTCACCGTTCAGGAAGAACACGGGAGCGTACAACAGCTGCGACCCGACACGGAAACCGAAGATGCCGACGGCGCGGTCGTTGTCCTCGTTCTTTTCCAGCAACTGGAAGCCCAGTTCGTGGTCGAGAAGTTGGGGTGCGCGGTCCTTGAGGTACGCGTGGGCCAGGTTTGAAAGGGCCTGCTCGAACGGAACAGATTGGCCATCACCCCCCAAATCAGCACGCTTGATGTGCTGTGTACGGGCGTGGGACTGACAAACCTGTCTCCAATGTGCAGCGGGCCTCGAGAGCGGCTTGGTGCTCATAGTACCCTCATCCTGTGGGAAATTTGGCGTCCTGCCTGATCAAGAGCATGCTACCTATCGTAGCAGATACGTGGAGATCAGGGCAACGTCTAGGTTTTAGGCGGCCTCAACACGTCCTTCGGCCAATTCCGACCAAACTCAGTGCCCTCGGCCATAGCCGGGACAAAGCTCGTACCCTTGGTGTCGGACACAGCGCCACGATGCGTCGCGCTGAGTAGGCTTTTCTTCTGATTCGAACCCAGGAATCTGGTCATCCAGTCAGGATCATGACCGATCGAGGCCATGGCCCTGACCATGTGCGGGCGAAACGCCGGCTCGGTGTCGTGCGCCTCGACCGACTTCACGCCGAATTCTTCGAATACTGGCAGCATTGATGGCGTTATCCGGGTGCCGATCGTGTAGTGGAGCACCGGACGCTCCAGATACTTGCCTACAGCGTACTGCGGCTCAAACTGGGCCGAACCGTCGCGTGGCTGGTATCCGCGCTCAAATTGCTGGTACGGGATGACATCGCCTGGAACGTGGCCGTCATCCTCGTCCACCATCTCTACGTGATCGATCAGTCCTCGGGCGAGCAGCTCGATGTTCCGGCGGTTGGCGTACATGCCTCCGGCTCTGTACGCGTCTGCGAAGGTGTCGACGAAGTATCTTCGTCCTTCGCCGATTCCCTTATGCTTGACAATCTCTGAAGGATTCGGGATGCCGTCGCTGATGACGTCACCGGCCTCGACTGTATCTCCTCTCTCAACTTGGAGATCAAACCCCGGGAGCACGAAGTGTCTCTGTCCGCTAATGGTAACGTACCGACCACCTGCCGGCGCATCTTCGACGGCCGTCACCTTCCCGTCGAGCTGGGCATGGGCTGCGCCTCCTTTGAAGGTTTTTGGCACTTGCACGAGCTGGTTGACGTGTTGGAAGCCGGTGACGGACTGCGCTTCTCCTTTGACTCCACCTGAATGCTTTGAGGATAGCTGACCTTGCGTAAGCTTCTCGCTGAGTGCTTGTGCCGCCGCGACGCCAACCATGTCGCCAACCGGTGATAGGCCACCACGCTCACGTATACCAACATCACGAGAATACACCCCAGAGGCAGGCCCTCCCACCATTGGACTACGGACAAGAATACGCTTAACACCTTGATTCTCCAGGTCCTTCAAGATCTTCGGGGTAAGGACGGTGTTCCGCTCATAATCACCAGCTGGGGACGCCAACAGTGCTCCTTCACTGTCAACGTCGGTCACGTCGACTGGCAGGCCCCGTATCGGCGCTCCTTCGCCCGGTTCCTCATCGTCATCAGAAGCCGTGACGAGTAGTCGGTGTGCCAGCTGGTTAAGTTGCTTCGAGAAGAAGCCCGCATCTTGGGTCGCAAATTTCACGTCGATCAGACCCTTGCGCGCGCCATACGTAGCGGCCCAGAACTCCGCAGGCCGCAGACCCTCGGCGAAGCTTGTCTGTACTGGAAACGGAATGACGTTCTCGTGGTGATCGACATACAGCATGTCGCCGCCGATCAGGCGCTTTAGTCCGGTGATACCCTTGCCACCGCCTACAAAGCCGGACACCACCTGGTCAGCCAGCGGGTTCTTGGCCTTCTTGGCGTCGGCAAGAATCTCCTTCTGTAGCCGTTCGTGCTCGACCGCAGTCGCTTCGACGACCTTCTCTTCCTTCTTCTCCTCACTCCACTTATCGTTGGACAGGATGTCCCGGATGCGCCTGTTCAGACGCTGGCGAGACATGTGGACAGAAGGCGTTGGGCGCATATGACGCAGGCCAAAAGAACTCCCACCGGTTGTGAACGCAACGTCTCGGCCCACGTCAGACAGGCGTTTGGAAACTTCACGGTACTTCTCCGGATGTTCCTCGGCGACTTGGCGAAGCAGCGCGCTGATGCCCTTCTTGTCCAAGACACGCGTGTAGTCACGCATATCCGACGGTAGCGCCTCGTTCACCATGAGTTGTCCGATGGTCGTACGAATCACGGGTTATCCCCTGGCTTCCATAACGTGCCTGGAGGCGTCGGCATATCCAGCATATTGCTCATGACCGTCTCGTCGAGACCGACGCCACGCAGCGCACGCTGCATGGCCTCATCACCGTCACCGCGATGGACGATGAAATAGTTGTCCGGCCCGACCTGCATCGCTACGCATAGCGCCTGTCCGTCAGCTGATCGCAGCACCAATCTGGTAGCCTCGATCTGCTCGGGGCTGCCGAGTTTGTTATGCAGCTCGACGATCATGCTACGCTCCGGTCAGGCCACGAGACAGCGCGGAAAGTGCGTCGATCCGGCGTGCGCTGTCGTCGAAATCGGGGGCCTCTTCGGGCGCGGCGGGCGCACGGAACAGCGACATAACGCCGTCCGCATCGGCAGCGGGCTTCTCTGTACCGCCAGCGGGTTCGATCGGGCTGACTGGCGCTTGGCCGCCGATCGCGGGCAGTTGTCCCGCCTGCTCGGACTCACCGCCCTGGCCGATCGGTGCGCTTTGTGGCGGCTGCCCTTGGGAGAGCATTGCCACAGTACCGTCGTCCAGAATATCCGGAGGCATCTCGATCCCGGTGTGCTTCATCATGTGGGTCAGGAGCTTGCGAACGCGGCTCAGCTCTTGGTAGATGAAGGTTGGGTCGATCTTGGGCTTTCCGCCTGCAGCGGGGGCGCCTGCCGCGGGCGCTGCCGGAGGAGCTGCAGCTGCAGCCATTGGGTCCATTGGAGGCGCCCCACCTGGCGGCATTCCTGCCATCGCCGGATCCATCGGCGGTGCGCCGCCCATTGCTGCGGGGTCCATTGGCGGCGCGCCGCCTGGCGGCATGCCTCCGCCCATCGCTGCGGCCGGGTCCGTGGCGCCCTGCGGCACAAAGGCTTGCTTTTCTGCCTCACCGCGAAGCCTCCAGTCGGCTACGTCGAAGAGCGTCTCGTTCATTTCGTGTCTGGTCATGGCAAAGCGAACTCCAGTGAGGGTTCATGATATCTTACCAGCTTATCGGGGACGCGGTGTTTATACAATCCGACTGTCCGCTATTCTAGGATCTCCACGCGCTGGCCGGAGCCTATTTCGCCGCGATGGTAAGCGGCAATTGCATCTTTCTTGGTCTTGAACACGCGTGCTGGCGTGGGGTCGGCCTTCGCTGTAGCCGCCCACAGCCCGCCGACGTATTCCTTGCTCGGCGTGTAATGGACATCGAAATCGCCGACAGCCAGCAGGTTCTTGGACGGCATCAGCTTCTCTTTGGCCTCGTCCACGGCGTCGTCACTGGACGGCACGTGGAACTGCATGGCGTCACCATCGAAGTCAGCGCCGAAGCCGCCAACGGTCAGCGGCGGAATCTCCAGCGTGGATGACGATGTGAGCTGCGGCCAGAACGCCATCACGCCGAACCTGTGCAACACAGGTGCGCGGTTGATGACCACCGGCCGGGTCTGCATTTCGCTCTGTAGCTCACGCAGCGCCAGCGGGGTGCGCTCCTTAGCCTCCTCCATGGCCTTGATCTTGCCCATGCCACGCCGTACGAGGCGGCGCACGATGAACGGCTGGTACAACGTCCACGCCTCGTCGATCGGCAGCCCGACCTGGTCCATGTCGAGGTTCGGGTTAGGCGTGATCGTAGCGCGTCCAACGAGGTCGACGGTGCTGCCGAGCAGCTTCCGTTGTACGGTACCGAACTTCGGGCTACTGCCAAAGACATGCTTGAGGATGCCCTTGATGTCCTGCTCTTGGAACTCCGGCGAGATCGGGTTACCGAGGCCGGTCACGCCCTTGAACGCCTTGTACACGGCCAGGCGCTCGTCAGTGATGTCGTCGGTGAGCTTAGACAGGTCTTTCAGGTTCTTCGTGGCCTCGAAGACCTCTTTGTACAGGTAGTTTGCGTCGTTCACGAGCTGCGTGTTGGTATCGGCGAACAGCGAGACCGGGCGGAACGTAGGCGGCAGCACGGGCACGCGGTCCATCATCCAGTCACCTGGGTGCTGGCCGTTCTCCTTCGCTGACTTGAGATACTGCAAGCGTCGGATCGCCTTGTCGCGGTAGGTCTTCTTACCGCTGTTCATCTCTGCACGTGCGCGCTCGATCTCCTTGTTGAGGTTGATATCCTCAAGCGCAGACTTGATGCCCGCAGGTCCAGTTAGCTGCTCACGCCCAGGCAAGCCTTCGCGGCCAGCCAAGACCGATTCGAACTGCTTCTGCGTCAGCCCTAGGATGCGCCGGATAGGTTCTTCCATAACCGGGTTTGGCAGCGGCTCGTGCAGCTTGATATGGCTCCAACGGTTACCACCGTGGCCGCCGGTAAGCGACTCGTCGAACAGGCCGCCCTTGATCGGCGTCAGCTTGCTGATACGCCAGTCGACTGTCTGTGCGTTCTGGATTTCGCGATCGCCGGTGAGATCAACAGCGTCCGGACCGGTCATGGCCATGACTTGCAGCTGCGTGCCGGTCTTGACTGGGTTGATGCCTGCGCCCTTCAACTGCGCAACGAACTTCTCGAACATGAACGGGACCTTCGGCTCGGGCGGCGTATAGCCGGACATGAGCATGCGCCAGTAGTCCTCGTTCCGCTGGCCTCGGACGATGCTGGCGTCACGGATGGTCTTGTACGCACCGTGTGACAGCAATGCATTCAGTTCGAGCATACCGACGCGCTTCGAGCCTGATGGTCCGCCCTTGGCAGGCTGACCCTCAGCGGTGTAGCCGCCACCGGCCGCGCGGCCTTGCAGCTTGGCCTCGGCTGTGTGGTGCAGCTTCATGATGAAGCGGTTGCCGGCATCGATGTCCTTGAGCGTGCGCCCGGTCTTCGGGTCGGTCAGGTCTTCGGTGTCCGGCAACCCGTGCTTGCGCAGTTCGCGTTCGGCGAACTCGCGGAGGTCTTTCAGGCTGCCGAAGTCTTGCAGCTTGTACGGCTTACCAGTCAGCGCGGCAATCTTACCTAGCTGGGCCTCGATGATCTGCGAGGGATTGCCCCGACCCATGATGCCGCCTGGGTTGAGTAGCACTTCGTATGGCACTTTGTCGGGACCGTGCGGCATGTCTTCGTCCGGGACGATGGCGGCCACAACGCCCTTATCGCCGTAACGTCCGGCGAACTTGTCACCAACTTGCGTGGGATGTAGGGACTTAACGACAACGGAGATACCCTTCTTTCCTTTGTGAACGTCGGTTACGGTTCCTGGCGAGTGGTGATCCCACATGATCGATGCGTTCGACCACGACGCCTTGCGACGACCAAGCCGCGGACCCGTCTTACGCTCTTTCACGGCCAAAATCAACGGCTCGTCCATGTTCACCGTCTCGCCGACGCGCACTACGCCGTCGTCATCGTACTTCTCCAGCAGCTTCCGGTCGTATTCGCCCGGATAGATCGACATGAATGTGTTCTTGGACGCCTTGGTGCCTTCGGCAATATCAAGCTCGTGCTGGTACATGTGTTCCGAGCTAGCGCGCTTAGCGAACGACTCCGAGATTACGATGGCGTCTTCGAAGTTGTAGCCTTTGTACGGGAGGTACGCGACGCGTGCATTTTTGCCAAGGGCAGTTGTCCCGCCTTGATCAGTGAAGTTTGAGGAGGCAAGAAGCTGGCCGGAGCGAACTTTGTCACCAGGTCGGACCACAGGGCGATTGTGGACGAAGGTCTTTCTGTTGTAGGGGTGGTTGTCATAGAGCTCCTCGTAATGAACCTTCCGGTCCTTACCCCTGATCTTGATAGCGCTCGGCGTGACTTCCAGCACCGTACCGTCGACCTGGCTCTTCACCGCGCCCATGTCACTGCCGAGCAAGTCCTCGAACGATGTGCCTTCCATGCCCGGGACACCAGACTGTACCAATGGCGCCTCTGCGTCCGCCATCGGCAGCGCTTGCGAAAGCATGCGGCTGCCCATAGAAACGCGCTGTGGGAACGCAGCGCCTTTCAACGGGACCATGGATGCCAACGGGCCGAACGCCTCGGTCATGTCGGCTAGCTGGTAGTCGACGTCCTTGGCGGCGACGTACTTGAGCTTGCCTTTGTGCTGTGCGCGGACGTGCGGCTGCCCCGATTCAAGCTCTCCTGGAAAAGCGACGACAGCATCTGCAACATCCTGTGGTGACTTCCAGACGGTCTTGCCTGTCTTCGGATGAAGGAATCGCGAGTATATGCGTCCGTCAGGGCCTTTAAGCGTTCGGATTGATAGGCGGGAATCGATACCGATCTTGCCCGACTCTGGGGTGTGGACAGGATCAATGAATCCAAGGTGGCTAGGTTGAACATTACGCGCCTCGTCGGGAACCGAATCGGACGACGGGATGCCGCCCTCGCCCATACGCGTTACGCGCACGCGCTGGTCGTACAGTTCCGCTGGGTTGATTTCTTCTAGTGGATTGCCAAGCCCGGTCTCGAGGATAGCGCCTCGCACCATCTTTTGGAAGATGTTGGGCTGCAATCTGCTGAGATTACCGGGCAGCGTGGCCTTCCACAGCGCCTTACGCGCTTCGATCGCAGCCTTGTTGATGCGCTCGGCGAATAGATCCTCCGGCCCGACAGTGCGCTGGAACGCCATGGCGTCGCGGTCGTCGGCATCTTCCTCGCCCTTGTGTACGCGCAGTAGCTTCTGTGTCGACGACAGGATGACCTCGGGATCAACCTTAGCATAAGGTTTGCCGAGCGTACGCTTAGTGACCTCTGGGTCCAGTTCCATCTCGTCGAAAGCTGCACGGATAGCCTCGAACATCTCCTGGTCGTCGCCAGCAGTGCCTCTGCGGACCAGTTTCTTGTACAGCTTCTTGATCGTGCCTGGGTCGCTCTTCTGCGCATTCGCAACGAACAACTCGTTACCCCAGGCATCGCGTATCTGTCTGTCCGTGGCACCCAATGCTTTAAGCACCGGCATCAACGGCATGCGAGCTTGTCCGAACTGAATTCGAAAGATACCTGTCTCTGGGTCCAGGAAGTAGCGGTGACCAAATCCCCGTGCAACATTGACATGGGACTCTAACTCGCCGGACTCCTTGATACGAGTGAAGATCCCAGGTCGTAACCGCATCTGGTGAGACAAGCTGTACTCGTTGCCGTTGAGGATGAACGTACCACGGGGAGTCATGTGCGGAATGCTGGCCAAGGTGACCCGCTTCTCGTCCACGACTTGCTGGGCGTCATCGTTTGTGCGCAGCTGGTATGTACCGCGCAAACGGCGGCCGAGCGAGCGGCCCTCTAGGACAGCGCGCTTCTCATCGGCCTTTGTGTATGTTTCTGGTCCGTCGTAGCCAACATTAGACAGGCCCAGTATGTATTTCTGGTTGGAGACGGGCGCCTGGTTCTGCGCCGCCGTAAGCGCATTCTGGTAGACAGCGGCACGCGTGGCATTCACGTCACCGAATGCGCGGGCCTCTGGTGGCCCGCCTTGCATATCCAGCAGAGGATTCATTAGGCAAGCTCAGTAGAAGGCTTCAATTGGATGGGGGTCGTTCCGCCAAAGCGCTCCTTGGCGCGCCGCTTCAACGCTTCCTCGGCGATGAGGCGCTCGTTGCGCTTCTTGAAGTAGTCGTAGCTGAGTTTGCCGCTGGCAAGCGCGGACAGCATGGCGTAGCTCAACAGCATGCCGAGGCCTTGGCTCGGTATATCGCTGATCGCAGCCTGCTTCTCGACGGGCTCTGTGACAATCTCAGCCAGGTCGTCGAGCTCTTGCTCGATGGAGGTGTCGTCGGCGCTCTGCTTAGCCAGCGTGGCGTTCAACAGCTGTTCGTATTCGTCCTTGGCACCCTCAAGCTCGCTGTCCAGCTCCTGTCGGCGGCGCCAGTCCAGGATCTTGTCGACTAGCTTCCAGCCGCCGTAACCGCTGACCATGGCCGCCGGCAGTCCGAGTGTCCACAGCGCAGGGTTCGAGTACGGCGACGAGGCTTGCCGGCCCCAGAACGTGGACTCGCCCCACGGCAGGTCCTCAGTCGCGCCCTTGAGCTTGTCATAGAGCCATGCGCCTGGGTTCGGTACCGCTTCTTTGTCCATGCCCGTTTTCTCTGCCTCTTCCTCTTCCTCCGGCATCATAATGCCGATCGACTGGAAACTGGGCGTAGGTGAGAAGCCGGACTCTTGACGACCTAGACGCAATGCACCAAGACCGGTACGGCCAAGCGCGCCCAGCCCCGCGGCAGCAAGAATCCACTTCCACATCTCAGCATTAGCGCGCTGCCCCGCCGATGCAGCGTCGGCTGGGCTAGGTTGCAAGATGTTGTCCCAGATCGACGGATCGGCGCTAAGCTTAACTAGGTCGTCGTAGCGCGAATTGGGTTGAGCTTCCATGCCCTGTACTCCCTCCGGATGGTTGGCTTGGTGACAGTACGTAACACTGTGTCCATTCGAGGTAGATGATCGGCCACTCTTTGTCTTCCGGCCAGTTACGCGACTCGTGGTCTCTGATGAACAGGCCGTTGCGGATACGATCACGCACCCAGTTGTAGTATTCTCGGTCCTCCTGCTTGTTGAGGTCGAACACGTGCTCGTGCGCCTGGCCGACAACAGGCAGCGCTTCGACCTCCTTCTGTTTCAGTGACGGCGCCGTCTCCCCTTGGAAAGGAAAGCCGTTGGCACCTGGCCACTGCAACGCTCCGTCGTATCGGTCGTCTTGTTCGCCGTGATACTTACTCTGCGTGTGCATCCTTTAACCCGCTCCCATGCCAGCCTGCTGACGTGCCTGCAGCCGCTGTAGCTGCTCGACGGCCCGCTGGTACTCGCTGATCTCTTCGCGCTTGTACGCCTCGTTCTTGTCGAACGTGTCGTTCTGCGCCTTGGCGAGCATAGCGCCGCCACCAACGCCGACAAGTGGCGGAGCCAGCAGGGCTAGTGGCCAAGCCGCGCCGAACATGGAACGGAGAGTATCCCAAGCGCCACGGGCAATACCGGACTTGAGCATGAACTTTGCCTGGCGGATACGCAGGAGCGTTTCGTCCTCTGACAAACCGTCTTTGGCGCACTTCTCCAGGAATCCGATCTTGAATGCTTCCTTGGGGGTCATTTCCTACCTCCGGTTAGCACGTGCGCGCTGTATCGCGGTGGCGCGCTGTGGTGTGATCATGTTCGACGCCCCGAGCGTCAGGTCGGGCGTTACGGTGACTCCGGCCGAGAGCGTATCGGCTGGCGTACGTCCTTTTCCCTTTATCTTGAGCGGCGCTTGGCCAGGCATCGCCGGAAGCTCGTGCGGCATCACGATTGTGCGCTTACGCTGATGCCTGACGACATGGTCCAGAACCGACGGATCGGTAGGATCGCCCTGCATCTTCGCCAGCTTGCACGCCTCCTTGGCATCGTTGACCATTTTGCGCAGTTCAGCCGCTTTGCTGGCATACAGCTCGGGGTCCTGCATGAGCGCAGCAATTGCGCGCTTCATGAACTCGCCCGGCGGTATACGCCAATGACTCTGCTTGGTACTAGCGCTATCCGCAGCGATTTCTGTGTCGACAAGGCTGATCATGCCTGTCTCGGCCCAGAACTCGAGATGCTGGAAACGGTAGTGTCGGCCCTCTCCTCGTGACATTTTTGGTCCTCCAAACTGCGCTTACTCATAATAACTGATCCTGGCACAGCTGTCATGGCAGATACAGTCCTGCATGGCCAGCAGTAACCATCAGCTTGTTCAAATTGACTCGTTGCACCATCTGGCGTGTGGGGCCGTCAGCCTCGGAGCCGATCAGCTCCACCAGCCAACGGCCGAACTTTCCGCGGCAGGCGCGCGGCCGGTAGTCGTTCTTCGGCCGCAGCTTCTTATGGGTGCGTACGCCGATCCACCAGCCGTTGCCGGGCCAATCGCCCGCTTCAGCGCGATAACTGTAGTAGCGCTGGATCAACTCCCGCAGGTAGTCTCTGGCAGCAGTGCCAGCTTTACGCGTGGACAGCGGCCTAATCTCCGGCGCCTGGATGCCGTAAAGGCGGTAGTGCAGCGGACCAACCCACTGCTCCATGCCCAGATCGATAATCAGCGTGACGGTATCTCCGTCGTAGATCGCGGGTTCGCCATCCTCATTCTCGGGGATCAGTCCGAAGTACGTGTAGTCCTGCAGGCTGAGCGGGGCATCTTCGGATAGTGTTTCGATAGGGCGGGCCATTGACAACCTCAGTTAGCAAGCATGACAGCAAAAGCAGAATCACCTGCACGGGACAGTACGTGCATCTCACGATTATTGTCGTCTGCCCAGGTGTAAAAGTCCACTAGCAAGCTGTCAACTACTATGACGGTTGTCCCGCACACCAGTCGGTGGGCCAGCCGATCGAGCAGGTCGGGCACCTCGTCCTGCAGGTAGAGCAACGAGATGTGGCTGCCCTGCTTACGACGGAACGTCGTGACCTCGTCGGCGTTGGTCAGGCAGAAGATGTGCTGCTGCGGCATCGTATCGTTGAGGACGCGGCGTACAACCGCCTCCTCGTCCAACGCGCCCGCAAAGACTACCAGGCCATCCGTGGTCGCCTGGGTGCCCATCAGCGCTACAAACCGCTCGTGTACAGCGAAATGCTCCTTTGCAGCACGGAGGTCGTCGATCGACGTGGCTGTGTCTGTAGGCAGATCGAACTTCACAGTGGACGCTTGGCGCGCTGCATGGCTTTTTCGTCTACGGTTACGCGCTGGCCCCGTAGGCCGACGACGCCCCTTCTTACGTAATCGCTTACGCCGCATTGGCAATACCTCCGCATGCTACGAAGGTACGCCCAACGTAAACATGTAGTGCAGCAACGGCGAGCGTGCGAGCGCGCCTGGTGATGTGTAATGGTCGGGCATGTTGCGCACGACGTCCGTGAATGCGCGGCGCAGCGCACAAGATACTGCCTCGCTGCAATACGGCGGCCGTCCGCGGTCTTCGAGATCGTCGTCCGTCGGCGGCCGGAAGAAGAAACGCACGCCAGGAAGGTGGATCAGCGATGTCCACAGGATGTGCATCTTGCCGTACTCGCCGGGGCGACAGAAGTCACGTGCAGTCATCACGGCCTTCTTGCGATCCAGCACCTTCGTCTCGCCTTGCTGCGACTGCGTACCGTCGTCCCACCAGTATTCAGTGTGCGTGTCAGCGCAGCGATAGACGTCGATCATGCCGGGCCACTTCTCAACATGCGCCGCTAGCGTTGTACTCTGTCCGCCGCGCCAAAGCATCTCGTAGGCCATCAGGCGGTTGTACTCACTGTCGGGATCGCCGTTGGTCCAGCCGGCCATACCCACGTGCGAATAGATCGACAGCCCGGCGATGGCAACGCACTTCGGGATGAATCCGCGCCGACGATATAGCAACACATCAGCGTCGAGGATGTGCTGACGTGCCTCATCGTACGGGAGGAAAACTTTTTCTGAATCGGATGGCATTCTCTTGCTCCTTGGTCAGCTTATGCGCCGTGAATTTCCCCATCACGTCCAGTTGTGGTTCGTATGCCGGCGTCATACGTGCGCGGTGACCCTCCAGTGTTGGATACGTCCCGGTGTCTTGCACTTCGCGGAATACCTCGGTTGCGCTGTGATGCCCGGGCACGTACTCCGGGGCGCAGCGTGCGCGTGTTGGTAAGTGATGTACGCCGGTAATTACAATGTCCGGCTCGCCAGGGTGGTATGTCTGCTCCGAGCGCTCGAACACCGCTGGGATCTTACCGGCCGCGGCCTTGTAGTCGAGCACGATCCGGTCAGCTTCTAGCGCACCGGGCTTTACACGCCGCTGAAACTCTGCCAAGAATTCTTCCATTGAGATCCTCGCTGCAGATGCTTCCAGTTGACGATAGTTACCGAGCACGGCGCGCTCGCGCTCCAGCTCGTCCTGTTTCTTTGTCAGCTCTGCAGAACGCCGCAGGTATTCTTCTGCCGACATACTTCCACCATCGCTCATCGGTCATCCTTTACAACATGCCGGTGATACCACGAATGGCTCCGGCGAGCAGACCAGCCCGTTGAATGCCCTTCTGCACTGGCGGGGTCAGTCCAAGGAACTTGCCGGCCAACGATCCAAGGTAACCGTAACCGTAGCCAAGGCCGGCATTGACGGCGACGGACGCTACGTCACGCGGCGACACCAAGTTTGAGCCGCGCATAGCGCCTGCTGCAGCAGGAACGCCAGCAGCAATCGCCTTCTCTGGATTGTCTAGGAACGGGTCGCGCATTACAACCTCTCCCCACTCATTCGTGCTGAATTTCGGCAGCATGCCGCCGGAGAGGTCCGCACACTTCGTGAATGCGTCTTCGTCGATCGTGACGTTGAGTTCGCTCGTCAGCCTGTCTAGCACGTCGGCGAGTACGCTCGATGCGCCCTTCACGCGCTCGTAGTGCTGTGGGTCTGGGATCGGCCCGTACTGACCTGTGCGCACATCGTTGGCGCCGAACTCGTAACCAGCGGCGCCCGGCTTGGGCAGGTTCTCTGTGCCACGCGGATAGGCCCACTGCTTAGTCTTGCCGTCCCACTTGCCGCCAGCAGTCAACCGGGCGACATTGGCACCAGGAGCCATGTCAGCGGCAGGGACGTTGGGTGCGTTGGCATACGCAGGGCCACCCTGTAGCGGCTGCTGTGTCCACAGGCCACTAATACCCTGATTGCGCAACGCAGGCAGACCATGGATGAACCCAGGCACAGCTGCGCCGCCGAGCGCCCCGATCGCGCCGAACGCGGTTGGCGTGCGCTTGTTGAACCACTGCGGGAACAGCTTGTTGAGAATCCACCCGCTGCCATAGCCTAGTCCGCCAGTCAGCGCGCCGGTCAGCAGCATCGACGTGAGCGGATTGGGTCCACCGATGTACTCCTGCACCTTGCCGTGCGCATCGCCCATCTGCTTGAAACTGGGAATCATCCCGCGGAGCTTGTCCATCCAGGTAGGATCCGGAGCAGCGGCCCACTTCACCATGACCGGCCCGACCTCTTCGGTGTCGAGCACCCAGCCAGCGTCGTGATTCTGCTCGCCCTGCGTCAGCTCGTACGCTGCGCCAGCGTATTTCACGTACAGATCCTTCACGCGGAAGGGTACAGACGCCCAGTTTTGGTTGCTGTCAGTCATAGCATTTTGATCTCATGAACAAGATTCAACGGTTCTGATAGCTAAAAAACGGGTCTATGTAGGCGTTCGGCGCTTCAACCACCGCTCATAATCTCGAGGACGGTCGAAGTCCTCTGTCTCGTCGACAATCTCCGTGAAGCATGCAGGTGTAGGTGCCGGCGATCTACGGTACTGAAATGGCAGTCCGTGCAGTTGGCAATATGTCTCCCACGCCTTGCATTTCCGCAGCCGCCCTTCGTCGAGCAGTCTCTTCACAGCCATCGCCGCGTGCATAAGCTCCGGACACCGGCTCGCTGGAAACGTCAGCCCAAATATCTCACCGCAGTGTTTACCTGTTACGGCATTGGCGCCGGCGTGGCCAAACCACTCTATCTCATTCGAGTTTATTCCTAGGATGGTTTCCACAGCTGCGTCGGTGCAGCATACGTCGCCAAACACTATGATCGTTCTATCTTCAACGTCCCAAATCGGCAAGGACGACAACAGCTTCGTGCTGTCGTCGTAGTCTGCGTCGGCCGGTAATACGTACAACTCTGCGCCCGGCACGGCCATATGTTGGCACTCCTGGCGCACTACAACGTAAGGCTGACAGCCCGGCGCACGCGCCAAAAACTGCCGCACCGTTCTGTGCACAAGCGGCTCGCCGTTCACCGGCACCCATTGCTTCTGTATACCCAGATACCCTCTCCAGCGAATTTGCGTCCCGGCACATGGTAATATCAGTCGCATGGCACTAGTAGTCCTCGTGCATCGCGATCAACGCTGGTGCTCTCCAGGCCCCTGAGGGGTACTGTTCTTGCGAGCGGATTCTTGCAACGCGGCCAATATATGCTGCAGGGTCCGCGAGCAGCTGCGCGCGCAGCTCGTCTGACAGGCCCGTGCCGACTTCACCAGCGCGCGGACCTCCCGGCGCAAGCGCGTAGCCGAAACCTCCAGCACCTGTTCCTTGGTATTTGCCTCCTCCTGGGAAGACGTCGGTGATGTGGACATCGGATTCCTCCAGTCGCTTTGCCTTGGTGGGTTTGCCTACAGGTGGTTGGAATACGATACCTTCACGCGTTAATGGGTGCTTGCCTGCGATAATGCTGTGCCACAGTTGCTTAGCCTCTTCGGGGTCGGTTGTCTCCTCTGCTAGCTGAAACTTGTCTGGCGGCAGATACGGTAGGATTTCCTCGATCATCTTGCGTCGTTCTGCATAAGGCGTCACGTTTGGATCTATCGGCGTCTTACCCAGCTGCTGGATATCGAAGAGCATGTTCTTTATGTCGAGCCCTTGCTCGCGCTGTTTGTCTCTGGAGTGTTCGACGGTTGCGTGGAGGAGCCCGCCAAGACGTTGCGGCTCCACAGCTCGAAGGACTTGCGCAGCTTCGTCAGCCTGAGCTGCCACGCCTGCTCCTTCTTCCACTCCTGCATCGTCACTGGTAGGCCTGGAAACGTCGTCAGGCCGTATCTTTTCGGCATAGAGTTCTCCTTTCAGAACTGACCCCTCGTACTTCTTCGGAATATCCAGTTGTGGCCGCCCGCCGAACATGCGCTCGGTATGGACGATAGGATGCCCAGTCCGCTTGGCAGTCCTGTAGCTAAGCACTTCTGCGCCACCGCGCATCAACTTGACGAGCGATGACGCGCCATCCAACTTGGCCGACACTGACGTGCCTTCCTTCATCTGTTCAATGTAAGGCTCCACGTCTTCTGGCGCCAGTTTCTTATAGCGCACTTTGTCGTAAGGCACTGCTTTCTTCGGCGTGACGTTGATCATCAGCCAGTCACGATCGCCCCATTTCTCGGGCTTCATCAGCACGTAGCGTTCTGGCGTGCCAGTTGTGGCTACCGTGTACTCGATCTTTGTGGGCGTGGCCTTGGTGATCATCACCTTTCCGCGCCGCTCCTGCCGAACCTCACCCTTGCCGTAGCCGGAGCCGATACTGCCCTGAAACGCGCCATACTGGTGCGAATGCACAGGTTGCTGCTTCATGAACTTCTTCTCGCCCGGAGCGGGGATGTGTGTCGGCTTCGTCGCCCAGGAGAGCAAGCCGGTCTCCGGCGTGCCGAGCCTGTAGTCGAAGTGCTCGCCGGCGCGCTGTGCGCGGTGTCGCTGCACGAATAGATCAACAAGCTCATCGGTATCGAGCTTCGACGGGTCGCCGAAGTCGGTTCGATCTGGAATGCCACGCGCGGCCGTCTTATCCATGGCCATCTTGGAGATGTCGTCCACACCCTTGGACGTGATGCCGACGATCTGCATGAGCTGGCGCAGCAGCACATCCTTCTCTCTAGGATTCTCCATCAACGGCTTGTGAACTGCGTCAAGGATTTGCTCATGCTCACCCTTGTGCTGCCGGAAGAACCAGTTGAGCGCCTTCTCCGCCTCCTGCGGTGTAGACACATGCTTTCCAGTAGCCTGGACGTATTCGCGCTTGACCGTCGCCAGATAGGCTTTCAGCTCCTCTGGCGTCGTCGCGTACTCCCATGTCTTCCGTGGAACCGTGCGCGTCTTCCGGCTGCCCCAGAAGGTCTTGCCCATGTCTTGAACACGCGGCCGATCATCGTAGTGCAACACCCGCGGATGGCGGGTGCCCGGATTCTGCGCCGGACCAGGCGCACGCAGCCGTGCGTGTGTCAGCTCGTGCTCAATATTGCTTGTGACGTCATCGGTCATCGCGTGGCCTGGCGCTGCTGCCCACAAAGTCTCGTCGTTGGGGTCGTATACGCCCTTCACGCCGAAATTGGCAGCCTGGCCCGGCAACGGCGGCAGATACTCTCTGTCGACCGTGGACACGGTTGTCTCTGTGTCCAGCTCTGCCGGATCCCAGCGGTGGATCCCGTACGGGTCATTGTCGTTGGCCATCGACTCTTGGGCGCGCCGCACGGCCTCGTCCAGCCCGCCAGGCGCGTCCTTGTAATACTTGTCCAACTGGTCGCGCAGCGTCAGCTTGTGCTCTTTGACGTCAGCGCCGCCCGTCGGATCGTACGGGCCGAAATTGCTGCGCCTGCGTTCCATCTCCTGACGCACGGCGTCCCAGTAGACTTTGCCGGCCAACCCGAGCGCGCCACCGACGCCTGCGCCCATCAAGCCGCTCTCCAAGACACGCCGCCAAGTGGGGCGCTCATCGTCCGGATACGGGTCGTCTACGAATTCGGAAAGTGCGCTTATCCCCCCGCCGAGGGCTGCGCCTCCTAAGCCCCATTTTGCCCAGCTATTCAACGCGGTCTTCTCAAACCATTCACGAAAACCTACATGTTTTCGTGAATCGTCAGCGGCCATTTTCAGTGGGCCTGGCAGCTTCGCGGGCGTACGGACGCCACCGAGGACGCCAGCAGCGAATTCTGCTGGGCCCTGCGTGCCGCGCTGGACCTCATGTACGAATCGACGGACTGGCCCTTTCTGCCCTAAATGCGCCATCTGCTGCTCGACACGGGCCTGGTTCTCCGCCTGGGAGTAGACGTTACCGATCTGTGCAGCAGCGCCGCCTTGTAGCTGATCGTAGTGTTGCCGGTTCCGGTAGCCCCACTGCTTAGCCAGGCGCGACTTCTCGCCTTGCATCAGCATGTCACGGCCAGGGCCTTGCCCAAAACGGCGACCAGCGAGCGCTAGCTGGCGATTGTGATCGAACGCCGGCTGTGTCATCCGTACGGTACGGATGAGGTTCTTGTAATTGGGATTCTGCGCCAGGAACAGCTGATTCTCGGCAGACTGCCCGGCCAGCATCGCAGCCATGGCCGGGCTTGCGCCAGAGCGCGCCATCATCTGCCGCCACTGGCTTGGGTCGATGTACGACAATTCGCCGGCCTGGATCTTGTCGAGCCAGCGCTTGGCTTCTGAGTTCTCGTTGATAGCCCCCGACTGTGCAGCACGCGCCGTAGCGAGCACCAGGTTGCCTGTGTGGCTCTTGGCTGCCTGCTGTGTCAGGATCTCGTTCTGGGCGTTCAACTCTGCCAGACTGGCACCGCCCTCTGGGATAGTCTCTCCGGCGGCGTCCATCGCAGCGCCCATGATGCCGCCGCGCTGCTGGAAATAGCGCCCGACCCGGATGTTCTTGTCGGCCTGATCGAAGTTGTAATGCGCATTTGGTGCGATCTTATCGAGCGCCTGGAACATGCCGGCCATGTCGCTGGTGTCGTACCCTTCCGGGCCGAGCGCGTCACGGACGGCGGACGTGGCGCCGAGAATCGGCGTTAGGTCTTTGATCTGGGTCTCAGTATCTGTACCTGTGCCGACCCAGCCACGCTTGGTGGCTTCCCTGTACGCGCCGCCGATTTCCTGCAGAGACATACCACGATGCTTCATCGGGTCGCTGAGGATGTCCTCGGCCATCTCCTCGGCCATCTGGACAGCCTTCTCCGCGGTCATGTCGTCATCGTACTTGTGCGCATCAGCGATAGCCGAAGCCAACGAGGCCACCGAACCCTCGCCGCCGTGCATGGCATCCCACCAGTTGGGTGCCCAGCGCATCAGATACGGCGAGATCTCGCTCAGATTGTCCCGGATGGTCTCAGCCTGCTGCTGCTTGCCCTCGTCCCAGTCTTGGCCCAGCATCGTGCTGTAGCCTTTGAGGATCTTGATGGGCGCCTTGTCGCGAGACGTGGCAGACCGCATGATCTCGGTCTGCATATCACGCATCTCCTGCTCACGCAGGTGATCCATGATATTGCCACCGGGCTTCCACGGACCCAGCTCGAAGTCAGGGTTGACGCTCTTGACCCACTGACGGAGCTTGGGTTCGCCCAGTGTGTCCCAGATGGACTGGATGAAGCCTTGAGAGTCAGCTAGCGCGTATTTGTCCATTTCGATCCCGCTTACGTCAATTAGTCACAACGGGCCATTCCGAAATGGAATGGCCGTAACTCCAAGGCTGACAATGGCTTCCTATTTAAGCGCAAACCTGCAGGCCTGCAAACACGCCGCGCTTACGTCAAATGTGAGGACCTCGCTGCGAGTTACTTCGTGTACTCCTCATCGCTGCCCAGCCCGTCGATCTGGTAGTGGAAGTCGATGTACTTGGCTAGCACGTCCTCCTGCGGGCCTTCGGCTGACGCGTTGCGGTAGAACCGCAGATCGAGGTTGCTGGATATTGTCTCATTGGCCGGCGGGGCAATCTCTGCGAAGGTGGCGATCTGTAGCATATCGCCCGACGTGTATGTGAAGACGCCCTGATTACCTTGTAGGGTGGCAATGGTTGTCCAGCTGCCCGGTACTGCTGCGCCGTTGTTGTACCACCGATAGTCCGCCTTCCAGATCGGTTTGACCACGTCCGACTGGATGTAGTGGACATGCAGCCTGATCGCAGTATCCAGCTTCTTCTGGTGCTGCATCTGCATGGTCAGGTAGACTATTTCCGCCTCGTCGTCATACGGGAACAGCAGACCGTTATTGGTGAAGTCGTAGTCGGGCTTGCTGTTCTGGCCCTGCTTGTCGCGTGTAAGCGGAACGGAGAAGTCATCCCAGGCAACACCGTCATCGCCGCCGCCGAGTGTATGCAGACGGTCGGCGATGTAGCGCCAGTTCAGGTGACTGTGGTGACCGCCGATCATATCGGGGCTCGTCCACAGTCCCTTATATAGGCTAGGCGGAATGTACTTTCCCATTTGCCTCCTCCTTGAGGTCAAACTGCTCCAGTAGCTTCTCGAACTCGTCCTCCATCGACTTCAAGGTCTCCTCGCGCTCGTCCTCGTTCTTGACCTCCGGCGGCACAAAGCGGATGGTCGTCGAGCGCTGTAGCACGAGAATACCTGGCGCATCGTCGCTGTCGTCCTGCTTCTCAGCCGCAGCCTTCTTCATCTTAAAGGTTTGCGTGGAGACCGGTCTAGTCTGGCTGCCGTCCTTCAACCACTCCTTGAACTGCTGCATGGTCAACGGGGTTATTTTTCCTAGGCCTTTCCAGCCTTTTTCGTAATTGGCAAGGTAGGCGTCTTTTGCTTCGCGCAGGCTCGAAAAGCCGAGCATGACCTTGTGCTCGTCGAACCGCTTGGTCTCGGGGTCAATCTGATCGACGACAAAAGCCAGTTCGGTATCCGGGGATCCGCCAAGGAATACGTCGACGGAATCGCCGTCAGCGTCGGTTGTGCGTCTGATGTAACCATAGTGGTGCTGCAACGCCGGCCAGGCCGGATCGCGCTTGTCTCCCTTCTTCGTCTCGATCGAGATGTCTAGGCCGTGCATACGGACATGGCCCTTACGGTAGTTGCCAGCCTCGGCCTGGGCGGGCGATGGCTGCGCAGCCTTGCGCGCTGCGCGGGCAATCGACTGTCCGAGCGTGACTGTGTCGGCGGCTTCCTTCGGCTTGCCGTATCGCTCACAGATCTCACACATAGTGACGTCGGGGTACGGCTCGTCCTTCTTGAACTTCCTGCCGCAGCCCGGGCACTTGTCGGCGGCCACCTTCAAGCTCTGGACGCCGGGCTTGTCCCACGGTAGCTGCGCCTTTTGGGCCTTTCTTGCGCCATTTGTGCCATTAGCCTTGCTGGTCTCATTGGCGCCCAGCACGCCGCTCTTACGCACGGCGAAGGTCACATGGAACTCCATCGCCTTGTCGGTCTTCGGGTGCACTGGCAGCGGCGTGAGCCCGTAGGTCTGCCGCAGCTTCTTGAGTTCTGGGCTCTTGACCTCGAACACCCAGCAGCGGTTCATCTCTTCCCAACCGGCCGGGTTGAAGTCCTTGATCTTGCCCAGGGAGTAGCCGAACTCGTGTCCGCGTTCGGTAATTTTGTCAGGGCCGCCAAACGACTCGATTTCCTCGGGCCGCATGACGGAGACGTGCGCGTTGTAGCGCAGTTCCGATTCGGACATCGGCAGTTCGGTGCCGGGCTCGTTCAGCGCATCGAACGCACCGCGGCCAATAGCATTAGGTACGGACATCAAGAGCCAGCCCGACTGTGAGAGGTAGAGCTTGCCCTTGAGTGGCGCAGCCGCCGTCTTGAACAATTCGAGTACGGACATAACTATCGCTCTGTATGGTTTGCGCCGGTCCCGTGATCGCGGATGAACGTCTCAAGTGCCTGGATGCGCTCCTCGTGTGCTTTCCCCTGATTTCCGGTAAAGCGGTCAGCAGACTTGGCATCGATGGTGCTAAGCAGCGTGTCGTATGATTTACGCAGGCTGCCGACCATTTGCTCTAGCTTTCCGCGCGCTTCGGCCCCCGCGATGAATTGTGGCCAACGGCGATCCTGCTGCTTCTCCGAAGCGCGCATGCGCGCAGAGAGTTGCGCACGGTCTGCGCGGCAATCGGCAATATCTTCGATTAACGCGTCCGTTGTCCTATGCAGCTTCTCGATCTCGAAGTGGTGGTCGGCCAGGCGGTCTTCTTGTCGATTGTGCCGTTCCGCGCTGACGTCGTCCAGCATACGCATCTCGCGCTGTAGCTGTGTATCGAGCCCGGCAATCTCCATCTTGCGCGTGTCGTCAATCAGGCGCATCTCGCGTTGCAGCATAGTATCGAGCTGCACGATCTCGCCCTCCATGAATTCGGCTTTCACCTGGGCGACAGCCACCTGCGTGGCCTGGGACATGCCCCAGGTGACGACGGCGATGACAACCACCCAGATCAGTGAACAGAGTGCGACAGCGACGCCCCAGTTGATCTTTCCGCGCTCAGAAGATTTCTCGGCCTGTCTGTCGAGTCGCTGGTGTAGTTCAGAAGTGCGCTCGTCCTGGCGCCGAGCCGCTGACGCCATCATTTCGCGCGTCTCGGCGAAGCCTGTCTTGACCGTGTCAGTCAATGACGCAACTGCCTGGGACATGTTTTGCATGTCCCGTTCCAGCCCAGTGACGCGTCCTTCGAGCTTCTGCTGTTGCTGCTGTTGCTGCTCTAGCTCCGTGGTCATCGCTGCGCCTCCGTGCTGTTGATCCATGATTCTCACCTACTTACTTCCGGATCCCCTACCCGGAAGCACCGACGGACACGCAAGTGCCGTTTCGCAGTAGACCGAAGGCCACGTCTAACTGCTCCTCCCCCACACCTCAGTAAATCTATGGCATGGTTCCGGATTCCGCTGCGCCGTCCATGACGAATTGGAATCTCCTAACCGATCAGTGGCTTGACCTGGGGCGCTACGCCGCGCCCTAAGCGGTGAGAATATGGCGGCATCGTGCCGAACTGGTGCGTCCATGCAAACCTCTGACACCAGTGTACCAAAGCGACAGCAAAGATGGGAATGTCTTTCAATGACAGCAACGGTAGCTAGTCCCTGAGCCGGACACGCCGCGGGCGCCGATTGTCGTTAGATTTGATGCGCTCTCCGCACAATTTTTCTGGCGTCAATTCGGCCTCGCCGGAAAGTCCATGGACGAGATGGGACGTGATTCGCGTCTCGGGCGCCTCAACCGTAGGCGGCGCCACCTGCGGAATAATGCTGCGGTAGAAGCCATCCTCGCGCACACGCGTACGTGTGAACTCGTTCACAGCGTCGACGGCCTGCTGGGTCATCTCCGGCCTGTTCAGCAGCGACCGCAGATTCGCAGCGATTACATCGGTATCGACGTCAGCTGAAGGCATATCGGTATCGATGTCAGCTGGAGGCATTGCGGATTCGGACCTTTCGTGGGCGGCGGGATTCGACGGCTGTGAGTGGGCCGAGGTGGCCCAATGATCCCAGATTTGCCGCGCGTTTGAGTTTCTCATAGGTCTTGACCGGGATCGTGATCTGGTCACCAGCGGCCGCTTCCGCGGCTAACCGCTTCTCTCGGTCCAGCTGCTCGCGACAGCAGTTGGCCATCACCACGTCTAGTCGATCTTCGTACGGCATATCGTCACTTAGCGCCAGCAGCGACGACCTTGTCCAGGATCTCGCTCTTGATTGCCAGCTTGGCGACCGCGAGCTTGTTGGCTGACGTCTTCCGTGTCCGGGCCTCGTCCTTGAGCGCCTCGTGCAGCTTGGCCGGCATGCGTACGGTCATAACCCGAATGTCCTCGGGCTTGCCGTTTGAGCTCTCGCCAGGCAATTCGTGGATGATTTCTTTCAGTATGTCCTGCATCGTCCCCTCCTTTAGGGCAACTTATGCGCTGGCAACCTGCGCTGCGCGAGCCTCTTCGATGACCTGGTAGATCTCGTCGTGCAGGTGTTCTCTTGTCTTGTCATAGCCTTCATCGTCCACACAGTCTACCACATGCCAGCGGCGGTAGGTACGGGCCTGTTCCAGGTAAACGTCCCGGACGCGTGCCATATAGGATAGAGAGTCTTGATGAAGGTCTTTCGTGTCGTCGCGGGTATGGGTACGCCGATACGACGCCTCAGCAGTCAGATCCAGCAGAATGACCAGATCCGGCCTGGGCAGGCCAAATATCTCGTACTCGGTCTGCTCGATACGGTAGATCAGCGCAGCGCGGCTGTCCACGGGCTCGTTGGCAGCCTGATGCGCGATGTTGGACGGCACGTAGCGGTCGCAAATGACCGTAAGGCCGCCGGCCAGCGCAGCTTGCAGGTCGGGCAAAGCCTCGTAGCGATTGATCGCGTACAGCATCGCGACCAAGAACGGGTCGTTCTGGCCTAGTTCGCCAAACTCTCCACGGAGGTAGCGCCGCACGTGCGGCCCGAAGACCGACGTGTCATAGGTTGGAAAGCTGAACAACTCAGATCCGTTCAGCCTTTGGTGTAGCATCCGTGCCTGTGTCGCTTTACCGCTTCCATCAATTCCTTCAAACGCAATCAGCATGCTCTGGCTCCAAACGAATAGCGGCAAGCGGCACATCCAGGATGACCGTACCGTCCTTCAATTCAAAATCTTGGTGCGTGCGCGCTTCCAGCGTCAGGCAGCCCATGTTGATAGGCTCGATGACTTCGTTAGCGCCAAACACCATGGTGGTCATGTCGCCATCCGGCATGACAGCACCTACGTGACAGACGTAGTTGAAGGCGAATCGCATTGTTCTTCCTCCTCTTCCGTGGGTTCGAAGCTTCCGGTGTAGTTCACCGTTTGTAACTCCATAACCCCCCGAAAGACACGAATCACATTCACGCATCCAGGGTCCTGGTCGATCTCCCTTGCGCGGTGCATGGGCAACGCCATGAGATGCGCTAGAACCGCCCGGTTCACACATCTGTGGGAGATAACTACCACACGCTGGTCCGGATGCTTAATGGCGAGCTTCTCGATGAAGGCCAGGGCTCGACGGCAAATCTGGGAGAGGTTCTCTCCATCAGGAAAGCCGTATGTCCCTGGGTCCGCCAAGAAGGCGCCATAGTTCTCGTCGTCTTCCCGCATTATACGGTCCCACGACAAACCTTCCCAGCTCCCCATGTCGGCTTCTACGAGGGACGTGCAGAAAGTCACAGGTCCATCCACCGACGTGTTGACGATGCGAGCCGTCTGAACCGCCCGACCCAGGGGGCTCGCGTAAATCGCATCAATGCCCTTACCCTCGAAATACTCGGCCAGGGCGTTAGCCTGCGCAACTCCACGATCGGACAGGCAGATGCCAGTGGCCATCCGCTGTCCCATCAGGATAGGGTAGTTCTGATCATTGTTGCTCGTGGCACAATGACGCATCAGATAAATGATGCCCGAACCGTCCATTTCTACCTCCTAGTAGCTTCCAGCTCCTTGTTGACCATGTCGGCCGCCCATTCGACGTTGGTGCGGCGAAGCATATCCGAATCGAGGATGACGTGGCTGCCACCGACCTTCATGATCTCGGTGATGCCGGCGAGCTTACGTTCGTCCTCGTTGGGTGTCTCCATATAGTTGTACGCGCGGCGTTGGGCGAATATCAGGAGCGGGATCTTCTTGCCGGCCTTGCGCACAGCGCGCACGTCGTCGTACTCAATGAGGATGCCGTCGGCACCAGCAGCGACTAGCTGCTTGGCTGCCTGCGTGACATGCCCGGCACGGCGTACGCGCAACTGCAGGTCGTCTACCATCTCTGCGTCAGTGATACAGTGGGGCAACGCGCTGACGAATATCCGCGGGCGCTTGATCTTGTGCGTCAGTGCTTTGCTCGCTTCGGCTGCCTCCACTGCAAGTTGTATGCTTTGTGCCCCGGCCAGCGCGCTGACGGTGATCGCCTTGATGCCCTGCTTGGCGGCTTCCGTCACGCATTGCCATAGTTCAGCCCGGCTGCTCAGCAGCCGCATGTCCAGGACGACGTCGGTGATGCCCAGCTCGTAGAAGCAGCGCACCCCAGAAGGTCCATGGGCTAAGAAAAAGTTAGGCGTTATGACAACAGTTCGGGTACAAGACCGCATGTCTCGAGCCACCATAATGGCGGCTTCGAGACTAGCGGTATTAAGCCAGAGTGCCACTGTGTCTCGCAGTAGCTGCTTTGGCAGTTTTTTCATTGGGCTCTCCTGGGAGCTTACTACGGGTGTTCACCGTATCCGCGGCAGTTGGCCTCTTCGAGGGAAGCGACCAGCTGCTGTGCGCCGTCCTCGCCGACGGAGTCTACAAGCGCTTGGCACTGCATACGCGACAGTGTCGTCGTGGCGACGAGCATATCGACCGTGCTCGGCGCCGTGTACTTGTACGCTTCCGGACGCGATTCCGCAATCGCCTTCAACTGCATTGTGACGAAGACGGTTGCATTGATACCCAGGCCGGCATGCAGCGCGTTGACTGTACTCGACCTAACCCACGGACACAAGTCGCGCAACACGTCATAAAGCGCCTTCGACGCTAGTGCAGGCTGCGGCGCTGCTTCGCGCATGGCTTCGCTGGCCGCAGCCATATCGTCGACGCCGATGTCCTGTCCGCAGACGTTTACCGTTGCCTTGCACTCAGGCGCCTTACGGGCGCCGGTATCAATAGCGGCCAACTCCATCGCAGCGTCCTCGACCTCCTGGGCCAAGTGCCCGTCGGGCCAATCGGACGCAAAGTCGCCCTCGATGACCCTGGCCGGGGTAACGCCAGTACGCTTCACACGGATCTGCGTCGGATAGTCGGTAGCCGGGTCCTTGAAGAACTCCACCGTGATCCCGCTATCCCGCAGCGTGAAGTCCGTACCCCTGCGGAGACCCGTATCGATGGTCTCCCGCAGCACGCGAACGGCTGCCTTTACGTGCTCGTCGATCGCTGCGCGCAGCAGGTCCGGATCGTGGAACCACACAGGCTCTTTCGGCAGACGTTCCCACAGGTACGCGGTGTAAAACCCGCGGCCCATCTTGTCGGGATCGTCCTCCGTCACGACAATGACCCATTGGTCGCGACTGTAGTGACCGCTCGGGCCTCTCTTCAACTCTCGGTCCATCATTCACTTCCTTTCAGTAACAGGTAGATGACGCCCACGTGGAGCGTCGTTTGGACAAACGAACTACCGAAATACTTCCGGTGCTTGAAGAACCGGTCTCGCTGGTGTCCTTGCCAAAAGGACCCCAGCTGAGAAGTTCTTTTGGCACCACCGTACTGCTTCAACATATCGCGCACACGCGCTCGAGAATGACCAGCTTCCAGCAATGCTGCGGCGCAGGTAAGCACCGTAGCGTCGAACAGTGACAGTAATCTTGCGCTGCCTCGACCAGCCCGTGAGGCCCGCAGGCCCTCTACGAGGTCGTGGTCGAGTGCGTAGCGCAATGTTCGCAAAGGTAGATCTGTACGTTCGGCGATCGCCGCTAGGTCTAGCTTTTTGATCACATGATCAACTTTGGTCACCGGTATCCTCCTGCAAGTATGATAGCACTATCAGCTATCTTGAACAACCCCCTCTTGAGAAGATTCGTCATTTTCGGCGTCTTTTAGCCGAATGTTCCGCGGAGCCCGGTTCTCAATGGGGGGTAGGTCAGGGCCGGCCGCGGTAACGATCTCATTGTCCGCCATCACGGCGTCGTAGCTGTCGGACGACCAGTTGCCAAACATCCGTTGCTCAGCCCGACGCCGGTTCGCCAGCTGTTGATACGCTGATTCGTACGTAGCGCACGCTGGACTGTAGGATGGCTGCGGGTCTTCCAGCCGATGCGCGCCGCCAACCAGCCGTCCCATGCTCGTAACGTAGGGTTCATGCCCTGCAGCGTATTCGACAACTACGATGTTATCGAGGCGCTGCAGCACACGGCACATACCCCAAGCGACAGCGTCTCTGGAACGAAACTCCGCAGCGTTTATGGCCTGATGCCTGTCGTCGTAGATGAGATCCGTGTCTTGCCAGTCCTCGTCCTGATGACGGTTCTGCACCATGTAGGACACACGCGGCGATACAGGTGGGTTACTCGGAAGGGCGCCCATAGCTACCTCCAGATCAGAACGGCCATCCGGATAGCGCCGGTTGGCTATGTCGTCGTCCGAACGCACCATCGTCACAGAGTCGTCGTAATGGCCGAGTCGGCGCGCAGTCTCGGCGGCCGCCACCATCCCTTCCGTCGGTATTGGCTCTACGGTCTCGTAGTGATCCAACAAGCCACCAGGCGCAGGCACGCCAGTGATCGTTTCGACCGGCTCTACGTTCACCACCTTGTTATTGGCGATGACCATACGATAGCGCGGATGGCCGGCAGGAAACTCGACCAGGACCCGCGCATCGCGATCGATCACGCGGCAAGCAATACGCTCATCACGCGAGCGCCATTCGGCGTCGCGCGCTGCGTTACCCAGGTCAGCATATTCCACACCACTGCCCCAATCGTTCCCATCGCGGGCACGGTGCTGCACCCAAAACTTATTGGGCTTCTCCCGCCTACGAAACGGCCATACCATCGAAGCGTTCCTCTGGTCGCGCTATGTCCACGTGCTCCAAGCAGATGCGGGACCACAGCTCGAAATCGTCCATCGCGGCTACCAGCAAGTCCTTCGTACGCCAGTCCAGCTCGACGATGTCGTCTTCGTTGGATTGACAGTCGGTAGCGGCGCCAAGGTGCAGCACATGCACCACGCCCAGATGTACCTGCCCTACGGGCGTTTGGTCCTCGTGGACAAGCCCGACAGTGCGCATGGTCCAGACAGGCGGCTGGGGCTTGAATTGCAGCTCCTCCGTCAGCTCGCGCAGCATGCCGCGGATATACATGTCGGACATGAACTCGTTGCGCTCAGCGAGACGGCCCAGCTGCGAATACGCGAGATCGCACGGGTTGATGTGCCCGCCGATGCCGATCGAGCGCTTGCCGTGCAGCCGCTTCTCGCCTTGCCCGCCGCCGCGCCAGTAATTCATGAGGCGCTGGCCGCGTTCCACGATGATGTAGGGGATCAGCTGCTTGAAGCTGGAATCCTCTTCTACTGCGTCGCGCGGTTGGAACGACTGGTTGCTCTCTGCGAACAGCGGCGTGTAGTTGCTGCTGAGCGGCATGAAGCCGTTGAAGTAACCGCACTCACGAAACAGGGGTGTGCCTACGCACAGAACTTCTTCACTCATTGTGACTCCTTTCACAGAAATATAGCGACTCTGCCCAGACGGGTCAACTAGAACGTCCGGAGCGGAATGCCACCCATCAGGGCAGCGTGTGTTGAGAATGACGACCAATAAGTCCCTATCAACTCCTTGGTGCGTGCTAACGAGAATAGATCGATTGCCGAGTCGGCCACAGATGTATGCCGGCCACGTCGTGCGCGCTGCGGGCGCATAGTCTGTTCGCGCCAGATAATACGATCGCCGTAGAGCCGCCGCAGCCACTTCACGCTGTCGAAGTTGTCCGAACAGAGCAGGAACTGCGCGTCGGCGTCTTCAGCGACTACGCGATCAAGCTCCTTCTTCAACAGCGGGTCGGACTGACGACAGTTTGGTAGGTCGGTACGCCGGACATGCAGGCCAATGGCGTCGGCCGGCACGGTCTCCATGAACGCCTCCAGCGTGTCCTCGAACTCTGGCTGCAGCCGTAGCGCACGCGCCCGTGCTGTGGCAATAGTCATGAATTCGTCGTGGGGGATCTCCAGTTGCGTCCTGTTGTACCATTCGACGATGTGCGTCGAGCGTTCTCCTACGAACTCGCGGATGCGCTTGTACTTACGCCCATCACGCCGAGACGGCATGATCGCGCAGGTGTCTGGCACGAATACGTCAGCGAACGTGGAGCTACACGCCGCATGTCGGTTCCAGTGCACCAGAAACGACAAGCCGTAGTAGTCGGCAATCGCCCCAATGCCGGTCCAACCACGCAGCCTGTTGCACAGGCCGCTCTGCGTGCAGTGCTGCATGATAACCGGGAACGTGTGGCGCGTACGTCCAGGCGCCGGAATTATGCCGGTCCTTCGCGGGATAGCTTTTCTGCAAAGCGCCTCAGCCTGCTTTTTCCAGTTCTGTTTACCCACGGAAATGTCCGATCTGGGACGGGCAGATTTAGAAACGCGCATAGCGGCTCCCATCCGTCGCCGCCGCATACGTCGTACACCAGCAGGTCGTCCTGCCGTTCCGCAAAGTGCTTGTAGACAGCTGCTGTGTGCTCGTCCCATTTTCGTCTATGCAGCGCAGGACTGCCTCCAAATTGCGACATGCGGCTGATGATCCACGGGTCCATGTCTCGGACAGTCAGGATGAACTTGCTGCCCGGGTACGCCGCGTCCAGCTCGCGGAACATGTAGTTGATCGGCGAGTCACAGAAAGCATTGTACTCCTCGTCGAGAGAGTGCAAAGGCGGCTTTCCGTGTCGCTTGTTCTGCCTGGCAACCGTCTTGACCTTGCGAGCCCAGTGCAGGCAATTGAAGCCGAGGATGTTCAAGGCCTTCTGCAGCGATGCAGTGCCGGTCTTGTTCATCCCTATACCAAGTATGAGTGATTTGGCCACTAGGCTAATCCCCTTCTTTTTAGCGCTCGGCGACGGCGACGGCGTAGGTACGGCGTCGTCTTGTTCTTCCACGGGAACGGCTGATCGGGCACAGGCACGCCTAAGAACTCGCACAGCGGCACCCAGCCCACGCCGTCGCATAGATGGTACACAAGGATGTCGTCTTCACGGCCCTTGAAGTAGCGTGCCACCGCCTCGCAGTGGTCGTCCCAGCAGCGAGAGTGGTACTGTCGCGTATCACCGAATTGGATCATACGGCTCTTGATCCAGGCTTCCTTGCTCCGCATCGTGAAGATGAAACGGCTACCCGGATATGTGATGTCCAATACCTCAAAATGCAGGGGTATGGGGCAGTCGCAGAACGCGCGGTACTCGTCGGTGAGCGAATGCAGTATCGGCCGCTTGCGCAGCTGATTCTCCTCGATGACCTTGCTGACACGTACTGAGTCGTGTAGGCAAGGAAACCCAAGCACGTCCAGGGCGCGCGTCAGTGACACCGTCCCGGTCTTGTTCATCCCTATGCCAAATATGAATGGCTCATCCATGATGCTTCCTCGCTGCTTCTTCTAGCGCCGCAGACTCAGCTGGTGATACACGCCAGCGTTCTGTCTTACGACCTTTCCAGTTACGTCCCAAATGTCCCAAATGCAGCACTGCATAATCAACCCACGGCAGCAGCAGGCGTTTCTCGTCAGCCCACTCGAGCCCCAGGGCCACATCATACTTGGCCGCAGTGCGGTTTTCACTTATGCCGATTGGACGTGTCGGGTAGTGCCAGAGTTGAAAGTAGCCTTCGATACCGATCGGGTTGGATGTTGGGCGCTTGCCCCACACCTTGTTCTTACGCACAGCAGGTAGCGGATCAAGCCCTAGAGAATACCAGGACTTCTTGCGTTTGCACCGCTTCCACTGCGCCTCGGTCTTACAGCTACGACGACGCGCGCTGTAGAGGCACGTCTTGTCCAACTCGTTGAGTCCGACCCTGTCCGGTGGCGGCGGCATCATCAGGATGTCGGAATCCATAAACAGCAGCCAGCCGTCCGGCTTAGCATAAGCCAGTGCCTCGTTGAGAGCTGCCCCCTTGTTAAACGGCGCGTTGTATTTGTTCCAAGCGCATGTCTTGAAGCACTCAGCGCCGCACCGCTTTGCCACCGCTTCCGTCGATCCGTCCGTCAGGCTCGTAGCCACTACCACGCGCCCGTAACGTACCGCCTCCGGCAGCGTCAACGCTAGGAAGTCGCTGTAGTCGACGCTCGTCATTATGATGGTGAGCTGTGGCATACGTCATTTGGCTTTACGGATCATCTTCTTGTGCCAGCCGCTCATGAAGGACCGACGCCGGTACTTCCCGCGCAGCTCGGAAAAGCCGTCTTGCTGACCTACGATCATCTTCTTGGCCACCAGGCACAGCGACTTGGGCTGCACCTTGTAAGCGTACCAGCGATCGATCGGCTGGGTCGCCACGCAGTACGCCGGGAACAGCGAACGGTGTACAGCATAGGCGTGCCCGCACAGGTAGCCGCCGCGTAGCTGACACAGGTGTTTGCTGAAATCGCGCGCACCCGTGGGTATGTTCACGCGGCGCTGTGACGGATAGCCGCCCATGTAGAACAGCCGCCAATCCGTCTGCGACAGCTCATGGATAACGCCGGCCATCTCGGAGGTATCGAGCACCTTGATATCGTCCTCGAAGATAAGGACGTTGTCCAGATCTTCTTCCATCGCCCAGTTAGCGCAGGCGACGTGGGACCGGTAACACCCGCGTTCGGGGTCTTCCGGGTCTTCGATTGCAGAGAAGCGCTCCACGCGGTGCGCTATACCCATCTTCTCGAACTCGGCCTGGGCCTGCTCCCAGCGATCGGTGTGGCTGTCCAGGTTGATACAGAGAATACGATCGAAGTATCCGCACGGGTTCAGCCCGTCGAATTCCTTAGTCATTTGAAGCTCCTAACGGTTGCGGCCAGTGGAAACGGGCCTCTGGCAGAGAAGTCGACTCTGCCCTTTGAGTGCCACCGTGTCCAGCGCCACGACGGCCGAACTAGTGAAGCTAGGCCGATGTGCTGGCACACCGCTGGGTGCATCCGATAGATGTCGCACGCGCTACGGACGTGCGCGCAGAACTTGTTGTCGAAGCCCATACGCATGTTATGGCGTCGACTGGCCCAAGGGAGCACTGCTTTGATGCCTTCGGGCGTGACGTAGTAGCACTGCGCCGTGACGCCACCATGCGGCACGTACGTCATCGGGCTGCGCTTCTGCGAATTCTTCTTGTTGATCCAACATCCGGCAACAAGACCGACAGGACGTCGATTTGGTTCAGGCTCTTGCGCTGCAGTCGTCATACGCGCCATCCAGTCCGCGTTGAACACTACGTCGTCCTGCATAATTATAATGCCGTGATCACGCCCGAAACTTTCGACCATCCGGCAGAACGCCTGACAGGATGCGTTCACCACGCCGGACGGGCCACGGCCCAGGCGGATGACCCGGACCTTGCCGTCCAAACCCGGGCTCTTGTTCCGCGAACGCACCTGATCTAGGTCCATATCGCGCCACCGCTGCGACCTCGGCCACGATGCGCCTACAAACACCGGCTTGTCCGTGTACAGGTAATCCTTTGTGGACTGCTGGTTGCTGGCATCGTCAAAGACAACTACCTGCTGGTCAGCAGGTAGGTCAGATGCGCTAAGCGAACGCAGCGTCACATCGAGCATGGTGTGACGGTTACGTGTTACAATCCCGATCGGAATCATGCCCAGTCCTTGATATACGGCTCGACGGCTATCAGATCAGGCCGCTGTTCGACAGCCTGGTCGCGTGATGCCTTATCATAGAAGATTCGCAGCACGTAACCACCCCAACCAGAGCCACAGTATCGATGGCAGATCTGTCCAGGCATAGACGTCAGTGGCGCCATCCCTTCGTCCAGTTGCATCTCGTGCGTGAGCGCAACGCCCTCCGCTAGTAGATGCAAATTGTTGTCAGCTACGCCTGCATGGGCACGCGCGCCGGCTTCAACTAGCTTGTCGTAGTCTCGTGGCGTATCCACGAGGTCAACCGTGCAATGCGGCTTGCCTGTCCATTCCAGCAGCATTCTGCCGTTCAGCATCTCCGGATTGCGTTTGAGCACCAGCACGGGATATGCACCGGAGCGCCAGCTGCACAGCCCTGTCTCTTTGATGACAGCAGGGTCTTGCCAGCCAACACCGCTACGCAGCTCCGCGGCCACCGGGTCTTTACCCTGCAACAGCGCCCAGGCCGCAGAGCCGCCCACACCGCCTCCAGGCTTGTACACAGGCTTATCCAGGCTCATCATCGGCGTGATCGCGCAGTTCACGATGCAGCCGTCGTCGCGCGCCAACCGAGGCACGTCGAGCCAGCCGCCGGCCAGGTCCACCCGCGCGGGACAGCGATCGGGCGCAGCCATTTTGATGCGCAGGTCCGTGGAGCTAACGCTGTCGGGCACCGGTGTCTTCGGAATCTGTACGTACTTGACGCCGAGCTTGGCGCACAGCTCCTTCTTCTGCGAGACGTACTTGTCATCGACCGTTGCGGCGAGGATGTCGAAGTCGCCCGAGCGCATCGTCAGCTCGAAGTTCGTCTCAGGCGCCCAGTCGCTGCCGCCGATTACTACGGAGTCGACGAAGTCTATCGAGAGTAGGATGAGCTTCTTGTGCGACGCAGGCAGACAGGGTTCACGACCCTTAATCTGCTTTACGACGTCGTCCGTAGGCACAACGACCGTCAGATGATCGCCGAGTGCTTTGGCTTCGCGAAGAAATTGGACGTGACCGGCGTGGATAACGTCGTACGTCCCGCTGACAAGAACCTTTACTTTCCGATCTGCCATCTGTAACTCCCGTGCTGATAGTCGAAGCTCGTGAAGCGATGCCGCTGCGCCATTTCCGTGTAGACACGGACGAGCAACGTATGGATCGGCGCATCGCCCCAACGCTTCGTATAGATGCCACCGTGCTTCTCGATGGCTTCCAGCGCTTCTTTGCACGGGGAGGTCAACCAGAGAGACGGCTTAGCGATATGGAAATTGTTGTAGTAGATCTTCCGGTCCCACTTGTAGGTACCGAAAGCAGGATCATGCGCACGCAGCATCGCCTTCAGGCCGCGGACCGCAGTCTTGGATTCTGGACGTGTCGCGCGCCACGCGTAGACCTTGTTGCCCTCTGCCATGACCTCGAACGGGTCGTCGTGCATCTTGGAGCGGATGTACGAGTCATCGTCGAGGCGCATGTAGTAGTCGAAGTCCTTCAACATCGGGTATAGGCCCAACGAGAAGAACCGGCACATGTTGCGGTAGCCGATGCTGTGCGACTGTGACAGCGTCCACTCGTTGAACTTGCTTACGTCGATGTGCGGCGGCGGCGAGATGTCGACCTGCTTGAGCACTACACGCGCGCAGCGCTCTTGCATCTGCCGCAGATGCTCATCCGTGAAGTCGCCCTCGTGGCAGACGACGACTGGGTGTGGATGCGCATCCAGCAGATTCTTCTGGAGCAGCTTCAGGCTTCTGAGCAGCTTGTCCAGTCTACGAGTCTGTGCCAAGTAGATGATCACTGTATTCATGGGCATACCACTCCTCACCACATACGGTCGCCCCAACCGCTCGATCCCCTGGAACGCCGCCTGGTGCCGATCGTTGAGTCAAGTCTAGCCGCGTGTACTTCGCAAGCAGAGGAACTTTGATCACATGATCAAAGTTAGACTACCGTCACGTTCTCCGCCTTGGGCCGTCCGCCCTTGCCCTCTCCCTCGGTGAAGTCGACCTGCTGGCCCTCGATGAGCGCATCAAAGTCCGACTTCTGGGGGAGCCCTGAACAGTGAAAGAATATGTCGGATCCGCCGGCGTCCGGCTGGATGAATCCAAAACCACGCTCCATCACCAACTTCTTGATGGTGCCTCTTGCCATCTTCTTCTCCTAACGCTATCTAACGTGTTGTGCTGCGCTTAGTTAAGAATCGCGTACAGATCGGATTCCTTAGCCAGCACGTAATCAACTCCGTCAAGTGTAACGGTTTCCGCGTACGCTGAGAAGAGCACGCGGCTACCTACTGTCACCTGCTTGCAGTCGATTCCGACCGCTACAGCGGTGCCCGTCTGCGGCTTCTCGGTCGAGCCCTCGGGCAGTGTAATGCCACCAGGCGACATCGTTTCCCGCGGATCGGGCGTGATCAGCACGCGCTCTCCAATCGGCTTGCAGTCCACAGGATTGCACTTACACTTGTCATCACAAGCACATCCACTAGCCATCTCTACTCTCCTTTGTGGTGGAAGACCTCTTCCATAGGTGCCCAGACTTCGCCTGGGGGTAATTCGCTGACGGGCTGCTGCAACGGTGTGCATAGCTTCCACCAGCGCTGTGTTTCCTCGTCCGCAGCCATCTTGGCCATGTCAGCCTCGTAGTCGTCGCCGACGTACTCGTAGTAGCTGAACAGGTAATCGTTCCCATCCGGCAGACGCGCCGCAAAGATCGAGTAGTTGCGGATGTTGCACTCCTCGATCTTACTCAGAACGGTTGCCCACACTTCGGCATGCAGCCGCCGATACTCGGCAAGCTTGCCCGGCGTGACCTGCACGACCATGCCGTAGCGGTTTGCAAGGCCCTTAGGCCAGATCGACTGTGCTAGGCTGCACCGCAGCTCGTCGACATCGAATACGACGTTGACGCCGAACACACGCCCCTGCACCAGGAAACCCCTGCGTGTCACCCACTCAACCTCGACCACTGCACGGTTCTCTGGGATCTCTGGTACCTTTTCATCGCCGTATGCGCGTGCTATGCGCTTGAATACAGGCGACAGGATGCAGAAGCCCTTGTTAAGGTCCGACACGCTTATGGTGCGCCCTTCTGGCTCAGCTGCGAATACCAGCAGGTCGGGGTGAGCATCCAGTACGATGCAGCGCTTCTCCGTGTCAACCTGGCGGTCGAGTTCGATCACGATATCGGGGTCGTCGCCAAAGTCCCACGGCAAGAACATCCGTACGCGGCTTTCCTTGTCGGTGAACGCCATGGGTAGCCCGGTGACACCCTCCGCCTCGATTGCCGCGGCCACGTTGGGCCGGCGCGGGCGCAGCCAGTTCATAAACTCCGGCGTGATCTTGTATACATCGGTCGGCATCTTTGTACCTCGCAACTACAAACTAAAGTGCGACTTTCACTCGTCGCCCAGTAGCTCCTCCCATTTGTCAATACGACGTACGTCACTGTCGTCGTGGTATGTGCTGGACTCGTAGGCCCACGTGTCGTGTTCGGCGCTCAGCCGATGCCAGTCGCCAGGATGCAGCATGATCGACCAGCCGGGCTGCAGCCTAGCGATCTGCAATGCCACCATCGAGTGGATGCCGGTGCGCATCAGCTGTTCTGGGTCGCCCTGCAAATACTCTACGACCAAACAGCCCGATTCGCAAGTAATTACCTCGGCCTTGATCGGATGCTTGTGAATGCTCGACTTCTTGCCCGCCTTGACGAACAGCGTCTTCTGGCACAGGTTGTGATTGACGTCATTGAGATGCCACGACTCGTAGCCCCAATCCTTCGGCACAAACTTCGCGGTTTGCACGGGAATGACTTCAGCTGCCATCTTCCTCTTCCTCCTCCTCGGGGTCGCCGTATATCTGTTTAACGTCGGTCTTGAACTCAGTCTTACAGTGTGCGCAGGTCACAATGCAAGGGGCCATGACCGGAAAACCCTCGTCGGGCTCGATATCGAGCGCGTGGTACACGAGGTTTTCCTCAATGAGCGAGCGGTAAGGCGGCATGATCGCACAGACGAAGTTCTGCCGTCCACACTCGTCACAATCCCACGCAAACGCGGGGTGTAGTTCGACTTCGATCACACCAGTAGCCCTGCACAGGTCAATATGATTAAGAGCGCCGCGCCGATGCCTGCTATCCACATCGCAATGGCGAATTCGCTTGGAAACAGATCGTTCATGGTTACTTAGGCGGCTTGGCGGCGCGTTCGACAGCCAAGCAGACCTCTCCGTCTTTCTCGATGAGTGTGTTCATGTCGTCGAACGGGATATACGCTCGGCCGTTTTTGCCCCAGTTTTGGCCCCATGAGTTCTTGATCCGGAACAGCCCGCGCTCCTTGGATACGCCAGTGACGAGGTAGGCATGCCCGCCGTAGTTTGGCCCTGTGGCCGACAGGACAGCGTCGGCGCCTGGCCGATCCATGCCCTTGTACCAGTTGGTGCCCACAACGACCGGTCCGCGCTCCAGCACGGCGTCGAGCAGCGTGTCCACGTCCCAGGCCCACTCGTATCGGTCGATCAGGCCGAGCATCTTGAGCACCTTGGCGCCTGCACGCACCGACGTGCCGTCGTAGTTGGTGCCCTTCCACTCGTCGTACTTCTTGCAGATCGTGTATAGGCCGTCGGGGTTGAGCCAGTGGCGGATCGGCGCGCTGGCCAGCCAGTGCGACCATGCAAAGCCCACACAATGCGGGGTGGCCTTCTGGTCCTGCCAGCAGCGATGATCCTGCCAGAAGCGATAGACGCGTTCGCTCGCTGTGCGTGGGATGCGGAATCGTCTGTCGCGGGCGTCGGGCTTGTAGCGCCGACCGTAGTTACGCTTGGGCATTGTCATGCTCCTTGTCTGGGTTTTGCCAACTTAGATCGTACCCGAAACGGCGATCGGCGTGAAACCAGGGCCTTACTGTGTTCCACAGCTCTGGCGTATACACCTGCCGAAAAGGTGGGTGCGCTGTATTGTAGTTGTCTTCCTGTATCGGCACCTGTGCGGCACCCACGTGCGCCATTACCTCATCGAATCCGCGCTGCATGTCCTCGAACGGTACGACGAATGACACGATCGTACGTCCGTACCCGGCGCCTGCCGATGCGCTCGTCCAATGCGCGTTGGGCAACCTGCCATAAGCATGCGGCTGCAAGCCACGCACCCATTGTTCGAAGGATTTTCTACGAACACGTGAAGCCTGCATACGCTTTAAGAACCAGTAGAGCGACACCAAACGCGCCATAGGGTGGCGCACGGTCGTAAACCACGTATAGTCACGACACTGCGCATACTGCGGCATCTTCTTGAACTCTGCCGGCGATGTGTGTTGATCAGCCTGACGCGGCCACCGCGGCATAAACCAACGCTCGGCGCCCAACTCGTCCTGCAGCGTCCGCCCTATCGACGAACTGGCGCAGCGCGGATTACAGAAGAACAACAGCTTGTAGTCGTGCGCAACTATCACTGGACTAACACCTTGGAGATGTCGAGCAGTGCGTGACAGACGCGCAGGGCGTACTGGTTGGTATTGATCAGATCAGGCTCGAGGGCGTGGTCCTCTTCCAGCTCATCGTCGTCCTTCATGGTCTTGACGATCTCGTCCAGGTGCGCAATGCAGTCCTTGGCCGCACAGCTGCGGATGAACTCGCCATAGCGGGCAGTCAGCTCAGGTACGGTGGCGCCAGCGTCGCGCTCGGTGCGCAGCTTCGTGAGAAACTCCTCCAGCTCCTCGGCTGCTTCGCGCAACTCAACGGCCAGCTGGGACAACTGGTGCATGTATCGGACGCTACGTGACATGAAGTTCCTCCACGAGGTCTGCAACCTCTTCGCCAACTGGATAACCGAACTCCTCGAACCATGCAAGGTACTTTTCTTCGATATGCTGGATATCGAAGTACGGCAGCCGCTGGTGGTAGCCGCCGATACCGACGTGCTGCCGGTGGCGCTGTTTGCCGTACAGGAAGCCCTGTTCCGGCTCGTATTCAGTGTTCAGCTCAGGTAGAATCTCGAGCTTGATTGCTATGTCTTCCAGCTGCCGATAGTCGAAGCTGTGGTCTGGGAACAGGTGCCTGGCCAGCATATCCAGCGTACCCACCTTGTTGACCATCATGCTCTCGAATCGGAGCCCCTTGGTCGCGCACGCCGTCCATTCGAACGCAGGCTCGACAAGCAGCGCCTCCATACCGACGAATACGCCATCGCAGAGTCCACGGCGCTTGTACGACTCGACTTCCAAGAGCTGGGCAGCTACAGCGCTGCAGAACGCGTCTCGCAGGTCGCGGACGATGGTGATGACTTTGTCGGCCGGGCGCCAGTCCACTGAGATGTCGTGGGTCTTGATAACCTCGATGAACCCGGCCGGCGGCGGCTCATACGACTGAATATCGGTGGCATAGACGATGCCTGGGAACAGCTTCTCCGCCAGCATGCGCACGGCGTTGAACGTCCACGTGGAGCCCGAACGGGCCATTGCCCCGACAACGATCCTGGTCATCATTTTGTTCCTGTGATCAAAATCAGCGTTCCATCATCTTCACCCGGTGCTGCGGGCCAGCAAGCGCCATCAGGTCGTCCTCCTGCTCTGGCGTAAGCCATTGCGGGATACCGACTAACGACGCGGCCACCAAGCTCTGCGCAGCGTCCTCGACGATCTGGCAGCGGAAGAACGCCTGTCGCATAGTCGTACCCAAGGCACAGAAGCCATGGTTGACCATGAAGATCGACTCGGCTTCCTTGGCAGCCTCCGCCATCCGGTCGGCTAGTTCCTGTGTGGTAGGCGTGACATACGGCACCGTGGCACGCCGGCCCAGATCATTGACTACCTCAGCGAACATCGCCCGTTGCGCCATATCTAGGCCTGAGCTGATCACGCCACACAGCCAAGGCGAATGTACGTGGAACACGGCGTGGATGTCTGGACGCGCTCGATAGATGGCCAGATGCATCTGGGTCTCAGACGTCGGCTTGTAGGTGCGCGTACGCGGCTTGCCGCTGTCGATCGCCACGGGGCACAGCTGACGTATGTGCAACTCACCCAGGGACAACCCGCTCGGCGACAGCCAGGCGGTGTCGCCGTCGCGCGCACTGATGTTGCCGCCAGAGCCAACAACCAAGTGTGCGTCGTAGAGCTTCTTGCCGTATCGGACTAGGGCGTGTGTGATAGCACTCATTAGCAATAGTTCTCGTACTGCAGGCCACCAGGAATTTCCACGATGGCCGACTGTTCGATCACGTGGCACCAGGAGAAGAGTTCGATCATGTAGGCTTCCTTCTTCACGTGGCAGTGCAGGCCGTCCACAGCGAGTTCCAGCGACACAGGAACGTCCTTGTGCATCATGCGGATCTCGTGGACCGGTCCCATCGTAGAGCAGGCCAGCGCAATCATTACGCGCCGCTCGTGTGTGTTATCGAAGGACGCCTCGTCCCAGTCCCACGTCCATTTGGGCGACACGATGCGCCGCGGCATGTGCGGTAGGCCGCCAGCAGGGAACGGTCGCGGCTCGCACCAGCGAGGTAGCGCATCCACCATGGCGTAGCGCATGCCAACGGACAGCAGGGAGCTGAAATGCTCGTCATTCGCTGCCTGGTCTACCAACCAGCCCAGCGGATGCTTAGGCTCAGGCAGCCCGTCGAGCTTCTCTCCGCGGGACATGTGCATGCTAAGCGGTATCGTAGAGAACGGTACTGCCACAGCGCGCGTCCCCGTGGCTATGCCGTGCTTCTTCAGCACCTTGGCGTACTCGAGGATCTGCGTGGCGACCATGTCCGGTACGTCCGCAGTCTTGTCCGACTTGAGCTGGGACGCCATGCGCTCCTGTTCGGTCTTCATCAGTGCCTGCTCGGTTTCCATGTCACAGCCGTTGGCTGCCATCAGCGTGGACTGAGAGATCAGGCCGGCGCCTGCCAGCCCTAGAAAGCTTCTGCGTTTCATCGGTCCGCTCCAAATGGGTAGGTTTCACTCTAAGCATTGTTGCCCGGGCCGGGTTGTATGTCAAGAAACCGGGCGACCGCCAGAGAGTAAAGGAAGGGAAACCTCTCCGGGGCCGCCCGGCGGACCGATGGCTCGTGTGAGCACCCGACTGCTATTGAAGCATCTGTAGCATTTGTTGACGGCGCGGCTCGCCTGGCCCGACAAACGGTATGGTAAAGCCCTTCTCCGCCTTGATGCCTTCGATGGCCTTCTGGCGCATCTCTGGCGGGAGCTGCGCGATGAGCTGCGCCATCTGCTGGTCTGGGATCTTCTTGTAAGCCCACGCCTTGATCAGGTCTTTGACGTCAGCTTGGGAGTCCAAGATGCCTTTCTTGCCGCCCTTATCGCCGTACTTGTTCACCCAGCCGAACTGTTGTCGTAGATCGGCCATGGCCTGTTCGGGCGTCTGCGGCTCAGGCGGTCCCTGGCGGACGCCAGCCGGTACGTTGGCCTCGTTACGCATTCCAGGAGGCCCTTGTAACGCCGGATCGGCCGCTGGTATCTCATTAGGCGGCTCTTCGGGCGGAAGCTCCGGAACTGGCGCTGCGGCTGCTGGCGGCGGCACAGGGCCAGCAGGCTCTACGCCAGGAATCTCAGGCGGCCCTTCGGGCATTGTTGGCCCAGCCGGGGGCTGTTCAGCGCCCTCAGGCGCTGCCTGGTCGCCTCCACCGCCGAACTGGTTCATCACCCAGTCGCCACCTCCGAAGGCCCATCCGAGCCCACCGAGACCGAGCGCGCCGCCGAGCATGGTCATCATGCCGTCGCCGCCCATCAGGCCGTTGATGAGCCCCATGACAGCGCCACCGACGCCGACGATGAGACCGAGCTTCTCGTGCCAATCCGAGTTCTTCCACCAATCGATGGCCTGCTCGATGTAGCCCGGATCCTGCTTTAGCTGCTCAGGATCAGCGCCCATCTGGGCCGCGTCCTGCTCGGCTTTGTACTCGAACGCCTTGCTGAGGTCGTCGGCATCGTATTCACCGTCAGCCCACTGGCGGGCGATCTTGCCCATGGCCTGCTCAACAGGGATGCCCTGCTCATAGGCCAGCTTGTGCGCCTTCTCGATACTGCGGTTCGCAATGACCTGCTGCACGGCACGTGGCACCTGCTCCTGTGGCACCTGCCCGGAGTTGATGGCGGCCGTCAGCTGCTCGATCTGTTGCGGCTGCATCGGATTGCTCATGGCGCGCTGGAAGGCGTCGTCGCCTACAGGGCCCTCGTAGATCATCTGGGCGACCGCTGGGTCCAACGGCTGCTGTGGTGCTGCAGGAGGCTGTCCAGGGGCCTCAGCGGCCGGAGGCGGCTGTTGTGGTGCTGCGGCCGGAGGCGGCTGTTGTGGTGCTGCGCCCGGTTCTGGTTGCGCTGGTGGCGCTCCAGTAGCCGCTCCTGGAGCCTGAACGGTCCCAGAGGCCGATGGTGTTGCAGGAGCGCCCTGAGCGCCCTGAGGGCCGCCCATCTCTGGGATCGGTCCTGTGGGCGGCAGCTCTGTAGCAGCGCTTGGCTGCGTAGCGGCAGGCGGGTTGGCCTGTGCTGCTGCCGCGCCAGCCTGTTGGCCAGCGGCAAACGATTCGGTCGGTGCGCTGGGCGCTGCTGGCGTTAGCGGCGCTGGTTTCGGTCTGTTGCCCTGCATGAGGCTTTCCATGTGCTTCACGAGTATGGATTGCTGTGTTGGATATGCTTCGACCGCTGGTGGCCCTTGTTCGCCGAAAGACTGTTCCCACTTCTCGTACTCGGCTTGCGCTGCGTCGAAGAAGCCTTTCTTCTCTTCATCGGTGAGTCTTGCGAGCACCTGTTGCTCGGGACTGCCCTCTGGCCACATGCCAGCGCCGACCGAACCCATCTCGCCGAAGATCAGGCCCAGGAAGCCCTTGCCTTTGCCGACGACATACGGCAACGCCGTCGACGCCGTATCGAACATGATACGCCCGGTGTCGGTGAATTTGTCGCCGGGGCCCTGCTTAGCGGCTGAGCTTTCAGTGTCGTGCCACCAGTCGTCGAATCCGCGGCTGGTCCGTGGACTGAACAACTGGTGCATACCGCGCTCATACGCGTTCTGGTACGGCACACGCGCCGAGCGCATTGCTTCCACGCCGTGATCAGTGATGCCTAGAGCATCAGTGCCGTAGGCACCGAGCTGTCCGATACCACCAATCACGTCGCCCCAGAAGCCGCCTGCGCCGCCCAGTGCGCCTTTCGTTGCAGCTACAACTGGCGCGATGAAGCCTGGGTTACGAATTTGACGCCCGCCGGGGGCGTTGAAACCCTGCTCAGCACTGATCTGGTCCTGTGTGGCCCAGCCTGGCCCTTCATCGATTCCAGGCGTATTTTGCCACTGCCATTCGTTCTTCCGGCTCGGTGTGCCTACCTTGTGTCCCGGATCCAATCCCGGCTTGGTAGCCGGATCGATACCACGAGAGATGAGGTCGGCACGCATGCGGGCCTGCTCTGCTTCGATCGACGGACGCGGCCCCGGTGCAGGGCCAGGACCGTCCCAGGCTAGCTCCGGCGGCTTGAATGCGGGCTGTTTCGCCCCACGTGCGTACATGGCCGCGCCCATACGGCCACCGATCGGGCCGGCGAGCGGGAGAGCCTGCTTCTCGAGCGCCGCACCCTCAGTGAATAAAGATGCAGGGCTGCCTGCTGACCGCTGGCGTGGTTGGTCAGCAGACAGGCCCTGCGGAGCGGATTCGATGGTCAAGGCAAAGGCTGCCTTGATTAGCTGTTCTGTGTTCATGGCTATCCCTAAAGCTGAATGCCGGGCCAGCGTGCAATCTTGTCTCGGCTCGGGCTGACCTTCTTGTCGCTGAGCCCGTCAGTCGCTTCGGTGGTCGGACATGCCGGCTTGAACCCGCCAGCGGCCGGACCGTATGTGCTGTTCTGCAACACCTGCGTCACGCTGGGCACGAGCATGGCCAGCTTGTCGTAGGCATCCTTTTCCTGCGCAGCCTCCTGCTTCTTCTTTTCCTTCTCTGCCCGCTGGTTCTCGTACTGCTGTTCGTAGTTGTTGCCGGGCAGCCACTTGTCGAGCAACATCGAGGTCGGTAGGCCGGCAGCCAATCCGCCGATGCCCATACCAGCTAGACTGCCCAGCGGATGTCCAGTCATTCCACCGGCTGCGCTACCAACACCCATACCAGCAAGCAGGGGAACCACTGAGCCCCAGGTGTGCAGACTGTTACGCTCTGTGTCTGGCATTTCACCGCTTTCCCAGCTAGGCGCCTTCTGCCGCCCGCCAAGCGCATAACCGGCAACGCCGCCTGCGCCCATACCGCCGAGCGCGCCGAGGCCAGCACCAGCGCCGATGTCTTCACCCATGAGATGTGCGATAAGCGCACCTAGGCCAGCGCCACCGGCGCCGCCACCGAGCATACCAAGACCGGTCTTAGCGCCACGCCGTGCACCTCTCGCATAGCCCTCAGTGCGGTTGCCGGACGGCGCAAACATCGCACCAAGTCCGCCGCCGATGAGGCCGGTGTCCGAAATGCTCTGCTTCTCCAGTGCGAGCTTCTCCAGCCGCTCAGCACACGCCTCGGCCATCTTACGACGACCCCTGCGCTTCTTGAGCGCTTTGGCGACGATCTTGTCCTGCTCGTCGTCCTCTTCGATCGGCTTACGGACGGCCATTATGTCTTGTGGGTCAGGCATCGTTCTCTCCTTGTTATGCGTATGACGACAAGCGGCCGGCCTGGTCGAGCTGGTCTCGTAGGCCGCTGTGCAGGATATCCGCGCTCTGGTCGCTCATGGCGGTGTTGAACGCGTTGGGGTCATGCCCGGTCTCGAACTGGTCGCGCCGGGCCAGGTAGTTCTGCTGCGGCAAGCTGACGTCAGCACCGCCACGCAAGCCAGCACGCGCCTTGGAAGCGATCATGTCGCCCCGGCGCTCTAGGCCGCTGTAGTAATCCATCATCTTCTGGGCGTTGGCCTTCTGGCCCTCGCCGATCACGCTGCCACGGCTGGACAGTCCACCAACGTCGCCCTGTCGGAGCGAATCGTAGTATTCCATCTGTTCGCGGAATCGGCTGTCGGCCCACGGTGACTTCTGTTCCGGTACCGCACCACCGCCACCGGTGGCCTCGAAGCGCGCTGTGGCGTCAGGGAGATCCATGCTATCGGGCGGAGGGCTTTCCATCGTGCCCGACGCCATCGCATCACCAGGCGTACCAGGCTCAGCAGGCGCGTTCATGCCATCCATCCTGGCAATCTCAGCCTCGAAGCCTGGGCCACGAGGATTGGGCGGCTCGTTCATGCCATCCATCCTGGCGATCTCTGCCTCGAAGCCTGGGCCACGAGGGTTCGGTCCAGGCCCGCTCTCTGGCATGCGCGCGTTCATGTCGGCCACGGCCGCCTCAAAACCAGGGCCACGAGGGTTGCCAGGCTCAGGCGGCGCATTCATGCCGTCCATACGTGCAATCTCTGCTTCGAAGCCTGGACCACGTGGATTGGGCACAGGACCACTCTCAGGCATCCTGGCGTTCATGTCGGCCACAGCAGCATCGAAACCAGGGCCACGAGGGCTGTCCGGCTGTTGCCAGTTGATCTCCGGAAGCGGAGGCCCAGGGTACTTGTCCTTGGCGAGGTCAGGCGCACCAGGCTTAGGCGCATTGCCTGTAGGCTCACCGACAGTATCCCAGTTGACGTCCGGGAGCGGACCGCCAGGCGGCTGGTCGTAGGCTGCATCAACAGGCCCGCCCATGGCCGGGCTGATCGGCTGCTGCGGTGCTTGCGGAGTTGCAGGCTGCTGTGCTGCTACAGGCTTAGGCGCAGGACGCCGGCCGCTCGAATAGAACGAGTAATCGGCTGTTCTGTTGGGGTTGGCCGGGCCGCTGAGTGTTGCGCCCGGTGCGCCACCAGCGCCGACACCGCTGGCAGCAAGCGCCTTGGGTATGTCCTGAAAGCCCTTGTTGGCCATCATGGGCAGCTTAGCGGGCGGACGGGTAGGCGGCTTCAGCCCACCGACGCCACCTGCCATTGGCTTGGGGCCTACTGGATTGAGCGCCTTGAGACCGGCGCCTCCGACGCCACCAGCGCCACCAAGAGTCTTAGGTGGCTCAATAGGGGCAGCTTCCTTGAACAGGCCCACGCCGGCCTGCAGAAGTTCTTGAGAGTTCATTGTCCGCTCCTTGGACTTGTGTTCCGCTCCTCTAATTTACCAGCTTTACCCCTCTGGGACATAGAGACCTTCGAACAACTTCCAGTCGATCTGGTCGGTGATCTGGCGGATGTGTTCGGGCTTCAGTAGCTCCAAATACTGCTTTTCCGTGTAGTATTGGCGCTTGAACTTGTACTGAGGCATCCCTCCAGGGGTACTGCCTGGCCGTACAATCGTCTCCGGCAGCGCGTCCCAGCGCTTCTTCGGCGGGCCCAGCAGCTCGGTCATCGGCGCGTAGAGCGCGTCCAGCGACTCCAGCACGTCCTCGTACCGAACGATGGCCTTGTCGTACTTCGTCTTGAACCAGGCCCGGTAGAAGTTGTTGTACTGCCCGATGCGGTAGCCCAACTTCGCTGGCCCGTACGAAAACGGAATCTTGGTGTCGGGGATCTTGGTGCCCTGATGGCCTGCCTGCACTGCCCATGCATGCCAACTGACGATCCACGCATAGGGATCCTTCAAATTGATCAGCAGAACAGTATTGAGCGGCCAATCTCTCGAGTCCTGTACTGTGCGGTGCTTGGTAGTACGCCCGCGCTTACCGCGGCGACCGACCAGGTGATTGTATCCCCAACCATCTTCCACCATCTTGCCACACATGGTCGTGCCAGAGCGTGGCAATCCTCGCTGTTGTACCTTACGCATATCGGTCCTTACGTCTTGGAGAACTTGTTCAGTGTGCTGTCTATCAACGTGGACGGTAACGGCTTGCCGAGCGCTTGCTCAGTGGCAGCGAATTGGTCCGGTCGTGACATCATGTTCCACGTGGTGCTGCCTGCAGCCTCTCCAGCGCGCTGACCGAAGTTCTTAGCCCAGTCAGGCGACCAGTCTGGCAGGTAGCTCTGCGCCTTGTTGGCACCTACGCTAGGCGCTGCAAGACCAGCGAAGTACCGCGGAAGCTCCTGCGCTGCCACGCCTAGTCCGCCGCCTAGTGCACCACCACCGAGCATGCCCTTGGATATGCCGCTGAGCATATTCGACATGTAACCGGCCTTGGGCGCAACCTGATCGTAGTCAACGCCCATTGACTGCAGCATCTGGATCTCTTCGGGATCCAGCTCGCCCGCTTCCTCGACGTTGACCATCTTCATGACGATCTGCGGGTCGATACCGGCTGACAAGAGCTGCTGCGCCATGTCCTGATCGATCGGTTCGCGGTAGCCGCCGCTGATGTTGCTCAGACCGCCAGCAAGGCCACCAGCAAGGCCACCAAGGCCAGCGCCCACGATACCGCTCTTGAGCGTCGGATCCCAGCCAGACATAGCTTCCTGGGCCTTGGAGGCCAGGTTGGCCATCCAAGGCGCTACGGCGACTTTCTCTAGGGTTGCGTACTTGTTCATTGTCTTGTCCTTATAGCCACGGCACAGGATCGCCGATGTCTGGGAACTCCGACAGGTCTACGGGCGACAAAGAATAGCCGACCGGCAACGTTGCAGCGATCAGATCGTATTGACCATTGACTGCGCACGAGCCGCTCACCTTCTCTCCATAGTTGGCAACAGCCCAGTGCTGCGATACCCACACCAACTCGTTGTTGACGATGATGAACTGCGGATCCCCCGAATCGCCGGTATAGATCTGTTTGTCTGGCGGATAGAAAGCCGCACGCTGCGCATCGCCCGAAACGAACTCTGGATCTCGTGTACGGAAGCTTTGCCACTTGGAGGTGCCGTAGCACCCGGTTATGTCCATCACCAATGCGTCTTCGCGGTTGTTGCGACTGTTCTGGCAGAACGTCGGTATGCCGTAGGCTTTAACATCAGGGTCTTCGAAGCTGATGTAGCTCTTGCCAGTGAACTTCACGGCGTCTTCAGGCCGCAGGAACTTGCACGGCGTGATCGTGCCCGGTAAGTCTAAGTTCAGCTCGCACACTGTTATGTCAAGCGTATGTCCGCCATCCTCCGGCGGCCTGAAGAGCGATGTCTTCGACTGAATTGTGCGCTTCTCTACGGCGTTGGCCATCGTTATGAAGTGCAACTCAGCGCCGACTGGTGGATCCCAATGCGTTGCGGCTATCACGTGCTTGGGCGTGATCAACGTACATGCCTGTTGGCGGTTATTCGTGTTGTACGGCGAGATGCACGTCATATCGATGTCCGCTGCCCAGCAGTTGACATTGCGCACGTACGTGTCGGTCTCCTCGACACGGGTCGTGTACATTGGGAGCGCCACATCGGGATCAAGCCCACGGATCCGATCGTCGACCATGGCCGAGGCGTGCTCAAACAACGTGATAGGCGCCTGCGACGAGGACGATGACGACTCCACGACAACAGGCTCAGGGCTGACCGTACGAGGTGTCTCCTCGCCAAGGTGCCAGGGGTCGTTCTCTGTGGAGGCTCTGTCTGGCGCAGGGTAGCCGTCAGGGATGCCAGAGGCGCGCGGCTGTGGCCGCCACACAGGGTAGACGTGGATCAGGCTGTCCTGGGGCACAACGGTAGCGTTAGGGCGCCGATACGTGGTTCGGATACCCTCCCGCTCTAGGAATCGTCGTGCGTCGCCTGTGATTGCCATTTATGCCTCCGATGCGCGCCATGCGCACATTGGGCCGACGTCTGGAAACCCGGATATGTCAATCGACCCCAATTCGTAGCCTACCGGTAACAGCGCATTGATGTCTGCTGCCATTCCGCTTAGAAACGGTCGGCCGGTGCCGCCGTCCCGCTGGGTGAGGATGCTCGTATGCATGTTTATGAGCGCCAACTCGCCGTTGACGATAGCACACGTCACGTCGCCCGAGTCGCCGGAGTTGATCTTGTTCGGATAGAACGCGTCGCGCGTTGGATCGTAGGAACGGTAATACCACGCTGTACGGTACTTGACCTCCGGATACAGCCCGCCAATATCCATCACTTGGCCATCTTCGCGAGCGCTGCGGCTGTTCCCTACGAACACTGGCATACCAACGGCTTTGTTCTCCTCGGTGATGGGCGCAAACAGATAGCCAGGTCCAGCAAACTTCACATCGGCCTCCGCCGGCAATAGCTTGGCCGGCGTGATCGTCCCTGGGAGATCAGAGCTCAACTCGCCGATACGCATATCAGCCGTCTGTGGCCCAGTGCTCGGGTCGATGTACGTCACGTCGGTCCAAGACATGAGCGTACGCTTCTCGACCACGTTGCCCATAGTGACAAAGTGGAGCACGCTCCCGATAGGAGGATACCAGCCAAGGTGCGTCACCGATATCACATGCTTGGGCGTGATTAGCGTAGCGCTCTTCATGTGGTTATCGTCGTTCCACGGAACGAGGCAGGTCATATCGACATCTGCGGCCCAGAAGCTGGTATTCCGTACGTACGTCTCGGTCGCACCATCTCGGACGGTGAACATGGGCACGGCGACATTCGGATCCAGTCCTCGGATACGGTCGTCGATCTGCGCTGTGGCATGCTCTAACAACGTAGTGGTCTGCACCGACGACGAAGATGAACTCTCCTCAGGCACCACGGGCACGACAGTGCGCGGCGTGACTGGGCCAAGATGCCAGGGGTCGTTCTGCGTGGAAGCTCTGTCGGGGTTAGGCGCGCCGTTGAGGATGCCAGAGGCACGTGGGAACGGCCGATCCACAGGATAGTCGTGGATGGCGCTGTCACCAGGCACAACGGTCCCGATCGGTCGCCTGTACGTTGACCGCATCTTCGCGCGCTCCAAGAAGCGCCTAGCGTCCATGGTGACAGTCATTGGCGCCCCTAGATCTTAGCGACGATACCCCAGTCAGCGTCACATGCAGCACCGCTGCCCTTGATCGTGACTTTGGTGATCCCTGACCGCTTACGGCGGAAGACCAGCGTAGCACCAGGGCGCATGGTAATGAAGTCGGCAGCGTCGTGCAGACCTTCGATGTTCACCATGCCCGGGTTAGCCGAGCTGGACAGGATGTGCACCATGAACGACGTGCAGCCCTGCTTATCTGAGTAGACGACCGTGCCGCCCGTACCGTAGTTTCCAGTTCCTGCTGTGGCCATTCGTTGGCTCCTTACAGTGAAAGTCCTAGTCCGCTCGCTTCGCCCCACTCCGGGAGATCCTCTGCGCTGCCGTCAGCGGGCACGAGCGTTTCGTAGCATCCCATGCAGTACCCTGCGCCTCTGGGCCGTGACCGCTCCAGGATGTCGTGCCGTATGTACTCATTGAAGTATCCGACCGGGGTGCTGTAGATGTTGTTGCCTACGTCCTGGCCCACAGACCCGTCGAACAGCGTGAAGTCGCCGCCCGGTGCATCAGTGAAGATGTTGGCCGGCGTTGCCTCTGAGAGGTTCCCCGAGCCACCCAGCACGCTTTGCGCTGTCCCGTCTCCGTCGTCCATGTTGTAACCGGCCGTGATCGATGCTGGCGGGCTGCCACTGAAGCTGTAGCAATTGCTACCTATCGCTGAGCTGATATTGTTCTGGGCGTAGAGTACGGGGATGTCGCTGAAGATCTGCCAGTCGAGGAAGGCCCCAGTGACGTCGTATGCCGTGTTGTTGTAGAACCAGAGACTGACATACGCACCCGACACGCAGTGGAACACATCAATTCCGATGTCGTAAAACAGGCAGTTGGCGAACGAGATGAAATGTGGCGAAGAGCCCGCGAACAAGTTCAGCCCGTTAGACAAGCCATGGAACGTGCAGCGATCGAACGCCCAGAACGTGTACGAGTTGCCAGGTGATACACCGTTCGACATGTCCTTGAACTCGATGCCGGTGACGCGGAGGAACTCTCCATTGCCTTGGCCGTTGACACCGCCGTTATTCACTTGCGTGGCAATGTACGGTGACTCGCCATCTGCCGGCTCAATAAAGGCATTCTGCGACGCCCAAGGCGCCCCGAACTCCACACCACCAAGGTCGCCACCGCCGTAGCAAATGGCGTACTCGTCGTCTCCACTACCACCGCGCGCAGCTGACCAGGCAGCCAACGTCGTGTAGTCGCCCACGGTGACGAGGTTCGTAGGCACGTCGTCAGCCAAGGCCATGCCGCTCTGCGAGACGGTCAGCGTGCCAGGAAGCTCATCGTCGTACCCTACACCGGTGAAGTACCAGGCCAACGAGAGCGTTGCCACCTCGTCCGGAGGCACCGGACTGCCTGCATAGGCGCCGGTGCCGGACAGCTGTGCCCGCTCATCTGCGGTGAACACACGGCCCGTGATCTTACACCAGTGGGACATCTTGTTGCCACTGTTGATGTAGTTTGTGTCGCCCTCCTCCCTCCGTCCGAAGTTCACGTAGTCAGTGCAGTAGACAGAGACCGGCGCCTGCATGTACGTCATGTACGACTGCTCCACGCCATCAACGTAGATCCTCGCACGGTAATCGCCGGACAAGTACTCCACAGTAATGTGCCGCCATCCAGGATTACCGTTGAACGGGGCGGTACTGGTTAGAGTCGTACCGCCACCGAACTCTCCAGTGTCTATATCGACTTTTACATTCCCTGCCTGGATGAACACGCTGTCTTCCGGTATCGTGATGGCGAACAGCATCCCGGAACCGCCATCGTTCCACTCCAGCAGCGTTTGGAAACCACTGCCGGCGTTGCTGTCCATGAACACCCATCCCGCTATCGCCCAACCATCCTGCGGCAGGTCGAACACCGAGTTCTGGTTCACGCGGACGTACGACGATCCACTGAACTCCCAGCTCCGGGCTGCAGGCGTGATTGTCTTGGTTGTGGTTCCCATGATACGGCTATCCCTGCGGTGCTAGTGGTTCGACATCTCCGCCTATGTCTACAGCAGTCACCTTCACCTCACTAGGCCGACGTGTCGGCCGTGTCACCCCTGTGGTGATCTTCGGCACGTACTCGTTCTCGTCGAGGATCTTCCGGCGAGTATCGGCGTCCAGGCCGGTCAGGTCGCAATACTTCGAGCACGCGTTTTCGTAGACCTTATGGCCGTCGACCTCGCCCACTTCCTCAAGCACAGGCAGGTCCATTGTTGGCGCCTGGGCGAACGGCTTACGCTGCTCCGTCTTTGTGTACGGATGCACGACCACGGGGTCAGGCGCCTTCGAGCCGTTCAACTGCGCCTCGATAGCCCTGTCCTCGGTAGTCATGGGCTTCCAGTCGACGATCTGCAGTAGCCGCTTCTCCTCGCGGCCCCATCTCGCACCGTCCTTCTTGATGCAGATGACCTCACCGGTCTTTGGGTTGACTAGCGCTTCCATGCGTTACTCCCTGATAAGGTCAAGCGTTGTCTTCCACCACTCCCAACGTGGATTCCACTCACGGTAGCGCCCGCCGTCCCACCAGAGGAACACGCCGTCCGTGTGCTTAAAGGCGTAGGACAGCAACGTGCGCCAGGCAATGCCCGACATCGGCTCCGGCCGTCCCTTGTCCAGCCACCATGGCCAGATAATCGGCATGATCGGCGTGGTGGGCGCCACGAAGCGCAGGGCCTGGAAATGACGCTCCATCCACAACAACGACTGCTCCAAGCCGACTGGCCGGCCAGGCTGATGCACGCCATCTCGGTAACCGTGGTCGAAGTAGCATTGCGGGGAAATGTAGTCCTGCAGCTCAAGCATCGGCTTGAGTGGGCGCACCACGTTATCGAACCAGTGGTCAGGATCGTTCAATACTGGTCCGGCCCAGCACGCTGGCTCCTTGTAGTATCCGTACATCAGGTCGGGCCTGATCCGCCTGCACCAGTTGAGCAAGCGGATGCGCTTCTGCATGGCATCCGGCCGAAACTCCATGCCGCCCGTTGGCACCGGCACGGCAGTCCGCCAGGACCCTCCGTTGTTACCAGACTCGATATTCAGGTACATCAAACGACCGGCGGGCTGCTGCATCAGCCGCGCCTCCATACGCTCCTCATCGATCCACCCCGAAGCATCGATCTCGCCATCGACCTTCGGGAAGATGATCCCATGTCCCATGAAGTGGACATTCTCACTAATACCAAACAGCGCCGGGTCGGGCTGATTGTTGAACCGTAGGTTCGGAAACGCGTAGAGGGGCGGCATTCTTGTCTCCTACCAGCGGAAGTGGAATTGGTATCCGTACGGGCGGTACTGTTGGCCGTAGGGCTGTGTGTTGTAGTGAGGGCCAAAGTACAGCTGCAGGCTCTGCGATCGGTAGTTATGTGGGCAGCGCTGCTGTGGCGCGTACTGTGGGCGCGCTCTGGGCGGCCGTTGGTACGTGGGCCGCGGCCGGTACTGGCGGTACTGCCGCTGGTACTGCTGTCCGTACATCGGGCGCTGGCCGATCTGCACCTGCACGCCTACCTGCGGGCCCATGCCACGCTTCTGGGGATGGTTGTCGGCCATACGCCACGACTGTGCGCTACACATGGCAGTCACGGCGAAGAACAGTGCGATAGTGAGTAGAACGCGTTTCATCAGTCTCTCCTCGGTTAGTTGGTCAGACGCTCCAGCCAATTTTGATCAGCTGAACAAGATTCGGCTGCTTTCCTGTGCCCTGCCAGCACATTGGTACTCAGTTTGCCCTGTGGGTACTTTTTCTGGAGCCAGTCGAGCATACCCAGCTCGCCGCCCTGTGTGAGGAACATCAGCTTCTTGTCGCCGGCTGTACGCTGGTGGAAGTCTACGCCCAGGTCGCCTCGATCCTTCACGGTGAGGTCGCCACAGTTGTAGTCGGCCAGCTCGGCATACTTGTCCATGGCCACCTTACCAGCCATGCCGTTGAAACCGCCCACTCCCACTCCTTTACCCAAAGCCCCAGTGGCGATCGGGAAGCCCAGGCCGCTGGCGCTGCCTACACCCATATGGGCCATTGAAAAGTCCCCTGGAGCCCCTTGCCAGCTCTGCGGTTGCTGCTGTTGTACAGGCATCGGGGCCTCGTGTTTCTCCATACCGGCGAGGTTCTGCCCGGCCGCGGCCATCACTCTTGGATCGTCGGACGGAGCAACCGTAGGTGCTTGCTGTGCTGGCACTTGGGCCACGCCAGGGGGCATAGCGATGGATGGCCGCGCTGATTTTTCAAGGCTTCGCGTCCCCAGCTCGGAGGGTGCCGACGGGGGCGCATCCGCAGTAATCCCCTCTTTTGGGAACACAGAGGTAGCCACAACGGCTGCATCCACGGCCTTTTTGATGCCACTGATAGCAGCGACCATGCGCGCGGTTTGGACATCATCAGGTAAGAAATCACAGAGTGCTATCGGTGCTGCCACTCCCGACGCAGCCTTGTCGCAGCCCCCAGACTCCATCACTTCGAGCTTGTCGTAGTATTTTCTGTCCTCTTGTAGGTGATCTTTGGCGATCTCCTCGGCCAGCTCCTCGTCGTTGACATGCTCCATCTCCACTTCTTCGCCCTTGTCAAGCTGGTCCTCTGGGTATGCGGAGTCGGGTTTGCCGTCAGCCAAACCACCAGTCAGCCGATCGGGACCAGAGGCCATTTTGCCCACGATAGCGTGCATCCAGGGGGCGTACGCCTCCTTCTTGCGCCCCTTTTTCTTAGCGCGCTCAGGTAGGTCTTTGCCCTTGGACTCCTCGTTCCATTCGTCCACGTCAACGCCCTCAGCCTCAAGCTCGGCCTTGTTGGCATTGAAGTAACGCCGCTGAGCGTCGCTAGCGTATGGCATCGTGCCGCTCCTAGAAGGTTCCAATCCGTTGTTCCACGCCACTCACTAGTATGGCGCATCTACACAGGGCTGGCAATGCGTGTCTGATAGCTAAAGAAAAGGCCCCAAAGTGGGGCCTAGATTAGTTCAGATGATCGGCTAGCATGGTTGGCTTCTTGCTCAGCTGAGCGATAGGCCCATGCGCGCCAGTGCCTCGACAACGTATCGACAGCGTGTCTTGCCCATACCGGCTACCTTGCGCAGGCCCGCTTCCGAGTATGACAGAAGCGCGTCGATCGTAAGGATGCTTGCCTGGTGGAGCACATCTAACGTACGTGGATCCAAACCGTCCAGCGTAAAAACTGGCAGACGCGCCGGATCCTGCTTGTCCGCGGCCATTGGGTTGTTTAGATATGTGTGAGCGTGAAAATGTCCAGGATCAACGCACACCTCATGCGCATCTGCTGGATAATTAGCCCGCGTCAACAGCTCCAGCAGCCAGTTATGCATATGGGCTGCCCATACGTTGGTGAATGCTGTAGGACTATCCACGTAGCTGTTCACGGACACGTATACCTGCAACCGTGGCGGCGGTGGCTTGTCGGCAACACTCATCCGTGTGAACATGTTGACTTTCGGCGCCCAGCACGCACGCGCATCTACGAGCTCGTGTAGAACCAGCTGCAAAGCCTGTTCGTCGACCGCGCTGAGCGCAGCTATCATCCGTGACTCGATGTGTGTCAGCGCGCCCAACAGCATCGTACCGACGAACGAGTCGGTAGCCAGCTTCATCTTGCCCGTAGCTTCGGGCATATCGCCGTCCAGCAGGTCTATAGTCGTCTCGTACTTTTCCATCCTATCCTCCTTTCAAATCTTGTTCATGTGATCAAAAAGAAGGGCGCCCGAAGGCGCCCCAGGTCAAAGGTCACCAGGCAACGCCTGCTCGTTAGTTGTTGCTTGGATCTGGCCCTCGGTGACAACGCGCCTGTTGAAGTGCACGCACGGCAAGCGTTACATACCCTTCTGGGGGTGTTAGCTTGCTGTTGAGCCCACTAAGCATTTCGTGCAGCGTGAAAGCCATGTTACCCAGCATGGCAAGATCGTCACTGCTACGGCTCCACACCGTGACTTCCAGCTGCGTATCTGTAAGCTCATCCACAAATACGCGATAGCCATTTTCGTGCGCATGGCACAACGCCTGCAGTGTGTCCTGCAAGCTCTCGTGATCGTGGTCGGCCAAGCAGTGGACTACCAGCAACAGGAACGCCTCGCGCTGCCGGCTTGACGGACTGAGCGGGTCGCCGCCCATTGGAAAGCTCCTTTCAAATCTTGTTCATGTGATCAAAAAGGGCGCCCGAAGGCGCCCCAGGTCAAAGGTCACCAGGCATCAGGCATCTCAGGATACCCGTCCTCCACTTCTTCCTCGACGTCGAGGTCATCGTCCAGATACCACTTCTTGCCCTCCTCGATATGCGGGTCGAGCGACTTGGTATCTACACGTACCGAGCGCATCAGCGCCTCGATCAGCTGGCGGACGATAGCGCCTTCGCCGTCTGGGTCTCGAGCGATTTCACGCCCGATGTCCTTGAGTATCTCAGGGTTCTCCATCAGCTTCTTGATGAAGTATTGGCCCTCGGACTCAAGGCGGTTGAGCTGAGGATCGACGCTGCGCGTGACCTTCAGCAGGGAGTTGCACAGCTCGGCCTTCTGCATCTCGTTGTATGCCAAGGCGAGCCTGTGCAGCTCGGAGCCAGCGCCCATCTGCTTGTTCGGCCCAACGCGGGCCTTGGCTCTGAGCAAGATCTCGTCCAGCAAGACCTCCTGGGTCCGCTGGATCTTGGCCGTCCGGTGGGCCGGTACCGGCCTGAATAGCTTGACTGCGGTAATTCCAGCGCCTGCGCCTACGACGACGCAAAGCACGGCACACAATAGCATTACGATACGCTTACTCATGGGGTTGCTCCTTTCAAGAGCGGGTTAAAGAAATCAACCGTGCCACTGCTGTGACACGGCTTGTGGGTCGTTCGGCGCGAGATGATAGCGCTCAACTAGGGACGCCAAGTCCTCATGGGTCGTACGCAAATCCGTACCGCCTTCGGTATCTGTCGCGTGGTAGCGTGTGACACTGACCTCATGGCAACGCCCTTGACGATGGACGAAGCGCATCGCATAGGACAGCCAAATGAAGAGATCATCTGTGAACTTGGCCCGCTGCGCTGCGCTGAACACGCCAACCGCATCGTTAAAGATCACATAGACCCACACGTCACGGCACAGTACCTCAACGAGAATCTTGGTGCCATGGTCGACATCGCCGAACACATCCATGAGCAGCGTCTGCGCACGGGCACTGTCGTCTTGATTGACAGCCTCAATAAATGCATTACGCAGATGCGCGGCGGACATGCAAAACAGGGTACGCCAAAAGCCATCATCCAGTTCATTCAACGCTGCGCCCGCCGGGTCGATAAAATCGACCTCGCTGGGTGGTGGTCGGTCGTGAAAATCATCAGACGCCATGGGTTGCTCCTTTCAAGAGCGGGTTAAAGAGCTATGGCTTGTGCCATAGTGTCATTCACGAGCGGCAATAAGAGCTGCCGGAAGCTGTCTGCGCTGCAGCACACGCACATCGATATCATCGAAGCCCTCGGACTCATCGTCCTCGTAGCGCTTGTCGTTGAGGTCGTTGAGCATCTGATACATCTGGATGGCCAGCTTGCACATCTCCTCGAAGTCCCCGTCGTCGCGATCCCAGATCGTGACTTCCAAATGGTTGGCAACGGGTGTCTCCAAGTGTACTCGATAGCCGGGGGCACAGACCTGACACCGTGTCGACAGCGCGTGCTGCAGCAAACGCACGTCTCGATCGAGCACTCCGTTTATGACCATCAGCAAGAAAGCTCGGCGATCATTATCCTCCGGGGTGAATTGCTTACACATACGTCTTCCTTTCGTGGGTCAGAACGGCCTGACCTTGGAACGGGGCCTGCCACGGGCAGGCCAGGGTTTAGGCACCGTACGGTGCCAGTGGACAATGTCATGCAGGGTCACGCTGTGCTGCTCCCGGGCGCGGTGGATACGATGCGCCAGGTACTGACAGATCTTGTGACTGATTCCGAACTGCGTAAGGGCGGCAGCATGCTCGCCTAGGGCGACTAGCTGCGCCAGGGCGGCCCTGCTCGCGTCGCTGACCTCTTGGCCAGCGTCTTCCAGGGCCTGGTTGATCGCGTAGCAGACATCCACTACGGCTGTATCGTGGTACTTATCGGTCGTCACTCCATCGGGTAGTGGCATGTTTACTCCCTTGTGACCTCAAGCACGCGCTTCTCAGCGGTCTTGCGGGTGGTGAACAGCACCACGGCATGGATCTTGGCCGGGCACCGTAGGATCAGCTCGTGGAACCAGACGGCCACGTTCGAGGCATACGCCTCTGCCAGTGGCTGGTGCTTTCGTGCGACGTCGTCGCCGAAGACGACAACGATTGTCAGCGCGGTAGCGGAATACTCGCCACACTCCGACAAACGGGTGTCGAAGCTTCCGGTGGCAAACGTCTCCTCGCCATCGAAGATCACGTCCAGGATGGCATTCAGTGACGGGACGTGCTGATCCATCAGCGCCTGGGTGGCGGGGATGTTCAGCGAGTCAGATAACTTGTCCATCGTTCCTCCTTTTGAACTTTGTTCATGTGATCAAGATTCGTCCTCTGCGGCCTCCTCTTCGCGCAACTTGCGCAGTCTGCGGTGTTGTTTCTGTCGCTCCGCAACAGTGGGCTGAGAACCGAATATCCTCCGCTTCCGCGGGGGTGGCGGTTCGGCACCGGGCTTGTCGCTCGAATCGCTCAAGCTGCTTCGAGCTATGAGCTTCGTGCGGGTGGAATCCTCAGGCGCGATAAACCAGTCGCGCATCCAGCGACACAGCTTGGCCATCTGCTTGTCCTGGCCCTTGCCCATACGTGAGCCGATATTGGTATCTTTGCCGTATTGCATGCCCGGCACCTCGATACCAACAGGTATGCCGATCATAGCCATCAGGGCGACAAACATTCCGAGGGTGTTGTAGTCGTAGCCCTCCTGCTTGAACAGCACGTCGTGCAACCGTACTTCGTAGTATTTGCCCGCCCTGGAGAATCCACTGGTAGGCGGTGCCCAACGTAGACGGCGACGCACTTCCTTAGAGAGATTCACAAACCACATGCTATCGAAGGTCATCTCGACAGCAGGGTGTTTGGGTTCCAGCTCGGCCTGCAGCCTTGCCTGCTCTTTGAGTAGCCGCGTTTTGTCGGCGGTTATCTGCGTGAGCTTCTGGGTCAGCTTGCCCAGCTCAGCTTCCAGCTCAGCGATACGGGCATTCGTCGGAGCCAGCGCAGCAACTGCTTTCTTGGCACGCTCATCGGCCTCGGCTGCCTGCGTGCGCAGCTCCGCGTTCGTACGGCGTAACTGCGCCTGTAAGTCTTGTACCTTCGTTAGATACGACATGGCCGTCTCGTCGTGCGCAACGTACTTTTGTAGATCGGCCATAGCCGCCTTAGCTTCTCGTCTGAGTTTCGACGCCATGTCGATCTCCTTTCGTTAGGTAAAAAGAAAGGCCCCGTGAAGGGGCCTTGAGTAATCAGGCCTACTCGGCCATTGCCGCCATGGCAAATCCGTCGGCCAACCGTTGGCCGTACGTGGGCGTCTCATCCGTCTCCGCTTGCAGGAACGTGTCCGGCGCAGCCTGTACACGGATATCGCGCTTGCGTGGGCGCGAGTCACGTACACGCAGTACGGACATGTCGCATCGGTGATGAACGCCGCGGTGACAGCCACAAATCTTGCAGTACATAGTAAGGTTCCTTGTAAAGAGGGAGGGGTAAGCTACTGGTCCAACATATTAGACTGCCGCGTTTTCGCATTTTGTTCACATGATCAAGATAGCTGATGGCTAAAAGAAAGGCCCAGAATAGGGCCCTTCCTTGAATTGGTCGCTCGCCAGAACCCGCACAGAAAGTCCGGGGAGGTACGCCTAGCAGCCAACTGGCTACTGCCCTACGCGCATGTGTTACGCAGGACTTCGATGTTCTGGGCGTTGCACCCAGCACTCCCTGGACCCGCAGGTTATGCCGTAATCTCCTCGGGGTCGTGCATCTTGTCTGGTGCAGTCTCCGCGGGGAGAGGCATCTGCTCTGAGATGTCAGCCCGGAACGTCAACGCCTCTGTTCCCGGCTTCTTCTCCGGCTTGACCTGTTCGTGGAAACGCCGCATGGCGCTCGTAGTCAGGCCGTAGCGCCGCTTGTTGTCCTTCTCGGTGTTCCTGGTGATCTTACGCAGCCGATTGGCCAACACTGCGGCATTCGCCTCGTATGTGTCAGCCTGCGCTTCGGCGTTGTTCATCAGACACTCGATGAAGCGTTCGATCGTTGCCGCCGGATAGTGGTACTGTGCACGCACCAGAGCGGCGCGAACAGGTGCCACACTCACATGCTTTTCGTGAGTGAACCGGTTGAACACAGAACAGGTCTCGCCGAAAGCCTCAGCGTGATCCTCAAAGAAGCACAACTGTGCCGGCTTGGACGGAGTTTCGCTCGGATGACGCATGCCGCGCATCGTCCAAGTGATGATGGGCGAAGAGCCATTCAAGTCGATCTTGCAGAAGCCTGCAGCGTTCTCAACCGTACGCTGCCGCCCAAGGTCCATCATCCGCACTGCCGCTTCGCTGAGCCCGACGAAAACGAGCGTCCTGAACGCAACGTCCTCTTCGATGCCGGCACGCAGCCGCGTCTGCCCATCGCCCAAGAACGGCTCCGGGAAGACGACGAACGAAATACCTTGTGGGGTATCCGCCCAATTGTTGCTCGCCATGTCACTGGCGAACTGGCGCATGGTCGAATGCCCGATGGGCCGGTTGCGGCTGTTGTAGTGCTCCAGCCAATCGCGCCCGATAGTGGGAGCGACAGTCATCGGCGCTACCATCATGCCGAGACCGCACGGGACCAGCCGGGGCAGTCCCAGCTGCTTACCGAACGACTGCATCTGACGCTCTTCCGCCACCGTGATCTCGGGATCGAAATCCAGATCCAGCTCGATACGCTTGCCGCGCATCGGTGCCGGTAGCGTTGCCGGCTTGAACGCCTTGGTCGCCACAACCGATTCGGCAGACTTCAGACCCTTCAGGATGTCCATGACATCTTCTAGGTCCGTACGCACGCCGACAGGCTGCATCGTGTACAACATGCGGCAGTTCTCGCTCTTCTGTGGCTTAATGAAGAGCTCAATGCCGCTACCATCTTCGGCGAGACCCTGAACAAGCACCGGCTTGCCCTTGGCTGCGGGTGCCGGCGCCACGGGCGTCAACAACCACTTGCCGTCGATAGACTTCGCACGCAGGGCATTTTCGAGTCTTGCACGCGCTTGGCGGTGCACTCGCACGGATCCCACGCCATCCGTTAGGGTGAGTGAAAGTGACATACTTTCCTCCTCCTCTATTGGACAATACCCGGGCATAACGACTAGCCCGTACATCTTCTAATGCCGTGTTTCAGCACTTTGTTCACATGATCAAGATCGGCTGAGGGCTAAAGAAAAGAGGCAGGGCCCTGGGCTTGCGCCCAGAGCCCTGCGGGATCGGAGCCTCTGTGTCATGCGCCACGCATGGCCTTGGCTTGTCGTTCAAGCTCCCAGTCCATCGCGTAGCCTTGATCGCCTTCCTCGTACTCCCGGTACGCAGCGTCCCATGCGCGGCGTTCGGCGCTGTCGCTGTCGAGGAAGCCGGCGTGGACCTTGGCCCACTCGTATGCGTGTACGTCGTCGGGTTCGACGATCCACCAGTGTTCGGTGTCGTCGTGGTGCGGTGTCATAGTCCAGTGCTGCCCATCGACGTTGATCCTGAGGCCGACGCATCGGCTCTCAACCAACCTATCGCCGTCGAGATCCAAACGCGCGTCGAACAGTGACGGACTGCAGCCAATGGTGTTGTCGAGCAGCTCGATCTGCACGTGCTCTCCCGGCTCGATCGAAGGGCTCGACGGATGGCCTGCTTGCTGTATGACAACAACCAGGCGGTTAATCCACACGGATCTGTCGCTCAAGCCGAAAGCCCGAGCAAGGTCCGCCATCTTGGTGAACGAGAAGTACATGGTGAGTTCCTTTCGAGAACTAAAGAAGGATTGGACAAGAGCGTTAGCTCTCTACCTTATATTGCCCCGTTTTATGTCGTTTTTAAGCAGCGTAGCGGGATGATACGACGGATAATGAAGAACGCCCCGATTGAGTATGAGACCTCGGGGCCACGGTCCCAGCACATTCACGTGTAGGCCACGTGTTTCTCCTTTCTGTGTCTATGCGCCAACAGCACGCAGGTGCCGATGATCAGCATGGTGATCGTGGATGGTTCAGGCGTAATCGCAAAGCCTCCTGTGCCATGATCGAAAGAGCCTACGAACGACGCCTCGACTGTGTCCACGTCGATGGTCCACAGCGTACCGTTGTTCCAGGCATACAGCCCGTCGGGACCGTAATCGAACGCCCAGAACGTGTGACCGGGTAGCTGGCCAAGCGGGGTCGTTGAGCCAGACAGCATATCGACCTCGACCAGCCACTTGGATGCCTGATCCCAAATGAACGCCCGGCTGTCTGGCGCAATCGCAAACGCCTCGATACTGACATACGGGAAGAGCGTGTGCATGACCCAGTAGCCGCCGTGCTCGGTATCGATCATGACCAGTTCGTTGTCATAATTGATGCCAAACAGGTTATCCATTGGATCGAACGCTATGCTCCTGCATGTCCGGGGCGTCGTGCCGATGTACGTGCCGAGGCCAGACACGGGATCGATAGTCCACAGCTTCTCGTGCATGCTGGTGGCGTACAGCGTGCCGTCTGAGCTGCTATCGAGTGCGCGCACAGCCGCTATGCCGCTAGGGCCGCGTTGTGACTGTACGCCGGTTGAAAAGTCGGTGAGGTACAGAACAGAGTTGGCTGTACTGTCAACGACGTAGCCGACAGTCTCCGCGCTAGCAAAGCACGGAGTCAACAGAATCAGCAGCAATGCGTACCGCATCGTCGAACTCCTCCTCTTCATAGGGGAGCATTAGCGTCTGCCAGTAATCGTCTTGTGCCATTTCTGCCATCCAGCCTTCAACGCCAAGACGGTGCAGCCGCGAGTAATGCTTCCTGATGTAAGGAACACGGGGGTCTTCCTCCCTGTCCAAACGCTCCAGCTCCGCTATCGCTTCGTCCGTCTCAAGCAGCAGTAGCCGCTTGAGCCAGGACAACGTGTACTTCGCGTCGCGCACAAGCTGCGCATTCAACGCGCTACTGGCCGCCGACGACGTCCGTGTGGACGCTGTCCGCCAGTAGTCAGTGACGATCTGCAACACTCTGTCGCGGGTATACGACATCGCATACTCCTTTCTGGGTTAGCGTCGCCTGCCGAAGAAATAGATGCCGTGGTGAGTTGCGGCAATGGGCTCGTCGGTCGCTGACATGCCGCCTCTGCGCACAGTCTCGCCCGCCAGCGGGTTGAACTTGAGGATCGGTGGCGCATGTGCGCGCCATACATCGATGCTCCCGGGCAGTTTGACTTCCCGCCCTTCTGATAAGAGGTTCGCCCACTCGCTGTGATAGGCGGGGATGATATACCACGTACCGTCCGGCGCGACCATGTACTTGCGGTACTTGGTCGTCTCGTCGTTCTCGGCGACCGTGGTCTCAACAACAGCCCAGCGCTCATAGGTGGGCAGCTCCGAGACCAGTGTCATACCGTCACTGCGCTCTCCTACGCCGCCGACGCTGTAAATCAGCACGAAAGCGATGGCCACGATGGCCACGATGGCCACAATGAAATCCTGTGTACGCATGGGTTAGATTCCTTTCGTAGGGATGAAAAGCGGAGGGGCGGCGACAAGCCGCCCCTCCAGGGCCAGTACCTCCCTCATCGGGAAGTTCAATGTGTACGAAAAACGCGGCCGAGAGCTCAATGAGCACCCGGCCGCGATGGTCCGTTTCCGCATACTGCAGGCGAGATTTGAATAAAGACTCCTGCAGGCCAGTCGTGACCGCAAGGCTGTCGAGGCAAGGATCTTCGCCTCGGTGGGTACGGGCGCAAGGCTCATGTCAACCGTGCGCTAACGGACAACCTTTACACCACCGTCCTCCACGACACTCACCAACCTTATGCGGGAACGGCACGCGCGATCTCGTCCAGCTCTTCCAGCAGATCAGAGACCTCGATCACGTCCGGCAGCATTGTCGCATGCTCGCTCGGATCAGCGTACTCGTAGATATTCACGTCGCCCTCGCGCTCCTCGGCCATGATGAACTCATGGGCCAGCGCGTCGGGGCTTTCGGGGTACTCACGAACGCGTACGACGAGCACCCGGCAGTTGTCTCGTCGTCGCCTGCGCCTCTCCACGTAGTAGAAGCGCACGGAACCGCAGAGCGTACTGTCTGCAGTCGTCAGAAAATTGATCACCGGGACACCAGGCGGCAGGCCTTCAAGCCAAGCCTGTGTTTCTTGAATGGTCATGGGTCGTTCCTTTCGGGGGAAGGTTACTTATGGCAGCCCTTCAGGGCATGACGCTCGGCCAGCTCTATATCGATAAAGCCGACGCGGGTACTACCGATCGTCATCTGCCAGTCAATGTCATTCTCTATGTCGAGATGACGTTTGTTTAATCGCCAGCCCCTGCCTTCGTTGAAGAGCTTGATGGGGCCGTCAGGTAGCGTTTGCGTTACAGTCTCCTTTCCTTGTGGGACTGGGTTGTTTCCTACTAACACACTGTCCTCCTTTCACAGGGAGACCCGCTGGGCGCCCCACCGCGGGTACGCCCAGCGGGCACAACTCATTATTTCATGCGGAGCAGACACCACGGCATCCTGACGCCCAGCAGATACCAGCTAGGCGACCAGATGAAAATGGCAGCTAGCAGCAATCCGAATTCGCTGCGCGTCCATTCGGCGGTATGCATAGCCCAATCACACACGTGGTAGGCGAGTATACCGCCCATGAACCACAGCACAGCTGCCAACGCGGTGACAGCTATCAGCGCCCTCATACGCTCTGACATACGTAGCCCTCCTGCCGTAATAGCCTGCGCATCCCGTCCAGATCGTCTGCAACCCGGAGGTCGAAGATCGGCTGCATGACTTCTTGAATACGCGCCTCGGTCTCGGGGAAATACGTGCGCCGTCCGTATCCGTCTGGGCCGTACTTCAGCCACAGATGGTTTGCCGCCCGCCGCAGCTGCGCTACTTCGCTCAGCTCTGGATGGTGGCGCTCGCCGTGGGCGTATGCACGCAAATATGCGTGCGCCGTGTCCACTGGCGTACGATCGGCGTCCGCAACAATTTGCTCCAACACGGTCTCCGGCTTGCCGGTCGACGCTCTGTGTTGGCGTACTGCGCCTGCAATGGCATTGAGTCCTTTTTCGTTGAACTCGCGCTGCAGCACTTCGTCATTGAGCACGATCTGCGCTCCCACGTTCTCGTGGTCCTCACGGCCTTCCGCCAACCCGACGTCGTGGTAGATGGCTGCGATCTCAGCCAGCATCACTTGGTCGGGCGCGTGGATACGCGCAAGGTAGGCCGCCTGACGTCGGACGGCCCGCATGTGTCTTTGGTCATGGCCCAAGTCGAACCCGTCGTATAGCCGGGCGACTTCGAACAACCTGCGGTGCAGGCTGGTCGTACACTGCGACATGAACTACCCTCCTTAGCTAAGGGGAAAGAAATGATAAACGTCTCCACGTGATAATGCCCTACACATGGTAGTTTTTAAGGGCTAAAGAAAGGCCCACGAACGCGGACCTTTCCCAAATGATAAGGCTCATTTGGTCAGACGTGCAGCACGCCGCGCCTGTTCGGCAGCGTCATACTCGTCCAACCGTATGAGTGTTTGGATGTTCTCTGGCAGATGCGCACGGAGTCGGCGCATCGTCGCTTCGTGGTAGTCGAAGTTAGGGTCATAGCCTTTCGGCGTTTCCTTGTTTCCGACTACCGCCCACAACATTGGGGTTTCCACCCACGGCTCTAAGAACTCGCCGTTGGCAGCCAACCGGTTGAGGGACGTTATGATACCCTCGCGGGCATCGTGGTCGCCGATCCAGACGAGATCGTCCTCGTCCTTGGCGAAATGACCACTGGACGTGTACTCCCAGTGATTGTCTGTAGAATCCGGTCGCCAATTGTACCAGCACTTTGCATTGTTCACGCACATGGATGGCTCTGCACCGCGTTCGCCGATCCAATCGAGATATTCGCAAAGCAACAACTGACCGGGGGATCTCCAGTATGCATGCCAGTAGAGCCAGCACCTGTCTGACTCCACTAGTTCCGCACCTACGGGCTCGAAGCCGTTACTACGCAGTATGTGGTCAAACTTGATCATAGAGCAGCTGAAGTCGGTGTCTCCAGCGTTTTCCATGACCCTGCGTTTGTTTTGCACATGTGCGAAATGCAGTTGCAAGCCCAGTGCCTCCGTGTCCTTATCCTCCTTGTAAGACTTGCCCGTGATCCGCTCGGCTTCTGCCAATGGATCAAAGCGCATGGCCTCCTCTGGAGTCTTGGGCAACTCAGGTAGCATCCGTTCTCCTAACCCTACATAAGGTGGACGGGAGTGTTTTTGTCGTAGACCACAAAGTCACGCGCAATCAACTGCATGATCTGTTCGGTACTCAGTGGATCGCTCATCACGCCGCTCACCAACGCGATGCGCTCATCGCCTTTGACGATGAACAAGCGCTCTGGATGCGTAGCCCATTCGATAGCCTTCCGCGGGTCGTCCTTATGCGACTGTAGCGCAGCTGCGTGAATACGCTCTCTGGCTTCCAGCTCGTCGGGGTGGGTGTCAGCGTCAGGCTTGGGCCGCGTCTCTGCCTGTCGCTGCTTGACCATCTCCACCAACAGCTCTGGCGCACCTAGGCGCTCCAACATCTCGGGATTAGCGAGGTCGCTGAGCATTTCCACGATAGCACCACGGCTGGCGTACAACGTGTGCAATGCCAACGCGGCGTCGATGCGCTTTTGCGTGTAGCTTACCAGCGCTTGCACGAACTCGTCGCGCGCCGCCTCGATTACGTCCGCAGGCATACCATCGCGTTCTTGATCGATTTGCTCCAGTATGTTCGCGAGCACGTCCTTCGGGTCGTGAACAGTGTCTGTAGCAAGGTCACCGTGTATCGCTCCGAAGATGGACACCATCGTGCCATCGTGCTGTATCTGATCCAGCACTTCGCTCTTGTGCATAAGCCCAACAGCGTAGAGCTCGAACGCGATGTCCGGCCAGACCCGATCCAGCACGTACATGGTCAACACCCAGCGGTCAGCCAGGTTGCGCAGGTCCAGCTTCGACAGAAAGCGCTCTTCCAGCTTGTCGTGCTGCTCTGGCGGCACCATCTCTTTCAGCATCGCCTCCATCGGCTCCAAAGCCTCATCGACCGCGGCGGGCGTAGCCTCCAGTATGTTGCGTGCGGACCGCAGCAGGCTAACGTAGGCTTTCGACGCTTCCGGCGTCATCATCGGCATAACTGTCTCCTTACAGACCCCTACAATGAAAAAGCGGCTGTGCCCGGGGTTGAGCACAGCCGCTTTGTATATGGTTACTGCCCGCTACTTCGTATTCGTGATCGTGCCGTATCCCTCGAAGTCGGCCGACTTGCTGACGGCATGACGTGTCTTGGGCGTGTTACTCACTGCCGGCTCGGCAGACGATGATCGGTAAGATCCGTAATGCGCCCATGGCATACGATACGGGTCACCACGCCGCTGAGGCGGCACATACCGGTCGGGCGGTTGCGTATCGGGCACGCTGATCGGCGGTGGTAGCGCTTCACGCGCCCGCCGCTGTTCCCGTGTCACCTCGTCGAGATGCCGTCGAAGGTCCTCGAGGATCGCGTCGTTGACGTCCAGCTCCTCCTGTGGCGGCGAGTGGTCCTCCGTGAGCTCTTCGTCGGCAGCGAACCGCATCAGCGTCTCACAGGCACAGTTCTCGCACTTGGCCAGCCGGTCAAGCGCGGTCTCGTACGGCACGGGCGTACCACGCGGAATCTCCACGTCGCCCTGCCAATCGCAATTGGTACAGAAACACTCGATTGTGTACGTACCTTCCGGCTTTTCAGCCTTGCCGTCTCTCAGACGTATACCGCGGGGTGCTCGATCTTCAGCCATGATTTTGTTCTTGTGATCAAAGTTCGCCGCCGTTGCGAGTCTCGTCCTCCTTCGGACAAGCGCCGCTTATTGGGCATTCGTCGCAATCACACTCGCCGTCCTCAAGCATCTGGGCGATAGGCCCCAGCTGCGTGGTTGGCTGCATAGCCGGTGATGGCGGTTGCGTCGGCGGGCAGAAGTGTTTCTGGTAAGCCAGCGCATACTCTGCGCTTACCTCCATCAACTCCATTGTACGGACATCGCGCCTGATGCCAGTCGGCGAGTAGCGCCCACCGTAGGGCACCATAGCAAATGGCCCCGTGTTTTGCACATGGGGTACGTCGCCGATGCGGTCAAGCGGTTCCAGGATGATCCATGGCGGGCAGTACACCTCGATGCGGAATACACGCCCGTGGAGGCTCTTATCCTCCTCTAGCTGCGGACCATCATCACCATACATAGCAGGCGGAAACTGCATTGATGGCGGGTTGAACGGACCCTTTGTGACGGTCACCATCTTTCCTGGGGTGTAGTCGTCAGGTTTTAGTGTGCGCACGTTTGGTACCTCCATGCAACATTATGACAGAATCCGGGCAGAGGCGTAATAGACGCCTAGCCCACCTCGTGGGTGACGAGCGTACGCCCGCTACTCACTTCGACGACCGCGCCGCGGACAGCATCAGGACGCTTTGAGACGCTCCTGGCCAACTGCTCTGCCTCGTCAAAGTCATCCGTGTAGTCGACGATGATGTCGTTCTCACCTTCCGGACGTTCGACGAGTATTTGATACGCGCCGGCTCGTTTGGGGTAATGCGTCATTGAACACCTCCCTGTAGAGATCTGAAACGCGGCGGGTAGCGTTCCCGCCGCCGTTTGGGAGATGCAACCAGATAGATTGCGACCCTGCCGCTGTCCTCCGAGGCTGCATCTTGCTCCATTTATCCCGGACTAGTTGCCATACGGTCCCAGACCGGTCGATGGCGTAACCAGGCCAGTCCGGCAGTTGCCGGATTTCCACGGACAGCTTCGGCAGCTTCGTGGCCATTATCGCGCTCGTAGTTTGATGTTCCTCGGGCGTCTGTTTTCGCGCTGCTCAAGCCGGGCGTTCCAGCCGAGCGGGTCGTCATCAGATTCCTTTGGCTTCTCTGCTACGCGTTTGCTTGCCGCTTCTCGGTCGCGGCCTATCTCTTCAACAAGGCCGGCTACACGATCGAACAGCGTGGTGCTGCCGGTGCTGGCGCCTGCGATCAGCGGCTCCCGCGCTGGGTCTGCCTGCTGCAGCACCTCTTCCGTCGTGACGCCTTCTGCGGGCGGGTGATGCGAAACCTCAACCTCGTGGGTGCTGGTGATCTCCTGCCATATCTCGTCTATGTGTCGACGCTGCGCGTCTGCCATCCGATCGAAGAAGTCGCTGTTGTCCAGCTCTCCGCCAGACCGCGGCGGCGGTGGTGGTAGCAACGACGTAGGTAGTCGCGACGGACGCGACTGTATACGCGGTACACCGGATAGGTCCAGCGGATCACGCCTCCAAACGCCGCCACCCCTGCGCACCTTCCAGGCAAGGACAGCCGCGACTACGATGGTCCCCAGGAAACAAATGCCGAAGACCATCAACGTGGTGAGCTGTCCGGCCGTGAACATCTATGTCGCAGGTCCACGCATGAACGGCTCGGGCTGGTCGCCAGTTACGGCTACCGCCTCGGTCGACGTTACGCCCTGTTGACCCCGTACGCTGCGGCCTTGTGTCACATGGTACGTATCGGTCTGTTCTAGTGCGCCAGGTGCCTCAACCGTCTGGGGCACCAGCGCTACGTCGAAACCGCCGGCCAACGTCACACCAAAGCCCTGTGCAAGCATGATATGTGTCTGCGGCGGATGATCGAGCAGGAACTGGCGACTGGCTTCGAGGAAGTGCTTGATACCGGCACGCGCCGCCATCTTCTCCTCGTGCGTCTCCAGCGTGGCGTCGAGTTCGTCCAGTGGCGCTTCGCGCGCTGGCTCACCCGGGGCTCCCAGCTCCTTCTTCTGGTACTGATCCAGCAAGAACTCCAGCAACTCCTTCGGTTCGCTCGTTGGCATCGGATGCCTCCTGATATTCTGCAACGGTAGCGTCCCACTCTTCCACCTCTTCCGGTGTGATGAGACACTGATTCTTAGGCGTGACCAGCCGACCGAGTTTGTCGACGGCGTAGATGAACTTGGGTTCGGCCTTAATGTTGGCCATGCCCTGCAAGACTGTCGTCTTGAGCTCGTCCGGGTCGCCTTCCATGAAGGCCATCAGTTGTGACGGATTGGGGGTGAAACCCCACTGCTTGACGAATGCCACAACAGCAGCCTTCTGTTCGTCGGTGTACTGTGACGCCAACGTCTTGTACGGATTCACGACGGGCGGTGGCGGCGGTTCTGGCCGTCCACAGCAGCGCTTGAACTTCTGGCCGGAACCACAAGGGCAGCGTGCGTTCCTGCGTGTAGCTGGCGCCTGATTACGGATAGGCGCCAGCTTGGTCCGTTCGGGCTTGCGCCCAGGCTTACGACCGTAGGTGGCCGTATTTCGACGTTTCGACATCACTACAGCAGGTCGGGTTCCTGCTCCTCCTCGGGCTCGTCGTCCTGGGTATCGACACCCGTCGTGTCAGGATCGACATTGACTTCTGGTACCTCGACCGGCGTACCCCACGGACGGGGGAACTCAGCTGTTTCTTCAGCCTCGTCGACTGTCACCGCATTGGCGGCGGCGCCGCGAACACTATCGGCCGCCTGCTCAGCGTCGACCTCGGCTACCGGACGGTTCGACTCGATGGCCCGGTCAAAGCCGACTGGGGCCAGTTCGCCGTCGCCGACCAATGGATCGACCTCGACCGGCGGCTCGGCTGTCTCGGGGACGTTGGCTGTGGCCGGCGGGACCAGTGGCGTGAGTGGTTCGGCCTGCTTACCCAGCGGCACGCGGTCCTTATCCGGTATGTCGATACCGAGCTTGTCCGCGAGCGAGAGCACCTCACCAGGTGCTGGGCGCTTTGGGCGTAACACCTTGGGGCGGCGCGCTGCGGGTCTTCCGCGACCGTGGCGGCCAGCTGTGGCGTCGGTGATGCGGCCCTCGGCCTTCTGTTTGGCGTAATCTAAGCGATGATCGATCTGATTCTTGATAGGCATTTCAGTGGTCTCTCTGAACAAGGAAGACGGAGGGCCCGCCAATCGGGCCCTCCGTAGGTCTCCCATCATCCTCTTACATTACACATCTGGCGTCAACCGCTTACTCGAGGAGAACGCGCACGCGCGGCCGGACGACAATGACTTGCCGCGGCACTCGTACGACAGGCGTCCGTACGACGACTCCAGGCCTTGTGATTACTCTGTACACACATCGCGGGGCTACTGTAACAATACGGCGCGGCGCAACCACAACGCCGCCGACAGCCACCTCCGCAGGCTGCTGTGGGGCTCGGAATTGAGGCGCTACGATCACATTGGGTACAGTCACTTCGACCTCTGCGGACTGCGCTGGCGGCGCGCATGCCACGGCGCACAGCCCAGTCAGCAACACAACGAAAACGAGGGTCCAAAAACGCATCGAGATCTCCTTCTAGCGTTGGAGTTCCGTCCATCCTGCCGCAAATTGCTTTCTGCGGTTCAACAGTCCGATGGACGCTTGCTTCTTCATCTTGACGATAAGTGCTCGGTCCTGCAAGGTGGACACGAGCGTATCCGCGAATTCCCTATAACCGGATATCACCTCCGGCACGCCAAGCCAGTTCTCCTTGGTCTTGGCTGGTACGAGCACGGAGTTCTTCCAGGATTTCAGGAATTCGTTTTGTGGGCGCATGTCCCACGAGAGCACGGGCGCACCCATGCACAACGAGTTCAGGCCGATAAGCCCGAAGCTCTCAAATCTGGACGCCCAAACGGTCAGGTCAGCCCGTGCGAACAGCATAAGCCTGTGCAAGATATTCGGATGGAGGACAAGCACGACTCTGTCACCGAACTGCTTACGTAGGTCTTTCACTATACGCTTGGAAGACAATGACCATTTGCGTCCACAGGCAATCATCACGTTCGCGTGCGGTACCTCCGCCAATGTCCTGTGCATCATGTCGAATATCGCCTGATCGCTTCTTTGCGGTTGCGTATCATAGAGCGGGAAGTAGACACACAGGTTGTTGTGCGGTTCGTCGGTGTTCCTGCGAGAGATTGGGACAGGCACGTCCCAGGGCATCATGATCGGTGTAGTGCTGTCTAGCTGCCAATGCCGCTGGAGCGCATGACCGACACAACGATACGGGATGATGATCTTATCGAATGCGAGCACCGTGGCTGCGTCATTGGGTGTGAGTCGCTCCCACTCGATAAGCAGCGCGGTTTCAACGTCCAGGTGCTTGATGCGCCGCAGTTCGCGCTTCCTGGGCACGTGTGTCCAGATGATACGGCTGCAACGCTGTGCCCACTTGAGCAAGCGCTGTTGCCGCGCGCTGACTACTGCAGAATCCCAGACGCGGGCTACTTCACGACGTACGACGCCCTTACCGTAGATGGTAGACGGCAGACCTTGATCCCTGGCCCTCTCGGCCAAATGGACCGCAGCATGCGCAACTTCGTGCTGCTGGTATCGGGTTATGATCCCGAGCCTGTCTGCCATGTGGATTGTCCGATAGGTCGTCGTTCATCGTCCTTGAGCCTTAGGTTACATCATGGGCATGCCACCCATGGGCTGACCGCCCATCGGCGGTGGGGCCATGCTTCCTTGCTGGCCCGCCATTGCAGCCTCCTGGCCCATCTGCCTGCCACGAGCTTCGGACTGCGAGTCCATCTGCTCCAGCAGCGACTTGACCAGGCTGTGGATCGTCGGATTACGCTGCTTGAGCTGTCGCAGCGCAGATTGCCGCTGGCCGCCAGGCATAGCGTAAATCTGCTGAGCAATGGTCTGTGCAATGGATTCCAGTTCTGGCGGGGTGAGCCCCTGCTCGTTGCCCATAGGCAGCTGCGCCATGACCGCCTGGACCGGATCCATCGGCATCGCTGCCTGATCCGGTGACGGTGCCTCGCCACCCATAGGTGCGGCACCACCGGCTGCTCCGGGCTGGACCGGCGGCACCACGCCACCAGCACCTGGCCCAGGCATAGCGCCCATGGCCGCAGGATCGCCCCCAGCGGCTCCTGGGCCGCCTGCGCCCATTGCCAGTTGATCGCCCAGTCCGCTCGCTTCGAGCTCCTCCTGGGCCTTCTGGGACTCCTCAGCGACGAATTTCTGCTCCTCCAGCATGCGCTTCTGCTCGTCCTCGAATACCAGGCCCACGCCTCTGCGAAGGCCGGTAGTCTGGGAGACCTGGCCACCCATCATCAGCTGCAGGACAGCCAACTGACGGTTCAGGTCGTCTGCGTGGCTCGGGCGCGCTAGCCGGGCGGTCACCTCGTCCCAGCTGAGCGCCACCGAGATCTTGTTGCAGATCCACTGGAGGTAGTTGTTCAGCATGTAGGTCAGGTGGCTCCAGTGACTCTCCATGAGCCGCAGGGCCGCGGGCGCAGCCTGTACAGTGAGATCGCCCTTGTAGAACTGCACAGGGATACCTACCGAAGACAGCAGCGTGTCGAGCGCCTGGTCCATGAGCTGGTAGGGTGCCAACTGGCTGGCCTCACCACCGAGCGCCTGGTAGCGCACCGGGAACGGCAGCGTGAACCACGTGGTCGGGTCTTGCCGCCGCTGCCGCAGCATGGAATTGACCTGCCCAGTGAAACCGCCGAGATCGGCAGTGAACAGCGGGTCTGTCATCTCACCGCCGCCTGCTCCGCCGCCCGGCCGAGGCTCGGGGGTCAGCACGCGGAACGGGATGATATAGTCGAGGCCGATTGCCTCGTTGTATCGGTGCAGTACCTGGAGATACCAGGCCTGCCGGAAGTTGGTCAGCACGCGGCTGATGCCCCAGCCTTTGTTCAGTACACCAGCAAGGGTATCCTCCTTGCCATGGTAGATCACGTCCTTGTTGAACTCGATGTGCGTGTTGTTCTTGACAGCCTGCACAACCTCCCACGGAGCGCGCTCCAAATGGAAGAGGGTACCTCTGGTGATGTACTGCTTGTAATGCTGCGGGATGCGCCAGATGTGTCCGACCTCGTCGGTATACGGATCCCAGGCGAGTTCCATCTCGTGCGGGCTCCAGCGCTTGATGATCAGATCGTCTTCCTCGTGGGAGCGGCGGTCGATGTGCGTCCACTTGCCGTGGTAGTTGCAGAATGGGCAATGCGCACGGAACTCTGAGCCCTGCCACGTGTAGCTGAACTTCTCGTTGCCGTGGATCTGGCGCAGGGGCGCCTCGAACCCACAGCCCGGGCACGAGAGGTTGCGCCGGAACGGGATCACGACCGATCCGAAGAAGTTGCCGTAGGTGCAGTAGTCGAGCGCGGCCTGCCGCAGCTCTGTATGGATTCCCAACGTGTTGTTCAGGAAGTCGAGATACTTCTCCTTCCCGTCACGGTCAGTGCCGTCGATTTCGACCTCAGTGATGAAGTACGAGATCACCCGGTCTACTGCAGACCGGTAGACACCGTTTGCCAACATGATGTATTCGCACCACCGCATAGCGTTCTGCAGTGAGCTGGGCATCGCTGTCGAGGCATAGTCACAGAATGGGTCCGGGAATGGCTCGACGTTTTGCGAACCGAGATTGGCCCCACCCGTGAAGTTGGGAATCAGATACGACATGGATCCGTCCTTGGACTAGAGACTTGTCGACTTGCGGCAGACACGGCTCATCTTGACGACGGGGTCTTGGCTTTCGAGCCGCTCGATCTCCTCCTCTTCGGTACGGTCACTGGCCGTCTTCTCCGCCGGCTCAAGGTCCGGGGTCACCCCGGGCTTCACAACGGCTTGTTTTTCCATGGCAGCCCATCTCCTTATATCTGCGAGCGTCTGCTCGTTCAGTAACACGTCGTTCAACCCCATGATAGCAGTCTTTCTACGGCATGCCACCTGCAATCTCTGGCGTGGCAGCATTGGCAGCATACGGGGCCTCGCCCTTGATCAGGAATACTTGGAATTCCTGATCACCCAGCGGAAAGATGATATTCGGGTCCTGCACGAAGTAGATCGAGTCGCTTCCGGCGATGTGGACGGCGATGTCCTTATCGGTAGACTGCAGCCTCGATCGTGGGTAGCCGACACAGCTGGTGTCGTAGACCAGCACCAACACGTGCTCCTCGCGCACCACGTCGTGATACCAAGTCTCGATGGCTATCGGCGAGCCCGAAACCTCCAACGTTACCTTGAACGTCGGCGCGCCGCTGGCCTTAGCGTTGCCGACAGGGCGCATAGCCTGCGGCTGAGACCGCTGGTTGAACAGCGATGCCGGCGCCGTCTGTGGCTGCGGTGGTGGCGCAGGGGCGGGCGCTGGGGCCGGTGCGGGCGCGGCAGGCTGCGCAAACGCCGCCTGCTTCACAGGGCCCTGATGTGGATTTGGTGCGACAGGCGTCTGTACGACGGCGCGTGGTGCGGCATCCTGCGGACTAGGCGGCGCGCCTGGCGGTGCTACTGGTGGCGCGGGCGCGGCTATGTTTTGGTCCAACACTGCGTGCATCCCATCTTGCATGTTCGCTTCTCCTTGTGGCGCCAGCTGCTGGACCTGATCGATCGCCACACGGCGATAGACCGAAGAGGCGCGATCGCGCAGGTCGTCGATCGAGACAGCTTGGCGTATCTGTGCGTTATTTGTGGCCTGGCTGACGACATCAGCCGATATCTTGGACATGTCAACGACGAATCCACCACCAGGTGCGTCGGGATCGATGTGCACTTCCTTCGCAGAGGCGTCACGCTCCCAGTTAGGCGGCGCACCGTCGATCGTGGAGCGTCCGACGACGAAGCCGGGGATCGTCTGCGGCAGTGCCACGGCCATTGTGGAGCCGCGGCCGACATGCTGCTGGGCTGCAAGATCGCGATATGCCGTTTCGGTGGGTGTCCCAAGCACGCTTGCCTGGTTCCAGAAATTGTTATCCATGATGTTCCTAGTGTAGCCGTCGGCCAGTGCTATCATCAATAGCTAAATGAACCTCGGGGGCGCCGAAGCGCCCCCAAGGATCAATTTACACGGCTACAGAGCCCATTACCAGCATCTACGCCAAGACGGCGTCGACATCGGCGGGGCACAGTTCCAGTTCGCGCAGATCCCATTCGCTGAGATCAGCTTTCAGAATCTCGTATTCCGTGACACTCTCTTGGAGCGCGTCAGGGTCTTCAGTTGCCCGCAGAGCAAGGACGGCCTCGCATACTGGGGTAAACTCGCAGGGTAAGTCAGGTATACGCCGCAGCGCCGCTTCACGTTCCGTTTCGTGCATAGCCGCAAGCGTCTCTTCCGTACTGACAAAGAGGCACATCCCATTATCCTCCTGAGAACCAGGACGCGTCAGCGTCCGTATTAGCGAGTAAGTCTTCTAAGCTGATGTGGCAGAACCACAGATAGTCGGGAGCGCGCGCAGCTAGCATGGCCTTGCGAGACAGGGCCACTACCAGTTCGCCGTCAACTGATGCGCGTATAGGCGCATGGACAGGAAAGTCCTTAGGCCAAAGTGGGAAGATCAGTGGCGCAGCGCTGTTTGCGTTCTCCAACCAGACGGTGACATCTCCGTCACCTACGAACGAGATTTTCCGGACTTCTTCGGGCATGACTGGAACCGTGGGTTGATATCGTCGAACGAAACGTTCCAGGTGACGCCATCGCGGATGCCTTGCAGGTCTTCTGCGAAGATACGCCGCCGTTGAAAATTGACGACCATGGGCACGAAGCGCACCGAGGTCTTCCGGAGAAACTCCGCAAGCGGCATTTCCGCCGGCTCACGGCCAGTGAGCGTGTACTGCATGAACTCAGCGCCTTCCAGCGCCTCGTTACCTGCCGCATCGCGGGTGATCAGACCCATGTCTTCGACACGCTTGCCATTGAGCGTCGACACTCCGCAAACGTCGATGACTGGGGTCAGGTCTTCAACCTCCGGTAAGGACGCCGGGTGCGTCTTCAACGCCTCCACGTCGTACCGCTTGACCAGGTAGTCAGCACCGACGGCTACACCGGATACGCCGGTCAACTCGGTCCGTGCTTCGGTCGGAATATGGTCGGGGATGCCCATTTCCGCAAACACCATGTAACCCTGCGGCCATGCGAAAGATCCACACGGACGCAGATGACGGTTAGCTCGGTGTCGTCTCTCCAAGTGGTACCTGAACGCCTCCTCCTCGCGGCCAGCGATGGTAGGATCGTCGATCAGGTCTGCCTTGGTGTGTCCAGCGCGTCCTGCGATATCGTCGAGCATCGCATCCTCGCGATACACAACTATCTGCGCAAGCAACGCACGAATGGACGCAAGTGCCGTCCCCATAATGGCTTTATTCTCGAGATCGAGCCGTGCTCCGTGTGCAGCGCCGAAGTTCTCTGCCTTCAGGCCGGCGGCCGCACGCGACTCCTCGAGCTTCTTGCGATGGGCTTTGCAGATCTGATGCGCGTTACGCGAGTCCCGTGCTGACATTTTGACACCGTGTGCTGGCATAAGCTTCCGCTTCTTTGCCGCGACCAACGAGTCGACTGTCTGCAGACCGGGCGTAAGCCATAGATCCTTCAGCCATCTGTTACCCTCTGGTCCTCCCAGCTTCCATTGACCATCCTTGGTGAATGTCAACGCGTATCCGCGACACATGAATCGTTCCCCGAACAGATGGGTGACCACGTAATGGGTCTTACCGACATTGTCTGCGGGGCGATTCATTTTGACTGATCCCTTTGGAGGCATAGGGACCATCGCGACGAGGCCAAGAAGGTCCCGCTGCAGCTTGCGCACGCCGACCCGCACTAGGGCGGTCCAGCGGCACAAGTTCTGCAACGGCAGCGCCAACGAGACCGCCTGCTTTTCAACAACCTCTTCGAGTTCGAGGATGTTGAGCAGCGGGAGTTGCGCCTCGCTTCGCGCGTGATTCACCTTCTGACAGAACAGGCGCACGGCCTGTAGGATTTCGGGACAACCGCGCTCGAAGAATAGCTCCTTCGACCAGGCTGTGCCGTTGTTATAGGCGTCGAGCAGCTGGTCAGCCATACCTATGGCAGGCGCCGTAAACGTCTGTTCCTTAGGGGCCGCTGCTGTTTCTCGCACCTCTACGGCGGCTGTGTTGCCGCCCAGATTAAGCGTTTTGAGATCTTTTATCACTCGGGCTCCAGTTGTCTGACTCTACTGGAATTCTGAACGTAGGTCTTCTGCGCCTGGCGACGAAACGACGACGGGCAGTGCCCGCCTTGTCGTCGCGTACAAAGGTGTGCATACCAAAGATGCGTAGATGCGGGCGCATGACCTGCCATAACTCAGCAGAGACTAGCTCGTAAGGACGCCCACTGGGCGTATGGGCCAGTCTCTCCGTGCCGGGGAAATCGTACTCGTAGACTATCTTGCGTCCGCCATTTGGCAACGCAGGTGTCTTGTGTACGAGACCACGGCGCACATTCAATGGGAGATGATCAAGCATTCATTAGGGTCCTCCCTCTACAGCAGTCAACAGAAAAAGGCGCCAAGACCACATAGTCTTGACACCTTATAATGCCGCGTTCTGCAGTAGCGTAAAGCTACGCTATTTCCGGGTCTTCGCCCGGAGGCGCAGCCTCCTCGCCTACGATCGGCGGGACGACTTCCACTTCGGCATCTTCTGCCGGTGGTGCGAGCGTGTCTTCCGGCTCGGCGTCTTCCTCAGGCGGGCCTGTGTCGTAGGCGTCATCAGGACGGCCGATCACGACGTCGTCGAGATTCGGTCTGTCGTCCATCAGGCCAGTTTGATCGAGATACGGTTCGATTTCGCCGCCCTCGATCGGGGTGAGCTGGCGTCCGTCGAACAGCTGCCATGTACGCCCCTTCTGGATCTGATAGCGCTGTCCGCAGAACATATGCAAGAAGTACGTGTTATCCCGCTCTGCGTTATGCTTGGCGCGGATGTCAGCGATCAGCTTGCACAGCTCATCTACAGATTCAAACTCCGAAACGGTAGGCGCAGCACCGCCTACGACGCCCCAGACAGCCCAGATTCGGCCGCGGAAGTCGCTTTTCAGCATGTCGTCAATGAGTGTGAAGACATGCTTCAAGCGCCCGACGATGGCCATTGTTGCTGCAGGCGTCATCTGGTCGGCCGTAGGTTGTTGGGGCGCAGACGGAGTCTCAGTCGTCACGAGTTTGTCTGGTTGTTCGGTCATCGATTACTCCGCTGGTTTGATTGGCTTGGGCGGCGGCTGCTTCGAAGGGCTCGCCTTGTCGAACGACGGCTCGACAGGCTTTGGGGCCTTGTCCACCGACTCAGCTGACACCTTGCCGGCCGCTGCCGATACCTTGACGGTTTGGCGCACCTTGCGGCCCCGCTTACCGACGACGTGCGTTCGCAGCAATGACTGCGAATACTGGCCGCGGTAGAAGTACGGGCTGACCACCAGCGTAGCGCCAGGGTGCTGCTCGCTGTTGGCAATTGTCTTGCCGTCAGCGTCGAGGAGCGCCCAGGTACCCTCTACCGCAGAGGGTGTTTCCATTTTGACTTCCACGTTACAGTCCTCTCAGTGATTTGAATTTGTCCAACATGGATTGGTAATCCGGGTTGTCCTTGTGCTTGAGACGTCCGATATCGCCAGCAATGACGGCATGACCCATCTCGACAACCGGCGGACGCGCTGGGCGCTCAACGAAATGCGGGCGCCCGCCCTGCGCTTTGGCTGGGCGGATCTCCCAGCGCCCCTTGTTCGTGTCGGCGCAGAACACCGTCACGGAGATGCGGGCTATGTCCGGTTTCAGGATACTGAAACGTTCCACTAGCACTGGGTCGAGCATATCGACCGTGCCGGTGAACGTCTGCGCGTACAGCTTCTTCCTATGATCCACCGTTGCCACGCCGTCGAGGAAGCTCTTGAGAGAGTCCCAATACTCGTGGCGACAGGCGCAGATCACGTGGCCCCAGGTGAGCGGGCCAACATGGATAGGAGAGTTCAGCCCGTCGAACAGCAGCGTCTTGAACGGCTGCTGGATGATCTCAGTGCCGATCGGCTGGGCTGCATACCAATCAGCTACAGGGTCGTTCTTGGGGTACTCCATCCCGCAGTACGTGAACAGCGCGCCGTGGTTGAAGAAGTGCCAATCATCGACCAGCTCGCTCAGCGCGAATTTGGACACGTCCGTAGGTACGGGCGTGCCTTCCGCGCTTACGATACGTGTGCTGCCAGCCGGTACGGGCAGGTCGCCTTTGTGCGTTACCTTGCCAGTCGGCTTGATCTGGGCACCGCCCATGATCCGTTGCATCTCGTCTTCTAGCATTTAGCTGTCCTCCAAAGGCACCAGCAGGGTATCGAACCCTGACAGTTGGGGCTATGTAACCCCTGTCGCCACCACCATGGTGCAGATGCCCGGCCACCGGGTTGGCCTAGAAAGCGGAGTCTGACGACATTTACACCAACTGAGCGCGCTCAACCAGCGTCTTGACCGTTTCGGCCTGTCGCAGGGAGCTGGTCGCCAACTCCTCCGCAGTCGTCTCCACATTGTAGTATCGAAGGAGACTGTAAAGGTCCAAGTCCTTCTGATCGTTGGATGGCAAAAGGACGTCGAACGGATCATATACACCAACAGGATTATGCCAGAGCTTGACGGGCACTACAACCCGCTCGGCGTCCGTAACCTGTGTATTCCGATGGAGTACCTCGGCCGCTGCGATGCGCAGGACCTGCTTCAAGTTGAACCCGAACAACGAGGCGTCGGGGTCTGCGTCTCCGTACCGAAGCGACGTGGCGAATTGCCGCGGATACGCTTCACGGAGGAAATTGATGAGCGGCAGCGCCACTCGCGCGCGGCTGAGTTCCCCGGTCTTCAGCACCTGCGTGTACACACATGTGCCGTCCTTGTCGAGGATGACTGCCGAGGCCAACACGCCGACCATTGGCCGATGCGCATGATTCTCATAGGCGTCGTCGCTTGGGACGACACTGCCCGCAAATCCGAGCGGCGGGAACTTCATGTGTTCCTCGCGCTCGCCACGTACCTTGGCGATGTGGTTGTCGATAGTCGCTTGCTTCGACATCGTGCCAGGTACTTTGATTGGCCCGAAGAAGGTCGAGCCGTCCTTGGCGCCCACTATGGTCGCCCCGAAATAGAGTGCTTCGCTAGGCAAGTTCATGCCTCCTCAATCTTGATCATGAGATCAAATTCCGTTTAGGTGTCGAACACCGACAGCGCAACTTCTGGCGCTTCTGGCATATGCGTACGGTGGGCGTCCAGCGCGCTCTTCTCGAGGTTGAAACGCGCGCACAGATCGCTGATGATGCTCTGCCGTACGAGTTCAAACGTGTCCTCAGGCACCAACAATAAATGTCCGGTCTCGTTGCATTTCGGACACGGGACAGCGGCATTACGGTCGTCCGGATCGTCCACAAGCGCGTGACCGTCGCAGTGTTCACACATACGTAGAAGCGGACCCAAGCGCTTTTCGACCAGCCTGCGCGCAGCACCCATTTGCTCTGTGGCAAACTTGGCGTTGATACCGTAACGGCTCTTCCAGCGACTAACTAAGTACCAGATGCCGCCACCTGACCAATAGTAGCTGGCGGCGTCTGCACCACAGTCCGGGCAATTACGGCCAGCCGACACGACGCCACACGCACAATCATATTCAAACATCCGTATGCTCATCGCACGCTCCTTCGTACAGGGTTAGATTCCGTCCTTGTAATGGCTGATTGCCATGTCACAGATATGCATCGCGTCCGCGATGTTGTCGGCGCCCGACTTCTCGTAGTCCACCGGGTCCAGCTTAACACCGAACCTCTCATTGGCAGCCTCGATCATCTGTACCTTGTTGGCATTGCCTTTGCCCGTTGCGTGCTTTTTGATCGTACCGATCGCATAGCCCGTAGCCGGGACGTCGTGCTCTTCCGCCCAGGTGCAGAGCGTGATCTTGAAACCGCCTAGAAGCTCGGCTGCCGTGGCGATGCGCGCCACGATCATGCCGATACGCTTGCCGCCGAAACCCTTGATGTCCGGCGAAAACTTCACGTCCTCGAATGCTAGCAGGTCGGGTTTGAGCACCGACAAGAACTGCTTGAGGCGGACGTGGCGCAGAGGCCCTGTGTCGTAGGGCCCTACAGATAGGTCCAGCTGGCCCGCCACGATGCGGGCCTTGCGTGCTGGATCCTTTGGGTCGATATCCGCCCAAGCCACGCCGCAGTTGGTGCCTAGGTCGACACCAACGATACGGCGTTTATGGGCTGGAAGACCCCTGACGGCCTCAGTGAGATCGTCGGGGTCGTGGTACTGCTGAATCTTAGGCATTGCCTGCAGATACGCCCTTTCGCGCACAACAGCGCGCTGCGTGCGCGTCGTACAACTCACGAAACATATCGCGAAGCACAGGACCGGTGTTCCTCTCGTCGATGGCCTTCGCCCTGTCGCGCAGTTTCCTCGGATCATGCGCACATAGCGCAGTAACGAGCATATCGCGCTTCGCTTTCTCGGCGAATACGAATGGTTGCTCCTGCAACACACCGCCGATAGCCGAGAATATGACGCCTGGCACCTCGCCTTTGAGTTTCGGCCACGCGCCGCGCAGAACCTCGACGGTATATCGCAACAGTTTCGGCGAACCGCCGTTTGGTTTCAAATCGAAGAGCTTCTCGATGTAGCTGAGCGCGTTGATCCGCACCCAACCTTTTCCGAGATTCAGCCGGGGCGCGTTGATGACGCACCGCTGTTTAGCCAAGATCCTATGGATGGCTACGCAGCGCATATTACCCGCACGCACCTGTTCGTGGAACCACTTGCCGTCCCGCTTCGCGCCGGTCGACGCCGCTTGGTCTTCACACGCAACAGCCGCAGTCGCGTACTGCTCATCGGCCTCCTGCAACAGCCGACAAAGACTTTCCTCGTAGGCACGGCCTGTAGACGTGTACATAATGCACGGCAATTGTAGGCCCTCGGCGCGTGCTGCTAACACAGCCTCAGGATGCCGCACCACATGGGCCGAAACGTCGGCGCGCAGACATACAGCCGGCAACGGCCAGGCTGTTACATCCAGTGTGCGCAGCACGTCGACCGCACTCTGTGGTACCTCCGGTAGATAGTCGTCCAGCTGCAACGCCGAAGCGTCGAAACTGTGCACTAGGCGATCAAGCCATAGCTTGCTTGCTACAGCGGCGGGTGCCGCCGCTTTGTCAGCTACTGATTGCGCCGACCCGTTACACGAATCGCTCATCTTGTCTCACTTCATTGCGCGGGGCGCTACTCCCGCTAGCTTCTTGTGCTCTTCCATCAGATGGTAGAGCAACAAACTGTCCACGCCTGCGCTGTGCGCCTGCGAACGATCCACCCCAGCTTTTTCGAACAGCTGATACTGTTCGTCGCAGTAACGATCCAATGCCCACATGACGCCCTTCCGGCGTAGTGCCCCTATCCGCCATGCAAACTGCTGCAGGGTCTCGCCCGGCAGCGGTAGCGGATCGTCATAGTCTTCCAGCTGACTTGCCTTCTCAGCGATGCCGGTGTCGTACACCAGCTCCGGGTCGAAGACGAACGGAATGTTGAGCCAGTTATGGAAGTGCGCCTGGAGCAGCTCGATGTCGAACTTCCAGCCGTTGTGCGCCACGAGGATCTCGCGACGCTCTTCCATGGTCTCGAACATGTCCAGATAGCGCTTGAGCACCTCTAGCGGAGGGCGCCCGAGCGCTTGCAGCCGGTCCCACGTATGGTAGAACGATTTGCCCTGCGCCTCCATGCCACGCTGTGCGGCCTGGAGTTGCTGCTGGAACTGCAGATGGTCGATGTCCGGGAAGTCTGGCCAATTCAGCAAGACCTCCGCGTTCTCGACTACCTGACCATCACGAACGATCGTATGCCCGATAACGCAGATTGCGCTACTCTCAGGCCGCAGACCGTTCGTTTCCAGGTCGACGCAGGTGTAGTTATTCGGGAAACCGAAGCGTCCCGCAAATCGTTCAAACCAATGTGCTGACATGATTGATAGCCGCCTAAGCCGCTCAGTCAAAATGTATTGGGTCGTATTGATCCCGTTCCGGGCTGGTGGGCCCTGCAGTGCCGTTCCCAAGAGGGTGGCTGTCTGCTGCATGTCCGTCTTTCTGGCCGAAAAAGCCTTGGACTGCCTCGTTTACATCGTCCAGGAACTCCTGGAACGCAACTGGAGGATCGGAGTCCGGTCGGGCGACGTCCTTAGCGCCCGCCCATACAGCAGACAACAAAACCTGACCCAGTCGCGCGTAGAAAAGCATCTGCAACGCGGGCGGCAATTTGTCAAAGCCGACCTTCTCCATCGCGGCGGGCGGGCTCTCGAGCTTGATGACGAGGTTTAGCGCCTGCGCCAGCATTTTCGGAGCACCGCTCTCCATGATGGATTCATAGGTGATGTCGTGGTCGGCAAGGAAGTCCTTGAGCCACGGCTCCCACGTATCAGGTTCGAGCGCGTACATCGCGCCCAGAATCATGTTGGGTCCGACGTGTGCGAAATCGCGTTCTGGGTTGTAGAACGGATCGCGCCCGCCCGCACGGGGCTCCTTACGCCGGATCTGCAACATGTGCCGATGTGGCTTTTTGTTCGCTGGTTCTTCACTCATGTGTCTAATCCTACATAGTGCGATTACCGGTTACAAGCGCCAGCCGCTCAAGCAGCACTTTGTCGACGGTGCGTGGCTGTTTATCCACCACCTCGAAACGTGCCGCGAACATGTAAGCGCCGCTGTCGCTAGTATACGGCTCAGCGTATCGCAATGAAAGTACACACGTAGGTAACGACAGCCGTGTCAAGGCAGCGAGTGTAGCGCAGATCTGCGTGACCTCCCCGTCGTACACGTCGCGGATCATGTCTAACGTACCTGTGCGGAAGTTTGTACCCCGGAACAGCGAGGAATCCCGCACATGAGCCATCAGGCGATTACGACGGAATTGCCGCAGAAATGTTACAGAAACATGTCCGCCGATGCGCATAGCACGCGATAGCTCGCGTTGCATCCACACGCACAGCGGCGATGTCAAAGCCGTGCACATGTCAAGATAGGCAAACTGTAAAGACCCGGGTCCGCCAAGCTCCAGCCGTTCGAGCTCCATACAGCGCACATCCCAACGCGTAAGCCGCATATCTGCAAGCCTCCTACGAATGTGCGGTATGTGCATGCCGAAATGCTCGACGGCCACGCCAGACGTAGCCGAATCTATCCGACCAGTCCGTAATAAATGCTGTATATCCAGGCATTCAGGGCCCGGCAACGTCAGCATTGCATCCACCTTGTACGGGAGCGCGAGCTGCTCAGCTCGTATGCGCTGCTTGACTGGGGTGTCCCAGTCCGTCCGTGTCATGATCGACACGCGTGCGCTCCTCGAAGACGTGTGACCAATATCGGGTATCGGTCTTGTCGTGCTCTTGGTCCCAGATGACATGCCTTGCCATCGCTGACGGTACACCGTATTTGGCGCACGCATTCAACCAGTGATCTTCGATCTCGTGGTAGCGTGTGGCCGTCAGCTTGCCTTTGCCAATACCGTACCATCGCGCTACGTGCGTATCGATCGCCACAACTTCGCACTCGCGCGGCCAGCACATCTCATGGGCGAACGAGATCGTCTTCAATCCCATCCACGTCATCCGCTTGTTGTTGTCGTTGTCGGTGATCTCCTCCAGGCGGTCGCGCCAGCCTGTCCACGGCAAGTGTGAGCGCCCCACCTCAGCGGGGCTGCCCAGAACACGTGGACCGCATTCGTCGCGCGCCAACGTAGTGATGCACCAGGCAGCCTGTGCCTTGGCGCTATGAAGACCGATACCGCCAGCAACCAGCAACTCCTCCAGCTCCGACAACGACGACCACGGCATAGACATCACGAGCTTGTAGGCTCTGACGTTCTGCTCCCAACCAGTATTGATCGCCATAGTGGCGAACACCCACCGCTGCCAGCGTTCGTGGAGCGTCTGCGGCGCAATGGATTCCCAGTATTCGAGATAGCGGGCTACGACCTGCGGGTCGAGGTTTTTGATGCGGTCAGCTACTGCTGCCTTACTCCCCAATTCCATATCCGGCCTCCGGGTGTCGCTCGCGCCATATTTCGAGAAGCTGCTCGTCCGTATAGCCGCCAATCTTGGTGTCGTACTGCTGCATCTTCATGCCCTTGATCTCGAGCAATCCGTCGACTTCTTCCTCAACGGCGTCGGCGACCAACAGCGGGTACCGCTGTTTCATGATGCGGTAGACGTCGTTGAACACCAGGCGGATTTCCCGCTCGGCGTACCGCGACGTGCGCATCATTAGGATATGTCGCAATGCCCGTAGATTGGCCGACCAGCCGATCTCGTTGGCTTGGCCGTTCGGGGCGATTCTGCGCAGCGCAGATGTGATCTTCTTCTTCAACGCGAACGCCATCGTGTCGTCGGTCGACAGCCCTGTCTTATTGGCCATACGCTTATAGGCCTTCTGGATCTTCTTGACGATCGCCTTGATCTCGTCCTCGACGCACTCCAACAGCGGATCGCTGATGAAGTCGATCTTGTCGATCCGGCAGTAACGCCCCGACGTCTGGCTGAAAGCCACGCCGATGCGGTGACGGACGAACTCGTGGGTCATTACCCGGCTGCAATTCGTGGTGACGAAGTTGAACCAGATATGCTCGAAGACCGACCCGTGGCCCGTCTCGAAGCAGTTCTCGATGTTGTTCTTGACGTCGCGGACACGGGAGACATTCGCGTTCTTCCCTAGTACCAGTGACTTGTAGCACAACTTCGCGTAGAAGGCGATCATCGCCTCTTCGGGGGTCAAGCCGTCGTGTACGGCTTCGTTGTATGACTTCAGAAAGTCTTCCTGACCAGTGGCCTGCAGATAAGCATGCAGCCCCTCCTCGTCGACCGATGTGTGGCCGATAAGGAAGGTCTGCGGGGTTACGAACTTCAACTAGTCCTCCATTTTGTCAATGAACAGTATTCCGTCGAGATGGTCGATCTCGTGCTGGATGACCCTGGCGGCCATACCAGTCAACGACCCCACGAAGCGGACGCCGTTTAGCTGCCAGGCTGTAACGTGCACCTTGGCGGCACGGCGCACCATACCGAATTCGTGTGGCACGCTCAGGCAGCCCTCCATCTCTCTTGTTATGCCGCCTCGGCGGCGTTCGATAACTGGGTTGATGAGTATCAGCTCACATTCCGTGCTTCGCGGATTGGCTTCGCTGTTCATCACCAGCACGCGCTCGGTGAGCCCGACCTGTGGGGCAGAGACCCCGTAGGCCTTCTTCTCGTACATCAGCTCGCGCATTTCTTCGAGCTGTTCGCGCAGCTTCATCGTAACTGTCTCCACGGGAGTACACACGACACGTAGCGCTTCATTCGGATGGATTAGGATTTCCATTAGCTGGCGGCCTCCGCTGCTTCTGATTCTTCTTCGCGCAGTTTGATACGCCGAGGCGCACGCTCCGCTAGCTCGGGCGGTGGCGTTTCGCCTGCGGCCACGTACAGATCGGCGTCACGCAACGCCGTCACTTCGTCGACGTAATCCTGCAGCGTTTCGAGCATGTACTGCGTGATATGCGCCTCCGCCTGCTCGCGAAAACGATCCCATATTTCTTTGGCGCGCTCGCCGAAACTGTCGACGCGGTACCGCGCTTTAGTTTCGATGGCGCCGCTGGCATAGAAGCGCATAATATCGGAGCCATCGGTACGGCAGATCGACGTAGCTTTGCCCGGATCCTTCCAGCGCGCCAGGAGCCGCGTGAATACGTCGAGCAGCTCCTCGTCCCAGTGGTACAGCTCCTGCTCAGCCTTGCGCGCCTTAATCTCCTCGTTAAGCCTTTCGTGCTCTTCGCTTGTCATAGGCATTATACATGCGGTCCCTCGGGACACTCCTCCTCTGCGAGAACCTCGTACATGTCACGGCCCCAGAAACTCGGAGTAAAGGGCCACAAGTTACACGTATCCGGCACACGGTCTTTGACCATCTCCGGACGCGTACGTGAGAGCGGTTTCTCGGCACCCGTCCATTCGGTGCCTAGGAACTCGCACACTTTCTGCATCGTACCCTGGTAATCGAGCATCAGCTCTTGGTACGTCACGATGGCGCGTGCCCATGGCATCCCGGTCACCATCTGCCAGAACGCGCCAGTCCGATTCACAAACTCAGCGCAGTTCTTCTCGTTGAAGATCGGTGTCTGTGACGCCAGCGGCCCCTCATCTAGCGTGCGCACCCACACGTTGTCCGCCATGCAGACGCAGTTGGAGATGTACACAGCCATCGGGTTGCGCGACATGACCACTACTTTCATGTCAGTGTCGCCCAACGCCAGCGGTACGATTTCCGGGCGCTTATAGAACGACGCGTCGATGATCTTGTAGCCATAGTGCGTCTCGCAGTCCTGTGCGAGTGCAGGCAGCACCTTGTCGTTGAACCATGCAGACTCCGCTTGCGGCGCCAGCGGTACGCCGCCCTCTAACGGTACGCCTTCTTGCTCACACGCGACAATACGGTGGGTGTTGTTCGGGTTGAACAGCTCACGCCAGCACATGCGTACGCCCGGGACCTGATTCAGCGATGCTGCCATCAGCGTCGTCCCCGACCTCGCCATCCCGATCACCGCTATCTTCTGCTTCGGCATCTACCGTCTCCTTATGGGTTGCAGCCGGACATTCCAGATATCCGACATGACATTTGTAACAGCGGTGGTCATAGTTGTACGGACACTCCCAGTCCCGTCGGAACCGCTGCTTGATAATGACTCGGTTCCAATTGTTGGGGCCGGACGTGAAGCCGACGTCGGTAAAGCCGGGCTCGCCGGGCCTGCAGCACTCTGGGTCGATAAGAGCCCAGAGGCGCAGGCTCACCAGTTCGGATATGTGACTCAGTGGATAGTCGCCGCTAGAACGGGAGTAGCCCATCTTGGTGGCGATATGCCTACAGAATCGCGTCGTCCAGAACTTAGTAATGCGACAAGGGCATGCAGTACCGGCGAGTACGCGCAGCACGAAGCTGCCGCCAGGCTTGCCATACTTGGTAGTGGCATGTTCATACGAGATGACCTGAATCGGCACCCACTCTTTCTCCTGCTGTAGGTGCCATACTGGTACGGGCACACCACTGCGCAAGAGGTCGAGATTGCCGGCCAAGCGCCACGACATGTCCTTGATGTCATCATTGGTCAATGTCACCCCGGCCAGGTCGCGGACACTGTCCCATACCGCCTGACGCTTGACGCGTCGCAACGCTTTACAGATCGCCGTGACGAACTCCTCGAAGTGGTCACCGCACGGAGCAAATCCGCAGAACTCGGTGAGATCGTCGTTGGTCATCTTGTCCCGTAGCTTGAGCACACGGGCCAAGTCGTACCGGCGGGATGCGACAGTGAAGTCGTTCATTAGACAAGCCTCCGTTAGGCTTAGGAAGTTCCGAGAGCCTTGCGCACGGGCTGCGCAGGCGCGTGTACCACGGGTGCGTCGACGTCCATCAGCGCCTCTAGCTCCGCATCCAGGTCCTCCTGCGTCATTTCCCAGGCGCCAAGTCCGTGCTTCACCTCGAATAGTCGGCCATCGTTATGCTGGTAGTAGGACACCCACTCCACCGTGCCGTATGATCCAAGGATCGTGTAATCGTCTGGTGATATCTGTGGAAGGTCCACGATCACCTCCATCATCGACATCAAGCGCTGCGGCGAGCCGCCACTGTTCAGGAAGCCCAGTATAGCTTCCAACACTGACTCGTCGCGCGACGGACATGCGTCGTCGAGTGTCAACGCCGTTTGCTCGATGGTGCGCTGGCCGGTCATCAACGAGATATGCGCTAACGTAGCGCCCATCTCTACGGGCTCTACCCGCAAGTGATAGCCGTCCAGCGCCAGCCTGTGCTCCTCTTTGAGCACATCAGCGGCCTGAATCACTTCGTCGTCAGACATGCGCCGCTTTGGCTTCCTTGGCAGCCGCAATGATCGGGCGCGTGGAATCGGTCACTCGGTGGAGCCCGTCCCAGGCCTCCACGAGCGCGTCACCAGCGGAGGCCGTCAAGCTGCGGAACAGCGGCAGGAACTGCAGCAGCTCTGCCTGTGACAGCGTGTTCATGTCCAGCTTCATCTCGCCGGGCGTCGGGCCGTTCTGCGGGAACCGTACGATCACGAACGGCAACGACGGCAGGTTCATGGTGTCGTCTACGCCGGTCGCCTCTAACGCCTCCAACGTTGCCAGGACGTCACGGAAATGGCCATATGCGGCGCTCTGCCGCTGCAGCTCGATGTTGAGCTGGCCTACGCCAACGGCGTAGTCCTCTAACGTAGCCTGCTGCTGTTGCGCGGGCTGCTGCACAGGTTGCTGCACAGGCTGTTGCGGCGCCTGCGGCGCTGCCATCGGGTTCTGTGGTTGATCCACGATTACCTCATTGAATACGTGCAGCGAAGCCGAGCCAGAAACGGAAGTCTCCGTCGACCTCCTGGATCGGGTCGCCGATGATGATGTGGGTGCGCAGCGCATTGGGCACTGCTTCAATGTAGCGCTGGATTGCATCCATCGCACCGAGCATCGCCTTGACCGGATCTTGACTGGTCCGATAAGGCAACAACGGGATGCGAACAAGGTCGCCATCCCTGGTTAGGCTCCACGCCAATGGGCCGTCTGGCCTCGAGAACTGTAGCGGCTCAGCGCGCGCTTTCCAAATCTCGTTCTCACCGCGGCGAAGCACCTGCTGGATTAGCGGGTTGCCCGTGTGCGGATCGGTGGGGAGCTCCTCCGCTTCAAGGAACGGAGTCATGTCGAATATTTGTGCAGTGTAGTCACGGGACATGTTTGCCATCCAGTACGTCGAAGAGTGTTGGGTGGTTACGGATACGCGGTGCGGGCGCTTCGGGCGGTTCGCACCTGTAAGTTACACCGATCGGCTGTTGAGAAAAACCGCGCCGGGACGCTGTTGAGCATTTTCCGCTCTCGTTGGCGTTGATGGCCAACCCCGTAGTGAACTTGCCCATCTTGTAGCCATGCTGATGGCACAGGGCGCCAAGCATCACGTCGCCGCCGTTGTGTTCGAAGTCCTTCGGCGGCCAGTCATGCCGTTTCAGGATATCCGTCCGGATGCACCACCACCCGCCTGTGATGAACGAAATACGGGCATGCTGCGGCACCGGCTTGCCATTGAACCACGGCTGATCCCTGATGTACTGCGCCTGATGCCCCCGAAGGTTCATCAGGTACGGCGCGCCCACCATGGCATGATTCTGCATCTTGTCGTCAAGTATGCCGAACCACAGTTGCGGGTCTCGATTGCTGTCCAATAGCCACGAGTCATCGTCGAACCAGATGGTGTACTTCGTATCGATGCCTGGGTGCCCGTCGTTCAACGTCGCATCTGGTGTACCGTGGAACATGCGCCGCATCAGCGGATACTTGTAGTACGGCTGCTCTCCACGATACACGTCGGTGATCGGGACATATATGTGCCGGCGCAGCACAGTCTCAGTATCCCTGCAGACGTTGTTCAACCCGACACGCATGTCGAAGTAGTCGGCCCACCCCGCACGACCGAGCGACTCTAAGAGCCGCTCGGCCAAGTCGGGATGTTTGCCGTAGAACAGAGCACAAATTGTGAACTGCTTGTTTGCCATTAGCGATTGACGCCTACACGGCCCTTGCGTTTCTTGGCTGCCTCTCGCTTCTTTTTGGCCGCAGCGCGCTTCTCACGTGCCTTGCGGTTGCGCTCCTCGTTGAGCGCGACGCTGTCGTCCTCAGGCTCCTCGCCCGATTCCGTGGCAGCGTCCTCCAGCTCGGCAGCGTTCTGCTCAGCCATTTCGGCCTGCGCAGCCATACGCGCCTCGATGTCTGCCTCGGTGCCCGCCAGGACCTGAGCCATGGCCGCAGCACGCGTCTGCATGCCTACGACCTGCTCCTTGGTCTCGCGCACGGCGGTGAGCAGCTTGTCGTTCAGCTTATCGGCCGGGATCTCGTGGATCGTCTTGTGCAGGTCGAAGTTGTCACCAGTCCACGCGTCGTCGTAGTTGGTATTGAACTTCATGGCCTGCGACTGCACATGCGTCAGACAGCCGCGTGCGGACTGAGGAACCTTGACCTTCGGCTTGTTGGTGCCGCGCTTGGTGCGCTCGCACAGATCACGTACCTTGGCCCACAGCTCCTCTGCCGTCCACGCCTGTTCGAGGCACGCGGCAGCAAGCTGCATACGGGTATCGAGATCGCCCACGCCGGCAAGGTAAACCAGATGCGACCAGCTCAGCATGTTGCCAGCTTCGCCCTGCATCTTGATGTATTCGGTGAACGCCTTCTTCGTGCCGAACGCCTTGCAGACGTTCATGGAGTTACGAAGCTGGGCGTCCGTCTTGAAGCCCAAGCCCACAGCGAGGCGCGTCAGCACCTTGTTGCCATAGAGCTCTTTCTTACTGGCGGCCTTCCTGTGGACGGCAGCCACTTTCTGTCCCAAATCCCAGTACCACAAACTGCTGTCCTTCGTGCGCTGCTGGATGTAGGTATGCAGCTCCTTGAAGGCGGCCTTCTCGGCGTCGGTGTAGGTGGACTGGGCCTGCAGAGGAGTGTAGTCCTCTATCTTCGCAGGAAGCGTTGTACTCATTTCAACTCCTAGAGCTGAACTCTCTTGGCGAGAACGTCGAACGCCGTGCGCTCTAACTTCTCGCGTATTTCAGGATATTGGCCATCGGCGTCACGCATCAGCATGATCACCACGTCGCGTACCTGGCGCTTGGCGATGTCGGCAGCTGTTACACTATTGGGTACGAACGTACCCTCAACTCCCATGAAAATCGCCTTCCGCAGCACGTCTTCTGCAAGACTCTTGTCGATGTACTTGGTCAGCTTGGTTTGCATCCGCGTGCGCTTCGCCTTGTTCAGCTTATCGTCCGCGTTCAGCAAATCAAGTGGCTTAGCCATAACTTCGGCTGCTTGTTTGGCCACAAGCGCTGTGGACTCCCAGCTATGAAGCACGCCCGCGAGGGTCGAACCTAGTCGCTTGATGAAGTCTTTGCCGGAGTGCGCCAGATGGCGCAGCTTGTTCATACACCGTAACGTATGCCCTATCTGTAGGATGGTCGCTCCACGGACGCCACATTCACCGGCTTCGCTGTTGGAGAAATAGGCTCCTCCATACAGCGGTCCGTCGTCGAGTTCGACGAGTGGTTCTTCCGTCAGGAACGTGACCGCCATGCGGCGGCCAACCAACAGTCCTTCATAGAACTGCATGGGCACTTCGTGCGAGTCCATCATCTCCTTGACCGCCTCCAGTAGCTGGTGGTTGGGCAGGAGCTGATAGCGTGGGCCAACAATACCGTCGACAACGCCTGATTTATGGTTCTGGATTATGTCCCGGCCACAAAGGCCATCGGGAGCCCTGAAACGCAGCTCAAGGCAGTCATTGATGATCCCGATCGCTTGGTGTATCGAGGTCGCCGAATCGTATGCATTGGCGCTGCGGTGTACTCCGGCGATGTCCGCCGCGAGTGACCACAGGCCTTTGGATACGTGACTGCAGAGCTGCCTTATAGCCAGCGGAGAGAAAGCCGCGCCGTTCGCAAGCAGACGAAAATGTATGGAATCGCCGTCAAGCTTGACAGAATCGACGTGGCTTATCAGCGTCCGCGTGGTGTGCTGGTCAATGTCGCGCAGCAGCTCGATGAAGGCATCGAACTCGTGCGCTAGGAATTCATGTCTCTCTGGGATCGCCAGCATTTTGATCTCATGATCAAAGTTTACCAGTCCTCTGCTGGGCCCAGTCTCTCGATGAAACTGTCGATAGGCTCCAGCAGGTAGTAACCGTCGCGTAGGCGCCAGAAGCGCCCGCTCGCGCCTACCGTGTAGGGTAGACGATCACCGTACGTGAACACGTGCAAGCCTCCGCGACCGCGCCACGGAAACACCATGCCCACGACCTGGACGTCCTCGTGGGGGTATAGATCCACGATCTCGTCCATCGCCATCATCAACGCTGACTTTGACGGCCAACGCAACATGGCAACTTCGAGGTCGTCCAGCGCCTTCGGTCCGAACTTATGCGCCACCAACTGATACGGTATCGAAGTGTGTGCCACCAGTTGGTCAAAGGTCGTACACGACGCCGCGTCTGGGAGCGCGGCCTTGATTACGATGCGGCGCACTGCCTCGCGCTCGATCATCGCTGTCTCTCCCAGCTTGGACGCGTCCTCGCCGGGCATCAGGTCTTGCCAATCGGGCATTCTCGCTCCTTCTTGGTGTTACCGGCACAACCTCCACGGCCTTGTCGACGCTGGCGATATGATCCGCCCGCTCTTTGTCGACATAGACCGTCAGAGGATAGCCGTTGTCCTTCCTTGTGACCACGTACCAGGTCTCTTCTTTAGCCATTACAGCTCTTCTGGATTCTCGACGGACGAGGTAGGCCACGCTGTGGGTGCCTCAGTCACTGGCTGTGGATACTGCTCGGGCGTCGGGCCGAGCGCCTCTTGCTCTTCTTGGAGCGACTTCAACTGGCTCACCGTCACGGCGATCGCATCAGCCTGGGCCTCGATATGCTCGTTGCCCGCCTGCTGCTTCATGTAGTCCACGCCAGGCTGGAAGTACGGCTGCTGCGTGATCTCGCACAGTTCGTACAGATCGGTCAGCACGTCAGGACGCAACTCAAGCTGCATACCAAGATCGTGCGCAGGCATGGCATCGCTGGACGGCACGCCAAGGCGCTTAGACCAGTAGAGCTTGCCGGCGCTTCCGCCAGACTTCTCGTGGATGTCGCAGACCTCACGCGCCCGCGGTACGAACGCCTTAGCCTTAGCCTGTGTCATGCCCTGACCGGACGCCAGGAACAGGATGCCAGCCTCCCACCATTCGAAGCGGCTGTGGAGCCTGTGGATGCCTGGGGCATCCTCCTGATACCACGTCTTGAACCGTACGTTGATGCGGATGTTGTCCGCGCCGTACGAGTTCTTGATCGTCTTGAGCATGACCGTGCCGGCCTTGTAGGTGGCGAAGTCCTTGATCTGGCCGATCTTGTCCATCTGGAGAATGGCAGCGCACTGGAACTTCAGTGCCCACCCGCCAGGGATGTTGTAGTCGATCTGGCCGGTGATCTTGTCTTCGGCGATCTTCATGTGGTTCACGCCCACGAAGGTTATCGGCCATCCGAGAAGCTTCTGTGGATAGGCGCGCATGAAGTCGGCAATGAGCTTGGCTTCCACCGGGAAGTGCATCCCAGCGTGGCCCTCCTTGTCGATATTGGCCAGCGTCTTCTCACTAGCCTTACCGGTCAACGAGTCGACGATCATGCAGAACGGATGCTTACGGCCGATATGCGCGTACTTCTCGCAATCCTTCTGCCACTGGGCAGTGCCCATCAACGTCTTGCGCTGCCAGTCCTCGAGCGTAGCACAGTCCTCTACTTTGACGGCACCGGTGTCCCAGTTCAGCACAGCGTTGCGCATCTCAGGTGTGGGCTTCGTCTCAGCCTCGTTGAGTTGACCCAGACCACCGCACAAGCGATGCCAACGTAGCATCTCTATGGCGAGCGTGGACTTGTAGCAGCCCTGCGGGCCAACTACTTGATAGACGCAGCTCATGGGCAAGCCCGTGTTCTGCAGCAAATACCGGATGATGAACGCCGGCACGGGCAGCACTGTAAGCGTATCGTTGTGACCGACCAGCACGCCCTTCTTCAACAGCTTCTCCTGGACGGTTTCCATCGAACGCGCGAACACCTGGTCCACGGTGATCTCTTCGCCAGTGAGCTTGTTCTTGACTTCCGTCTTAGACTTACGTTTCGCCATGATAGATCCTATGAAAGAGGCCCCCGCCCGGGACGAACCCGGGCGGGGCGGTGTTTACAAGCCTCTTAGCCGCCTTGCTGGGCGGCTGCGGCTGCAGCACGGTCACGAGCTCGCTGGAGCGCGTCCACTGTGGACTGCGCGCGATTCGTGTCGGCGTGCGTTGGCTGCGGATCAAAACCCTGGGCCTCGGGAGTAGGCTGAGGCGCAGTGGTTTCCTGTGGCGGCGCCTGCGCAGGCTCCGTGGGCGCAGTGCCCATGGGGTTCCCAGCTGGCTGCTCCGCAGGCGGTTGGGCCTGCGGGGGCGGCTGCTGTGCAGGCGGCTGGACGGCCGGCATACCGGGATCCGGTTGTGTGGCCGTCGGTGCAGCGCCCATCGGGTTTCCACCCGCAGGCGCTTGTGGTTCGGTTGCCTGAGCCATCGGGTTTGTGTTCCCGACGCTCTGGAATGGCGTCGTGTTCGGCTGCGATTGCGCCATGGCCTGATCGCGAATGTGCTCCGGAATCGCTTCCGAGTACACATCGCTCAAGGCGTACATGATCGCCGAAGCCGGGATGCCAGCGCTACAGAGCATCTTCACCTGCTCTTCGATGGTGGGGATGCGGATGATCTCATCCCACGGCTTGACGTGAGCAGCGGCCACCTCGCGGACGAGGTCGGACGTCGGTGCAATACCGTTGTAGGTCGGCATGATCTCGACCTCGTAGGTGTTGTTTACCGGCGCATTACCGCCGCCAACAGCCATGTTGGCGCCCATCTGGATCGGTGCCGCGTTCTGCGCCGCCTGATTCTGGGTGCCTGCTTGGTGGAACTGGACGAACATGCCGCCGTCAAGCGACACGATGTCGGGCCAGACCCAGTTACCGTTGGCGTCCTTCTCGCTCAACTTGTCGAGAAGCGCCTCGCCAGCGGACTGGCTCATCAACAGGACGACGGGCTGATGCTCCATCAGACACCCGCGTGGCGGGTTCTGTGGATTCGACTTATGCTCCATCAGGATGCCCTGCATGACGTAACCGTCCTTCGGGGCGTTGAGTGGAGCCGCGCGGCCAGTCGCTCCAAAGATGAGCGGGTTCCAGCTTGGGTCCCCTTGACCGCTCTTGACCGCCTGCGTGATCGACCGGTGCAGCATCCACACAGGGTTCTGCTGGTCGTCCGAGGTCTTGTCGAGAGGATCCTTCATGATGAAGGTGATCCCCGGAACGCCGAAACTGGATGCCATGTCGTAACGACGGATCCAGTCGCCGAAGTCTCTGTCCTCGTCACTCAGACGGAACGGATCCCAGGCTTGGGGGTTATCGGGGTCCTTGCCAGGAAACGGCCGAAATACGGTCCGTGTCCCGTTCCATGTGGGCCGGTAGATTTGACAACCGGCGTTCTCCTTCAGGATGTACATACCCTGAAGCCCACGTTGAGAAGCTTGTCCCTCTTGGGACATACGATAGCGGCCAGAAGCCGCCGCACCTTGGCGTGGCATGTTAATGCCTCCATGTTACGAAAGGTTACAAGTTACAAGTTATCGGTTGAAAGTTATGCCTGAATTATGGCACACTGGAGGTCGCGATTCAAGCCCCTACCTTCTCGGTTTTTGGTGGCTTCCCGTACTTCCGATCGATGCCGATGGCATCGCATTCTTCCCACGATAACGTCACACCCCAGCGGGTGGCGACATCCTGATCGATGCCGAATCTGTAGACCGGGGAGTCGCTGAAAGGGACTCCGTCCAGGTCGCACGCGCGGAACGATACTGCGTCGACCATGCACTCTGGCATGATTTCGTTGTATACCGTGTCCAAGCTGCGTATTGGAACCTCCAGGATGACAGCGTCATGGATCTGGAGTACGATCTTGTAACCAAGTTCCGCTTTACGCGGATGGTTGTATAGATAGAACAGCGCGGTACTGACCGCGTCGGCTACCATACTCTGGAACGGGAAGTTCAGGAACTGGCGCTCCAGCTCTCCCATCGCTCCACGATCGCTGGTGGTGATACACCGGCGATAACGTCCGAAACAGTTACGAATCCAACCAGGCTTCGCCACCCGGGCCCTCAACTGTTCTTGCAGTATTGGGATTCCCGGGTAGGTGGCGAAGATCGTATTGATAATCTGCTGAGCTTCAGCCTCGACGATGGGTGCGCCTTCTTCTTGGCACTGGCGCGCACAGGCTTCTGCTGTGCGGCCGTATCCCACGCCGAAGATGATGTTCTTAGCAGCCACACGCTTGCCCTTCTGTCCAATGCCTGCAAGGCCCGCTTTCGTGGGTTCACAGTCTAGTCGGAACGATTGAACAGCAATATTCGAGTGGATATCGTACTGGTTGGGGTCGTCATCCTCCAAATTGGCCCTCAGGCAGTGATCAAGCATGGTTTTGTCGCGAGACATTACTGCCATACCCAACAACTCGGCGCCTTTATAATCCGCCTCTAGCAGAACGGTGGTTTCGCCGTAGTTGGGGTCAGTATTGCTCACGATAAACGAACGGATAGGCCATGTGTAACGCTCGCCCAGAATCTTGCGGTAGTCGTCTTCTCTTCGCTTGCTGATGTTCTGGAGTGGCGGCCTAGCCGATGATGCACGACCTGTTTCCTTCACTTGCTGGAAGGAACTACGCACACGCGAGTCATGGCAGGCATACTTTGCGATGCCTCCCCCGTAGATCCTCCGGCCAAGTTCGTCCAGTTGCAATTGGTTCTTAACCATTTTTGGCGGACGAAAGACCGATTTAAGGACCTGGTCGATCAAGCGCACATTCCGTAGTTGGCGTGCAAAAGCATGCTGTGCTCCGAGGATTCCACAGACTTCTTTATCGGTAGATGGTGCCCATTGGTCCTGCTCTCCGCGAGACTCCACCCATGCCCACGGCTTACCCTTGCCCGTCGTCTTGATGGGCTTGAGGTTCAGCGTGAGCGCGCCTTTCGGACGTACGCTGACGCGCTCGCCCGTTGTCTTGTCGCGCTTGGTGGAATACTTCTCGCCGAACAGGAACTCGACGCACTGTTGGCTGCTGCGCGGGTTGAAGCCCGGCCAGTTGATGTCCTGGCGCAGCTTCTCCAAGTGCTCGACGCTGATCGACTGGAAGAGGTCCGTTAGCGCATCCACGCGCTCCAGATCTATCTTCACCCCTTCCATACCCATCTCGCAGAAAGCCGGGAAGGCCATCATGGAGATGTGGAACGGGACCCAGCAGTCATTGCCGAAGCGGTCGCCATCGAGCAGCTTGCAGTGCACGTCCATGAGCTGACGCGTGTAGGCAGCGTCCTTGCCGCCATACGGGATGAGGATCTCGTCGGGACACTCGCCGTATCCTTCCAGCTCCTCATCCTTCATCTTGTGTTCGTGTAGGTAGTTACGCTTCCACTCCTGTAGCTTGACGTCCCAGCGATCTGCACCGCAGAGCCGTGTTGCCATGACCTCCAGCTTGAAATCACCGGTCTCGTTGTACGCGTGGTGCGCCAACGCCACGTCGAAGCCGCCGGCGTAGTCACCGCCACGGATGTCCTCGACGTTCTCGGGCACACGGAATCGGTGCGCGATCTTCAAACCGTTGTATTCCAACCACGGAAGGTCGGCGGAGAAGAAGCTTCCGCCGATCTGCACATCGTCACGATCGAGCAGCCTGTTAAGCTGGTTGATCGCTGACTGGATGCCGGGACGGAACGCGTGCGCGCCGCCCTGGTTGCGCAGAACGATGACGGCGGCGTATTCGCCGTGGTGGCTGATCTGGATGGTACGCAGGTACGAGCCGGGCTCGCCTGGGTGCTGTCCGTGCCACTCGCCGTCGACTCCGATCTTCTTGATCCCAGGCTGTGCCAGAATGTAGTCGACCAGCTCAGCCAGGTCACGCTCTTTGTAGAACGTCTGGATCGTAATCGTTTCGTCGGAACTTGCCGTGAACTCTTCGCCGCGAATCAACTTCGTGAAGTTGCGGCATGTCGCCTCAAACTGCGGATACAGCTCAGTCGTCCTGAGCACTGCCGCCGGATGGACTACCGCCATTACCTTAGGCTTATGGATTATGGGCGCCTGGCCCGCCTCGTCCTGCAGCGGCACATCGATCTCGATGTAGCGGCCGATCATGTTACTGACGGTATGGCCTGGGCCACATACGGCCTTGGTAGCTTCTGCTCCAAGGCACAGGATGTAGTCCGGCCGTACCAGACGCAGCTCCTGATGCAGCAGCGGCAGGCAGTCTTTGATCCATGCCTGCGGCAGCGCCGAGCTGTTAGAACTGAACTGCTGCCAGCGCACGAGATTGGTGACATACCAGTCGTCCATCTCAGTGGTAGACAAGCCATGCCGCTCGAACGTCTCGCGCAGCTGGCATCCTGAGGGCCCAACGAAGTTGCGCCCTGCTGTTGTCTCCTCCATACCAGGCATCTTGCCAACGATCATCACGCGCGGCACATTGTGCTTCTGCACGTATTCGTCGTCGAGATACTTGGGACCATCAGCGGGACCGCCCCACAGGTGGCCAGGCACGATGCGTACAGTCTCCTGCCGGCCCTTCAAATTGACGGGCAGGTCGAAGTCGTTGCTGTACAGGCACCGCAGGTAAAGGCACTGCAACATGAACCCGACGGATACGACACGTTTGTCCTTGCCGGTGCCCTCTGTCTGCACCGGATTGTCGTCACCGAGGGCACGTGCGTGCTCCACGAAGTTCACGCCCGCAGGCGGCATACCCGGTGCTATCAACGGATACATCGCATAGCGCTGCGCGAACGAGTTGTTTGGGTCGCCCCGGAAGATCGCTTCCAGGTCGTCCACAGAAAGTTCAGGAATCATAGATTGAGAAGGTCGACACCTGCTTGGGTGGCGCTCCAGTGAACAAGGTCCCAGAAATACTCCGAATCGATTGACGCGGGATCCAATCCGTCAGGCAATCGCACGTTGACTACGCGTCCCTGCATATTGCAGTCGCGCTCCAACATGTCTTGTACTTTGACGGCCCGGTCTTGGGCATCGGCGTCAAGCACGATTACTGCAACTTGCCAGTTGCTACCGATCAGCATGCCCTGTGATGGTGCCATCGTCTTGCCGAGGATCGAAAGCGCCCCGTCGCCGATAGCCCACACGTCGGTTACGCCCTCTGCTACAAAGCAGAATGGTGACACCTTGGCGCGGTCAAACCCGTACAACATCAACCGCTTGTTAGTACGCGGACAGTTGTAATACTTGGGCTGTCCGGTCAATTTCCAGTCAGTATCGTACGGCGGGCGAGCCTGCCAGCTGACCATTGAGCCGTGCATGTAGATCGGGATGATCAACTTGCCGGCCACTATAGGATTGGTCACAGACTCGTGGCAGAACGATACGTCGTACAGTTCGCCCAGCATCTGTGGATCCATGTGCCTGCTCAACAGGTACTGACACGCTTGATGCGACATTGGCAGCTCGTCGATGCGCTGGCAATAGCCAGGAAACTCTACGACACCTAGCGCCGTAGTCTCAGTAGTGCCCTGTCGTATCTTGATGCGCTCGCCATGCAGCTCGCGGCCGATGCCGCCGTACAGCATGTTGCGCAACGTCTTCTGATTCGTCGGATCCTCGAGACAGTTCTCGTTGTAGCACACTGCCATGCGCCAGAACCGGTCTGACGGATCGTGGCACGGCATGTCGGGGTCTAGGCCTACGCCCCAGCGATGGTTGATCCACAGGCGATGGCGCGTGTCGACCGCATTGCGTTGAATGCAGAACGGGCAGCAGACACGGTAATACTCACCAGAGCTCAACGGCTTATAGCGGTTGTAGCCGTGCTCAAATACACAGCCGCCGCCGAACATAGCCTCGCCCTGCTTCGCGATGATCACGCTATCAAACCTACGCTGTAGGCGTTCATATAGCAGCGGATTGAGCACGGAGCCGGGACTGCCCGTCTCGTCGTACTGCTCCGCTACAACTTTATGCCGCCCTAGTGGGGCTCCTGTATCTGGCATCAGTCCACGTTTACGGTCTGGTGTTGTCTCGAGATATTCGAATGCACGCGCGCTAGGTCCGATCGCGGAGTCAGGCGGCGTGTTACTTCATCGACTTCAAAGTGTTTGGCGACGTCGACCATGCGACATACCGCGCCGTCGATCTTGAGTATCGTAGGTGGGGGCGTCTCGCCGTGTCGTGTCTTGGTCGCGCCGAACTGACACACGTTATGCTCCTGGTCCTTGTTTCCGATCACGAACGCGTACCAGGCGTGGTCTGCAAATGCGGCACACCACTGTGTCTCCGAATGGTGTGGCATCTTGGCCGGTGGTCGGTTGGTCAGACTACTCTTTAGCTGGTGTGGTATCCAGACGCAGCAGTTGAGCGGCCCAGCAATCTCACGCTTCGCGCGGTTGACTAGGTTCTGCAGCTCCAACGTCATCTGGCCGCCGTCCATCTGGCCCTTCGTGGCCATCAGGTAGTTGGCGACGAGATCACCAGCCCAGTCGAGCACGACCATCTTGATTGGCATACCGCGGTCTTCCTGGATAGCGATCAGCTTCTGCTTGACCTCGGTGACATGGCCACGACCACCAACCTTCGGGTCGTTGAAGTCCACGAGCACCAGATGCTTGTCCATCCACGGCCGGTTCTGCTCGATGCGCTCCAGCTCGCCTAGCTGCTCCTCGGGGTTACCCTGGCGCTGGTACATCCGCTGCTCGTACTCCTCCAGCCGGCCAACACGGCTCAGCTCAGTGTCGGAGGTCATGTCGCGCAGGCGGTCTTTGAGTATCCTGGCGCTGTACGAGACCGAGCGGACCTGCAGCATGCGGCGGCCGTCCTCGTAGCTTACGAAGACAACCAGGCCTGGATCACCGTCAGTACCACGGCGCGCCAGCTGACCCTGTAGCCGTGCGGTAGAGCACGCTAACTGCATAGACAACGTGGTCTTGCCGCCACCGGTAGGTCCGATGATGACGTTGCAGTCACCAGGCTCGCTGCCGCCGCCCATGATATTGTCAACGAAGTCGACGCCAGTGGGCCACTTAGGGCGTGCCGTCTGTGCCCACGACGTAGGCACAGTAATACGCTCGTCCTCGGCCTTACCGATCGACTCGATGTCTTGGATACGCGCCTGCGCCTTCTCGACCAGCTTGGGGAGGTTGATGACGCGATGGCCGACAGCATTAGTGACTGCCCGCCGAAGCTCTTCCTCTGGTCCCCGATCGATCAGGATGGCGCGCAAGACCTTCTTGGCCTCGTGCGGCTCCTCGCAGCCAGGCGGGTTGGTCGTACGGTTGTACGCGAACGACAATAGATCCTGCGCGTTCTCCAGCAGCTGCGCGCCCGTCGTCGGGTCGGCGAGTGCCAGCGGATCGGTCTCGATCTTGCTGGCTACACGTGCGCTGATCGCTTCGAGCTTAGGCATCACGCCGTGCTCGTCGTAGAAAGCCTTCATCTCCGCCCAGATGTGCCGATAGGCAGTTTCACTGGGCTTAGACAACATGTCTGGATCCAGCTCTGCATAACACAGATTGAATATCACCGGATCCCAGATGACATGCATCAGCAAAAGCTCTATGAAGCCAGGTCGGACCTCTAGCGGCTTATCCGCAACGGCCGTACCCATTTGTGCTGTCATTTCCATTGATCGTTCCTTAGGGGGCAAACATTAGGATGCCTGTAGCCTCGTCTTTCAGTACCTTCGGTATCATGGCACCCCACGTCCGGCTGTAGCCTATCGGGTCCATCAAGAACTGCGTCAAAGCAGCAGCCCTATGCGCACGCTCTGCCTCGTGCAACTGCTCCGAATGTGCAATGCAGTATCGGTACAGCGCGGGCAGCTCGTACATTTTGTTCATGAGAACAAAATTCCAAAGCTGCTGGTCCGTGTAGTCAGGGAAGGCGTTAGCTGCCTCGCCCACACAGCATTCGAACTCCAGCTGGTATGACTGCAGTGCTTGCAGCATGCTGTTGTCGGCACGCTTGTTGTAATCCAGGTAGCGCTTCAACGCCTTCGGACCCTTGAACGTCGTCGGGTTTGGTGCTACCGAAAGCGTCTCGTCCGCCGGCACGCTGTATCTGTACTGGACGTGGATGAACCGCTCGAAATTGCTGATGTCTGCCCGTATCAGCGTCCGTGCGAGGTCCATCCAGACAGGCGTAACATGCCGCGGGCGCGACATTGCCACTGACTGGCCGTCGACTTGCATCTCGCGCACTTGGCGCTCGCGCATATTGGCCAAAGCCAGCCGATGCGCAGCAATGTACGTCGGGTCTTGTACTGTCGGCAGCTCTTCGGCCTCCTCAGGTGGAGGAGCCTGCATCTGCGCAGCACGTGGTGGATTAGAATCCGGCACGTCTCGTCCTCATTCCTGGTTGCCAGACCTCGCCGTTAGCGAGCATCTGTGTCCATCCGCGTTTGTGGTATGCCCGCCGCCGATTCATGGTGCGGTTCTGGAACTTACTGTCCCAGATGTCGTTCAGATCGATCAGGATGCCAGCTTCCTTACCCGTCTTCGGGTCAACGCGGCATACACGTCCCGGGATCTGTACATTGAAGGTATCGCTGTCACCGCCGTCGCCGCGGATCAGCACGTTCAACGAGTCGAAGCTGACGCCCGTGGACCACACGCCGGTGGCTATCACGCACATCAGTTCGCGGCGCTCGAATTGCTGTCCGAGCATCACACGCCGCTCTGGCGTCATCAGCTCTTCCGGCGTCAGCAATCCCTGGCGCACATAGCGCGCGTGCTTGACGCTATCCACAGCGCCTTCAGAGTAGCACAGTGACGCCTCGGGCATTAGCTGCCGCAGATTCAGCGCATGGTCGACTGTGTCCACCAGGATCAACACTTGCTGCTGATCCTGTAAGAACGAGCGCGCCGCCTCGACGATCACCTGGTTGCGCCACTGGTTGCGCCAGATGCCATTGCGCTTCTGTGCAACCAGCTGCTGCAGGTTCTCGATCGGGTTGATTCCGCCACAGTCGACATCGAGCCACTGGACGTAGACGTGCGACACCAGCCCGCACTCCTCTGCTTGCTGCTGCGTCATCTGGAAGATACGTGGACCGAAGATGCCCTCCATACGATGGTGGGCGTTGTCCAGACGCATATCCGGCGTGGCAGTGAAGCAGTAGTTACGCGAGCGCCAGTATTGGCCGAGACGCTCAGCGAGTCTGTCGGTCATCAGCTCGTGAGCCTCATCGGCCAACAAGATGTCGGCGTCGAAGTCCGAGTGGTGCAGGCTGTCCGCCGTATACACGGTGACGCGCCGATTCTTGTCCTTCTTACCGCCGCCGACCATACCTACGCTGGGAACCCAACGCGTCAGCAGATTCTTGATACGCGTGACCACGTCCTTACGCTTCGTGACGATATCGATCTTCGCGTGTGGATACATGCACGCTACCATTGCCATCACATGCGTCTTACCGAAGGCCGGGGGCGCGTCGATGAGGCCGCAGTCGTGCATGTCGATCTGCGCGAGGCATTGATCCTGCATCGGTCGTAGCTCAAAGCGCTCGAAGATGCGGTCCCAGTTGGCCGTGTAGACCTTTTCGGGCTTAGGTTCGTCGTTGTCGACGAAGACCACCTGATAGCCCATTCCAACAAGCAGATCCCGTATTCTGGGATAGAAACCCTTCTGACAGACGAAACGGCCTTTCGTGTCGTACTGGAAGAGCCTACGCTGCTCGTGCGTGATGTTGTGGCGCCCGCCCGAGAATCGGTCATAGGAGCCAGCACCACCGTACTGAAACTTGTTGTGCGTGTAGAATAGCGGCTTTTCGAGGGTGCCGTAGTCGCCGGCTGGCAGCGGCCGAGTGCCGTCTGCGGATACCTCTATGAAGGGGCCACCCTTCTTCACGATAGCCTGTTTACCCATTTTTACCCGTAGTGCTGGTATTGACAGCGGACGTACGGGGAGATAGGATCAGACAATTGAACCGCCTGACCGACCATATCCCCGTGTGGTCGCGAATCACTTGGAGCCCCGTTCCCGCGGGGCTCCTTTTTTGTTTGTATGCCGGCGAGCGCCGGTCTTTCGACAACAAGAGCCGCATGACGCACACGCGTCACACGGCCGCAGCGCTGTCCAGTTTAGGCATCCTAGCTCTCCACAAGATGGCTGTCAACGGCGGTCTTGGCGGTATGCACTGGTTCCTACATTTTGTACCGCGCACGGCTGGAATACACCATATATGCGGGTCAAATCAGATCATGTTTGTTGCGATCTGGTGCAGCTCGTACGCTGCCTTCTCCGTCTGGTGATGGAAGAAGTCCGTCGGACGGAATAGCGGGCACTGCTGCTCAGGTGTCGCAGCGGATTCACGATACAGCTCGCTCAGCCACGTGTGGCGGAGGAACGCGATAAACCGCTGCGAGCCCCGCAAATCAGCCATGACTGGATCGCCCTCGGGCGCGTTCGGATCGCCTAGGCCAAGCTTGCGGCCCCATGTCCTCCAGCAGAAATCCCACGGGGCCATGCCCACCAGGTCGCTGCCCTCGACAGGATGCGGCGCGCCAAGCTCATAGCGATAGCGCACCTTCTGCTCGGCTGCTCTGTTCTTCCAGCAGTTCAGCACGACCTTGCAGCGTTTGTGGTGCCGCCACGGTTCGCGTGTGCCGTACACGCCGGCCTGCGTTCGTGGGTTCAAGCCCAGCCACGCTTCCAGCTTGCCGAGACGATCTGGTGCGCACTGGTCTATGTACCAGCGCGGGTCCAGTATGTACGACAGCAGTCCTGCCACCGACAGTTTGTTGAGTGACTGGATGAACGATAGCGGACGCCACGCAGGATGGCCACGCAGCAGCTGCAAGACATCCACCTCAACTTCTTCGCCGTGGAGCACACTCTTCGACAGTGCGACTGCCAGGGCATAGGAGCGATAGTCGGACTCGACGACTTCGTGGAAACCACCCAAGCTGGGCGCTCGTGTGAAATCCCGCATAGCCAACAACATAGCTTCGGGGTTACGGCGATGCTTTTCAATACGCCCGACCAATGGCGTGCATACCTGCACGCTTTGCAGCTTGTCTTTCTGTTTGAGGTCGTACAACTGCGTGATCAATCTGGCGTTAGCGCACGTGCCTACTAACTGCACGCTATCCGCGCGCGTGAAGGCAGCGCTCTCGAGAAACGCTTCTGGAGACTCGCCAGAGCATCGCGTGGCGTAGTCTCCGTCGGCATACCAGATCTTTCCGCAGTGCGTATGCAGTTTCATTGTCAATGTGTCGATCGCTCTCATGCAGCTGGCAGTTCGATTGTGTTGTCAAAATGGTGCGATATCCGCGGTTCGTGTGTAACGAACAGCACCTGCAGCCCGCGCTCATGCGACAGGTCACGCAGGCGCTCCAGCGCACGCGGCAAGCTGTCGAGGTTGTGCTCGTCCAGGCCTGCTGTGGGCTCGTCCATAATCAGTACACCAACCTGACCCGCGAAGGTCGAATTGACGGTGATCCGAAATGCCATCGCAAGTACGATGCGCTCGCCGATCGATAGTCGTCGGTCGGGCTGCACCCGCACGCCGTCAAGGAACCTGGCTGTGAAACCTAGGCTCTCGTCCATCTCCACGCGGAAAGGCGCTTCGAACATGGAGAGCGCTTCGTTCACCTGTTCTAGCATCATTTCCACGTAGGTGTAGGACACCATCCGCGGCGCTTCGTTGCGATGAAACACGCTACGCACGTCGGTCAGGTGCTGCACTACCTCACGGGTCTTCTGTCCTTGAGCCAACGTCTTGCGAACGTTCTCAATCTGCTCTTGGACAGCAACGCGCTTTGCGTGTGCAAGCGCACGCTCGCGTGTAAACTGCTCCAGTTGCCGTTGCTTGGCCAGTATATCGGCGTTGGCTGCTTGCGCCTCGTCATGCTGCGCCTTGGTGTGCCACGGCTGTAACGCGTTGTGGGCGTCCTGGGCCTGCTGCAGCGCCTCAGCGAGCTGCTTACACTCGCCTTCCAGTGAGGACAGCTGCAGGGCCTTACTGGTCTTCTCAGCTTGAACCTGCTGCAAAGCTTCCTGGAAATGCGAACGCTCGTTCAGCGTCTTTTGAACTTCCTCTTCGGAGGTCTCGGGCGGGCTACACGCTTCGATCGCCAGACGTCGTCCTTCCAGCTGACGCTGGTCAGACGCCTTGTGCTTCATCTGCACGATGTATGCAGAGTCAGCCCTGTCATACACGTCCCACGTGTCCCTCCGCAGCCGTAGCGGCGGCATCTGCGCCTGTATCGCCGCCAGCTCGTCCTCCAACTCGGCCTTGCGCTGGGCGCGCTCGTTCGCGCCGGGCATCTTCTGGCCGCATGTAGGACAGGTATCCGCCTGGCCCATGTCCAGCAGATTGATACGAATATTACCACACGTATCTTCGAGGTACTTCAGCTGCTGCGCCTCCTCGTCGCTCAGGCGTGGCTCTGGTGGCTGCACCGGCGCGACTGTGTTCTCCCACGTAGCTTTGAACGTAGCTTCGTCACGCTCAAGTGCAGCCCGCGTGGCTGCAGCAGCATGGTGGGCTTTCCACTGATCGCGTGCCTCCTCGGCGTCTGCACAGTCCGGCGCAATCGCGGCTAGCCCAGCTTCAAGGTCGGCTATTGCGGCGTCCAAGTCACGTAGCGGTTCAGCCGCCGCTTTGGCTGCAGCCTCTTTGGCAGTGTACCGCCCCTGCAGCTCTTCGACGCGCGCCATCGCCTGGCGTTCGTCGTTGTACTGCTGGATCAACGTCTGGTTGGCATGCAGCTCAGTCTCCGGATGCTCTGGCAGCTCCAGCGCAGCAATGTTGGCGTCCGCACCGGCGATAGCCTCGTCGTGCGTAGCCGCTTGATCATTCAGCTCGTCCTCCGTCAGCAGCGACGTCGGAATCTCGATGGCGCTGACGAACTTACCCAGCTGCTCGTACACGCGCTCGGCGTGCGCCACGCCGAACAGTGCCGCCAAGGAAGCGGCCCGCTCTGCCGGCGGTTGGTCAAACATCTCGTCGATCTTGCGCTGGCGCACAAAGATGTAGTCGGCGATCTGCTTCTTGGTGGCGCCCAGTCTGCCCCACAGTTCGGAATTGATCTCGCCTACCGACGTCCACCGCGCATCGTCGATGGTCAGCAGATTGGTAGTACCCTGCAAAGCACGACGGACATGCATCCGCGCGCCGTAGTGTATCAACCAAGCTTCGACGAAGGCTTCTGCGTTACCTGGCGTACCCTGACGGATATCGTCGGCCTTCTTGCGCTCACCGCCGGCGTCGCCGATCAGTGCAAGCTGTATGGCGCGCAAGATGTTGGTCTTACCAGCGCCGTTCGGGCCAACGAGCATGTTGAGCCCAGGAGTCAGCTCGAGAGTTAGATCCTCGTGCTGGCAGAAATTCGCTAGGTGGAGTCGTTCTATGATCATTTACTTTCCATTGCGCTGGCGTGCGCGGGTTGTGTCTACTTTCCTGCTGGCACGCGTTTCGTCATGGTCAAGTTCGAATATGTCGAGGGCGCCGCGGATCTCGGACCAGATCTTCTGCAGCTGCCCGTGGGAGCCACAGCCGGCGATTTGGTCCTCGAACAGCGCTACATCGTCTTCCAGCTTCTTGAGCTTCTTGCCGACGGGGTCTTCGCGGATGAGCGCCGTCAGTTGGCGCTTGCAGTGATCCCGCATTATGTTTGTCGCAGTGCCGGGATAGCGGTCGAAGGTGCCCTCGTCCTCGTCCTCGTCCTCGTTGCTGTGGTAGCGCCGATAGTTGTTGCGGCGATTGACATGGCTTTGCTGCATGTCGGCCGATGGCAGGTCGGCGCGCTTACGCCCCTGCATCTTCTCGACTACGCCACCTTCCAATTCGCGGATCGCTGTATCGAGCTTGTCGCGCTCTTCACGCAGGTCTTCCAGATCGACCATCATGTTTTCGACGCCAAAGTGCTCCTCGATGAGCCTCTGGGCCTCTACTACCAAGTCGCGTTTCCAAGTCGGCTTTTCGGCCTGAATCTGGTCGCGCAATTCCTGGGCACGGCTATCCAGCCGGTCCCGAAAGTGTTGCTTCTCGCTTACTGTCAGTCCCATAAAGTCGGTCTTTGTATATTCGAAGTAATTCTGTTTGGATGTCACGTGTTCCTGCCAAGCTGACGGCGTCTTCGCAGACGGCTGTAGGCTCAGCGTAGAACTCACGGATGCAGCCGGCTAGGCCGTCGTTCAGCACTACCTGAACGCGCCGCGCCGTATCGACTGCAACCTGCGCACTCTCCACAGGTACCGCCTTGAGGAACAGGTGCGCATCGCCTGTGACACGCGCCTCTATCCGCTCTCTGGCCTCCGGAACATCTTCCCTGTACCAGACACGGATTATGTTCGCAGACACGGACGCCGGAACGCCCACCTTCGGTATCCTCGCAGGATGCTGCCGCCAGCTGTCAATGAAAGCGTCCAGGTCTTCCTGGTCATTGATTCTGGCTTCGTAGTAGCCGCGTGTATGCAGCTGCACAGCCTCGGCCGTCAGATCGTCGTTCAGTATGAAAACGTTCTTTGTATGCGGCTCGCCGATATTCTGCATGCAGATCGATCCAGGCGAGATGATGCGCTGTTGTCCGCGCGTCTCGTCGATCGTCACATGGAAATCGCCGGTGAGGATGCAACGTGGAGACTTGGCCCAATGGAACCATGCGTCTCCGCGATCTTCGCCCATGAAGTCCATCCACACCTGGTGTGTGGCTAGGATATCGACGCCTTCCGGAACTGCCTCCAGCGCGGCGCGTACTTCATTGGGTGACTTGTAGTCCAGTCCGTAGATCCGGAGTCCAGTGCCTGGTATTTCCACCAGCTGCTCGTTGATATGCAGCGGATGTAGATGTAAGGCATGCAACAACGGCGGTGTTGACCGCTCGTGCTGGCCCTGCACGTACAGTACCTTGCGACCCTGCTGCTGGAACGTATCCAACGCCGAGCGCATCGTCTGCAGCGCATCCGATTGCTGTAGCTTCTGCTCGAATAGGTCGCCGAGCAGGATCACGTACGGAACATCATACGTATCCGCTATCTCGCAGATCTGTTTGATGCTCCACGCCGTATCCCCGCATAGGGTGTCCCGGCGGCTCCAAACACGGTCGTGTTTGCGCACATGCCAGTCTCCAGTTGCGAGCGCAATCGGCTTAGCCATAATTTTGATCTCCTGAACAAAGTTCGGGGTCGAGTGTCATCATGAAATGGTAGAAGGCCTCCGGGGGCAGCACCGGGTCATCGAAGTCGATGACATCCGGATCGCGCACCCGAAACAGATTTCCGTGCTGGTCCATGACCATTACGCTAGCAGTGCCTTCAACCAGGAGCGTCTTCATGCTGAGCAGGAAGGCGTCACCTACGGGCACCAACGCACGTGCCTTAGCCATGATAACATCGACAGGTAGCGATTCCCAGAAGCCCGAACCGTACAGTACGCGTTCGTATTGTGGCGTCTGGAGCATGTCCATCAGGAGCAGCATCGCCCGGCAATCCACTGCCAAGGCGTCCTCGTACATTTGCTTGAAATGCTCTTGTCCCATGGTTGCCTCGTTTGGGCGAAAAGGGTATACTTAAAGTATCACCATCAAGGAAGGAGACTGATGATGCTGGTTCTTTCTCGCAAGACCGGTCAAAGAATACTGATCGGTGACGACATCACTGTTACGCTAGTACGCGTCGACGGTGACACGGTGCGTATCGGTATCGAGGCGCCTGAGACTGTGCGGATTCTCCGCGAAGAGCTCAAAAAGAAGCAACCTCGACAACCTGTAGCGCATTAGCGATATCCGCAAAGAGTCGCTTCTTAGCGCATACTGCCAGCTTATGGGCCTGGGACACGCTCACGCAACGCACTGATTCGCGCTGCCCTGCTGCCTGTCCACGGCCCGAGGCTGGCCAGTAGTCCGCCAGGTGTTTATCGCCGTACTTGAAACGCCAATGCTGGTCGTTGTCGCTCAGCGTGACAGTGATCTGCTCGAAGGCAAGCTCGCTCTGGAGCATTTCCAGTTCAGCTGTTGCTGACTGGAGCCGCTGTTTGCGGATCTGCTTCTTCTTGCTCATCTGCTGCACAGGCTTTCGCGCGGATGTCGGTCGCGTGCGTATCGAACTCGAGCGTCGTCGTCATGATACGGCCGCCGACCTCCTCCATCGTCAGCGCTTCTGGAATCCGATCGGTCTTGCCGGCGTGCTCGGGGCCCTTGAACAGGACCGTCGGTACCAGATTGTGGATAAGTGACTTGGGTGTGTCTTCGTCGAACTTGATGATCGCATCGACGCACGGTAGCGCTGCCAAACTCGCGGCACGCGTGGCGTAGTCGTTGATCGGCTTGCTCTTGATGCGGGCGGCCGACTCGTCCGAATTCAACATGACGAGTAGGAAATCGCACTCTTTGCGCGCCTGCTCCAGCATGGAGACATGCCCAGGATGCATCAGATCGAAAACACCGTTGGCTACGCCGAAGTCGCCGCCGCTGACCATCATGGATGCGCGCAGCAGCATAGCAAAAGGCAGCTCTATCTTCTTGAGCTGATTGCCAGATACAATGGTCAGCCGCCTGTGTATCTGGTGCAGTGACACCGCGGATGCGCCAGGGCGCTCTACCTGTATCGCTGCGGCCGTTGCTGCAAAGTGCAACATGGGCATCAAAGACATATCGGCAGCGACGCCATAGGTGAACGCTGCAGCAACAGTGTCGCCAGCACCGCACGAGTCGACCGCTAGTGCTGGCACAGCTGGCATCTCGGACGGCGTCTCGTTCGGGCGCACTATGAGCATACCGGCAGCGCCACGCGTCACGATGCAATGCACAGCGTGCAGTTCCTTGCAGACCGCCATAGCCGCCGAGCGTACGTCAGCAATCCGCGGGTCGGCGACTGCCGCAAGCACCTCATGCTCATTGGGCGTAATGATATGCGCACCACGATAGTGAAGCATATGCTTCGGCGTCGGGTCTACGACCACCGGTACTTTGTGTGCGCGCGCATACTCGAAGATGACCTGGAGCGTACGCTCCGTGCAAATACCTTTGTCGTAGTCGGACACAAGGATCGCAAGTGGTTTCGCGTCGTCGACACACTTCATGAACATGTCGACCACCTTGTCCTCGACATTGGCCTTCGGGCGTGCGTCTATGTCGAAGCGAGCTACCAGACTGTCAGCTGCGTACACGCGGTGTTTGCAGGGCGTTTGGTAGTTCTTATCCGTGGCTACATACCGCGTCAGCAGCTCCGGTAGTTCCATGTTCAAGAAGTTCCGGCCGGCGGTGTCATCGCCTACGACGCTTACGAACGCCGTGGGCATCGCCATATGTACGAGATTGGCCATCGCGTTGGCGGCACCGCCCAAGCCAAGGAAGGGCGTACCAGGTGGCACGTCTATGACGGGAACTGCAGCGGTTTGGTCAAGCTGCTTCACCGTTCCCATGTAGTAGTGGTCCATAAGCACAGGTCCGACTACGACCACGCGGTCGCCTTCATCCTGTGCTGGGTGATTCGTCGTCAATACTGCTCTCCGCTGTGACTGAGTCTGGATCTAGTGATACACGTCGCAGCCCACTGACTGCCACGGGCTTTGATGTGCATGTAGGGCAAATACGGTTACCAGCATGTTGCGACGCAAACGTCGTGCCACAGCGCAAACAGCGCCGCGGCTTAGCTGCTAATCTGTCATCCGCCCTGGGTTTTGCCATTTGTGGCTCCAATCAGACCGTGCTCGGCACCAACCTGACGACCTTGTACGTGCCATCAGGATACGGAAACACGAAGTCTTCGTCCAGACGTTTGCACGGCGGCAGTGATGGATTTGGCACAGTGGGGTGCACACCCTCCTGAAGGATAAGAAAAGCGTCGATGTAGGCGCCGCCGTCCGCTGGTGCCGCGTTTACGATCGCAATCGCGGCTACTGCTCCGTCGGCAAATGTGTGGTACCAGCCTCCAGCAATATCGCCGGGCGCCGCTACGTTACTCTCGAACCCGAGGCCTCGTCCAAGGATATCCGTGTACGTGGCCATCTCGGCTTGCGGCACGACCAACCGGGCCGTGTCGTAGCCTATGCGTTCGTAGAGCACACCATCTGCTAACAGAGGCACAAGCTTCTTGAGGCTTGCGCGAGCCAGATTGCGATCGAAGAACGCCTCCATGCACGCCACCTCGCTACCTTTGGGCATCTCTGCCGTAGCGGGCGGGGCTGTGGCCGACAACGGTGTCGTCAGCTCTTCGTCAAAACTAGTGATGAACGTCTCGAAGTCTTCCTGACTCGTATGATCGATCACTCGTAACAGCGCCAGCTGGTCGTCAGCTGACAGCTTATGCTTGTCGGTGAGCGCGAGTATGCGCTCAGCAGGAGTTAGATTTGACACGTTTGAAGTATCCAAATGGGAGTCTGAATCGCTTGCACCGGATGCTATTCAGGAACGTGGCCATGACAGCCGGGTCGCTCCGAAGCCATCCGGGCGGATATTTGAAAATACCTCCGATCAGCTTTGCGATCGTGAAGTCGCGCGGACGCTTGACGACCCGGAACGAGTCGCCGAGGTCTGCGTTCCAACCTGCTGGCATTACTGCCACGCAGCTGTGCATTCGCAGCCACCGGCCGCAGCTACCGTCCTTTGCCGTGGCCTTATAGACCAGCGGAGACAACGTGTACCAGTAGAAGCCGCCAAGGGCGTCCTTCATGTACTTGTCGCGGAACTGCTTCGGAAACCAGCGCTCCGTCATGAACACTTCGTCAAGGCTGGTGGTCAGCCCACCATCCGCGTCGAAGTAAATGTCCCGATGCTCCGTGCAGGTGTGCCGGTAGGTCACCAGCGTCGCCTTCCTGCGGCGTACCAGGTCACTCACCTTAGTGTAGATACTGCTGACACGCCTGGAGAAGCACCAAGGACAGATGATTAGATTACACGTGGTTGTCCACGGGTCGACGTGGACGCAGCACACCGGGCAGTTGTGCGCGAAGACGAGCTTGCTGGTGCTGATCTGCGCCCATTCATGCCGCGCAAGCTCTGCGCAGCGCATACGCCAGATCCCTCGCGCCTCCTGCAGCTTCGGTATGAGCCCATAGGGATAGGGCTTAACCTCGCCTACGATCGGCGCGACGGTTGAAAGATATTCACACAGCATCCGCGGGGATTCTGATGGAATACTCAGCTTGGCATCAATCGTCCTCATCCACGTCGTCCGTGACCTCTGGTGCGCCCGTTAAGAACGGTCGGATTACGATATCGTCGAGTTCGTCTACCGCGTGGCGCACCTCCGCAAGTGAACCGCCTGCGAAAACTACTTCACGCGCATCGTGATCCCAGGCCAGATAAACCTCTTCGCCTGGGCAGTTGAGATCTTCGCAAAGCCTATCGATTTGCTCGAGAGACATCACCGTGATCTCTGCCATTTGCACGACCCCGTCTAGCAGGATCGGCCCCGTCTCCTCCAACGCCCGCTGGAGCATCCTAAGTCCGGTTAGGATGTGTGCTAGGCCTTGGTCATCCACCTCCAGTAACATTGGTATCCTCCAATGGACGCGCCCTGTCAACACCCTTCAGGGACAGCCTGAAGAAGCGTAAGAGTTCGCTGTCCTCCAAATGTCCCTTCCAGTACGCGTCCTTTATCCAGTTGCGTAGCTGTTCAGCGGGAATGTCGTCCAGCCAGTTAACAAATTGTTCCATCGACGCCGCGCGTGCGGGATCTATTGGCATGTGTGGCTCCTTAGCAAAAAACCCCGGGCGCCCGAAGGCGCCCAGGGCCCATGAGTTCCGCTACGCCTCGATCAGCGCGGCCGTACGTCTCTCGACGGCTTCGTCGATCATCCGCTTAGCGCTTACCAACGCCGCAGCAGCCTCGATGGGCGCCGTCTGTTGCAACGACGTTGCCGTACCGAGCATGCGCTCGCCGTGCGCGATGATCTCGCCGGTCGTCAAACCGGACAGGTCGACCACGTTGACATCACTGCTGGGTGCGACGATGCGATCGTCTACCGTCGGCGACGCGCTCGCGGGAGTCGCTTCGGGCGCGTCGTCGCGGATCGGCTTGATCCGTCGTGGCACGGGCTGGCGGGCGGCCCAGCTCTTGGACCTGTGCGACTCTACCAGCTCCGGGTCGTGGCCTGCGGCGATGCAGGCGTCCATCGCCTCGGTGTGCGTACCGCGATGCAGATGCTTCAGCCACCACTGGCGCAACCAGCGCGAAGCGGCCGTCAGGCGCGGGTCGTCGAGACCGTTGGCCTTGCCGTTCTTCTTCGCGTTGCGCGTCTTTGTCAGTTTGCTACGCGCTGCGCGCAGCTTGCCGGCTTTGTTCAGCAGCCAACGCACAGCGTGTGACCGCTTCAACAGATACTCCTCGTCCTCGTTCTCGAAGCCGTGCTTCTGCAGGTAGGCGACCGCTGTCGGATGCTCGTCGTCGGGGTGAGCCAACCAGAACTTCTCCAACGCGATCGTCAAAGGCTGCTTTTCCTTACGTGCCATGAGACACCTCCATAGGAAAAAGGTTACGGCGCTGCGCATAGGCAGCACCACGTGTTCACCAGTGATACTGGCGAAGGAAATCGCAGATCGGGCCGTCGGCGTCGATCCGCACGAAATCTATCTCGTGGCTGTGCGCCACAGACAGTATGTGTCCCACCGAGGGACTGAAGCCAAAGTCGTTAAGGGTCTCTAGGATGCCGTCGCCGAAATCGTCCGGTACACCAACCCAGAAACCCTCAGGGTATTCCTCTACACCTAGATCTGCACACTGGCCTAGCGCATTCGCGTCTTCGGCAGTGATATGACAGGTGTTGATCGTCCAGAGTCGACGAATATCTAGCGGTTCGGTCATTGCATTAGCTCCCGTACCGCATCTTCGTCGCGCGAATCGACGTCGATCTCAGTCACTGTGCCGTTCGCAATGTCGTTCGACATCACGGACAAGAGGCGCCCCCTGGGAGCTACATTGCCTTCATACTGTATAATTCCCTGAATTTGCGCTGCCTTGAGGCGTACTTTGCGCACCTGCGCTACAAGCGAAAGACAATCAGCGTCAGCCGCCTTCACATAGAAATGGTGCCGACTATCGATGACACCTTCCCACTGAGCCTTGGCTGCGACATACTGTAAGCGCGTTACCGGACCGAACACTTCCTCGGTACGCGTAGTGTGTCCGACAGAGAACTTGCCGATCGCGCCGACGAGCAGCGAAGCCAATATCCCCACGATCGCGATGACTACTAGTAGCTCTACAACGGTAAACGCTCGACGCATTTGGAGCCTCCTTTTTGCTCATGAGATCAAGATTGAAACTACCCAGCCTGCCTATCCTCGCTGAAGCCCGTGGAATCTCGAGACAGCGAGGTGTGGTTGAGTGTACTTGTAACCTGTTGTCCGACAAGGACTTAGGTCAACACCCCTCGAATGGCGGTTAGCTCTTAGAAAATGTATATCTAAGTCCTCATTACATTCGGACTTAGAAACCCGCCTCGGCCGGATATTCTATCCGTCCTTCTCCGGGGTGGTAGTTTTGAAGACTATTTGGGGGTATCGGAGAAATAGGTATCAGTGTCCTGCCTTAGCACTAGCAATTACCAGACAGACAGCTCCAGCTGTCGCCATGATACCCGTCACCCAAAAGCCCATGCACCAGGCTACCTGGCTGGGGTAAACGACAATGTTTGGCGGTAGCGTGACCTCCACGCCCTCGCTGTCATCGTCCAGGAGCGTCTCTCGTAGTTTCATCAGTTGGTTGGACACCGTCAAGGGGTCCGCGTCGGTTGGGAACGCGCGCAACTCGTCCAGCGCTGACTTCACATTGTTGTGCCAGAAGGTCACATCACAATCAGGGGTATACCACAATACGTGTGAGCGCCCTGTCGTGCAGCCGCGCCGGTTCATTCCTTCGAGCGCCGCCGTCAGCTCTGTCTTGGCCATCTCGATCGAGTTGGCATCCGCGGCGCGCTTCAGTCGCCCGCCAACATCTTGATCGAATCCGATCTCCATGACAAAGCGTGTGACTACCATGGCTAGCAGTGGTACGCACAGTACGCACCCACCAATGAACCATCCACCAGCTCCGCTACTCCGTCTGTAACTCATCGTGTATCCATCCTTCCTGTACGGACCAGATGATCCGTTCAATGTTCAAATCGTCGGCCAGCAGGACCGGCGACGGACTGTGTTCTTTGGGACGAAGGCCGCGCGCACGACAACGTGCGATCGCCTTCGGTTCTAGGTTCTGAAACTTGTATAGGTAGTCCATCGCGTCTGCGTGGTGTCGAAACACGTGCCAGCCGGATAGATACCATGTCTTAGATGTGCCGTCGCGTACGCGCTTCTTCGCGGCGACCATCCACTTGTTCACAGGCATGACCTTTGAACCGGCCAGGCCATGGAACAACGTCTTGATATTGCCATCGACGATGTCGACTATCTTGTAGACGACCTCGCCTGGTGCGGCGCTAACCCGATTGGTCATAGAACCCGGGGAAGAAGATACGTATCTCGCGCTCCGCCTCTGGCGCGCTGTCGCTGCCGTGGATGACGTTCCGGCGATAGTTCTCGCCGTAGTCTCCGCGGATGGTGCCGGGTAGCTTCTGCGGCTTGGGCGCTAGCGGCGCACCTATCAGCTCGCGCACGACCGCAATGGCATTCTCATGCCGGTGGTCAACGACCATCACCCAGCACAGTCCGCTGACCATGAAGTCGATCAGTCCGTCGATCCACGTCTCATGGGCGAACTTCTGGTAGAGATCATTGGCCTGCCGTCGCGTCATGAGGATCAGCTCGCCCTTAATGAAGAAGCAGCCGCGGTCGCGTAGCTTCGTCATAAGGATCCCGTCGATATTCCTCTCGACCGCGTCCGGCTTGATGATTACGAGGGTTTCCATATTTTGTTCTCCTGATCAAAATTGGCCGCGTCAGCCTTTACGGGTTCCCGCTGCTCTGCCGCGCCTGATCGGTGATTGTTTCAATCCGATGGTGCGTACGATCGCAGGGCAGAACTCTTCGTCCGCCCCGATCTGTGCGCGTGGGCGCACACATCGCCGACAAAAGAACGCACCATTGGCGAGCTTGCACGCAGGTGCGCCGCAGTTGCTGCAGACCTTATCGGCAAACGCTTCCGCAATCAGTTGTTTGGTACTGGCATCCGGTTCCAGTCCTTGCATTGTGGCTCTCCTTAGTTGGACGAAAAAGCCCCGGGCTGTACTTGTCCAGCTTGAGCGTAACCGCGACAGTGTTGCCGAGTTCGCTGATTGCTGTCGAAGCAGCCCGGGGCGTCCGCAGCCAGCATTAACTCCCGTCTCTGCCGGCCTTAGTTTGTAGGGAAGCGGAGCGTTCATTGCATTTGGTGGGCGTAGCGCCCCGCCTCCCTCAGGAAGTCGTCCGTTAGGACGGCTTGGGTTTCTTCTTGGGCAGAGGCGTTAGCGCCCTGACGAGCGCGGAGCCTTCTGTCCCGTATTCTTCTCGGACGGCCGCCAGCAGCTGCCCGTTAGATTCGACAAGATCCTGACGAAACTTCTCGACATCCAGCCCGCGCACGCTGTCGATCCAGTAGTCTTCAAGCTCGCACTTGAATACTTCTCGGAACTTCTTACACTTTTGCATGCGCGCGACGCCGAGCCTTAGTACCTTTTCCTTTACGCCTGGCAGGAGCTCGGGTCTTCTTGGATCGGCCGGCTGCTTTTTTGGCCTTCCGCGCTTCTTCTTTGTCCCGGGCTCGCAAGACTTTTGCGTAGTTCGCTTGGCTGTACTCGTCGAACTCCGGGAACTCGTGCGTCGGTTGCCAGTCTTTCTTGTCGTCTGATCGGAGCTTGCCATTTCGAATCCTTATCTCCGCGTCCATAAAATTACAGAAGCGGGCTTGAGTATCACTGTAGCCTCCACTCTTGTAGAAGGCCTTCCGTGATCGTGCTTCGCGTGCCTTCCATTTCTGCTTCAGCTCCCGGAACGCCGGGTGCTGCCGGTAGGAATGCTTGCCGAAGACAAACACGAAATACTTGATCGTCTCTAGAAACGTCCAGCAGACAGAGTACCGCGAGTAGTATCTGTCGTTGGACTCGTAGCTGAGAGATCCTATATACTCCCGCACAAGCTGGCGCATCGCCCACGTGGCGTGGGAGATGTCCTGGCACTTGACGGCAGCATTCTTGGCTCGCGTTGCCGCAGCCTTGCGCGCCCGCAAAACACCCTTCGGATTGTAACGAACCTCTTTGATACGCGCATGCCAGTTCCCGCCGCGCACCTGGAGCGAGCAGCCCTCTGCGGCCCAGTCGAAGCCGCCTTCGCGCGCCGGATCGTAGTCGAGCTTGCAGCGCACTGCCCCCAGCTTCTTAGCCAGGGCCAGCACTTCGAGGTTGTCGTCACCATCGTAGAACTGGTCATCCAGCGGCGACACGCGCAGACGCGTTCTTCGCACGTACGAGCCACGCTCGTACGTTCCCTGCGATTCCCGCACCACACGTGTCAGCCGCGGATCCGACGGCGGATAGCGGACGTCCAGCGCCGCTTGACAGTCCGTCAACGTCTCTCCAAAGATGACGTCGTGAATGTCATACTCCAACGCTGTCTCTTCGTCCTTGAATGACCGCCAATAGTCAGGGTTGTCTTTGTCACGGACGATTCCGACGCATGTCTCGTCTTCGTCGTAATAGCCCATACAGCTAGTTGACACCCAGCAGCTTGATGCCGTCGGCGAGCTGTCCGTCGAGCATCTCGACCAAGGCCTTGCCGTCGTCGCTGGCCATCAGGCGCTGCTCGGCCACTGCGGCCTTCGCACGGCGCTCCAAGGACGGCAGGTCAGCGAGCTTGCGCCGCTGCTCGAGCCAGTCCTTCTTGTTGGCCGCTTGCGCCTTCTCTGCCGCCTTGACTTCGGCGAGCGCTGCCTTGACGGCCGCGGACATCCGAATGGTCTGCTTGACCGTCCAGTTGATGCGCGGCTTCTCGCCGGTGATGCACAGATGGCAGTCCACCTCGCCTTGGCCGCTGCGGGCCTTCTCGCGATGACCGCCGCACTGCGTATCGACCTGCAGGCACTTGACCTTGAGCTCTTCCGCAGCGCGCGTGAGCTGCGCAGCCGCCGTCTGGAAGTGCTGGGCCGCGGCTTCGTTCAGCACGCCGTCACGCGCCAGCACCGTCTCGTTTACCGCGTCGGTAAGCTGTTTGTCGGCCTTCTTGCACCTGTTGATCTCGCCTTTCAGGTGCTCTTCGGCACGGGACATCAGAATCGCAGCGACGTCGTCCTTATCCAGGTTGACTGCCACTTGGACTAGCTCTGCGGACACGGGTAGGTTCTCTTTGTTGGCTTCCGCCATTATCTCAACTCCTGCGGTGGTTGTCGTAGCGCTTGCGCCAGAATTCCCACCATACCTCAGACTCAGTAACAAAATCATAGGGGTTCATAGCCGCAGCGATGCCGCGCGGCCCTACAACGATGACCTGATAGCCACCGCTAACCCTGATCGCCCGATCCGACACGACCACGTACTCCGTGGCTGCCGGCGTTGGCGTGAAGCGAAAGTATACTACGTCGCCTAGGCGCAGCACATGTCCATCGTGAGTCCTTACATCATCGTTCGGCAGTTTCGTCAGTTCGACGTCCGGACAGTGATTGATCTGGTACTCGGACATGGGTTCCTCCTAAATTTTAGAAATGCACCTTTGCGATCCCACGCAAATATGGTAGACTTTTAATATCGTGCAAGTGTGGCACGACGTCAGTTTCCAGTTCAGCATAGGAATCGTAATGGCCAAGAAGACTTCTGCTGCGGCCCTGAGAGAGCTCAAGACGCTTGAGCGCTACTCTAAACTCAGTCTGGACGACAAGATCCGTCAAATCCGTGACGCGGAGACGAAGCTGGATCGCGAGCGCAGTAAGCACCGCGAAACCAAGCGTAAACTCCGGCAGGCGGAGACCGATCTTACCATCAACGAAGAGAAGCTCGGTACTGTCCTGTGTATGCAGGACCACCTGGCTGATCGCAAAATCCCCGCCGCGAAGAAGCGCCGCGGGAAAGGCCAAGCCTCGGCAATCATCTGTTGCAATGATTGGCATGCCGAGCAGCAGGTTGCGCCCTCGCTGGTCAACGGACTCAACGAGTTCACCAAAGCGATTGCCAAGCGGCGCATCAAGCGCACATGGGAGCAAGCAGTATACTTGATCGAATTCGCTCGAAAGATCAGCAAGATCGACGAGGTCATCCTGTGGGCAGGTGGTGACCTCATGAACGGCATGATCCACGAGGAATATCAGCAGACCAACTGGGCTGGGCCGACAGACGCGGCCATTTTCGTACAGCAACAGCTGGTCGACGGTATTAAGTACCTTCTCAAGAACACGAAGTGCAAGAATCTGCGCTTCCTGGCGAACCACGGCAACCACGGCCGTGCCACCGAGAAGAAGCGCATCCACACGCAGTGGTCGCACTCGTGGGAGTACCTCATCTACAACAACGTGGCCCAGGCGTTCGTTGGCGACAAGCGAGTCTCGTCGTTTATTGCCGACGGGCCGCTGCTCAACACGGACATCCAAGGGCACCTGTGTCGGTTCTCGCACGGTGACACCTTGAAGTTCCACGGCGGGCAGGCTGGGCTCATGGGGCCTGCCAACAGGGCGTTGCATCAATGGAACGCGCATGGCCGCGCGGAATTGACCGTGATCGGCCATTTCCACCAGTTTCTCACAAAGCCCGGCTTCGTTGCCTGCGGTAGCCTGATCGGCTACGATCCGTATGCAGCAGCTATCCGAGCGGAGGCCGAAGCGCCTACCCAGACACTGATCGTCATGGACGCCGAGCACGGCAACATCATGACTACCCGGATCTTTTGTGAGGACAAGCCTAATGCGAATTCGCACTGGAGCACCCCCCAGTTCTGCGGCTAAACACATCTACCTGGACATGGACGGCGTGATGTGCAACGTGCACAAAGCGGTGCTGGCCATGCATGGGCGGATGGACCTGCTCGATAGGATCACCAGTCATGACATGGAAGAAGCCATGGGCATGTCCTTCCAGCAGATCTGGGGTCCTGTCGTTAAGGCAGGCTACGAGTTTTGGTACGACCTCGAGCCGTATCCGTGGACGTTCGAACTGTGGGCGTGGGCCCACGAAGTAGGCAGCGAGATCGGCATACTGAGCCGCCCGCTGATGTTCGAGTTCTTGGATGCGCATGAGGTCGGCTACTGCCTCCAAGGCAAAATGGCATGGCTGCGCAAATACTTCGGCCGTGACTTCTACGACTTCATATTCACGACCGGCAAGGGCGCAGTATCACAGCCCGGCGTCATCCTCGTGGACGACGACGCGCGCTACGAAGACGATTTCAACGCCCGCGGCGGGCGCCAGATCGTCTTCCCACAGCCCTACAATCGATTTGCCGCCCAGTGCGTAGACCCTATGGACTGCGTACGGGCGCAATTTCAACGAATCGAGGACCAAACATGAAGATTGCGGTTTGCGGCCATGGCCGCTGCGGCAAAGACACCGTCTCCAACTGGTTCGATTACAGCACATCCCTGTGCTATCATGAAAGCACCAGCCAGGCGGCCGCCGCGCTGTGTTTCTCGCAATTACGCGAGAAATACGGCTATATCACCGTGGAAGAGGCGTTCGACGATCGCCACAACCACCGGGAAGAGTGGGCCCAAATAATTTGGGCGCACAACGAGCCTGACGGTTTGACCCTGTATCGTGGTATGCTGGATACCAGCGACATCCTGAATGGCATCCGCCGTGCCGGCGAGTTGCAAGCATTGCTGGCACACCAGATGCTGGACCTTACGATCTGGATCGAACGGGATGTCCCAAAGGATCCGTCATGCGAAATCACCATCGACGATTGCGACATCGCGATCCCGAACAACGGCACTTTGGAGGAACTGTACCAGCGCTTGGAGCGGTTCTCCAAAGTGACCGGCTTGTTCGAGCCGGATGTGCACCATCGTCAATATCGTTGAGGTGACCCGGTGGACATTGGCCTTGGTTGGTTATCGGACTTTGTGCGATGGGTGTCGCGAATCTTCCCGCGCGGCTTACACGTGGATGCCACGCAGGAAGGTGTGATGCTCACGCTCAGTAGAGCGAAGCGCATCAGGCCTGGCTTCCATATCTACTGGCCTCCCATCCAACGGCCGATGGTCCATCCGGTTAAGCGCGACTCTTTCGAAGTCGGCGTGCAGACTCTACCGCACAGATCCGAACGCCCGATTGGCATTTGCATCTCTGTTACTGTAGTCTACACGATTGGCGACATAATGAAAGCGCTGGTTGACACCTACAACTTCCCGTCGACCATCAAAGACCGAGCGCAGGGCGCTGTCATAGGCGCATGCATCGGCAAGACGATCACCGAACTAGCCGACAATCACCAGAAGATTAACGCGGCGCTAACACGCAGAATGCGTAAGGCGCTCGACAAATACGGCGTCGAAGTGGAAGAGGCATTCATGTCCGACTTCCACCTGTCCAACATGCATCGAGTACACGGCGGCACAACAGTCCTACCGATGGACGCTGCCGAGGAAGAAGAGGAGGAAGAGGAATGATGGCAAAGGCCACCGCAGACCCGCTTGCAGCTTTGAAGTCTCGTACACGGCGCGTGACCCCGAAGGTACTACGCGGCGACAGCAAGAAGCTCTGGGACGAGTTCGTCCAGAACTATGCAAACGAGGAGTATGCAGGCATCCCAATGACCGATCTCTACGAGTGGGCCAAAGAGCATTGCAAGCTGACATGCTCGCTTAGCTGCTTCCGGCAGGCGCTGATTGAGCAGGCAGAGAATCGCCCTTAATCCTGATCTTGCGGAAACGGCGCCCCAGCTGCCCATCGTGCAAACCATCATCGAGATCAACCGCCAGTAGGGCGGCGTACATGGTGGTGCGCAGATGGCGCAGCTCAATCGCAGTTTGGTCTAGCTGTCGCGACTCGTTGTCGAGCGCCACCTCAACGTCGTACTGCCGCTTCTCGCGTTCGCGAATGGTCGCCAGTCTCTCGCCTTCCTCCACCGTGAACTTCTCGATCCGCTCCTTTAGATCGGCCTCGCGGACAGCCAATTCGTCTGCGCGATTCTTGAGGATGAGCTTCTCCCGCTGCCGCATCTTCATGAATTCCGCACGATCGCGTTCGAGCTCCGTCAGCCGTTTGCTGAAATGCTCTTCGGCTTCCGTCTGCTCTACTTCATAGCGCCCAATCTTCTGGCGCCATCTACGGCGGCCGGTCTTGAACGGGCCGCCCTGTCTAAAGCGTGATTTGACACGTGCGCCAAGCGCGGCGCTGGCTTCTTTGCGGGAGCTGGCTGTAGAGCCCGCCTGATCGACGCTGTTGCACCACGTCCAGCAAGCCAGATCCTCAGCATCCTCGCGGCTAGCGAACTCGACCCACATGGCATAGCCGCTGGGGACATGTAGCGCCACCCAGTAGCGTTTGCCGTTATCGTCGGGATCGTCCTGATAAACCGCCCAGACGCCTTCTGTGCCCAGCACTGGGTACGCCAAGCGCCGTTCGCGCTTATGATTCCAGTCGATCACACGCTCGACCTCGATAGCCGGCGGACCGTAGGGGTCCGCCGGCTCCTTGGTCTTGGTCATTCGCAGTAGCCCTTAGACTTGCCCCAAGCGGCGCAGGTCTTCGACATACTGTTGTTCGCATGAAACCAGTCACGCGCCCAATCCCAGTCGTCGTTGACCAGCGTGGCAAAGTCATGCTCGTTGAGTTCGATGACCGTATCAGTGGTCAGCTCCAACATGCGGATCACGCGGTCGTAGTCGGCCACATGGTTCGCCGGCGGCCACGCGCGGATGTCCACGCGGATAGCTTTGCCGTCGCGCAGCTTCTGCGCCTCGCCTTCGAGCTTCTCTGCGGTCTTGGCGCAGAAGCCGGCAAGCGCTTCGTCGCGCATGGTTATATGCTGCTCTCGGTTCTTCCGAACGATATCAAGCAGCTTGTCACGTTCCATCGTGCATTTGATGTCCAAGGTAAATCTCCGATACGTGTCGAAACGTGCGCGCGCCAGGCCTTGTGTGTTGCCTATCGACCCGCCCATCGTTTCATATGCGTAGAATTCCAGCTTGTAGCGCGGCCCCCGAATATACATTTCGGCCGGGAGCCGCGCGCCTGGTATGCTGAATGCGCCGTAGCGATTAGGCGTTGACCAGTTCATTGAACTCGTCTTCGGTCAGGATGGTGACATCCAGTTGCCGCGCCTTAGTCAGCTTGCTGCCGGCATCTGCGCCGGCCACGAGATAGTCGGTCTTGCCCGAGACACTGCTCGAAGCTTTGCCGCCAGCATCCTTGATGGCTTGTTTGATGCCATCGCGGGTGTAGCCGACGAGCTTGCCAGTCGCGCAGATGTTCTTGCCGTCCAGCGGACGTGGTCCGGCTGGCACTACCTCTGGCGGGGGATCGCCCATGCCCGTGTTGACGCCCCAGGTACGGAAGTCTTCCAGGAGCTGTCTGTTCCCGTCATGGGCCAGCCAGTCTTCAAGACTTGCAGCCGTCTCCTTACCTATCCCCTCCAGCTCGCTCAGACTATCTGCGCTCCACGAATTGCCCAACTCCACAAAAACGTCGACTGGCTTGCCGGCGCGCGCAACCACGGCCTTGCAAATCAGCTCGGAATTGGTCCGCCCGACGTGCTTGATGTTGAGCGACGCCATCAGGCGCCACGAGGGACGCGTAGCAGCCTCGTCTATGGCCGCCAGGAGCTTTTTCGACTTCCCAGGCGTCAAACCCGGAATGGCCCCAGAATCGGCGTCTACGGTGTCGTAGAGGCACCATAGATCGGCCAGGCTTGTGAGCAGCCCACCAACTTCGCCGTTGTAATCCTCCGCCATCATCGCCTGGACGGCCTTGGGACCGAGTCCGTCGATATCCAGGCGGCTGCGGTCGGCAGCTGCGAGGATTACGGCTTCTAGCTGGGCTGGGCAGCCTGCGGTGTTTGTGCAGGACACGAGGGGACCATCGCGCACGGTGTTGGCCTCGCAGACCGGGCACTTCTCGGGCGGCTTGAACTTCCGCGGCCGTCCGGTGCGCTTGCCCGTGTGTACCCGCACCAGGTGGGGTATGATCTTCCCCGCCTTCTCCAGCGTCACAGTGTCCCCGATGCGGGGGTCCAACCGTTCGACCTCGTCGAAGTTGAACAGGGTGCTCTTCTGTACCGTAGTCTCAGCGATCTCGACGGGCTCGTAGTAGGCGACAGGCGTCAGCGTTCCTTGCTTACCGACCTGCGTCTCGAGCCGTACGATCTTGGTTTCAGCCTCATATCGCTCCCATTTGTAGGCCATGGCCCACGAAACGTGGCGCGATGAAACAGAGCCCATTGTTTCACGATCGCTGAAACAGTCCAGTTTCAGCACGATCCCGTCGACCGGAATATCAAGACCGTTGATCACGGCGACCATCTGCTCGATCTGCTTGCGCGCGACTGGATACGTCAGCGGGTTCATAGTCTCGCAGTTGCTCGGAATGCCCATCAGATGCAGCGCGTACATCGTCTCAACGAATGAGTCGTTGTAGTAGTCCGGATCGAACTGGCCGACGCCATGCGCTATGAAGTGCAGCTTGCGCTTCCAGCATTCCTTAGGGTCGTGCTGCCGCAATGCGCCCGACGCCGCGTTTCTGGAGTTCTTGAAGGGTTCCTCGCCGGCCTTCTCCTGCGCGTCCACCAGCGCGGCGAAGGCCGAGTTGGGGATATAGACCTCGCCGCGGACCTCCACGGTGCCGTCAACTTTGATCACATGATCATTTTTCGGCAGGTCGTCTCGGACGAGGCGTTCCAGCTTGCGCGGGATACCGCGGATCGACATGGCATTGTGGGTGATGTCATCACCCTTCTTGCCGTCGCCGCGGGTCACAGCGCGCGTCAGTACACCGTCGACGTAGATCAGGCTGATGGCGCAGCCATCGACCTTCCAGTCGGCGCTATATACCGGGCCTTTCTTGAGCTTATGCGACGCACGGACGTGGAACTTGTCCAACGCATCCACGTCAAAACCGTTGTCGATCGAGAGCATCGACACAGCGTGCTTGACGGATTTCAGCCCAGCGATGGGCTCGCCGCCGACACGTTGCGTGGGACTCTTCGGGTCAGCGAATTCCGGATTCTCGGCTTCCAGACGCTGCAGCTCCTTGAACTGCTTGTCGTAGAACGCATCCGAGACGACCGATTCGCTGTATGTGTAGTACATACGGTCCCATTCTGCGATCGCGTCGCGGAGTTCTTCAATCTGTGTCCTTACGTCAGGCATAGTCTTCCCCTCCTGGGAGCTTCTCGATTTTCTGTTGGATGATAAACGGCTTCTCGGCTTTGTGCCAATGCGGCCGATCCTGCAGCCATTCGTCCAGGGTCGTTGTTAGGTCGTATGCGGACCCGGCCATGGAGATGACAATTGTATCGCGCTCACCGTCGAAGAAGATCGGCCCGATGGGCATCAAGCCAGCAACCAGTGGATGTACTAGCACTTGATTCATCTGCGGCTGATACCATACGGGCAGCTCGATCTCCGTCTCGACGATTTCGCTCGTTTCTCCGTGAAGAATCACGGGCATCTGAATGAACGCCCTGTAGTGGTCGCTCACTTCTTCTTCTCCCGCTTGGGCTTCAACTTCGTCTCCTTGCTTTCTAAGCGCCGGGCAACATCGTAGTCGAGACACTCGCGGTCGTACCGAGAGAGCTCTTCGATGTAACACCGTTCGCAGCGTACGAATGGCAGCCTAGCGCCACCAGTCGTAGGATACCAATTCGTGGTCACCTCGAGACATCTCGTGCATTTCTTTGTTGGCCGCCTTAGCGGCTTGGCTACGCTTGTAGTCTGCATAAAGTGCCTCGATTAGTTGTTTGAACCGCCAACGCTGTGTGCCACACGCACACCGCCTAAGGATGTCGGGACGCCTCTGCATGATCCAGAGATCTGCAGCGTTTCTTTGTCTCGTGGACATGTATTGCGTCCAATAGTCTTCAGCAGCCTCTTGGCCGCGTGTGACCCGCATGTCGAGCGCGTTCTGTATCGACCACGGCAGGTATCTCACGGCGGGGCGTGCTGCACTCGAATCCTGTTCAGATGGCGCTGTCTGTCCATAGCGGTATCCTCCATGATGAAGGTGATTACAATACTGCGGGCGCTTCGGCGTCCACAGGTGCCTCGGCAGCTACTACCAGAGGCGGACGACTGTCGTCTTCTTCGTTCTCAGCCGGACCGTGCAGGTTTTCGGCAAGCTCTAGGCCCTCCTCTAGCCGGTCAGCTTCTCTTAACTCTTGTTCGGTCATCCTGGCGTTCACGAACTCGGCGACGGTTGGCATCCGTACCGAGCAGTTGTACATGAACTGCCCAATACCCCAGCGGTTGCCCATCCAGTCGTGATAGCGCGCGTAGAACGCTTTGGTGTGCTTGTGCGCCTTGAACGACGGCGTTGAGTGCAACGCCTCGTGCACGAGCAAATGGGCGTAGCGCATCCACGCCGTAGGCCCTGTCTTCATGTCGCGCACGTGCTCGCGGTTGATGGCTATGTAGGTCTTGCCGTCCGTCCACGATGTCAACGGACCGTACCCAAGCACGATACGCATGTCGTGGAGATTTTTACCAGGACCGCCTGGCCACGCACGCCACAGCTGATTGACGTTCTGCCGTAGGCATCCCAGGACCACAGATTCAACACGATTGAGCTGAGAGTCATCGATGATCTGCGACTTGGAATTCAGCGAGGCGACCAAATCGCCCCACGGTATGTACGTTAGCGCGTAGCGGTCGTACCCGCCGATTACGCGATTAACCAGCGCCACCAACGCTTCGCAGTTCTGCAGCCCGAAACGGGTCAGCGTGGTGTTGTCTATCACGCACGCCAGCTGATTGATGGTAATCGCCGCGACATTCGAGCGGTGCCTGTAACTGTAGTTGTCAGCGCCCCGCGGCGGGCTGGTAACTTGGCCACGGGCCACGTTGTGGACCTGCCGCACAGTAAGATTCGCACGCTGCTCAAATCGCTTGAAGAGCCGAGCATTCTTGAACTGCTGGGCTTCCAGCTCGCCGTCTTTGGCCTGGTTACAGAGCCGTACACGATCATCCTCGGTCAGCCTAACGGGCGCCGCGCGATTACCTGTCCTACGGCGCTGCGTTCCGGGCGTGGAACGCGTGCGCGTCTGCTCGGCGTTAGCCCGCTTGGTGATCTCCTTGAGCACCTTACGCCAGACAGGGCAGTCATCCATGATGTCGTTGCGCGCGAAGTTCACCTTGAGCGGCTTCTTCGTCACGACGTCACCGCCTACACCGTACTTGTACCGGTAGTAGGAGATCACTTTGATGCCCTGGTTGTACACGCGCAGGTCTTGGTTCGCCCGATACCGAATATCGGCCTCCGGCGTCTCGACGTCCCACGGTACGCGGGCGCGATTGGCGACGAACTTGTCACCGTTCAGCGTGGCGTTCAGCTCAACGTACTTGGCGTTGCTCTTGATCTCTTCCTGCAGCTGCGACAACTGGGTGTGCGACAGCTGCTTGAACAGCTCTACTGTGACACTGCACCCGTCGCGGTGGTCCAGGCCCTCGGTAAGGTGGTAGTCCAGGCCGTCGCGCTCGATGTTGACGACCATCTCGAATTCGCCTGAGCGCCAGATGTTGTGGCCGAAAGCGAATAGCTGGCCACGGCCCATCCGGAACGCTCCGAATGTCTTGTTCTCTCGTGCCTCATGCATCTTGCCGAAGACCTCGAAGAAGTCCTCGATGTCGCTTCGGGAGCGGAAACCCTTTCCGTTGTCCCGAATCGTCAGCATATTTCGCGTGAGTTCGATCTCGCATGTGGAGGCGCCTGCGTCGATGGCGTTCATGACGCCCTCGATCGTGGCTTTCCACAGGCTGCCGGCCTGACGTTTGATTATGTCAACCAGCAGTTGTTGGTCCATTTTGAAGCTACGTCGTTCTCTGCTCATTCCTCTTCAGCGAAATGCGGCGAGGCGCCCTGTTCTCGGTGGCGTCTTCTTTGACCTCCGGCGGCTCCTCGTCGTGGGTATGGTAGCGGGGGTGGCGATACAACACGCGATTCCGAACGGTTTCCTCGATCTTGACGATGTTGTTCATCAGGATTGCAGGCCCGCTTTCGGACTTGCTGTTGTACAGCATGATTGGAACCGTCTGGTCCCCGTCGCTAAGAGATATGTACCCCTCATCGTAGTCGCCCCAAGCACGCCCGGTCAGCGGGTTGCCGTAGTAGATACGGAAGCGCATCCTATCGATGCGCAGCGCCAGGCGTATTTGGAAGAAATCGATGATCGCCCTAGGCACGTGTGGGCCGTAGAGCTCAGGGTAGTACGTTGCAGCACGCAACTTAGCTCGAGAAATCGTAGATGGTAGCGTCGTCAGGGAGTCCTGGGTATCTTCCACAGAGGATCTTGAGCGCGTGTTTGTAGGTGTCGACGACATCTTCTCTGGCTTGTCTTGAAACCTCGTCCACAAGGATGTTCAGATTCACGCGGTCGCGTTCGACGTGGTGAAACGTCATGACGAAGCCGCGCTTGCGGTACTCGTCGAAAGCGGACCACAGTTCCTGGTGTGAACGTCGCGACTCGGGCCGGTTGCCGGCCGTTGCCACGATCTTGCTGTCAGTCACTATATGGATCTGCATCTGGCGGTTGACCGCCTGCAGTTCTCTTCGCCGGTGTCGTCCCGGGCCGTCTCGCCCGGTATACCAGCTCAGCGCATGCAGATACGGAAACAGCTCGCCTAGCGTCACGGTGCCAGTATTCATGGCGCCGTAGAACAGCTTGCGCGCGCCGCTGTATCTGTCGATCAGTACGGCTGCCCAGCCTGCACCCATCTTCCAGCCGAGCCCGGACCCATCACCGATGATGATGGTGTCCCACTCAGTTATCTTCAGGTGGGCGCGGAGGTCGGCCAAACTGGCCAGTCCGGGAAGCAGGTGCTTCTTGCGCTTCTTTGCCGCTGTGCGCGTTTTCGTCTCTGTTGTCACTTTGTCTCGCCCTGACCGCCTCTTCGGCAGCCCTAAAGAACTGGGAGAGTCCGCGGCCTAGCACACCCGGCAGCTCAGCTGCTGTAGCGCCCAGGCGGCAGACTATAGATGGATCTTGCAAATCTCCGAAGGCCAAATGCGCCGGCACACCCGTAAGCTCTGGGGCGTACAGCAGCGCGACGGCAGCGCCGTCCAGCTCCGGAAACTCCTCGATCAGCTGTCCGAACATTTCGTGCAGACGTGCATTGATCTCTTCGTCGAATCGCTTACGTTCCGCCATCCGGCAATCGCTCCTTAATGAACCGCAGGATCTCAGCCCCTACCGCATCCCAGTCGAAGTATGGCCGACGGCCGTCCTCTGGGAAGATCAGCGGAGCGCCAGCTGCGGCGTCGTCGATGTAGTAGTGCGCGTATGCCTTGTTCGAAGTCGTCCAAGGTTGCGGGTTCTCATTCAGCAGATCGAACTCGACGCCGACCGATTCGCAGTAATCGACAGCCTCGGTCAGCACACTGCCTTCTACCTGATTGTCGCTCCGCATGGTCCAGAGGATGAGGGTCGCCCCTGCTTCCTTGAACTTCTTCAACCACTCCAGCGCCTGCGGCACGGGTGGGCCAACATCGGGGAATCGATGCTCTACGATCGTGCCGTCGAAGTCGACGGCGATATACACCTTACGTCCTGGCATTTTGTTCCTGTGATCAAGTTTCGTCCGGGTCGAATATCTCTCGATTCTCGTCCAGGACATCCAGCCGCCGTAGCGGCATGGCCTCAGCGCGGCGCTTGGCCGCGTCTACGTCCTCAGTGTCAACGACTGCCAGGGCGTCCATCGTCACGCGTACGGGTATCTCAAAGGTAGGCATCAGTCGTTCTCCGGATCGTTGTCGATCGGCAGCGCTGCGGTGAGCGAGCCAATCAGTAGTGAAACACGGGTAGCCGCCAGGGAGTAGACTGGCAAGTACCAGACTACGTCCCACGGCGGCGACAGCCATAGGCTTGGTACGTAGAACAGCACCACGAGCCAGAAAGCAGCATGGTACGACAGACAGACGCGGCAGTTGACGAGCCAGGCCAGCTTGGCCCAGAACCAATCCCGCCGCGGCCGTTCGATCGGCTCCGCCATGA